CGGGAACGGCGGGAACAAGTGGTACTAGCGGAACATCAGGAACATCAGGTTCTAGCGGATCAAGCGGAACTAGTGGTTCATCGGGAACGGCGGGAACAAGTGGTACTAGCGGAACATCAGGTTTAGTAACACTAACAGGTTCAACAGCCGGTGGTTTAATAACATATAATGGTTCAGGAACAAACGCAACCGTTCAATCAGGTTTAACATATAGTGGAACAACTTTAACGGCTCCAACAGGTTCATTTGATAATGTAATTGTAAACGGTCAGCCAACAACTTATGGTGTGGCTAATGGTAGTTATTTACTAGCACAAAATAACGCTGAACAAACTGGTGTTGGAAATGGAACTGCAATAAGTTTTCAAACAACAAGTGCATCAAATGGTTCTTTAATTACAAAAGGTTCAAATACACAAGTAACACTAACCGCAGGTAATACCTATAAATTGGAAGCTATTATTAGAAGATTTACATCAACTAGTAGTTGGGGAACATTTAGGTGGTATGATGTTACAAATAGTACCTATGTTGGTATTGAAGCATTTGGTGAACTAACAACAAGTGGTGCCGGTGTGGCATCAACCGGTATAGCAACTCATTATGTAACTCCATCGGTTAATACTACATACGAATTAAGACAAACTACTGTAAATACAATTACTGTTAGTAGTGCATATGCAAGTATTGAAATTACACAGGTCAATCCCACCATAGCAATTCAATCTACTGCTACTGGCACGGTTGCTACAAACTACATAGCAACCACAAGAACAGGTAGCGGTCAAAGTGTCACTACCAATACTGACATTATATTAAACACCACAGACAAATCTGTGGGTAGTTCAGTGTCATACAATACCAGCACTGGTGTTTATACACTGACTGCTGGCACAACTTACGAGTTGTCATTTACTCCAAATTGGAGTTTTAGTGGAAGTAATAATGATCCATATGTGCAGTATGACTGGGTTGATGCCACTACCAACACCGCATTGGACGGTGATAGTGGATCATTTGCCACAGCATACAGTTACAACTATAATTATGCACAGCAAAACTTCAACATAATCAGCAAGTTAGTTTATACTCCCTCAACCAATCAAACGGTAAAAATCAGAGTATTGGGCGTTCAAGCAGGTGGTATTACAACAACTTTGGGTGTAGGTAGTAGTGCCTATGTCAAAGCAATGAACGCAATCTTTGCCCTCAACGCTCTTGACACAATGACCACAACTGGCAATGTTACAGTTGGTGGCAACTTGAATGTTACAGGTACAGGTGGTAATGTTCTAACAAAAACGACAGGAACATGGACAGTACCGACCGGTGCGTCTACACAAAGTTTTACAGTAGAAGCCGGTGCTTCATATACAATGTGGGTAAATGGTAATATTCCAAATGGTATTATAACTTGGAACGCAACTGTAACAACATCAAATAACAATGTTCCGGTAGTTGGTTCTCAATATGGTTGGTATTACACAGCAGGTAATGCATTAGTTTTAACTGCAATGCCTGACCAAATTACGGGAACAAATGGTAGTATTTCAAATACACCAACATCATACGCACCAAATACTTCAAATGTATTTAGGTTTGGTATAACAAACAATAGTGGAACATCACAAACAATTAGTTATGGTTATATAAAATTATCATAATAAAAAAAATAACTATTTATAGATAATGGCAACAACATATATTTTAGAATCGGGTACCCCTTATATCAGAACAAGAACTGAAAAAGGATGGACACTGGATTTTGTTTTTAATAGAGATGGTAATTCATGGTCAGATGGTAGTACCTTTTATTATTGGGGAATCAGTGGTGAAACCGAACAAAGGAAATTTGCCGATAATAACTTATCATTTTCATTTACCGATGACGGTAGAATAAAATGGGAAGCATATAGATATTCGGGTGTTTGTGAGACCGCAACAGGTTATACGGAATTATATTACATTTCTTCAGGACAAACACCCCAATTATGTACAACAGATGCAAATAAAGATTTTAATGTAACAATAGTATTCGACAGATATAAAAAATATAGTGGTTGTGATTTAAAGAATAGTGGTGGTAAAAACGACATGTTAGGTTGGCAGATTAACGAATATCAAGATACTGAAGTTAGTGCGGTAACATCTACACAATTAATGACCTATGAAAGTGAAGATGAATTTTTAAATAAAAAGTGGTCAAATGAAAGATATAGAAGATTAGGTGTTTTAAAAATATACCTAAACGGAAGACCAATTTATAAATTAGAAGATTGGGAAGAGGTAATACCCACTAAAAGAGGTTCAGAAAAAAATCTAATTCAAACATGGGGAGGAGGAACTACGGGTTATTTGAACATTCACACAGGAGAAACACAGTTCAACATATTAGAAGTAACTTATACTGAACAACCATTAGATTTCATTCAGATTAGAAATAACTTCTTAACAAAATTAAATGATTTTGACTTTTATATATGTGGTGCAGATTGTGAAGATGATGTGATTGGTTTAATTACAAATGGTGTTTTAACAGAAATAAACGAAGATTTGTTAACAGAAGATAATGTACAAATAATTTATTAAAATATTTATATAAATGGCAGGGAAAAAAATTTCACAATTAAATAGTGGTTCATTATCAAGTTTACCTTTAAGTGGTGTAACCACAGTTGTATATTCAGGTACAACCTTTCAACATAACTTAAATCATCTTAGACAAATACTTGTTGATAGTGGTTCACATTATTTTACAGGAAGTCAAACAATAAATGGAAATTTAGTTATTAGTGGTTCATTAACAGCTCAAGAATATATTTTAAGTTCTTCAATTACAAATGTCACAACTGAAACTATTAGTGGTTCTTCTAATTTTGGTAATAGTAATGATGATAAACATAATTTCACAGGTAGTGTAAAAATTAAGGGTTCTTTATCATTAAATGAGGTTCAATTAGACATATCAGGTAGTGGTAGTCATTTGGCTTTCTTTACAGGACCACAATCAATAACATCTTCAGATGTTTTTCATGTTGATTCAAATAATCAAACTTTAGGTTTAGGTACGGACGCGTTTAGTGATCCTGCAGAGAGACTTATGGTTGGGTCAGGTAATTTTAACATTGCAACTTTTCAAACCGCAACGGTTGATGGTTATGCACAAGTAAACATTAAAAATTTTAATAGTGGGTCAGATGCATCTGCCGATTTAGTATTGTGGAATAATGTTGGTACCGAAAGTTCTTCATATGTAGATTTGGGTATAAATTCATCAAATTATACTGGCGATTATGTTGGTCGTCAAGGAGATGGATATCTTTATAGTCAAGATGGACAAATGTATGTTGGTGCAATGGGTATTCATGGTGTTAGTGGTTCCGCACATTTACATTTGTTTGGTGCAGGGGCTTGGGAAAATCCAGCCATATCCATTTATAACAATAACACTTTAGGATTTTTTATTGAAAAACCATCAGAACAATTTTATTCAATTCCATCTGCTTCTTATGGTTTTAAAACTGAGTTTAGTGGTAGTGTGAAAATGGATAACAATTTAAAAGTAGACGGTTGGGTTTCGGGTTCTTACTTTATTGGTGACGGTAGTCAATTAACAAATTTACCATCAGGACTTGACGGTACATCAGGTACAAGTGGAACTTCTGGTACATCAGGTTCTAGTGGTTCATCAGGTACAAGTGGAACTTCTGGTACATCAGGTTCTAGTGGTTCATCAGGTACTTCTGGAACATCAGGACAATCATCAATACTTGGATTAACATGGAAAAAAGGAAACCCTTCAAATGAAGGTTATTTCAATATAGGACCAAGTAATCAGTATTTGTCTGTGGATTATTTCTTATTTAATAATACATCTTGGAATAACAACACGAACTCAGTTGCCAGCACAGATAATGCAATTAATTTTCTAAATGGAATAGAAATAGGAACAATATTTCATTTTACAAAAATTGGTAATCCAGAAAATTTTGGAATTTATAGGGTAACAAATATTGTTTCAGGTTCACAAATTACAGTTTACGTTGAGGATTTAGCAGGAAATAGTTTACAAGGAATACAATCCGATGAGATTTATAGTGTTTTTTATACTAATTCTGGTGCGAATGGAACATCAGGAACTTCAGGTTCCGATGGTACTTCAGGAACTTCTGGTACAAGTGGAGACACATTAGTTAGTACAAACACACAAACAAATAATTACACATTGTCAATTAGTGATAGAGATACTGTAGTTGAAATGAATGGGTCTACAAATTTGACAGTTACCGTACCATTAAATTCATCAGTTCCATATTTAAATGGATCACAAATCATGATAATTAGATCAGGTACTGGAACCGTACAAATTCTTGCCGACTCGGGGGTAACAATCTATTCTTCAAATAATAACACATTCCTACAATATCAATATTCGGGAGCATCTTTAATTTATAAAGGTAGCGACGTTTGGTGGTTAGTTGGTGATTTATCTGCAAGTTAAAATGATACAATTATTTAATTTTGGTGTAGTAGATCAATCTCAAATTATTTTAAACACACCCACACCCACGATAACGGAAACATTAACCCCAACTCCGACTTTTACTGTTACACCAACAGTAACCGAAACATTAACTCCAACACCAACACCTACAATTGATTTAAGTGCAGTAACAACTTATACAATTTCGGGATGTAGTAGTTCAAATGTTATTGTTGCTGATTTAGGGCCAGGAAATTTTTTCCCTGGTGATACGTTCTTCTTAGATTTTACAGGTTCAACCGCAAGCGAGTGCTATACCATTGTTAATAAAATTGATACGACACCAGATGACGGAGGTAATCCTATATCATCTTATTCTAATTGTGCGGATTGTATTGATGGGACAACAACAACTTATACAATTTCAGGATGTACTAACTTGAACGTATTAGTTGCCGATTTAGGACCGGGATCATTTTTTGCGGGAGACGTATTCAACATAACATTTACGGGAGCGACTCCGAGTGGATGTTATAAAATTATTAATAAAATAGTTGACACACCAACAGATACGGGTTCACCACTTACCTTCTATGCAACTTGTCAATTATGTGAGGCGGCGTTACCTACACCAACACCAACACCAACGGAAACACCAACTAGTACCCCAACACCAACACCAACAGTAACCGAAACATTAACTCCAACTCCGACACCTACTTTTACTGTTACACCAACAGTAACCGAAACATTAACTCCAACTCCAACACCTACCCCAACGAATACACCAACTAATACGGTCACACCTACCAATTCAGTTACACCTACACCAAGTATTACTGCAAGTGTGGTAACTACAAGCAATTTAGTATTACATTACGACCCATCAAACCTTTCTTCGTATCCTGGTAGTGGAACAACAATTAATGATTTATCAGGTAATGATTTGAATGGAACAATGAGTAATATAACATATACATCACCATACTTCACATACAATGGTTCTTCATCACAAATTTCAGTTGCAGATAATGCGGCATTAGAACCGGGAAGTGGTGATTGGACAGTAGAAGTTTGGGTGAATCAATCAGTAGCAGGTAATGATGTAGTACTTGGTAAATTTAACGCAGGTGGATTAACAACAAATGTGGGTTATAGTATTAGAACAACTGCTTCAACATTTTATGGACAATATGGTTCGGGTGCGGGTTCAGGATCAACACTATTTGTTAATAGTACAAACCACACCGCAACACTTAATACATGGTATCAAATAGTTTATGTATTTACTAATGTTGCAGCCAATACATTTCAAACATTTGTTAATGGTGTTAGTATTGGTACTGTAAATCACAGTTTAGCAAGTATATTAAACACTACTACAAACTTATACATAGGTTCATATAATAATGGTGAATACGCACAATGGTTTGATGGTAAGATTGGTATAACTCGTTTATATAGTAGTGCATTAACATCAACTGAAGTTTTAAATAACTATAACGCAGACAAATCTAAATACGGTTTATAACAAAAATATATATTTATAACATATGGAATTTTTTATCAGACAAGGGGCAACTGACCCAATATTAAAGATGAGATTGATTGATGACGGTAAAAATGATAAGTCATCATTTAATGATTTATTGGAAAATTCTAATATTACTTTTGAAATGTTTGATGTTGAATCAGGTATATATCAAGTTTTGAATGGTCTGTGTTCTTTAACCAAAAGAACAAAAAAATATGATCAAACAACCGACGAGTATTACATAACATATAGATTAACAGAAGAAAACACATCGGTTAAGGGTAAATTTGAAGGTTTAATAACCATACAATTTTTAGATACGGATTCAAACCCAACAAACAAGTTAATTGTTCCAATTAGAGAAAAACTCTTCATTAACGTCATTTAATTTTTTTATTTCAGTTTTTTTATTTATATTACAGAACAAGACAAATTGTGGTTTTATATCACAAGCCAATGTGTCACTTTAAAAAATATATAAATGAAAGAAGTTATTTCTCAGGAAATTATCGAAAATTTTCTTAATGGATGGGACGATGAAAAATATATCGTAGGTGTTGAATACGATTACCCAACAAATTCAATTTACAAAATTATTCAGGACCCTGAGGAGGGTAAAATAATCAAAAAAGATACTTTTACACCATTTCTGTGGGTTGGTGATCTTTCAGGTTTAAATTTCTATAACAATTCCAAGGCCCAACAAAAAAAGGCAATGGGTGTTCATGGTATTATAATTGAAAAATTAGAAACATATGGTAATGAACGACTTGAGGGTGGATTAAAATATCTTGTAAAAAGTATTAAAAGTTATACAAACTTAACTAGCTTTTTCAGAGAAGGTGGAATTGATCCTTGGAATGAAAATTATAGACAATATTTTCAAGTGTTATCACCGGTTGAACAATATCTTATTGATAAAAAGAAAAGATTATTCAAAGGGATAGACGATTATAATGGTGTTCATAGATTTGTATTTGATATAGAAACCACAGGTCTTGAATCCGATAAGAATAAAATTATTCTAATTGGTGTTAAAGATAATCGTGGTTTACAAAAAACATTTGCAGCATTTGGTGAGGATGGTGAAAAGAAATGTATTGAAGATTTTTTTAAGACCATTAGTGAAATTAAACCTACAATTATAGGTGGTTATAACTCTGCGTTTTTCGACTGGCCATTTATTCTAAAAAGAGCACAAATTTTAGGTGTAGATGTTTCTGGTCTTACGGGTATATTCACTTCAAAAGGAATTACAGAGAAAGAAAGTATTTTAAAACTTGCAAATGAAGTAGAACCATATACCCAACATGTGATTTGGGGTTTTAATATTATTGACATTGCCCATGCGGTTCGTAGGGCTCAAGCAATTAATAGTGAAATTAAATCATGGGGGTTGAAATATATAACACAGTATCTTGAAAAAGAAAAACCTAATCGTGTTTATGTTGACGGTGCTTATATCTCTAAAATTTATTTAGATAATGAAAGTTATTATATTAACCCAAAAACAGGAAAATATAAAAAAATAGGTGACCCGGGTACTGAAAATCTATTACAAAAATACCCCGGCAAATATGAAATTTGGCCCGGTAGAAAAATTGTTGAACAGTATCTTGATGATGACTTGTATGAAACAATGATTGTAGATGATTCATTTTCACAATCAACTTTTTTACTTTCTAAATTAGTACCGACAACATATGAAAGAATAGCAACAATGGGTACCGCAACATTATGGAAAATTATTATGTTAGCATGGTCATATGAAAATAATTTAGCAATCCCAACTAAAGATGAAAAACGTGCAATTACTGGTGGATTATCACGTTTATTAAATGTTGGGTTCTCAAAGAATATCGTTAAATTTGACTATTCGTCACTTTACCCATCAATACAACTTGTATATGATGTGTTTCCTGAGTGTGATGTTATGGGTGTTCAAAAATCAATGTTAAAATATTTTAGAAATATTCGTATCAAATACAAACATTTGGCGGGGGAATTAAAAGATAAAGATCCTGTATTAGCTGAGATGTATGACCGTAAACAATTACCAATTAAAATTTTCATCAATGCTTATTTTGGTTCGTTATCCGCACCACAAGTATTTCCATGGGGTGATATGAATATGGGTGAAACTATTACTTGTGTTGGTCGTCAATGTTTACGAATGATGATTATGTTTTTCCAAAATAAAGGTTATAAACCATTGGTGATGGATACAGATGGTGTTAACTTTGAAACTCCTGAAAATATAAATGACACAGTTTATATCGGTAAAGGTTTAAATGAATTAGTAACTGAAGGTAAAGAATATCGTGGTATTGAAGCAGACACGGCGGAGTTTAACGATATTTTTATGAGAAATGAAATGGGGTTGGATATAGATTATGTTGCACCAGCTTGTATTAATGTTTCCCGTAAAAATTACATTATTAAAATGATGAAAAAAGGTAAGGAAAAAATTAAATTAACGGGCAACACAATCAAATCTAAAAAATTACAACAATATGTTGTTGAGTTTTTAGATGAAGGATTAAAAATGTTATTGAATGGTGATGGTGTTGGTTTTATTGATTTATACTATGACTATGTAAATAAAATTTATAATAAAGAAATACCATTATCTAAAATTGCAAATAAATCTCGTGTTAAACAATCTTTAGATGATTATAAAAAACACATTAAAAAAGTAACTAAGGCAGGTTCATTAATGTCAAGACAGGCACATATGGAACTTGTAATGTTGAATGATTATCCCGCCGGATTGGGTGAAACAATTTATTATATTAATAATGGTTTAAAAAAATCATCAGGAGACGTACAAAAAATTTCTAAACCAACAAAAAAACAACAAGAAGAATTTCAACAAAAACATGGATATCCAATGCCGTCGGATTATATTGAGGTTAATTGTTACATGATTCCCGAAAAGGAAATTCAAAACAATCCAAACATGACTGGTGATTATAATGTACCAAGATATTTGTCAACGTTTAATAAAAGAATTGAACCGTTACTTTGTGTTTTTAAACCTGAAATTAGAGAAGACATATTAATTGAAGACCCTAAAGACAGACAATATTTTACAAAACTTCAATGTGAATTAGTTAGTGGGTATCCTTTAAAAGAAGATGGTCAAGATAAATTTGACGAGGTTATGACATTGTCTGATAGTGAGGTATTATTTTGGAATAGAGTAAATAAAGATCCGTTCTTTATGTATGTAGAAGATAGTTTGTCACTTGTTGATCAACATTGGGTTGATTACAATAGAAAGGTTGTTAAGTTACAAGCAAATAGTATTAAAAGTAACGAAGATGAAATTATAGAAAATAATGCACATGATTATGCCTATCACGCCGTGGAATCTTAAATCACATTAAATGGTGAAATCATTGGTCTATATTTCAATGCCTTATTAAGATTTTCTGCTTCGTTTCCCTTTCTCTCAAGAATTTTTTCAGGACGAAGTCTTTCAAGTCTTTGCATTAATTCTTCGATTAATTTTAATTTTTCGTCTTTTGCTTCAGTAAGTAATGAGGTATAGTCCAATTTTACTTGTGAATCCGGTACTTGTAAATCTCCTGAAAATTTACCCCATATTCTTGCAAGACCTTCTTTTGCATAGGAGATAAGATATTTTCTAACCCAGTTTTGTGCGGGTTTGTTTAATACATCCCAAGTTAGAGGTGTAACATCGATATCTGATGGTAACTTTATAACGTCGGCATTTTGGTCCAAACATGTATCTCTATCTGTTGTATCGTAATACCAATACCAAACATTGTAGTTATTTCTTAAATTAGAAAAATCAAATTTACCACCCGGAACATTATATAAATGAACCAATTTTGTTCCGTTTGGTCCGGCAGTAATTCTGTATGTAACGTCGCCACCAATTAAACGGTTTTTAATATTTCTATCTTGCATTCTCATTAATAAATCAAAAGCAGGAAGTAGAAAATATGAACCTGATGTACCCATTTGAGCAAAACCACCCACACCACCAAAACCAACACCACCAAGACCACCAAAACCACCCAAGAATGGGTCAACAATTGAGTCAGTTAATTCTGCTCTTTGGAACCATAAAAGTTCGTTTATTTCTCTACCGGCCGGAATTTCATATGTTTGGGTTCCTCCCGATAATTTAAAATAATCTTTTTTCAATTCCCAAGGACCACCCGCCTGTAAACCCACAATTTTAGAATACGAATAAGAATATTGTGTTTCGTAGTCTAAACCTCTCGTAGTAAATGCTCTTGATAATGATTGGGTATCAACATCCAAACCGATAAGAGAAGACCATTGAGATTCAATTAACCAATCATTCACATATTGTTCATATTCCGAAACGGCTAGTTCCAAAAAAGTGTCCATTTGTTCCTCGGTTAATTCGATACCACGAACGGGCATACCCAATAAATGGAATACTTGTGTATATAATTTCTCTTTTTCAGGTTGTGATATTACTGTTACTGACATAATATTTTGGTATATTCCAATAAATAGTTTATATTTGTGAATATGACATTAGAATACGACCACACATTACAATCTTATTATGGAAACGAAGTAGATATTTTTAACTACTTTGTTAACAATGGTCCATATAAATGGAAAATATGTGACAAAATTGAGGATATCATGTTTTCAATTTACGGACACCAACCAAATCGATGGTCAATAAGATATAATAAAGAAGGGAAACGTTTTTCTGGAATTGTTGAAATAATTGGTGGGAAATTATTTTGGGGTCACCTTAATAGATTTAACACAAATTACACTGCAATCACACACGCAAAACATCTTTTAGATATTATTGAACCAAATAATGGTATTAATTTTGATTTAAGTAAAGGAGAATTATATAACGTAAGTGAACTTAATAAATTTTTAAGATTACTTGAAAAACATAAAGATTATTTTTTCAGTGAAGAAAAAGAAACTTATTGGATTCTTCGTCAATATTGTATTAATAGTTGGATTAAAGGTTTGGAACATACAAAGAATTGGGTCAAACATTATGAAAATTATTTAAACGATAAAAATGTAATTGGTATTGAGTCTTACGATGACCTTCCTGGTGAAGCTTTAGATATGTTTGATGGGTTCGATTGTATTACAAAATTTCAAGGAAAAAATATTGTTAATGCAGGTACACAAATAAAAGGTGTGAAATCTGTTGTATTAAATAATGAAGATTATTGGGAAGTACGTAACGGTATGGGTGTAAACAGATATCCAGATGTAAAATTATTTGTATTTTATGTACCAAGTGAAAATTGTCTATATGTGTTTAAAAATGATATTTCAAAAATGAAAACAATTCAAAAAAATGGAATCAGGTATGTATGTTTTCATAATGATTTATATGTTAAAAAATGTGATGTAATATATGAATGATAGTTTATTAGAATTATTTGAAGTCGGTGGGAAAAATAATTTTGAATTTACCTATAAAATAAAAGAAGGTGAAGAAAATATTATTTCTTTAGATTTAGAGAATAAAAAAATTTATGTCTCTATTGGTAACATCGACGATAAAAAATTAGAAAAAAGTATACGAGATTTAATTGTGACGATTAAAGGAGGTTCTTAATTAAATCTTGACCGAAAGATTCTGAAAATTCTCCGTCACCCATAACTTGGTCTATGACGTTTTTCTTCTTTTGTAAAATATTGTAAATAACTTTTTCAATGGTGTTTTCAAATACCGGATAGTAAACAAGAACACTATTTTTTTGTCCGTATCTATATGCTCTGTCTTCACCTTGTGAATGGTCTGCCGGTACAAAAGATAAGTCATTCATAATAACAACTTCTGCTGCTGTTAATGTAATACCAACTCCAGCCGCCTTTATGTTACCAATGAATACTTTTATTTTGTCTTCATTTTGAAACCTATCGACTGAATCTTGTCTTCTGTCTTTTGACATACGTCCATCTAACACAACAGATGTCTTTTTATATTTCTCATGTAACATGTCAAGAGTCATTGTAAAGTTTGTTAACACAATAACTTTTTTTCCTTGTTCAATACATTTATCAATCAATTCACAGGTGTATGGAATTTTTTCATAAGAAATAAGTTGTCTAACTTTCATTAGACGATTTAACGTAATACTAATTGTATCTTCTTCTTTTTTCTCTTTACTAATTCTAACAAACTCTTCCAATTCTTCATCATACATTTTACTATTCAATTCAACAAAAACAGGTGTAACAATTTTTTCGGGTAAATCAAGAATATCTGTTTTCATTCTTCTTAATACAACATTCTTTGTTCTTTCTCTTAATTCATCTAAGTTACTTGCGCCACTTGTGTTCCAAACTTTTCTATTACCAACTCTAAATTGAAATCCTTTACAATATCTTTTAACATAAGTTTGCCAATTTAATGTAAGTGGTGAATCAACAATTTTAAGTAAGTTGAAATAATTAATTGGTCTTGATGTCATTGGTGTTCCCGTTAACAACCAAACTTTTGGTATGGTATCTAAAACATCATTTAATAATCTTGTTCTATTTGCTGTTGTATTTGAAATATAATGTGCCTCATCAACAATCGCTAAATCAAAATTGGTATTAACTAATAATTTATAATCATCACTATCTTCACTTTTATCTGTTGTATGATAGTTTTTAATAATGTCATAATTTATAATGTAGAAATCAAAAGTGTGACCCCATTTACGTCCTTCAACTATTAATATTTTTCTATCACTATAATTTTTTATTTCTCTCTCCCAGTTGATTTTTAATGAAGCGGGACAAACTATAAGAATTTTTCTTGCACCACTTTCTAACGACGCAATGACCGCAGACGTTGTTTTACCTAAACCCATGTCATCTGCAAGGATGTATTTGTCATTTGCTAATAGTTTTTCAATCGCCACTTTTTGGTGATCCATAGGTGGTCTTGATGAATATTTGGAATAATCAATTTCACGGTTTAATTTCTTTTCGGGTTGTATAACCGCTGCTTTGGGTAACCAAAATGACGATAGTTTGTCTGAGTCAACAATTTTACCCCAAATGTGAAACGCTTTATCAGATTCACACAGTAATTTTTCACACCATATCTCAGTTGGTGGGGTTGTTAATAATTTGTCATCCATTAACTTCTCACCAAAAGTCGAAACAATTTTTATGTATTTTCTTGCTATTTTTGGGGTGGTGTCTTTATACTTTAAAACATAGTCCGCCTGTGGGCGAGTTAAATTGAAATTTTTAACCTCCACAAATTTTCTCTTCCATTCTAATAATTGATTATTAGAACCTTCATATACTGATAATATTTCTCTAGCTTCTATTTCAGGAATACCCATAGTATGTATTATTTAAAATATAAATAATTAGAACGAGATATTAAACTATTTATAGAATATGAAAAATAAACTACCGATTACGAGATTATCGAAATTCTTCTCACAAGAGGATTTTGATATAAATATTCAAATGGGTCAAGAGTATCTTCATGGAGATTTGAATATGAAGTTTGTTTTATATAGAGTCGAAAGGACTAAAACCGACACAGACTCAATCTATGCTGAAGTTGGTAAAGATGAGATTAAGTTTTTCCCACCCGTAGAGGTCAATGGTTTAGTTCAAATTGGTGAAGCAAAGAACTCGTCTTATAAAAATGGTGTTATGAGATACCTCGAACCTGGTAACCTTACAATTAGAATTTATCTTTCACACTTAGATGAATTAGGTGTGAGTATTAGATATGGTGATTTTGTTGGTTATGCTGAAAGTGAAGAAAAACTACGTTTTTATCAAGTAGTTAACGACGGTAGAATTCAAGCCGATAATAAACATAAAATGTTTGGATATAAACCACACTATGTAACAATAGAGTGTGCACCTGTCCAAGAATCAGAATTTAGAGGAGTATAATATGGGTATCCCAAAAAGAAAAAACAATATAGAGGTTTACGGAAACAAAGAGTATTACCAAGGTGAAAAGATTCTTGAGAGAAGACAAGAATTATTAGATAGAATCACCAAGGCCGATTCTTATTTACCCGATTCAATTTTACATGATGATTTGGATGGAGGTATGTTGGACTTTGTAAAAAAGAACTTCAAAATTGTAACAGATGGTGATATTATTCCTGTTATCCCAAAAATAATGACAATTCAAAGGTGGGGTGAGTTTACAAACAATTGGCAATTTACAGATGATGATGGTAACATTAAACTTCCGTTTATTGCTTTGATCAGAAAACCTGACGCACAACCTGGAACAAATCCATCAATTCAAAGAACTATTCCTGATAGGAGTACTTTCTATTATGCGTCCGTACCAACATGGAATGGGAGTCAAATGGGTGCGGACATTTATAAAATGCCACAACCCGTTGCTATAGATATTTCCTATGAGGTAACAATTGTTTGTACAAAATTTAGAGATTTAAATAAATTTAATAAAATTGTTTTACAAAAGTTTTCATCAAGACAGGCTTACACAACAGTAAAAGGTCACTATATTCCAATTGTATTAGATGGTATAGATGATAGTACACCTATGGAATCAATAGATAATCGTAGGTTTTATATTCAAAACTATAAATTTACCATGTTGGGTATTTTGATAGATAGTGAAGAATTTGAAGTAAAACCAGCTTTAAGTAGAATGTTCCTTATGAATGAGTTTATACAAAGTAGCAATTACCAAAAGAAATATATTAGTAAATCAATTGATATTACCGTCGTTAGTTTTACCGCAGATGGTTTACAAACCGCATTTAGTGTTGGTGAAACAATTGGTATTTTATTTAATGTTGCGATAAATGGTCTAATTCAAGAAAGAGACGTAGACTATTTTCATGTTGTAGGAACATCTAAAATAACGTTTTCAACTCCACCATTAGAAGGAAGTGTTATTACAATAACTTATTATAAAGGTAGAAATAGTGTTATTATTGACACTTATGGTAAACCAATTCAGGTTGTAACAGAATATTTTACATACGATGGTTCAACCTTATCTTTTGTGGTTAATAATTTTATAGATAGTGTTGTTACTTTAGATATAAATGGTCTTGTTGAAGAAGAAGGTGTTGGTTTTGAAATCACCGGTCAAAAAGAAATTACACTTCAAGGTGCACCTGTAAACAACTCAAGAATTGGTATAACTTATTTATACTAATTACTCACCATAGATATCTCTTTTCTTGGGTTTACAATTTTCTTCTATTAATTTCTCCAAAACTTTGTAAATTTTTATACCCTTATCATCACAATACTTTTTAAGTATTTCGTGGTGTTTTTCACTTATTTTAACGTTTTTGGTCTTGTTTTCCATAGTAAAGATAATTTAAGATAATTTAAGATAAATAAATATCTATTTTAAAAAAATTAGGGAAATCTTTCATAAAAACAAAGATATTTATAATGTAAAGTAATAAATTATTTAACCAAACATTAATCAATGGCAAGTTCAAACAGAGTTTTCGTTTCTCCGGGTGTGTATACATCAGAGAAAGATTTAACATTTGTGGCTCAAAGTGTAGGTGTAACAACATTAGGTCTCGTTGGTGAAACACTAAAAGGACCCGCATTTGAACCAATTTTAATTAGCAACTTCGATGAGTTTAGAACATATTTTGGCCCAACGTCTCCAGTGAAAGATGGTAACGGTAATCCAAAGTATGAATTACCATACGTAGCTAAATCATATTTAGAAGAATCAAATCAATTATTCGTAACAAGAGTATTGGGTTTAACTGGATACAAACCAGGAAAAACTTATGGTATAAAAACAATAGGTGGTGTGACTGTAGATTTAACATCAGTTACAACAAGCGGTGTAACAATGAATCCTGATACCCCAAGTGGTTCCCCTATATTTGGTGAACTTTCAGGTAAAACAGCACATGACGGTTCATCAATAACAGATTACATTAATGAAAATTTTAGTGGTTTTACTAATTCAGACGATGGAAAATGGTTTGTTATCGGTAAGTGTGATTCAGATGATATCTCAGCATTAACCGCATCAGATGAGGTTATTTCACCTTTAACAGGTGTTGATAATGAAACTTCTAATCACCAAAAAGAATGGTACAACGTGTTCTTTAATAGTGGACTTTCAATAACAGATGTTTATTCATATCTGTTTGTGTGGAATAGTGGTACAAGTGTATTCGATGTGACAAGATATTCATATGATGCATCTTTAAACACTGATTATGACAACATAGTTGTGGCAGCGTTAAGATCAAGAGGTTCATATAGTGGTCAGACATTACAATTAGAAGTTAGTGGTAGTACATCTGTAGATATTGATGAGATTGTTGGTGTAGATATTGAATTAAATCCATTAAATGAGTTTACTCTTAATGTAACAGGTGAAACAGGTGGTGCTAAATCATTTACTTGTTCATTAGATTCAAGATCAACTAAATTTATAACTAAAGTTTTGGGTACTGACGTATTTGATAAAGATAAGTCAGATTTTCCTGTTTATGTTCATGAATCATATCCTAACCTTTTAAAGGCAGCATATGATAATGGATTAATAAGAGGTTTAAGTACTTCAGTTGTTGTTGAGACAGACGGTAATAATTTCGTAGGTCAATGGGATACAACAATTTCACCAATGGTTGTATCTGAAGTTCGTGGTGGTGAAGTTGCAGATTTATTTGAAGTAATTACAATTTCAGATGGTGAGGCTGCTAACTTCCAAGTTAAAATTACAATTCAAAACATCGACTTAGATAGTGGTGATTTCGATTTAATCGTGAGAGATTTCAACGATACTGATGACAATATAGTTGTACTTGAGAAGTTTTCAAGATGTAACATGAATCCTGATTTACCAGGTTATGTTGCAAAGAAAGTGGGTACATCTGATGGTGAATACGAATTACGTTCTAAGTTCATTATGTTATCTATGGCTGACAATCACCCAACAGACGCTTTCCCATCTGGTTTCAAAGGATTCAAGAGTAATGGGGCATTTGGTTCAGGATCAAGTGATTTAGGTAGTATCCTTTACAAAACAAAATATTATACCGCCGGTGACGTAGTTTCTTATGAATCAAACGGTACACCTATTTTGTCAAACGGTGATAAAGTTAGAAAAGTTTCTTTAGGTTTATCATCTCAAGTTGGTTATGATAGAGATTTGTTTAAGTATAAAGGTATTGGTGCAACTTCAGAAACTTTTGGTTTCCACTTATCAACAAACGCATCTTCTATCACAGGTGTTACATATCAAACGACACCATATGATTTAGAAGGTACAGAAAAGGGTAGTTTAAGTAGTATTAATAATCGTAAATTTACATTTGCAGTATTCGGTGGATTTGATGGTTGGGATATCTATAGAAATGTAAGAACTAACGGAGATGGTTACATTTTCGGAAAAACAACATATGTTAGTGGTCACACAACAAACGGTGGTGTATTCAGTTCTACAGTAGGTAATTCTGATTATTATTCATATCTACAAGGTATTCAAACATTTGCAAACCCTGAAGCAATTGATATAAACGTATTCGCAACACCTGGTATAGATTTCTATAACCACAGTTCACTTGTAACTCAAGCGATAGATATGGTTGAGAATGATAGAGCGGATTCATTATATGTTATTAACTCTCCAAACGTGTCAACAGCAGAGGAGGTGATTGATGACTTAGATATGGTAGCTTTAGATACTAACTATTCCGCAACATACTGGCCTTGGATTCAGGTAAGAGACGGAGACAATGCAACCCAATTATACATCCCACCAACAGGTGAAGTGGTTAAAAACATCGCTTTAACCGATAACGTATCATATCCATGGTTCGCGGTGGCGGGTTACTCAAGAGGTCTAGTAAACGCAATTAAAGCGTTTAAGAAACTTACCCTTGACGAAAGAGATGACCTATATAAGAACAGAATTAACCCTATTGCAACGTTCTCTGACACTGGTACGATTATATGGGGTAATAAAACCCTACAGGTTAGAGAGTCAGCACTTGACAGAATTAACGTAAGAAGATTGTTGTTAAGAGCAAGAAAGTTAATATCTGCGGTTTCTGTAAGATTGTTATTTGAACAAAACGACGAGCAAGTAAGAAATGAGTTCTTGAGATTGGTAAACCCAATTCTTGAGTCAATTAAGAAAGAAAGAGGTTTATATGATTTCCGTGTAACAGTATCAAATGATCCAGAGGATATAGATGCAAATACACTTAGAGGTAAAATCTATATTAAACCTACTCGTTCTCTTGAATTTATTGATGTTGAGTTCATTATCACTCCAACAGGAGCATCTTTTGATAACATTTAATAATAATAAAAGTAAAAATAAAAGGGAGTCCATTGGATTCCCTTTTTTATTGTTCCACATGTTCCACGGGGAACCATTTTTTATAATCTTTATACTTTTATACTCAACCCAGTATTCTGGAACTAGATATGCTAGTATTTATTAAATAATAAAGAAATATTCTAGAACTGGATACTGGGACTAGTAAAAAACTAACATATTTTTTTGATAAAATCAAGTATTTGGTAAAATAAAATATTTCTCGATTTGAATATATTTATAAGAAAGATAAACTAAAACTTAACAAATACAAAATGGCAGATTTATTAATGAAAATGCCGGTTCCATATGAACCGAAACGTGTTAACCGATTCATCTTTAGATTCCCATCATCTTTGGGTATCAATGAATGGTATGTAACATCAGGTGCGAGACCTAGTGCAAAAATTAACTCAGTTGAGATTCCGTTTTTAAATACATCAACATATGTAGCTGGTAGATTTACATGGGAAGAGATGAGAGTTAAATTTAAAGACCCAATTGGACCTTCAGCGTCTCAAGCATTAATGGAGTGGTTCCGTTTACATGCCGAATCAGTAACAGGTAGAATGGGATATGCTGCTGGTTATAAGAAAGATGTAGAACTGGAAATGTTAGACCCAACAGGAGTTGTGGTTGAAAAATGGATATTACAAGGTTGTTTTATTACAAACTTGAACTTCAATGAATTAGATTATAATAACGATGCAATTGCAACTATCGATTGTTCTTTAAGAATGGATAGATGTATTCAAGTATATTAACATAATAAAAAATCTGTCAAGGAAGGTATCTCGAAAGGGATACCTTTTTTTATTTTAAAAACTTTACATTGATATAGTTATTTAATATATTTTAATTATGGAACAATTTTCAATAGACCCAACAATTGCATACGATGTTGTAGAATTACCAAGTAAAGGAATTTATTATACAACACAAAAAAAATCAGTTAGAGTTGCATACCTAACTGCATCAGATGAAAATATTTTATCTGCACAAAACTTAATTCAATCAAATACTGTTGTTGATGAATTGTTAAAAAGAAAAGTTTTAGATAAAGACATTAATATTGACGAATTAATTGAAGAAGATAGACAAGCAATATTAATATTTTTAAGAAATACCGCGTTTGGTCCTGAATTTAATGTTTTTGTTAATGACCCAAAAACAAATCAAACTTTTAGTACTAAAGTAGATTTGAGTGAAGTTAGTGTTAAAGAATTTAAACTAATTCCAAATGAAAATGGTGAATTTAAATATTTTATGGAAAAATCTAAATTAGATATTACATTTAAATTCTTAACAAGAAAACAACAAAAAGAATTAGAGGAAATAGAAAAAAGTTGGAATGGGAATGGTGTAGCACCAATTATAACAAAAGAACTTGAGATGATGATTAAATCGGTTTCAGGTAATAGAGAAATGATGAACATTCACAATTTTATACAAAATTTACCAATCAAAGATTCACAAGATTTTAGAAAATTTGTAAGAGAAAATAAACCTTCATTAGATTTAAAGAAAAAAGTAACTACCCCGTCAGGAGACACAATCCACGTTGAAATTGGATTCGGGGTTGAGTTTTTTCGCCCTTTCTACGGACTATAGTAAAGGTCAATTAGACGAAATTTTATTCTTAGTTAAAAGAGGATTCTCATATAGAGATATTCTCAATATGCCTGTCTATATAAGAAGATATTACATCAATTACATGGTTGAGTTGGAAAACTCTTCTAAATAGTATTTATAGTTATGGCAGATACCATAGAATCAATAATTAACAGTTCAAGTAATAGATCAACAGCTGTTGCAAGTTTTAATGCAAATGTTACAGGTGGTAATCAACTTGATTCAGATAAGTTTTATAAACTTCTTGATAAAAAATGGCCAATAAAGGAAACTGTACCAAATGAAACGGGTTCTAAAGGTACATTAAGTAAAATAGGTAGTGTACAAGGATACACAACTGGAGCCGGTTTAATCAGTAGTGAAGCTGCACAAGAACTAATTAGTACAAATGATATTACAGATGCATTATCTAATGTCGGTAGAGCCTTTAATGAAAGTAAAGACGCTGCTGGTGCATTCGGTAAAATTTTTTCAAGTTCATTAACGGGACTAGCGGACGCAGCCTTTAAAATGGTTGAGAAGGAGGTATCCTTAAGAAACAAATTAAATGGTCAAATTGGTATTGCGGGTGAATTATCTAGAGGATATAGGGATAACATCGTTAATGCATACGATAAAGTTCAAGGAATGGGATATTCATTCAATGAACTGGCAGATACGGCAATAGAACTTACAGAACAAACAGGAAGATTTACTACATACAATGAAAAATTTCTAGAGGACATGTCCCAAACGTCAAGAGCGTTTGTTGGTGATTTAAAAAATATGGGTGAAGTTATTAGAAATTTTGAATTAATTGGTGTTGGTGCGGAAAAGGCATTAACGAATATTAATGAAGCAGGAAAAACAGCACTCACACTTGGTCTTAATACAAGAAAAACAACTGAAATGTTGACCGCGAATCTCGGAAAAATTAATGAATATGGTTTTAAAAATGGTGTTCAAGGTTTAGCTGAAATGGTTCGTAAAGCAACTGAATTTAGAATGAGTATGGATTCCGTATTTAAAATTGCGGAAGATGTTATGAGCCCTGAAAAAGCAATTGATTTGGCTGCAAATTTACAAGTTTTAGGTGGTGCAGTTGGTGCATTGGGTGACCCATTCCAAATGATGTATATGGCTACAAATAACGTAGAAGGTTTACAAGATGCATTAATTGATGCCTCCAAATCTTTAGCAACATATAATACAGAACAAGGAAGATTTGAAATTACGGGTGTAAACCTAAGAAGGGCAAAACAAATGGCCAATGAATTAGGTATAAGTTACCAAGAATTATCTAAAGGTGCAATTGCTGCTGCCGAAAGAACATCCGCAGCGGCAGATTTAATGACCGCAGGTATTACTGTAGACGAAAAACAACAAGAATTTATTACAAACTTAGCGAGAATGGGTGCGGGTGGTAAAATGGTTATTGAAGTACCTCCATCTATTGCTGAAAAACTTGGTATAGAAAGAACACAAGCATTAGAAGATTTAGACCAAGCAACAGCAAACGCAATATTAGAAAATCAGACATTATTTGAAAAACAAAATACGAAAGATATTGCATTAAATCAATTTACAGAAACTCAAAAATCAACATTATTGTTATCTGAAATTACCGCCATGTTAAAGGTGGAATTTGCTAATACATATAGAGGTTTTGGTGCTAAGGCAGATGAGTATATTAAATTAACCAATAAAGCATTGGATGATTATATTTCAGGTAAATCGGATACCCTTAGTATTAAGGGTCAAATGGATGCGGAAAGAAACAAATTTAGTGAACAAGAAAAGGTAAAAAGTGCCGCTCAAGCAGCACCTGAAAAACCAAAAAATGTTGATAATAAACCAAAAGAGGAAGAAAAAAAATCAACAACAGAAAATAACCCCGTTTCAGCGAGTGATATGGAAAGAATAATGAAAGATGTTGCGGTTATTATTAAAAATGGTAATCAAGGTACCACTGTTGTTCAGAATAATATTGACCCAACAAACCCAAGAGATTACGCTACTGTTTAATTGATATATTTTTACAAATTATCTATTTATAGATAAAAGAACATAATGCCAACATACTTAGATTTTGATTCAACCAAAAGATTTAGAGATTATATCATTGGTAAGACTTTGAACCAACCTAATGGTCCTCAAACATTTACCAATGGTAACTATCCTATTCAAAGTTTAAGTGATAGTGCTAATTTGGACACAGGTACACTTGTGGACAATAGAACACAAATGTTGACATTTCCACAAAGTAATAACGTATATAAACCAACGGAATTTAGTGTAACTGAAAATATAGACACAATACCGAGAAAGGCCAATTTAAGTCTATATCCATATTTCCAACTACAAAATCATAATTTAATTAGTGTTTTTAATCAGAAAAACTTAGATACGGAATCTGAGTTAATGAAGTTTGCAGGTAAGTACTTGATGACCACAAATGGTCCTATTTACTCGAGAATTTCACAAAATATAGAAAGAGAAGTAAATGGTAGAGTTAGAATATTAGACGCATTAAACGGAAATACCGCAACAGCTTCAAATATTATAACAGGTAGAGAACCACTTGTGGCACCAAACTACCATATCACAGTTGCAAAATCATTACCGGGTAAAGCAATTGATTTTTTACAGGTGGCTTCAGGTGTTGAGTTTCCGTTCTCGGAAATACCTGGTGATTATTTAACCAACCCATTAAATCCAACAAGTACAAGACCTGTTCCTAATACAGAATTTGGTAAAGTATTCCAAGATATAACAGGAGTACTTGGATCATTATTGGGTATAAAGAGAAGACCAAAATTATCAAGAAAACCATCTGATTTATTAATAGAATACATGGGAGATGGTCAAAAGAATCAATTGTATGATTTACTATCGTATTCAACCTATGCTCCAAATTATACCACAACAGCAAGATCACAAAACTCATCTAAGATTTTCAATTTTGTAGATAATATAGCACAAGGTGTAAAAAATATTTTAGGTACCGAAGCACCAAGAGGAGTTGCATATATCGGTGACGATAGAGGTAATGATGTAAAATATGCAATGAATGATTTTAATGATAGACCTGTAAGAAGTAACTATTATTTAAGTTTAATGTTTGACCCTGTTCAAACAGAATTATTTACAAGAAAAAGAAATTATTCAGAAGGTGGAAGTATAACAGGTAAATTAACTTGGATTAGCAGAAACTCAAGAAATAAACTTGGTGTAAATAACCAAGAATGGGAATATCAAAAATCTGATTTTGATGATTCAACATCCACATCATATGAATTTAGAGATACATCTATTTTAGGTTATACTCAAGATATTCTTGATTCAATGCCGACTAATGGTGGTGATGCTCGTTCACATGTTGCAAATGTAATTGACCAAACAAGTAGAATTTTTAGAGAGGGTGGAGTAATGATAAGTAGAGGTTCTGCGGTACAATATGTTGATAAGTACGGTGCGGAAAGTGGTGTTGAATATTGTAGGGTTTGGACAAAGGATAGATCATATCTGAATTATTCAGATACAATGAAAAGACAACAAAACGTTAGAAAATATGATGATAGTATATTAGATAAACCGTGGAATTTAAATATTGCACCAATATCAAACGGAGGTAGAGATTTCAATGGTTCAACAAACATACTACCAAAGGGTGATGGATTTTATGCTAAGAAATACATGTTTTCAATTGAGAACTTAGCTTGGAAATCTTCCAACCTACAAGGATTTACTGTTAATGATTTACCATATTGTGAAAGAGGTAATAACGGTGGTCGTGTTATGTGGTTCCCACCATATGATTTAAAAGTAAGTGAACAAAATAGTGCAAAATGGGAATCAAATAATTTTTTAGGAAGACCTGAACCAATATACACATATCAGAATACTGAAAGAAGTGGACAGATTTCATTTAAAGTTGTTGTTGACCACCCAAGTATATTAAATTTATTGGTGAGAGAACACTTTAAAGGTATGTCAGATGAAGAATCTGAAAATTATATTAATTCGTTTTTTGCTGGTTGTGAAGAAATAGATTTTTATGATTTAATTAGAAGATATGCAACAATAACACCAGATGATGCAAAATTAATTACTGACTTTTTAAATAAAAAAATCGACGTAACAACTATAAAGAAATTTAAAAGTGTAACAACAACAGATGTTGTTAAAAAAGAACCACCTGTTAATAAAGATTTAACTAAAGAAGAAAAACTTCCTTCGATAAGTTTAAATTTTGCAAACGACTGGCCAAAGAAAACTGAAGGTGAATATAAAGGAACAAAATATTCTGATTTATATACTAGACATATTGGTTCAGATACGTGGACTGGTGAGACAAACAGTAATTTAACTTCAATATTAAATGAAATTCTTTCGGGTACAACAACATACAAAACATCAAATGCAATAAACGATAAAAAAGTTTTATACGGAAAAGATATACCCACAGGAGAAACTACAAACTATATTACTTTAACTCAAAATGATTTAGTAAAAGAAGTAACAGAAGGAAGGACAGATTATTCAACATATGGTACACAATTAACAACATTAAAGACAGATATAGAAGGTGGTGTTGTAACCGACATTATTGTTGGTATAATCTCATCATGTTCCGCATTAGCAGATAATGAATACAACTGGAAATTATCAATAAGAAGAACTTATAGTATTTTATTGGATGTTTTAGATAGAATTAAAAAAGACGGAACTAATGTAAAAAGTTTATTAGATAGTAAATGGCCAAGTTCATTTACTGGTTCTAAAGATAGTAAAACAGATATTAAATTAGAAATAACATTAAAGGAACTTGGATATACTGAATTTGAAGGTAAATTAAAATTAACAACAATTAGTGCGGGAGAAGAATTTGTAAATGAAAAGAATAAAAATTGTTCGGAACAAAACTTCAAATATGTTTCAGGTGCAAATTCATTAAGAGTTTCCGCACCCGTTGCATTTGGATGTAGACAATCAACATTTAAATTATCATACACTAAAAAACAAAAACAAGATCCACAAAAACCAACAGAGGATCCAAATATTACATCTAAGTTGGTCCCTGTTGAAGATAATGTATTTAAACCAAATAAACCACCAGTAGACATCATGAAGAGAATTATAATGAAAACTCTTAGTGAATGTTATTATTTCCAAAAATTGGAGGAAAACGATCCAGTTGTGTTTAAAACTTTAAAAGATAAATTAAAATATTTCCATCCGGCGTTTCACTCAACAACACCCGAAGGTCTAAACTCAAGATTAACTTTTTTACAACAATGTATTAGACCAGGTGACACTATACCTGTAAAAGGTATTAGTGATTTGGCGGATTTAAATGCAAGAAATACTTCATTTGGTCCACCACCTATTTGTGTTTTAAGAGTTGGTGATTTTTACCACTCAAAAATTATTATTCGTGATGTTAATATAACATTTGAAGAAAATGTATGGGATTTAAATCCTGAAGGAATAGGTGTACAACCAATGATTGCAAATGTTTCGTTACAAGTTAATTTTATCGGTGGTCAAGGATTATCAAAACCTGTTGAAAGATTACAAAACGCACTTTCTTCTAATTTCTACGCTAATACAGAAATGTATGACGAAAGGTCAATACAATCTGATGGTTTGAAAATTGGTGGAATGGATGCAAAAGACTTTACAAAACAATTCTTAGAGAGTTTAAATGTAAAAGACGTTAAGCCAGAAGATTCCACAAATAATAATAAAGGAAATGAACTTAACGAGGGTGAATACTGTGGTACCTTAAAAGATAAATCATTGGTTTATGATAAACCACTTATTGAAGACATTTATAAAAATACAGAAAATTATTTCGATAGTTATGTTTCTTATTACAACATAACAGTAAAAGAATATGGACCATCAATATCATCAATGATTTTACATCCAAACTATAGAGATATTAAAACATATGAATATTATGATGGTAACAACACTACAGGAACAATATTATTATTTGGTGAATATCAAAAAAACAGAACACTTCCATTTTATGTTAATTTATTAAAAGATAAAATGTTAAAAACATTATCAACTTCTAATTTATCTCAGATGTTATCATTAGATGATGTATTATCTGTACCAAAACAAAACAAAGCAAATGAACTTTTACAACCATATTTTAAATCATTTATAGAAGCTAAAATGAAATCAATTGTTGATGATAAAAAAATTGATAGTCTAATAACCGTTAGAAATGAATTGATTAAAAATTTGGATAACCTAAATTTTGTGGTTAAACATGAATATGACGCAAAAATTAGTGGAACAACCGCAACCAAAGCGGTATTATCCGGTTTTACTAGAGATTTATTATATGAAGAATATGAGAATTGTATAGACCATATCACTAAAAATGATAGTAAATTATACGATGATTTAGACACATCCATCAATTTTAATTCACCAACAGTAACAACCAATACACTTTCTGAGTTTTTATCTGTATTATTAAAAGAAACGGATAAGACTAGTTTTAAAGATGTATTTAAGGTGGATACCACAATTTTTGATGAAAATACGGTACAAAAAATTGAAAGAAAGTTTAATTCATTTATTAGTAACCCAATAAAAGACAAAAAATTTAAGTTTAAAAAACTTAAAAAGAGAAAGAGTGAAAAAGAATTGTCTTATACATTTACTGAAGATGTAATAACAGATTCAAATGTTATAACTGAATTAAAAAAATTAAAATCTAAAAACGGGGTTCCTGTTTCTGGAAACAAATTAAACTATTATAAACCATGAGTAGGAATTATTTTGATAGATATGAGTTTTTCATAGACGATGGTAAATTTAGAATTGTTCCGGGTATAGAACTTCCAATAAAAGGAACCGATAAGTACCACCAATATAGAAGAACAAAAGACAGATTAGATAAATTATCACAAGAATTCTACAACACACCAACATTTGGATGGTTAATAATGATGGCTAATCCTGGTGCAGGAACGAATGAATTTGAAATTCCTGATAACTTTATTTTAAGAATACCTTTCCCTTTAACAAGCTCTTTACAAGATTATAAGAAAGGTGTAGAATTGTATAATTTATATTATGGCGAACAATGATTTATCAAATAGTGAGAATATTTTAATTAAGACCGACGAAAATAATTTAATTTACGTTGATCCTAATAGTGTGTTGGTTAATAATGAAGTTCAGCCAAGAAATGTTTCACATGAAAAATTGGTTATGTATGTTAACTTGGAGGCGGATATCGTCCCAAGAACAATTTTGGTTTCGGGTGAAAAGTTATCATCACTAACATCAATTGCAAAAGGAACCTTAAATTTCTTATCATCACAAAGTGGTGATCAATCTGACCCAAATAATAGAAATTTTACATCAGGATGGACTGATGCCTTTTTAGAAACAAAACAAAAAAAAGACAAAGACGGAAATCCAATTAAAGATGAATTCTATCAAAATGACGGGTCGGGACAATCTTTCGGTATTCAAAGTATTTCGGTACAAATAAAGGGTGCCAATTTTATACCACAAATCATTATTGACTTTGTTGATGTAAGAGGTAAAACACTATTTGAGGCTGCGGAAAATTCACCATACAAGGCGTTTTTTCATATGCCGTGGCCAATATTTTATTTAACAATTAAAGGATATTATGGTAAAGCTATTAGATATAGATTACATCTAACATCTTTTAATTCAAGATTTAATCCAAGTACAGGAAATTTTGATGTAACCACAAAATTTTTAGGTTCAACATATCCATTCATGACCGATATCCCATTAAAGGCGGTTTTAAATAGTCCATACATGTTTGTTAGAACAGTAGAAGGTTCAAAAACATTTAATGAAAAAACTGGTCTATATGAAAAGAAAGCATTAAAATCATCAAAAGGATATCAGATATTAAAATCTGTTTATTCTGAAATGAAACAGAAAAAATTAATACCTGAAAATTTTCCTGTAAAAACATTAAGAGAAATTTGTGCATTGGCATCAACTCTTGATAAAAGATTAGAACAACAAATTTTTGATGAGGTTATTGACCCAAAAGTTTTAGATGGTTTAAGGTCATACAGAAAAGTATTAGATGATTTTGAAATTAAAATTAATGGTTGGAAAAATAAAAATTTAGATTTAACTGATTATAGTGATGATTTTAGAATTAATACAGATGTAACCAGAGGATTTGCATTAAAATCCAAAAATAAACTTGATTTAGATTTGGTTACAGGAAACACTAATAATAAAACATTAGAATATATTATTAAATCATCATCTGACGAATTAAAAAAATACCAAGAAACTTTTAATAGTAATGTTAAAAAAGGTGGATTGAATGTTAATACAAAAATTTTATCAAACACCTTACCACCAATTGATAACTACTATAGTAAAATAAAAAGTAATCCCACCAAATATTACATATTAATCGATAAATTATTATCGGATGTTCATGTTCTTAAAAAAGTTTTTTTTGAACAAAATTCAAAAATTGAAAAAGACATAGAAAAGAAAATGAATGAAATCATTAAGGATCCAGATAAAGGTTTTGGATTTGAACCAACAATAAGAAACCTTTTTGGTGTATTAATGGCAAACGCTGAGGTTTATGTTAGATTAATGAAAGAAGTACATAACGACGCGTTTAACTTAGCGAACGAAAGAAAAGAATTAATTAAAAACTTTTCTGATGAGAGTGTTGGGGATGCAATATATCCTTGGCCTGAAATTAAAAAAACAACACCAGGTGATAAACAAAGAGTTATTGCGTATCCCGGTGAACCTGAATTACAAGATAAATTAAAATCATATGATGGTCTAATGTGGCCCGAGGTTGCGTTTGTCGAAGAATTTATGGGTGTATCAACAAATTTAAATGATCCATTAACCGAAAAAGAAGGTGGTGTAAATGACTTGGAATATATTTTTGATAATAATAGAGAAGAATCGGATATAAAAGATGTAAGTACAATATTTCAAACACAATCTGTATTACCATATTCAGATAGAACTCCGGTTTCTTTTTTATATGAAATTTATGAAAGAGCTAAGTTATTTACATTAATTGATTCATTTAATGATAAAGTATTAAATGAAATTGCTGGTATAGAATTTGAATCAATACAAAATGTTGTAGGTGAAGAGCTGGATATTTTAGACATATTAAAAAACAATATAAAGTCTAAAAATGATTTATTAAATTATATGGAGAAACTTTCACCAATGGAAAGATTTCCATATTACGAAGATTCACTACCAACTACAAAATATATAAGTGATGTAATAAATAAATCATTTAAACTTGAACAATTTGTAGAAAATTTAGAAGGTAAAAGATTTGATAAATCTCTTTACAAAAATTTAGATGAACAAATTTTAAATTACACACCCGAATCATATAGAAAAAACATATTCCCATTTAATTCAAAAACATACCTTTCTTACATTAATAAAGAAAAGTTTACTGATGATGAATTTAAATTTAAAGGTGTTTTTAAATTTGGTGAAAACGATGAATTTATATCAACACCAATAAATCTTTATAACTGGTTAAGAGAACCGTATAAAAAAATTGACGGGATATTTAACATGTTTACCCGATCACTGTTTAATGGAAATAACGCAACGAATATTTTAAACACACCATATTTTCATAAACAATTATATAGTGATTTTACCAAAACAACATCCTTCGGTAAGTATGTGGGTTCTGCATATTTGTTATTAGATTCATTACCATATCTTGATTTAAAAGATGAAATTGGATTTATTAGGACAGAAGGAACAACAATAGATAATACCACAGTAAATTTACTTTCACCAATTAGAATGTCATCTATTTTTAGAGAAATTGGTGGAACACATTTTATACCGTATCATCTTATTCTTAAATGGGGTTCAATATATCACAGATATAAGAAAAAAGTATTGGAAGGTGTAGACATATTAACAGGTTTTACAACGTCAAATACGAGTACAATAACCACTAATATAGACGGTAACAAATTTTTTAATGATAACGAAACTGGTTCACAATATACCATGTTTAGTTTTAATACAACGGGTGTAACATATTCACAAAGTAAAGATGTGGGTTTACATCCATATTACGACGCCGTTTATCACCAAGTAGTAAATGGATATAATCATTATGTAGTATCTGATGGTAATACATCTTTTTCAGGTAACACAACTAACGGAAAAATAGGTGGTAATGTAAGATCAAAAGAAAACGGTTTAAATTATTGGACACAATATGTTGATAATTCAAAATTTGATTCTACAGATTTAAGATACACGTTATTACCATGTGATGGTAATAATGAATATATTAATTTTAAAAATTTACCAAACGGGTTACGACCTTCTGATTTTGATTTTAATATGTCTGAACAAATGAATTTTAGAGTTATATGGAAAGACGAATATCTTGAAGAAAGTTTTAGTGGTAAAACATTTAATACTCCATATGAATATAGTAAAGAAGTAGGTAAAGATATTTTTGAAATAAAAAATAATCAAGAAAAAGTTTACGACTTAATTGCCACATTCAATCCTCAAATTTTAGATGAATTTGAAGACATGTTTTTACAATTTAGTTCTGATTATATAGGTTTCGATGACCCATATAAAAAATTCCCAAATGTAAAGTATGATAACTTTCAACAACTTTTAAAAGAAATTACATCCGTAAAGAAAGAAGACTCAGACGGTACAAATGTTGAAGAGATTTTAAGAAAAATTAAAGATAAACAAAAACAAAAATTGGTTGATGTGTCCGAAGAATTATGTAAAGAACATAATTTAGTGAAATTCACATTAGGTAATCCAAAAGAAATTGATTCATATGTTTTAAGTGGTTATGTAAATGGAACAGAAACATGGGAACCGTTTAACTATAGTTCACAAAGTGGTGATACAAAATATCTTACATTATATGTTGGTGAAAATCCTGATACGGGAATCACATATTTAAACTTTTTCCAAATTTCAAATATTGCATTAACAGAAGAAAATGTATTATTATTTAGACCTTTAATTTTAATATATGGTGGTTATCTTAAAAACGGTGGAACAAACGGAACAAATGGAACAAATACTAAAACCGCATTTGTAACATATCTAAAAAATAACATTTTAGACAAAGCAACCACTAACACCGAAGTGGGTGGTTCAAATAACAGGTTGAATTATTTTTTAACACAACTTATTCCAAGATTTTCAAAATTAGAATTAGTAAAAAACGACGTATCGGTAAATTTTATCGATGGATATAACAATAGACAACTTAAAATAGAACTTTATAATTCATTTAAATCATTTAATGACAAATGGGTTGCGGGTAACTCTTTAGGTCAGAGATTATTATTCGAAGAGTTTTTATTTTTAGATAGAGCAAATAGAGATATCGGAAGTAAAACGTATTTGAATATTAGTAAGTTTATTGGGTTGATTGATAATAAAAATGACAAAATAAGTCTATATAGTGCTATATCTACATTGATTGCAGGTGCAAACATTGATATGAGAGCATTACCGGCTTATGTTAATTTTTATGGTACAAATATATCTAATAGGTCAAAAATAACACCATCTAAGAGCGTTGCTAAAAATTTATTTGGTACTTTTTTAGATGTGGATTATCAAGAATCGTCACCTAAAATAATTCTACAATATGTTGGTCAGACTGCAAAACATCCGGCTGATATGAATAAATCAACATATAAGTTTAACGATGATAGTTTTGATATTTCAAATAGAAATAAAAATCCATTAATTATTACACTACCTGAACTATATGATGTTGACCAGTTAAATAAATCAAATAAAGTTGTTGCGTTTGAAGTTAGTTTTGGTGACCAATATCAAAACGTTTTCAAGGGTGTATCATTAGACCAAGCACAATTTAAAGAAACAACAGAATCAATGACTGTTCTTGAAAACGTTGCAAGATCAGAATCAGGTTCAGGGGCATATAATGTTGATATTGCATTGTTTGACATATATAAAAATAGGTCATATCAATGTGAAGTGACCATGATGGGTGATGTAATGATACAACCGACAATGTACTTCTATTTGAAAAATATCCCAATGTTTAGAGGTACGTATTGGATTACAGAAGTAAGTCATAGTATTAGAAATAACAACATTGAAACAAGTTTTAAGGGTACAAAGATGCCAGCTGCGGCTTTACCTGACCCAGAAGATTCATTTATTTCAAGTTATAAATCTTTATTAGATAAAGTTACAAATGCTGCGAGAGCGGTTGTTAAAAAAGCAAATGAAGTAACCACATCTTCGTCCACAGAAAAAACAATAAAAACCGATATGGGTAATTTTGTTACTGATATGGGTACAACCCAAATAAAGGGAGAAGAGTTAATTCAAACGGTAGGTATTTCTGAATTTGGTGTACCATATAATGGATATGGTAATGAGAAATATATTCAGAAAGTTATGTATAAAAATTCTAAAGGTCAGACTCAAGTTTGGTTTAGAGCAAAAGTGGCAAGAATGGGTATGGAATCCAAAATTTATGAAATTACGGATGCCACTTATATGTCTTTATTGAGTAAATTAAAAAATACAACTAATGTTAATTCATCTGGTGAAACAGGATTGAAATGGTCTGAATTAAAAGATTTGGCTAACTCAAAAGAATTTTATTCTTGTAGGTTTCAATTTTCTAGGTCAATAACCGCAGATAAGGTTATAACAGGTACGACTACATTTTTAAACCCAAATAACGATAAAACATATAGTTTAACTCCAAATTATGATTTAGATAGAAGGGTGGAATCGTTAAACGTTTCAGGTCCCGTTAATATTGGACCATTTATAGATGGTTATGGTATTGCGTTATCTAATAAATTAATGAAAACTCTCGGTATTCAAGAAGGAGATGTATTATATTTTAACATAAACTAAGAATATTAATAATATACAGGATATTTATATTTATAACGAAAATATTATGGATAGTAATAAATTAAAAAATACGGTAGACCAATTCTTAAATCCAAAACAAGTTAAGAATGTGTCAAATGACGGTATGGAAAGAGAAGAATGTGATTTGGTAACAGGTGAATGTTATGTGATTAGAGAAAAAGACGGTTTAGTAGAAAGAATAAATAAAAAATACGTCACAAATGACGGTAGACAACTTTTACAAGATTAATATCATGTTAGAAAAAAAATTACACGAAGAATTGATGAGATTTAATGCCATCAATAAGTACGGAAAGAAAATGGTTATGGAACAGGAAGCACCGGCTGATTTGGCTCCCCCAACGGACATGCCCCCTGCTGATGATACTGCACCGGCACCTGATGCCGCAGCACCACTTCCAAATGCACCAGTTGCACCTGAAATGGATTCAACAGAAGAAATAGATATTACCGATTTGGTTAATATGACCAAAAGTATCAAAAAGGACATTGACGATAATAAACAAGACCACGGTAATGTAATGACTCAAATGGATGCTGTTTTTACAAAATTAGACGATTTGGAGAGTAAACTTTCCAATATGGATCAGGTTATATCTAAAATCGACCAATTATCATCTAAGGTTGAAACAATGAAAGAACCAAACGCACAAGAGAGATTGGAAATGAGATCTCTTGATTCGTATCCGTTTAACCAAAATCCACAACAATTTTTCGCGGTTAAACAAGATGAAATGAGACAAAGTGGTAAAAACGAATATGTTTTAACTAAACAAGAAGTTGAAGAATATCCAACAGACACCATAAAGCAATCATTTAATCCAGAAGAACAACAAGATGAATTTAAGTTCTAATGTAAATTTTTTATTGGGTCTACAAGTTCAATTAAAAATTTGTCACTGGCAAACAAAAGGTATTGCTAGACATGAAGCATTTGGAAACTTTTACAGTGATTTAGACCCACTTATTGATGATTTTGTTGAACAAGCAATGGGACAGTACGGTAGATTCGTTTTAGACGAGGAAACAAAAAACATACAATTAAGTAATTTATCTGAAATAGACATCAAAGGACTTGTTAACACAGTTAGACAAGCGTTGGTACAAATGTCAGAGGATATTGACCCTAAAGATACGAACTTATTAAACTTAAGAGACGAAATTCTTGGTTTAGTAAACAAATATTCATATCTTTTTACTATGGAATAACAAGAAAAAAGATTTTTTAAAAAAAGATTAACCCGGATTTTATAATTCGGGTTTTTTTATTTATATTATTAAGACAATGATATTATTAACTTAAATTATTTATTATGTCAACAACATTTGATGCAGTACTCAAGCAGTACGAAAAAAGCAAACAAGCCACAAGTGGCAACACAAACAAAGTCTCACAAGAAGACAGAATGAAAAAGTACTTCACAACAGTCCTTCCAAAAGGTTCTCGTGGTGAAGAAAGAAGAATTAGAATTCTTCCAACTAAAGACGGAGGTTCACCCTTTGTTGAGGTTTATTTCCATGAAGTTCAAGTTGATGGAAAATGGTTAAAACTTTATGACCCAAAACAAGAAAGTAAACGTTCTCCACTAAATGAGGTTTACCAAAGTTTAATGGAAACAGGTGTAGAATCAGACAGAGAATTGGCAAGACAATACCGTTCTCGTAAATTTTACATTGTTAAGGTGATTGATAGAGATCATGAAGAAGATGGTGTTAAATTTTGGAGATTTAAACACAATGCAAAGGGGGATGGTGTATTAGACAAAATTTTCCCAATCTTCAAAAACAAAGGAGATATTACTGAGACCACTAAAGGTCGTGATTTGATTCTTTCTTTGGGTTTAACTAAAGCAGGAACAGGAAAAGAATACACAACAATTAACTCTGTTATTCCTGAAGATCCGACTCCACTACATGAAGATGAAGCAAAGGCGAATGAATGGGTTAATGATGAGTTGGTTTGGTCTGATGTTTATTCTAAAAAAGGTGAAGATTATCTTGAAATTGTTGCAAATGGAGAAGTTCCAAAATGGAGCACTGATAGTAACAAATGGATTTCCTCTTCACAATTAGTTTCACAAGTAGAAGAAACTATTACTTCACCTAAAAAATCCACACCTGTGGCAGACCCACAAGAAGAAGATGATGTAGATGAAGATTTACCATTCTAATTGGTAAAAAACAAAGGGGGCCGTAGATAACGTCAATGGTCCCCATTTTTAAATTTTATATTATGGCAATCAAAAAAAACGATTTTAGTTCAATAAAGAAAAAGTTCTCAAAAGAAGCGGAATATAAGGCTGACCGTTTCTTTGATTTGGGTGATGCATTTTTAGATGCTACAGGAATACCCGGACCAGCAATGGGTCATTTAAATATGTTTCTGGGTCATAGTGATACAGGAAAAACAACTGCACTTGTAAAGGCGGCTGTAGACGCACAAAAGAAAGGTATTCTACCGGTTTTTATTATTACAGAACAAAAATGGAGTTGGGACCACGCTGAACTAATGGGTTTCAATAAAGAAGATGATTTCTATTTGTTCAATAGTGATTTTGAATATATCGAACAAATTACGGATTTTCTTAATGAAGTATTAGACGCACAAGAAAAAGGTGAAATTCCACATGATATTCTTTTCTTATGGGATTCCGTAGGTTCAGTTCCTTGTAAAATGACATACGATGGTAAGGGTGGTAAACAACACAACGCATCAGTATTGGCAGATAAAATCGGTATGGGTTTAAATCAGAGAATTTCAGGTTCTAGAAGGGTTGATAAACAATATACCAACTCGTTAATTATAGTTAACCAACCTTGGGTAGAGTTACCTGATAATCCATTTGGACAACCAAAAATCAAAGCAAAAGGTGGTGAAGCCATTTGGTTAAACTCAACTTTGGTTTTCTTATTTGGTAACCAAAAGGGTGCAGGAACTACTAAAATCTCAATCACTAAAGATAAGAGAAAAGTTAAAATTGCAACAAGAACAAAAATATCTATTATGAAAAACCACGTAAATGGTTTAGGTTATGAAGATGGTAGAATTTTAGTTACTGCACATGATTTTATGAAGGGTAGAGACGATGTTGAAGAAAAGAAAAGCATTGAACTTTACAAATCAGAACATGGAGACTATATTAGTAAAATGTTAGGCGTTAACGTTACAGACGCAATGGATATTGAAGTTGTAACTGAGGATGAATAGTATAATGATAATAAATTTTAATGTCTGTTTTATTAGTAGATGGAGATAATTTACTCACGATTGGTTTCTTTGGTCTCAAAAATCATTTCTATAAGGGGAAACATATTGGAGGAATATATCATTTTATCAATACTCTTAGAAGAACGTTTGAGATATACCATCTAGACAAAATAGTAGTTTTTTGGGACGGAGAAAACGGTTCTTCACAAAGGAAACAAATATATCACCTATATAAAGAAAATAGGAGAAATAGAGTTAGAACCGAAGAGGAACTTGACAACTACAATTACCAAAGAGGTAGAATTAAACAATATCTTGAAGAACTTTATGTGAGACAAGGTGAGTTTGAATTCTGTGAAACTGATGATTGTATTGCATATTATGTTCAAAATTCCCAAACAGAAAACAAAATCATATATTCATCTGACGGAGATTTAACACAACTTGTATCTGAGAAAACTCAGATTTACAATCCTTCTCACGGTAAACTTTATAAGGTAAATGATAGTATCTTTTATAATCACGAAACTATCCATATTGATAATGTCAAATTAGTTAAAATGTTATGTGGTGACCCATCCGATAATATATCGGGAATTAAAAGTATGGGTTTAAAAAGACTACTTACCTTATTCCCTGAAATTAAAGATAGACCAGTTAGACTTGAAGAAGTGATAGAGAGAACAAATCTATTACTTGAAGGGGATAAAAATAACTGGTTATACAAGAACATCCTTACAGGTGTTACAAAACATGGTGTATTTGGTGAGGAATTCTTCCACATAAACAAGAAGATTGTAAGTTTAGATGAACCATTTCTTACAGATGAGGCAAAAGAGACAATTAATTCGTTAATAAACGATACTCTTGACCCCGAAGGTAGATCATACAAAAACACTATGAAAATGATGATGGAGGACGGAATCTTCAATCTACTACCTAAATCAGACGACGCATGGACTAAATTTTTAAATCCATTTTTAAGATTAACAATAAAAGAAAAAAATAAAAAAACAATTAAAATTAAAAGTTATGAGTAATCAACAAGAAATCACAAAATTTGAATTTTTGTTAACGCTGGATGGCAATATTGTTTGTCAGAGATTTTTTAATGTAAAAGGTCACAATCCACAAGCAAGAAGATCAATGGATTTACACTATTATGTAAAAAATATTTCTGAAGAAATTAGTGAGGATTTGAAAAATAAAACTTCTGATTATCTATGTGAAAATCAAAATTATTTTCTGAATTTGGAGAATGTGGAAGATGGTGAAGAGGATATAAAAGAGGAGTTTTTGATTGAAATTAAGCTTAATGAAGATGTATTTATTTCAAGAATATTCCCCGCATATTACTTCCACCCAAAGGTTAGATATACGGTAGATATACGACCAAATCTTAAGAGAATTTTGTCAGATTTAACTGACATCTTGTCTTCAAAAGAATTGGAAACCACATACTTGAATTATCAACTATAAAATTATATAAATTTATGTCATCAGAAGAAAAAAATTTTGGTTATCTAGGTCACACATTTCAACAGCAACTTATTAAATCTATTATTGAAGATAAAAAATTTGGGGATACAATTGTAGATGTTTTAGAAAGTAAGTATTTTGATAATAACTCCTTTAAATTCATTATGGAGAATATCAAAGAACTTCATAAATCATATAGTAAAATTCCAAATTACGATACATTAGCACAAAAAATTATTTCTGAAGGTGGTAATAAAGACATTAATAGACCTCATATAGACACACTCGAGGCAATTAAAAATTTAGAAAAAAACAATGAATTTGTTAAAGACAAAGCGTTGAATTTTTGTAAACAACAAAACCTTAAAAAAGAGATTAAGAGTATCTCATCAATTATCGAAAGTGGGGAATTTGAATCTTATAATAAGATTGAACAAATAATCCAAAAGGCATTACAAGTGGGTATTATGAATGACATGATTACGGATGTTTTTCATAATATGGATGACGCACTCGAAAAGGATTACAGATTACCAATTAGGACCGGTATTGTTGGTTTAGATAATGTTTTAAAAGGTGGTCTTGGTAGAGGAGAATTGGGTGTCGTATTAGCCCCAACCGGAACGGGTAAAACAACTTTACTTACAAAATTTGCAAATACCGCTTATAATGATGGTTTTAACGTTCTTCAAATATTTTTCGAAGACAATGAAGGACAAATTAAAAGAAAACATTACACTATTTGGTCAGGAGTTGCACCAGACGAACAACCCGAATTTAAGGAAGAAGTTTTGGCTTTAGTGAGAGAACAACAAGAGAGATCAAACGGTTCTTTAAAATTGTCCAAACTTCCAAGTGATAGTATCACCATTTCTGAAATTAAATCTAAGATTAGAAAAATGATTTCAGAAGGTTTTAAACCTGATTTGGTTGTTATTGATTATGTTGATTGTATTTCACCTGAAAGAAGTGTTAATGGGGAAGAATGGAAAGGAGAGGGATCAATTATGAGAAGTTTGGAGGCGATGACATCTGAATTTGATATTGCTCTTTGGACTGCAACACAAGGTAATCGTGAATCTATTTCCTCCGAAGTTGTAACGGGTGACCAAATGGGAGGATCAATTAAAAAAGCACAAATTGCACACATTATACTTTCAATTGGCAAAACACTTGAACAAAAGGAAAACAATTTAGCTACATTAACATTATTAAAATCACGTGTTGGTAAGGATGGTATTATTTGGCAAAACTGTAAATTTGATAATCAATTTTTAGTTATCGATACAGAATCTCAAAATACACTTCTTGGTCATGAACATCAACAAGAAGAAAAGAGAGCAAATAGAGCGGCGGAAGTATTTAAAAAATCACAAGAAAGAAAAACAAAAGTATAAAATTAATAATGATATGAGTAAATTATTTACAGATAGAATACCATTTAAACCATTTGAATATCCTGAATATTATAATGAGGGTTGGTTAAAACAAATGCAGGCATTTTGGTTACATACCGAAATTCCAATGCAGGGAGATGTTAAGGATTGGAATGAAAATTTATCACCTTCGGAAAAACACTTAGTTGGTAATATTCTTTTAGGGTTTGCACAAACAGAATGTGCAGTTTCAGATTATTGGACAGGAATGGTTACCAAATGGTTTCCAAAACATGAGATTCGTCAAATGGCTATGGCATTTGGTTCACAAGAAACAATTCACTCTATTGCTTATTCATACTTAAATGAAACATTGGGATTGGAAGATTTCGAAGGGTTTTTACATGATGAAACAATGAAAGAACGTTTTGAATTATTAACAAACACCACAGCAGATTGGATACCACAAGATTTAAAAAAGAATCACAAAGCCAGGGTTGAAGTTGGAAAAAGTTTGGCAATATTTTCAGCGTTTGCTGAAGGTGTTGCATTATACTCGTCATTCGCTGTATTATATTCTTTCCAAATGAGAAATCTATTGAAAGGAATCGGACAACAAATGAAGTGGAGTGTAAGAGATGAATCTTTACATTCTAAAATGGGTTGTCAATTGTTTAGACATATGTGTATGGAATATCCCGAATTATTGGAAGAGGCAAGAGAAGACATATACAACGCCGCTAAATTAATTCAAGAACTTGAATACAAATTTATCGATAAAATTTTTGAGATGGGTGATTTGGAAAATCTCAAAGCATCAGACCTTAAAGAATTTATAACCAAAAGAATTAATGAAAAATTAGTTGAACTTGGTTATGAAGGAGCATTTAAATTCAACGAAAAGAAAGCGTCTGAATTGGATTGGTTTTATCATCTCACGGGTGGTGTTACACACACTGACTTCTTCGCAATCAGACCAACTGATTATAGTAAAGCGGGAGAAGGTGAAAATTGGGATGATATTTTTTAATTAGTAAAAATTTTAACGAAATATGAAGAATTACGGAGAAGAACTCGGTTGGGAGCTCGATGTCGATTTCCCAAGTTGGGGAAACACAGAAATTTATGTAAAGACAATATCTAAAGGTTATTTGTTAGTTGGTGAAAAACCAAAAGATGCCTATTGGAGAGTTGCAACTACTATTGCAAAAAGATTAGGAAAACCACATTTAGCTACAAAATTCTTCGATTATATTTGGAAGGGTTGGTTATGTTTGGCAACTCCTGTTTTATCAAATACAGGAACAGATAGAGGTTTACCAATCTCTTGTTTTGGTATTGATGTGGGTGATAGTATTTTTGAAATTGGTAACAAAAATTTAGAATTAATGTTACTTGCAAAACATGGTGGTGGTGTTGGTATTGGTATCAATATGATTAGACCCGCCGGTGCGAAAATCACTAATAATGGTACATCTGATGGTGTTGTTCCATTTATTAAAATTTACGATTCTACAATTCTTGCAACAAATCAAGGTTCGGTTCGTAGAGGAGCTGCGTCTGTTAACATCAAAATTGACCATAAAGATTTTGAAGACTTTTTAGAAATCAGAGAACCAAAAGGTGACGTTAATCGTCAATCACTAAACTTACATCAATGTGTGGTTGTTAGTGATAAGTTTATGAAGAAGTTAGAAGAAGGTGACCAAGAGGCTCGTAGAAAATGGGGTAAATTACTTCAGAAAAGAAAAGCAACAGGAGAACCTTATATCATGTATAAAGGTAATGTAAACAAACAAAATCCTGACATGTATAAGAAGAATGGATTGAAAGTTCATATGACTAATATATGTTCTGAAATTGTTTTACATACCGATGAACAACATTCATTTGTTTGTTGTTTGAGTTCTTTGAACTTAGCAAAGTATGACGAATGGAAAGACACCGATTTAGTTTATACATCAACAATATTTTTAGATGGTGTATTGGAAGAATTTATTCAAAGAGCTAAAAACTTAAGAGGTTTTGATAATGCAGTACGTTCAGCGGAAAAAGGTAGAGCGTTAGGTTTAGGTGTATTAGGATGGCACACTTATTTACAACAAAAAGGTGTTCCATTTGAAGGATTAACTGCACAATTTGAAACTCGTAAAATTTTCTCTCAACTAAAGATTGAATCTGAAAGAGCAAGTAGATGGTTGGCTTCTGAATATGGTGAACCATTATGGTGTAAAGAAAGTGGTATGAGAAACACTCATTTAAGAGCGGTAGCACCTACGGTATCAAACTCTAAGTTGAGTGGTAATGTAAGTAGTGGTATTGAACCATGGGCGGCAAATGTATTTACAGAACAAACATCAAAAGGAACCTTTATTAGAAAGAATCCTGAATTGGAAAGAGTACTTCGTAAAATTGGTAAAAACACAAAAGAAGTGTGGGACCAAATTTTAGCGGATGGTGGTTCAGTACAAGGATTGGATTTTTTAGATGAGTGGTGTTTTATTGATGGTAAAATTGTTTTATGTAATGAAGTTAAAGAAGAAGACGGTTTCAAAATGTCATCAGTAAAAGAAGTCTTTAAAACTTTTAAAGAAATCAATCAATTAGATTTAGTTAGACAAGCGGGTGTTAGACAACAATACATCGACCAAGCAGTTTCTTTGAATTTAGCGTTTCCTGCAACTGCAGACCCTAAATGGATTAACCAAATTCATTTAGAGGCGTGGAAACAAGGTGTTAAAACTTTGTATTATATGAGAACAGAATCTGTTTTAAGGGGTGATATAGCAGCACAAGCAATGAATCCTGATTGTGTAAGTTGTGAGGCTTAAAGATAATGGGAGACTCCCTCAAAGTACTACTGTCGTCAAGGCGTACCTTGAGCTTCCAGGTTTTGAGAATACAGGGGGTGAATATCAAGACACAACATTAAACCCATCTTCGGATGGGTTTTTTATTTATTACCATTTTAGTATTGTTTATATTTATTATTATGGCAACAACCTATGGTATAGATTATCCATTTAGAGATAGTAGTAAAGGTGATTATGTTAAAATGACGGAAACACCCGAAAGAGAAGTTAGAGCAAATTTGATTCATCTTATTCTTACAAGAAAGGGTACGAGATATTATTTACCTGATTTTGGAACAAGAATATATGAATACATCTTTGATCAAAATGATGTCATAACATTTAATTTAATAGAAGAAGAAATCAGAGACGGAGTTAGAAAATTCATTCCAAATTTAGATATTAACTCTATTAAAATAATGTCGGCGGAAGACGACCCAGACCAATCTAAAAACTACACACAACAAGAAGATGAAAGATTGTTTAGGGTTTCTGACCAATCTACTAAACCATATACCGCCAAAGTAAAAATAGACTATACGGTTAATAACGGAGCATTTTCATCTTCGGATTTTATAATTATCAATATATAATATGTCAAAGAAAATATCATACGCAACAAGAGATTTTGCGGGACTAAGAGAAGAATTGGTTAACATGACCAAAGATTATTATCCTGATTTGGTTAAAAATACCAATGATGCCTCAATATTTTCAGTATTATTAGATTTAAATGCTGCGGTTGCGGATAATTTACATTTCCACATTGATAGAGTTTGGCAAGAAACGATATTAGATTTTGCACAACAAAGACAATCTCTTTTTCATATTGCAAAAACATATGGATTAAAAATACCAGGTAATAGACCATCAGTTGCTTTATGTGATTTTTCAATTAATGTACCTGTAAGTGGAGATAAAGAAAAAACTGAATATTTGGGTTTATTAAGATCAGGAGCACAAATATCTGGAGGAGGTCAAATTTTTGAAACAGTTGAAGATATAGATTTCTCAAATCCATTTAATAGTAAAGGTGAACCAAACAGATTAAAAATTCCAAATTTTGATGGTAATAACAAATTAATATCATACACCATTACAAAAAGAGAGGCGGTTGTAAATGGTGTAACTAGAGTTTTTAGAAAAGTTATAAATGATTTAGATCAAAAACCATTCTTAAAGGTTTATTTACCCGAACAAAATATTTTAGGTATAACATCAGTTATTCATAAAGATGGTACGACATTCGGTGCTAATCCAACCTCTGCAGAGTTTTCATCTCCAACAAATAAATGGTATGAAGTAAAAACATTAATGCAGGATAAAGTGTTTATACCCGACCCAACTAAAGTATCTGATAAAGATAATTTTAAACCTGGTACGTATCTGGCAGTAAATAATAAATTTATTACAGAATTTACACCAGAAGGTTATTTCCATTTAACATTTGGTTCAGGAACAGTTAATCCACTTGACAATTTAGACAATTATATGACAGGTGATTTAAAAGTAAATCTTGCAACATATCTAAACAATTTATCATTAGGTGCAATTCCAAAGGCGAACACTACGATTTTTATAAAATATAGAATTGGTGGAGGTAAAGATAGTAACTTAGGTGTTAATGTGATTACAAGTGTTGATAATGTTGATTTTGTTGTTAATGGACCAGTTTCTTCAGTAAACACTCAAGTTATACAATCTTTAAGAGTAACAAACGTTACACCTGCAATCGGTGGTGCGGATCAACCAACAATAGAGGAAATTAGAAACATGGTTGCTTATAATTTCGCAGCACAAAATAGAGCGGTTACATTAAATGATTATAAATCAATAATTGAAAATATGCCATCTACGTTTGGTGCACCGGCTAAAGTAAATGTGATGGAAGAAGATAATAAGGTTAAAATCAAATTAACCTCATATGATGAAAAAGGTAATTTAACGAACATAGTTTCTAATACATTAAAAAACAATATAATAGAGTATCTTTCTGAGTATAGAATGATAAATGACTATTTGGAAATTGAAAGTGGTGAGGTTATCGACATGGGTGTACAGGTAGATATTTTGGGAGATAAGAATGAAAGTGAAACAGAAATAGTTAGAGCAACAATTGAAAAAATTGTTGATTATTTCAAAATAGAAAAAAGAAAAATGGGAGACCCATTATTTGTGGGTGACTTATTTAAAGAAATTGGTACAGTTGCGGGTGTTGTAAGTGTTGTGGATATCAGAGTTTACGGTAAAGTAGGTGGTGAATATTCAACAAATGAAGCTTCAGTTGGTTATGTTGACGAAGCAACAAAGGAGATTGTACAAAGTGATATGACAATTTTCATGAAATCCAATCAAATTTTCCAAATTAGATTCCCTAATAAAGATATTAAAATAAGAGTAAAACCTTTGGTTTCGACTACATTCTAATTTAAAATTTTCTTATATTAAAATGGAAAATCTCATTGTTTCTATTTATTATAAGAATGGTACAAAAACATAGAATATCTACAAATATTGGCAAAGATCAAATAGTCAAAGTCGAATTAAAACAAGACTATGATTTACTTGAAATCTTGTCTTTAAGATTCACACAACAAGAAATATACACATCACTTTGTTCTGATTATGGTGTTGTTTGTGGTAGAATCTCAGTAAATAATGGACTTGGTGTTCCGAATGCTAAAGTATCTATTTTCATACCACTAAGTGAAGAGGATGAAAATGACCCTGTAATTTCAAAACTATATCCTTACAAATCTAGTGTTTCTGACGTTAATGACGATGGTTACAGATACAACCTATTACCATCAAGAAAACAACATGGTGGTCACGAACCAACAGGTACATTTCCTGACCAATCTGAAGTATTAAACAGAGAAGAGATATTAGAGGTATATGAAAAATATTACAAGTATACAGTTAAAACAAACAGTTCAGGTGACTTTATGATATGGGGTGTTCCCGTAGGTTCACAAACACTACATGTGGATGTTGACTTATCTGATATCGGTTGTTTTTCATTAAGACCATACGACTTTAAAAAACAAGGTTTGGGTGATGACCAATTTAAAAACTCATATACATTTAAAGCATCATCAGATTTTTCAACCCTACCTCAAATTGTAACTTATGATAAAACAATTGATGTGTATCCTTTTTGGGGTAATGAAGAACTTTGTGAAATTGGTTTAACAAGGACAGATTTTGATTTATCAGATAGTGGTGTAAAAATAGAACCTAAAGCCTTTTTAATTGGTGGAACATACACCGATACCAAAAAAAATGCAATTAATAAAAGTTGTCAACCCAGAAGAAAAATGGGTAGAAAATGTGATTTAATTACTAAAACCGGTAAAATAGAAGCAATTAGATTTACAAACAAAAAAGATTCTAATGGAAGGCCAATTTTAGAAAAATATGAAATAGATGCCGACATTACAGATGATGGTTCATTTGTTAGAGAACTACCAATGAATGCAGAATATGTTTATACAAATGAATTTGGTGAAAATGAAATTACAAATGACCCGAATAAAGGTGTACCAACAGCAGCATGTTATCGTTTTAAATTTTCATTAGACGATTCTGGTAACGAAAAAAATAGAAAGGTTGCATCATATCTTGTACCAAATATTAGAGAATATGTTGGACAAGAAGAACAATCATATGCATTTTCAACATCGTGGAAAGAATATCCAACCGCCGCAGTTTCAGATGATTCTGACAAAGGAATTTTATATAATACATTGGGACAATATTATCCAAGAGATTATTTCTATAGAGTAACATATAACAAAGTTTACACTGTGTCGTCTTTTCAAAGTATGTACTATGATAGTGAATCATTTAGAAATGATAGATATATCGGTTTAAAAGAGTTAGTCCCAACAGAGGAAGAAGATTGTTCAGAAAATTTAACTCCACCTGTAAATTATGGAACGAAAAATTTTACATTCCAATTATTGGCTGCAGATGTTTTACTGTTGTTTGAACATATTGCAAATCTAATATCAATTTTAATTATTAATACAATAACAAGATTTATGTTTGCATTAGGTAGAAGAACAGATGTGTGGCCGGTTAGAAAAGTTGGTAGAGAGATAAAAAGAATTGCTTATAACATACAAGAAGATAATCAAAGAGAATTATATCTCATAAGTTATCCTGAATGTGAAAGTTGTAACACTGATGAGAATGGTAATGAATTAGAATTTGGTGAGGTCCCTGCATCAGGAGAAGCAAATATATCTTATTGTTCTGTTGGTAGTATTTCATTATTATTTCCAATAATTGGAGCGAATTCAAACCCAAGTACACCGACTTATTTATCAACATCAACATGTACACCCCCACCTGTTTTAATAGATGGTGCCACAATTGAAGAACAAAATGAGTTCTTTGTGGCAAATCAGTTTGATTATTTTTTACAAAGTACTGACACATTAGAATATGTTAATTTAGTACCAGGATCTATATTTTTTCAAGTAAGTACTGGTGATACGACACAATTAGAACTAGTTGATTATACCGGTCAATATTATGGACAATATAATTTTGATATACAATATTATGTTGCATCATCAGGAACAACAGTTGAAATAGAAGGTGGTTGTGAATTATTTGACACACCTTATGATGAATCACTAATTACATATTACAATGTTAAATCCGGTTCAACTATAATTAAAGTTGCACCTGCAAGTTACACACTTGGTATGGATGTTATTTCAACAAATATATCAAACGCAGACGGTTCAGCATCAAACTTTAATCCAACTAGAGATGACGAAGGTAGTGATATAACCGAAACGTTGTATTTTTATGGTGATAAAACCAATGGAAACGATATATACCAATTAGCGGAATCATTTGAGGGGGACATACATATTAGAAAAACAGCAAGTGGTCAATCTGAATTTAAAAACGGTGTATTTGTAATTGTTCCTGGTTCTCAAACAAATCAACAACTTTTTAAAATATTAAAGGAATATAGAAGAAGAAAAAGAGTATCTAAATTATTCTGTGGTGGTATTGTTAATTATTCTTATATAGACAACTGGTTGTCGGGTTCGTTATATTTTTTCTTATTCAAAGAAAAGAAAGGAAAATATTGTGAAGATGTAATTAGATATTCAAATAGTCAAGGTGTGTTTTACTATAGATCATCTCGATTTAATGGTTCCACTTGGGGTTTAACATCATGGCAAGGTAGTTCTAAACCAACAAGATACTTAGGTAGACCAACCACAATGGTTGATTTAGGACCAAGAGATGAGTTTATAAAAGAAATTTGTGTAGACCCATCATTAGACCCTAACTGTTCAGTAAGTAGAGCAATAGGACCAACATCATTCCAAAGTTTTGGTGAGTTATTAGGTCTTGCAATAAATTACAGACTTGATGTTAGTAATAACGATTTTAGTATTAATGGATTTTTTGATAATGGTGGATTCAATTTACCAAACCAAAAGATTTTTGATGGTGATATTATGCAATTAATTTCAATAAACAATGAAGTGGGTATTGAAGAATTTGATTTGCAAAATGCAAAATATTTGGGTTATTCGTATCAGTTCTTAGATCCAGATGATCCAGCTACAAAAAATGTATTTAGTAATGGAACAACATATGGACCATTACCAGTTACTCTTTATTTAGATGAAGATGGAGAAAGGGTTAGAGCTTGTTTAAACGAGCCCGGAAGATTAACAGAATCATCTCAAAAGGTACCATTCTTTTTGTGGGATAAAAAAGGTACAGGATTTGGACCCTATAATGATATAACCGTGGATAACCAATCGTGGGATTACAGTAATCCACAAATACAACCACTTCAGGGAATGACATATGGTTATGCATATACATCCGCACCGAATGATACTTCAGATCAATATCTATTATTACCTATGACTTATACGTTTAGTGGTTTAACAATAGATACGGGTAATGCAACAAACGATTTAATTTTTGATTCTATTTTACCGTATGGAACATCACATACAATACATGATACGGAATACCCTGGTTTTACTGTGTTAGTTAGTTCTAATAGTGACACAATAACACCAACATCGGGAACATTACATACAAGAGTTGGACCTGTATCGGGAAATACAACGTATCAAGGAATAACAATAACGAATGGATGGCATTCACAAGCTTGGAACAATACCGATGACTTCATAATAAGACCAACAATTGATTATTATACGAGTAGATATCAAATTTTGTCAACACCATTTATGTTTTACTTTGGATTAAAAGCTGGTAAAACTGGTATGGATAAATTTATTGAAATGTTTGGAGATAAAGGAGCATTTACAACAGCAGAATAATGGAAAAAAAGAAAATCATATTACCAACAAAAAGATTTGCTAATGCGGATGCGGAAGATATTGATATTCGTTTAAATTTAGACGAACAGAAAAATCTTTTACGTGAAGGTGAGAGAAACATTATTTTAGATATAAATGAACTCTTTTACAAAGAAAGAAACGAAAGTAAAAATTATAAAATACATGGTAAAATAAGAATGATTTTTAAAAACACATATTCAGGTGTTTCATCATATGACCCACTAAACAAATATCTTTATTTAGTGGGTGATGGTTCCGACGGAGACCCAACAGGATTTTTACCTTATAATGAATTTGCACTTTTAAGAAACGATGTTGTTAGAGAAATAATTAACCCTTTATCTATTACAGGTTCATCATTATCATCATATTCACCATCAATAATTACGACTGGTTATACAGGACATACAAGTATCACACCAATCGAAGCTCCTTATCATAATTGGAACATTTATTTAAGTTATGTTTATGGACACGATAGTAATCATCCAATAAAATATACATTATCAGGTACAACAAGTGGATGTGGAGACGGAAAAACGTATTGTTTTAATTCTGGTGAAGGTATACCATTTAGGGTATTAACAGGTGCAACATATACAACATTAACTTCACCAGTAGAACATGGAATGTCTAAAGGTGAATATATTGTTATAAACGATAAAGCAATTTTCATAACCGAACTTGGTGACGAAATTTATGATTCTGAAAAATATGTAATTAACATTTTAAATAATGATGTACCCACAGGTTTGACGTTATCAAACAATACAGTTGTATTAGGTAAAAGATGTTTAGATAAAAATAATATATCAGGAACAACATCACAATATTATGTTCATAAACATAAAATCTTAACAACAAGTAAAGATTATATTATGGACAAAGTTGGATTTGAAACTCCAATTTGGGAAGAAGAAAAAAAAGTTCTTTTTGAAAATAATGTGGGTGATAATGATGTAGTGGTAGAAAGAAATAGAATGGAATCTGTTGTATATGACTTTGTTAATCCATATACCTTAACAGGTATTACAAATAATCATGATTACACACCAACAGATTTATATGTTACAATATTATTAAGAAATGGTAATGGATATTTTACATACCCACCTAAAGTTGGTTGGAAATTTAATTTTCATGATAGTTGGGCTGATAGTCACTTTAGTGGAACAACATCACAACAATTAGGAATTCCAACATCAACATTAACCAGTAATAGTGGTCCTGAAACTTTTACTGTTGGAGAACCCCTGTCAATAGGAACAACAGGTTTGACAGGTGCCTTTGTTGAATATAACGAAAGTGAATTAAAGGAGAGAATAATAAGTGAAGCATTTCACAAATTCAGTTGCCCAATGTCAGTGTTCAATTTTGGACAAAACAGTGGTGCAGTTTATTCTGGTTCATCAAATAACAATTTGGTGGGTTGGTATTATCAACCATTCTATAGAGTTAAAGTAAGACAACTATCTCCTTATGTAGAAACATCTGACACAGATGAAATTCTTGATTTACCTGAGAATGTAAAATATTTTGAAAAAGAGGGACTTTGGAAATGGAGAGACTTATATGACCAAGGATTTGTTGACCAAGATGGGTACGGAACAAATTATCCATTTATAAACAACATTCATTATATAAAAAATGATATAAATTTCTATTTAAGAAGTGATAAGGATTATGTAAATAAAACTAACGGAATTAAAAAGTTTGACAAAAATAATATTTGTTAATGAAAATATTAAGAAAAGATATTGACCAAAAAATAATTTTAAATGTTGAGGATGTTTTCAAAACTGACCTTGGATGGCAGGATAATGCTGAGGAAATGGAAAAGGAAACATTAAAAACTATAATTAATCCCACTCAAAATTATGAAACAATAAGATATATTCACAAACCCTACACATCTAATCTAGGTTTATTACAATCAGATATATGGTTTAAATTTCATTTCATCAGCGGTTCAACATATGTTCAAGACTATGAACCAACTGGTTTAAGTGCTAACGAAAACGCACAAATGTTAAGACAAACTACTGAAAGTTTTTTTAGACTTGAGTTTTACAAAACACCAAACAACGATGAACCCAGTAGATCTAATAGAAAACTAGTTTTTACTAAAAACTTAGCATTACCATTAGGTGAAAAATATTTTTATACAACATTAAATGATTACATTTTTAAACCTGTTTTTATGGGTTCAAATTACAGAAATAAAGAAAACATGTATTTGTTTTGGTTTGCAGATGATTCCGTTTTTAGTGAAGAGTTACTAAAAGGAAATACTTTTTATATGACCGCAAAATTTTTTAATGCGGAAGATGGGTCTATTGTGGATTTTACAAATAAAAACATGATAACACTATCAGGAACAGACCCATCTCAAAGAATCGGCACATCTATGAATCCTATTTTGTTTTTTCAAAAAGGTATAACAGGTGGAAATGAAGTGAATGAGAGTGATGATATGTATTACTGTGTTCAAATCAATAAAGAAGATACAGAATACGGTTATGTTTATCAGATTGGTTGTAGTGATTGCAATTTTAATGACGGAACGGCAACAAAGTAATTTATAAATGAATAAGAATAGATACGAAATATTAAAACAAACAGGTACAACTTACAGTCTACCAATATTTTTAGAATCTTTGGTTGATGAAATGGGTGTTATGGTGGGGTTTGATGGTGACATTGAACAAGTGGAACAACTATGTAATTTTTCGTATACACAAACAGGAAGTACAATACAAGTATATAATACTGTTAATCCCGATAAACTAAGAAAAATAGTTGAACAAACATTTACAATTAATTGGGGGGATGGAAACATATCAGGTTTAACTGTTAATAGTGGAGTAGTTGGAACAAACTTTCCAACAATATCTCATACATACTCAACATCAAGTGGGTATACAATATCAATTACTTTAGATGCTCCTTGGGCCACACAAAAATTAAGTAAACAAGTAACAATACCAAAAGATATTTCGGTAGCCGACCCATTGGGTATATTCGTATATACAGGTACAAGTTTACCATATTATAACATAACACCAACAGAATATTATTTAGAAAGTGGTAGAACACAAAATTATTTATCTGATGAGGAATTTAATCCCCCAACAGGAAACACAACGTTTAATTATTTGGGTATTGGTGGTAGTAGAATAGAAGAGAAAAGAAAATATGGATCAACATCTTATTCAGGTACAACATCGGGTACAGATGATGTTGGAAATTATACGGGATATAGTTTCACATATACGGGAAATACAACAGGAACGACCACAGTTTATTATAGAGATTATGAGGATGGAACAACTCTTATTACAGGAAACACCACAGGATTTACTAAAGAGGAAATCATAAATGAAATGATAACCAGAAATGAACATTTTTTGGGTTTTGTTGAAGACCCAACAATTTATTCTGACATTTTTGTGGAGAGAGGAAAACAAGGGGTTTTGGAAAAAACATTAAGATTAGGAGAAATCGATAACATGGGAGAATTATCTGTGTATGGAAATGGATATTTTAACGTTAGGAAACAATAAAAATTATATTTATTAATAAAAAGATATGGCAGTAGGTAGTTACGGAACAATAAGACCAGCAGATGTGTCTCCAGCAGATGTGGATATATTTCTTCATTATGCACCAAATAGGTTGTCAACCGCGGAGGTAACTTTAACGAAGTTATCATCTCAGGAAATTTTAACACCAATATATCATAATTCTGATACAGATACAAACGCCCAAACAGGTACAGAAATTTTGGGTGGTCTTTATAATTTAAAACTAAGTTCTACTGATTTTTCTGATTTAGGAGTGTATACACTTCACATCAGACCAAAACAAATAAGAACCTCAATCACGGATTGTGGTATTTTGGCTTCTTTACCCTCTGTAAGAGGTTTGGTAATTGATTTATCAAACGTTTCTGATGATGATAGAGGTAAATTTACACCACAAGGTTTAATAGGTTATAGAATTGAATATTTGAATAATGATGGAACAAAACTTACAAATTTTTATAGAATTGTTACGTCATCATTTTATTGTACTCCCGTTGTTTCAAACTTAACGAGTACAACACAAAAAGCAATAAGATATCAATATAGTAACAGTGCAACAAACTTAATGTTTTTGACTGTTACACCATCTTCTGCACCGGGTAGTAGACCAAATGTTGTACCTTTTATAGGTCAACCCGCTCAAAATATTATATTAACAAATACATTTTTTAATCCTACTACCATAGAAATTGAAATGGTTGAACATGATGCGTCTACATTGGCACACGCACTTTATGGTAACCAAACTAAAGCAGTTTCTTCTGGTATCTACACCATTTACGATAATAACAACAATAACAGTATCTACAAACAATACAACCTATACGAAGTTAAGGATGAGTTTAACGAAACCCTTTATGAAGTTAGGGAAGAAAAAACTGATATTGACGAGACACTAAATTTCGATGATATTACCCAATAATGGCAAGAAGAAAAGTTCCAAGTCAGGCGGCGAATGGGTCTGAAACGTTTAGTGATAGTTTAGTCGGTAGACAAATTACCGATGGTACTAGTCAATTGACTAATACTAACTTCGCTATTGACAGATCTATCCCTGAAAGAGATGTGAAAACATTTCGTTCTGGACAATTTTCTGATTTTCTAACCTTAGACGATTTAAAAGAAGAAAAATATAAGTCAAATGACCAAAATAACCCAAATGGTACTTCAAATGAAAATAAAGAGGTAAAATTTAGGTCATCAAAAAATGATGCGGGTAAATCATTATTTGGTTCATTAAAAAGTAGAATTGGTGCAACATTAGGAAATATAATTGAAAAGTTTCCGGCTGGTGTTTTAATTGATAAAAACAGTTCAGTAAGGTCATCAGATTATACTGTAGATAATGTTGTTTATGACATTAATTTAAACACCACACAATTCGAGGTTGACTTTGGTAGATTATACAATCCACTCGATGTAATATTTGTAACACCAAATAGTCAAGTCGACCCAAACACCACAAACACATTAAGAAATTTTTATTCTTCATATACAAAGTATGTTATAGAAATAAGTGGTATCACTTATGACATTATAAATTATACCGAACCTAGTACCGATTATAAAATCGTATTAAAGGTTAAGGGTAAACCATTTGGAACTAACACAAATTATAGTGAGAACATATTAATAAGACCAAATAATGGTTTGGTTGAAGACTTCTTTTCTAATTTAGATGAATTAGAACAATGTTTAATTGATAGAGATACAAATCCAAAATACACCGCAACATTTAGTGTACCAAAAGATAGTATAGATAGTTCAAACACAGTACTTAGTGATGTTGAAGTAACATGGCCACTTTCAAAAGATAATTGGAACGTTAAAATTGTTGGTATTGATTATGATTTATATATCGAACAATTATCAAATTTGGCTGACGAAATAGATGATTATAAATCTAATTTATTTGTTAGATTTATGTCTTCTCCACAGTTATTTGAGTTTGATACTGATGACAAGAAGGCTGAAGCGATTTTCCAATTATATGGACATAGTTTCGATAAAGTAAAAAAATATATTGAAAACATTGCTTACATGAGAAATGTAAGTTATGATGGTATTAATAACTTACCCGATATATTATTAAAAAATTTATCAAACACCTTAGGTTTATCTACTGTAAATTTATTTGATGAAAATAAATTAGAAGATTTATTATACACAAGACAAGACACACAATATATCGGTCTAACAATTGGTAAAAACGTTGTTGACGCAGAAAACGAATTTTATAGAAGATTATTAGTTAATCTATCTCACATATATAAATCAAAAGGTACACGTTCATCAATAGAATTTTTCTTAAAGTTCTTAGGTGCACCTGAACCAATGATTAAAATTAATGAATTTGTTTATCAAATAACCTCATTACCAAAATCATTTGATTTAGATAGTGATATCTATGATGTTATTGCAGGAACAAAAACATACAATGTTGCAGAATTTATTCCGAGTGGTTATACCTATTCAATATCTTCAACTAAGGCATCAACAACTTTCACATCCGAAACGTACCCAATTGTTGAAGGTACTAAAATACCAAAAACGGCGTTTGACGAATCATCTAACACGTTTTTCCAAAAAGGTGCGGGTTGGTATGATATAACATTAGATCACAGATCAATAGACATAATTGATGGTGATAAGTCTAATTTAACGGGAAGAACCAAAACAATTAAAACAAAAAATAAATCTTTTACTTATGGTGAAGATTATTTTGATATCTATAGAAGTTTACCCGGTTTAGACACTGGTTACGAAATTGTTAGTAAATTAGATAACAGACAAAGACAAATAGCTGACGAATATTCTTCATTTATATTCAATAGAAAAAATATTGAAGTGTATCTTTCTTCTGCAAATGCTATCAACTATGATATATGGAGAAAGTCAAGAGAGTTAGAGATATCATTTGGTAGTGCAACATTAGAACCACAAACAGGTGTTACATTTGCGGAATATGTTGATAAAATGTTGAGTACACAAATTAAAAACTCACACATTATCAAATACAAAAAGAATTACATAAAACTTGAAGACATTTATCAAGATTATGTAAGTTCAACTGATTTTGTACCATATACTATACCGGATTTAAACGAATTTATCAATAAGATGAGTCCATATTGGACTCAAGTATTAGATCAAGTTATACCATCAACAACGTTATGGACTGGTGGTAATTTAATTGAAAATAATATTTTCGGTAGACCAAAATACAAATATAGATACGGTTGTCAACCAAAGACTTTTACAGAAAGCCTTTATCCAAGTTTTGAAGAGGCAATCGAAGAAGATTTTGAAAAATTATTAGGTAGTCATCATGAAAATTATTTTAGAGGTTTAATTAATGCAACTGGCGTTACTTATTATCCATTAATAGAAATTGATGGTATTCAATATGGTGGGCCTGAATCAGGATTTGAAGTTATTGTGAGTGGCAACACATCAATACCAGGAGTAAGCGCAAAATTATTTAACTCATTTCCAATTGATAATTGTACAGGAACGACATCCTCATCAACACATTTACCATTAATATGTGATTATAAAGATTATTTGGAACCTGATGTTAATGCAATTAAAGATTTATGGGTTGATGCGTTAATTGGTTTAATCGATTCAATCAATTCGGAAGACACAATGAACACTCCGGGTTGTATTGATACATATGCACCATATACAGCAGCAACAAGTAGCAGTACATGTACCCAAGTTCCAAAACCAAAAATATCCTATTCATTTTTTACAGATGAAAATGGTATCGAACAAGTTACATTCACATCTATAAAGTACGGACCAAATGATTGTTCTGTTGAAGAATATCTTGATTACAGATTTGTTGCTTCAAACGGTGCAACAACACCTGCTGATTGTACATTAGAACTTGATTTTTCTTTTGATTGCCCGGATGACGACGAAGACCCAAATAGACTATTTGCAGGTGATGATATAAATTATCCTAATGGACCTGAATGTATTTTAAATGGTGATTTAAAAATAAAAATCACGGGAGATACTAACAATATAATTCAGAAAAATAGAGTTAAGAATTGGCCGTTATTTGTATATAGAAATTGTGAATATGGTGTAAATGAAACAACAGGTTATACGGTTCATGGTTCTACTATGGATATTCCTGGTGGATACGAATGTGTTTGGGTGGTGTCGAATGTTAAAGAAACAGATGAAATTGATTTCTTATTTACCGACGCAGCCAACTGCGACACCAAAGTAAAATTTGAAGGTATAAACATTCAATGGATTGGTTATAGTGGTTTAACACCATCACCGGTTGATGATGAAGTTCTTTACAAATTAGTACCTAAAATCCAATATAGAAATTCTTTCAATTATGGATTGGGTGGTAATTCGTATGTTTTAAAATATACAGGTGGTAGTCAAACAACATTAACAAGTTATACTAAAACATATGTAAAAGATATTGTTTCAGGTGATACAATTCTTTCGGCAACATTTAATGATTGTAGTGAATTATCAAATCAATCATTAGTAGATGGTTTAACAAATGATGATTTCACATTTGTTTTTGATTACACACCCAAAAAAGTAACCGCAAAAGATTGTTTGGGAACAATTAAAAAATATCACATAACAGGTACAACTAAGGATGGAGATGTTGAGGTGTTTGAAATTTTACAAACAACAAAAGTTAAAGTTTACACGAGAAAGTATGTTGACGAGTCTACAGATGAAGTAATAGATTTAAAAAGATTTTTCTTTACTGAAAGATTTCCTGAACATTTACAAATAAAACCAATACAAGAGGAACCATGTTGTGATTATTCAAATGATTATTATGAACATGGTGATTATTTAATCACTGAAAGTGGTAGACTTATTGAAGTTATTTCAGTTAATTTAGAGTATTGTGAATCTGATTTATATTTTAATTTAAATTTATCGGGAACAACACCAACAAATTTAATTGCATTTAATGGTAACTCAAATCACCAAATATTATTACAACATGTTTATGACGAGTTCAAAACATTAGATGAATATATTATTCAATATTATGATGGTGGATTGTGTCAAGATATCACACAAACATCAAGTGAAAGAGACACAACTGGTTATGTTGATTGTGAAATAACTCCTTATCGAGATTGTAATTCTGCATACCCAACACCAACACCAACTCCTACAATTACTCCAACAGTAACTCCTACGTTAACTGTTACACCAACATATACAATAACACCAACAACAACTATTACACCGACGTTTACAATAACGCCGACGTTTACACTAACACAAACTATAACACCAACGTTAACGATAACACCAACTATTACTCCGACGTATACTCAAACTATTACACCGACTTATACAATTACACCAACAGAAACAGTAACACCAACGTTAACGATAACACCAACAAATACTATTACACCTACAGCAATTCCTTGTGTGGATTGTCCTTCAGGATATACATGGACACCAATAGATGGAGGTTATTGTACGGCAATTGATATTGTTTCCGCGACCGCACCAACAACACCTTACACCGCAAGTGGAAGAACATACTTTGAATATAGTATGAGTGGAACAACTGTTTATCAATTAGGTTGGAATATAAACGGAACAGGGACAGAAGAGATACATCTAAACACCGCAGATTTATGGAAAAATACAACTGGTTATAATATATTCAACCCCGGTAATGGACCATTAAATAGAACAGGTTTGTGGGCAAATGATGGTGTAAATGACAACGTGGATAATCCATTACAAACTTGGTTAGGATTTAATGTTTGTATCACAGGTATAACAGGTGGTGATTACTATATCGGTATTGGTGCTGATAATGAATTTAGATTGGAGATTGATGGTAATGTTATTTTAGATACGTTTGCTAATTCAGGTCTTAATGAATTATCGAAATTTAGAACATGGCACGTTTACCCAATAACATTAACGGCAGGTGATCACATTATTGGTTTATATGGATATAATTTAACAGGTAATCAAACAAACCCTGCGTCATTTGGTTGTGAAATTTATGATAACACATTACCTCAATTAACTGGTGCAACATCAATAAATGATTTAAATGTAATATTCTCATCTTCAGATTTTATTGGTCAAACAATTCCTGTTATTAAAGATATAAATGGTAATTATCTTTCATCTGGTTATACTTGCCCAAGTGGATATGAATACGCACCATGTGATGGAAATTGTTGGAAATTAATTTATTGTCCTGAGACACCGACACCAACTCCAACACCTACGTTTACTATTACACCAACTATCACACCAACATTCACTGTTACACCAACAATTACACCAACTTACACACAAACTTTAACACCAACATATACAATAACACCTACGTTAACTCCTGATTGTGAGTTTATTGTTGATACAACTTATGTTGCGGCCACACCAACACCAACAGTAACACCTACATTTACCATTACTCCAACATTTACTATTACACCAACTTATACAATAACACCTACTATAACACAAACTTTAACACCAACATATACAATAACACCAACGTTAACTCCGGCTTGTGACTTTGTTGTTAATGCAACTTATGTTGCACCAACACCTACCCCAACAGTCACACCTACTCATACAATTACCCCAACTTTAACTCCGACGTTAACAATAACACCAACACAAACTGTTACACCTACATTTACAATAACACCAACATTTACACCAACTATAACACCAACTTATACTATCACACCAACATTGACACCAGATTGTCAATTTATAGTTAGTACAACTTATGTTGCACCTACACCTACCCCAACTCAAAGTATAACTCCCACTATTACTCCGACGTTAACAATAACGCCAACGTTTACTATTACACCAACAGAAACAGTAACTCCAACTTATACTATAACACCAACTTATACTATTACACCAACTATAACACCAACTTATACTATAACACCAACTTATACTATAACGCCAACATTCACAATTACGCCGACTATTACACCAACTTTTACACCGGCTTGTGATTTTAATGTTGACACAACCTATGTTGCACCAACTCCTACTCCAACTGTAACTCCAACATATACAATTACACCAACACAAACCGTTACACCAACGTTTACAGTAACCCCAACTTATACAATCACACCAACACAAACATGTGATCCATTTGTAACACAATACTTAAGAGTTAGATTATTAGGATGTTCAAACTTTGACATCCAATTATTCAATAATCCTGATTTAACAGATAATGCAAATGCAATTTGTGATTATATTGTTTCGGGTACTGCGTATGGTGACTTGGGTACCGTATTTAATGGAACAGAAACAATTGCATACAACGACCATACACACGGATTTAATATAGGTGCGGGTTTATTACCTGGTGAATGTGTTAGCGGATTTACTGTAAATTCAGTTACACCACAATGTGATTGTGTTAATGTTGTTATTTTACCCATAACACCAACACCAACTATTACCCCAACTTATACAATTACACCTACATTAACTGTTACACCAACTATAACCCCAACATTTACAGTTACACCAACTCTAACACCGGCTTGTGAATTTACGGTTACTACTACATATGTAGCACCAACACCTACACCGACAGTTACTCCAACTTATACTATTACACCTACGTTTACTATTACACCAACTATAACTCCGACTTATACAATTACTCCAACGTATACAATAACACCTACACAAACATTATCACCAACTATTACTCCGACGTTAACAATAACGCCAACATTTACTATTACACCAACTCAAACAATTACACCAACATTAACGGTTACACCAACTATTACACCAACTTATACAATTACACCTACATTGACACCAGCGTGTGATTTCAATGTTGATACAACCTATGTTGCACCAACCCCAACACCAACCGTAACTCCAACGTATACAATAACTCCGACTTATACAATTACACCGACTATTACACCAACCTATACAATTACACCAACATTTACTATTACACCTACACAAACTGTAAGTCAGACGATTACACCAACTTTAACAATCACACCGACATTAACAATTACTCCAACATATACTATTACGCCAACAGTAACAGTTTCACCAACTATTACCCCAACTTATACAATTACTCCAACATTAACTCCGGCTTGTGATTTCACGGTTAGTACGACATACGTAGCACCTACTCCTACTCCTACAATTACACCAACGTTTACAATAACACCAACATTTACTATTACACCAACAGTAACAGTATCACCAACTATTACACCGACATTAACAATTACTCCAACAATTGATTGTTCATTTGCGGCATCATTTAGTGAGTATGTACCTTCAGTTACAACAACACCAACTATTACACCAACAATGACAATAACACCAACACCACTACCTGTTTCAGGATTAACATGGACGACATATACTAATGTTACAGGTTTTTCACAATGTTTATATGTTGACCCAACAGTTTCAGCACAAAATAGAATTAATGCTGGATGGGCAATTTCAAACTTGAATCAAACAGTTAGATTTAATGTTTCGAATTCGTCAAATTGTCCTAATGGAACTTGTAATCAAACACAAATTGGTTGGGCGGAAGCAACTATAACAGTTGGACCACAAAATACGAATATGTCTTTAGACTTTAGTGGTCTTGCGGAGTTACAAGATACTAATTTTGAGAACATTAAATTTAAATTAAATGGAACAGAAATCGCCAGAGCAACATCACAAGATTTAAATCAGGGATGTGCAATGGGACCTGTGATAAAAACATTTACAGTACCGTCACCATACTTATTAGCGGCGAACTCTGTACATACATTGAGAATTGAGTTTACAACAAATGATGCGTTATATCATGTGAATTCTTACTATCAAGTTGAATTAGGTTTTAATACGGTATAATAATTAATATAAATGGCAAGATATTTTCACATATTAATAACAGGAGGAACATCACCAGGACCATATTCGGTTTACTATGATGATGTAAATCCATCTAATTATGCCACAAGAGTTAGTACAAATGATAATGCAACAGGAATTACTTATAACGACTTAACAACAAATCCGGGTGTTGATGTTTATGTACCTGATAGTACAGTAAATGTGATTCTTTACAATGAATCATGTTTTACTAATGAGACATTCTACGCACCAACCCCAACACCAACTTTAACACCAACGTTAACAGTTACACCAACATACACAATTACACCTACAACAACAATAACACCGACTTATACAATAACGCCGACGTTTACAATAACACCGACGTTCACACAAACTTTAACACCAACATATACAATAACACCAACGTTAACTCCGGCTTGTGACTTTGTTGTTAATGCAACTTATGTTGCACCAACACCTACACCGACAGTTACTCCTACATATACCATAACACCAACTTATACTATTACACCAACACAAACGTTATCACCAACTATTACACCTACACTTACAATCACTCCAACAGTAACAGTAACCCCAACGTTTACTATCACACCGACATTTACTATTACACCAACTTATACTATAACACCAACTATTACTCCAACTTATACAGTTACACCAACGTTAACTCCGGATTGTGATTTCACAGTGAGCACTGCTTATGTGGCACCTACACCTACTCCAACTATTACACCAACTTATACTATTACACCTACACAAACTGTAAGTCAGACTATTACACCAACTTATACTATTACACCAACTTATACTATTACACCTACTCAAACAGTAAGTCAAACTATAACACCAACTATCACACCTACATTTACACCAACTATTACACCAACTATAACTCCGACTTATACAATTACACCAACGTTTACATTAACACCAACTAGAACTGTTACACCAACAATTACACCAACATTTACTATTACACCAACACCAACACCGGCTTGTAACTTCACAGTAAGTACAACTTATGTTGCACCAACTCCTACCCCAACTATTACTCCAACTAAAACAATTACACCAACTATAACACCTACGTTTACAATAACACCGACGTTTACAATAACGCCAACATTTACCATTACACCAACTAGAACTATTACACCAACTATTACACCTACGTTTACTATTACACCAACAATAACGCCTACGTTTACACCAACTATAACACCTACTTATACAATTACACCAACAATAACGCCGACGTTTACAATAACACCGACGTTCACACCAACGGTGACACCAACTTATACTGAGATTAGTGCTAGTTATACACAAACAAATGTATCATGTAATGGTGGTTCAGACGGTTCATTAACAGTTAATAGTGCATCAGGTGGTTCAGGTGGAGCTTATACGGTATCGTTGGATGGTGTAAATTATTTTGCATTACCTAAGACATTTAGTAGTTTAATTGCAACAGGTTATACCCTTAATGTTAAAGCTAGTAATGGTGCAGTAAAAGGAATTTCTGTTACAATAACTCAACCAAGTGCACAATCAGCTTCAATTACGATTACAGCAAATGATACAGGTGGTTGTAATGGTACTCTTGATATGAGTTCAACTGGTGGTGTATGGCCAAAAACTTATAAATTATATCTCGACTCAACAGCACCATATACAACATGTGGAGGCACGTTGGTGACAACAATAACAGGAGTAACTGAATCAACAGCAACACAATCAGTAGGTACTCTATGTGCGGGTGGATATTGTGTTGAGGTAACAGATGCGAATGGTTGTGTTACAAATAGTGGTGTAACAGAAATAGTAAGTGTTGCAAATTATGTTACACTTTATGTAAATGCACAGGATTATGATAATTCATACAACTCAATTGAAATAACCTATCAAATAAATGGTGGTTCATATAATACTTTTTATAATGGACCATTAAATGGAAATTGTGATTATTATGGACAAATAACAGGTTTAAGTCAGTCCGACCAAGTTACATTCGGTACCAACATTGGGTATTCAATGACGGGTTCTAGTTCTAATTGTACCGCACCTAGTGGAAATGTTAATTATGTACATACCATAGGAATAAGTTCTGGTAATGATTATGTCTATTTAGGAATTGACACGGGTGCCATACCATAAAAATAAACTACAGATTTGTTTTGAATAATGATATATTTATATAAAAAGATAAAAATAAAAAACAATGGCATATAACGTAATTTTCACAGTTTCAGGGGCCGGATCAGATACCGGACCTTTTGACATCTCGGGAACAACTAGCGGAGGTATTACAACATTAATTGAATCTGGTGTTGCAAAAGCAACATTAGAAGCGGGTTATGAAGTAACAATTCCAAATAGTAACATAACAGGTGGGACGGTAGCAAGTATAGGAACATGTACCACCTCACAACCTTGGACTAAACCAACAATAGCCTTGAGTGTTTTTGCTAAAGATGTTAACGGTGGTTCAATAATGCTTATATACAATATAAATGGTGGTGGAAATTTCAACTTCTACAATACTAATGAAAATATATGTTCCGATTTAGGTGCAATTACAGGATTAACGGAGGGGGACACAGTAACCTTCTCAACAGCACAAAGTTATGTTATGAATGGCGCCGATAATACAACTACTTGTCCAAATTCATCTGGAAGTGCAACAACTTATACAACAACAATTGGTAGTACTTCACCTGATACTGTAGCAATCACAATTAATAGTGGTTTTGCTCCATAACAAATAAAGATTTTTTAATTATTAAAAGACCCCTTTATTTAAAGGGGTTTTTTATTTAAATTTTTATTATTGGTATTTATATAGGTATGGGTCTAGTAATTGAGATAAAAAATATAGTTTCACCAAATAATTTTAAATTATTCTATCAAAACGGTAGAACACCGGGTTCGGTATCTGAACAAGAAAATCCAACTTGGGGTGCCCAATATGGTAGTGTTTTTGCTGGTGGAACATCCTCAATCACAATTGATTTTGATGTAGAAGTAGACCCAAACCCATACGGAAAACAATATTGGTTTAAAATATTGGACACGGTAACCAATAGTTATATTATTGAAAACATTTATATACATGAATTAGATTTCTATACCAAATGTTTTACCCCAACTCCAACAGTTACTCCAACTTACACACCTATTTGTAATTTTAGTGGTGGTTCTGCTATTTCAAATCTTACACCAACACCAACGATTACACCAACTCATACACCTATTTGTAATTTTAGTGGTGGTTCTGCGGTACAAACTAACACGACTCCAACACCAACCCCAACTATTACTCCAACATTTACAATAACACCAACATATACTCCAACCATAACACCAACTGGAGAACCAACAGTAAGATTATATTGGTCAACAAATAATAAAACAGGTGGTCAATTGTTAGTAACAAGTAACGGAGGCGTTGAGGGTGATTTGTTAGATGAACTAACAACTTCAACTGCAAAATCTGGATATATCGATATATTAGTATCAAATTGTCCTTACACGATAAAAGGTAGATGGACAGGAGGTAGTGGAAACACACTTCAATTTAGAATTTGTGGAATATCTGTAATAGGTGAAATTTATACAAGCCCAATTATAGATAATGGATTTAACTATAATTCAGAAGAATTATATCTAATGGACCCAACTCCAACAGAAGCTAGTGTTGCATTACACTCTCAAGTACCATTATCACCATTATTAATGTGTTCTGTATAATAAAAATAAAAGAATTAATATTTATAGAATATGGCATTTAACGCTACAGTAGATTTAGGAACAGTTGGTTCAGATATAACAGGTCAAACCGTATCAATATCTGGTTGTACGGGTGCGTCTTGTGGTAGTGGTTGCTCAAGTTTAGTAACCTCACAAGCAGTATCCGGATTTCCAAAAGTAATAACAGGAATTCCTGATAATGTTGTTTCATTATTTGTTAAGGTTGATGGTGGAAGTTGTGCAGGAACAACTCAATGTATCACTATAACAGGTGGTGGAGGTGCAACCCCAACCCCTACTATAACTAACACTATTACACCAACTATTACACCAACATTTACAATAACACCAACATTTACAATAACACCAACATTAACACCGGGAGATCCAACACCAACACCTACAGTCACACCAACAATTACACCAAATTTCCAATATTGGTATGAGTTATTAAGATGTGATGATGCAACTATATGTTATTCCGTACCTATTGAGGGTGGAGCGGCAAATGTTGGAAAAATATTCTGGTCTTCAGGTGGAAATTATTACACAATGGGAAGTTATTGGAATACTAATGATGTTGCAAATGATCCAGGAACAGGTGATTGTTCTAATAAACTAGATGGTACAATAGTAACAGGTACATGTGAAGATTATGTAATTGTTCCACCACCACCGCCACCAACACCAGGAATTTCAATGTTAGTACACACCGGATCAACATTTGGTGGAACAGCAGCACCTTGTGCAATGTATGAATCTGAAATTGCAACAAATAGTGTAACTCTTTATTTAAGTGGTCATACAATACCTGCAAATGGTGATTATGCATACGATTCAAATCTTTGTGTAACAACATTTGTTGGAGACGGAACATATTATGCGGTATTGGCTAACAGTACAAAATATGCAATGACAATTGGACCTACAGGTTATATTAATAACGTAGTTCAATGTAATGCAATAACACCAACACCAACCATAACGCCAACGATGACACAAACACCAACACCACCTTTATATGGATTTTTCCGATCTAATCCTGCGGCTTTAAGTAATGGTCATTGTAATCAGAATCAGGTAACAAGTGCACAATTCTATAGTACCTCTAGTACGATTTCAAATATGTTAAATACAACGGTTTATATTGATACCGAATATACGGTATGGCAGGGAGGTGATCAATATTACGCCGTTTCATCCGATAATACATTTAATACAAATAATCCACCATATTACGCAATACTTGTAAATGATTTCGGCGGTGTTGATGACGTTCAATATATTACTAATTGTTCTGGAGGAGGAGGTAGTGCTTAATCAGTTTAAATTATTAAAAATATATGAGTTTTTTAGATAGTAACAATTCGGAATTTTTATCAGCAAGAATAACCCAAAAGGGTAGAAACTCTATTGCTAAAGGTAATTTCAATATTGAGTATTTTCAAATTGGAGATTCTGAATTTGACTATAATTCCATTTATTCATCATTAACTGGTCAGACAACTCATCAAAAAGTATTAGCTCCATTTGATAAAGAAACTGGTATAAAATATCCATACAAAATAGATGCGTCGACAAGTGGAACCACATATGGCACACCAATAGAACAATCTTCAACTGATACAATTAGAAATGTAATGGGTCCTGCTGGATTCATTTCAGAGTACAACGAATTTGAGGATTGTACAGGGGACCCTGGTATTAAATCTACAACAATACAATGTGAAACACAATCAATTAGTGTAACATCATTAACAGGAGGAACCTCAATACAAGTTTTAACTGGTGACAGTTTTAATAATTGTGAATTTATAACAATTGTGTTTGATGAATTTTGTGGTATCCCCCCAACAGTTACTGGAAATTCAAGTAGTTTAATTTATAGAATTGAAAGTATATCAGGAAACACAATTAATTTAGATAGAAAGACACCGAATTTTAGTGCTTTGTCTGGAAACATACAAGTAATTTGTAATAATTGTGAATTAGAATATCCAAACGAAGTTAACGGTTCATGTATACCAAATCCGATTGACCCAATGGACCAACAAAATGCTTGGACATTGAATACGGTATGGGACAAAAAACCAATTGGTGCAGATGTTGGAGCATTAGATGAAAGTTTATCTGGATACACAAGTAATAGATTCGTTTCAACAAAAGAATTTTTAGGGTATACATCAACAGGACAGACATTCGAAAACTTAACAGGCGGAACAATCGGTAGTTTTAGTTCAACAAAAATTGGTACAGGATTTTTAAACTCATTTAACGAATTAATTGAAGTATCACCAAAAGAACAAAGATGTGTTGCAATAATACATTATTCAGAATTAGGTGATTTAATTAACGACCCTGAAAGATTTTATAAGTATGATGATTACATCAGTTATAAAACAGGAACAACCGGTGATGATATCTCAATAGCATACGATAGAGATGATGAAGGGATAAGTGATACTCAATATTTTGAGGTTTATATTCCATTTATTTATTATCATAGAAACACAGGTACAACATATGGTGCCATTTTCTATATGGACACAACTGATTATTATGTGAAATCAACCAAAAGTGAAAGACATGAATTGTTATTTAGATATTTGATTGATGAATCAGGTAATAAAGTTGGTAAAGTATTTCCTAAAAATAAAATTGTAGTTTTTGATGACCAAGAACTTGTTGCAATTTTAGATTATAGAAGTAATAGAAAATTTACTTTAGGTGCACCGAAAGTTACCGCGGTTCCAAGCAATGATGTGGTATCAAATTCAATCATATCAGGAACAACAGGTCAAACATTTTATGTGACGTACATGTTGTCAGAAACAAACGGAACAACATCACCACTTAATACGTTGCCAAGTAACTATTATGTAAAGTTATCAGTTAATAATACGGGTGATACAAAATATCAAACGGTTACATATCCTTCTAATATAAATGTTAAATTTAGTGGTAATACATTTAACTATTTGACTGCAGATGGTTTCTTAACACAATTCAAACCAAAACGTTTTTATGTTTTAATACAAGAAACCACACAAGATTTAGACGGTTTACCTAATCCTGAATTGTGGAAGATTATTGATTATACAACACAAGCAGGTGGAAACGGAACATCTTATTTAACCGCAGCAAATTTAACCGGAACCACATTTACAATTACTAAATCCGATATTACAAGTGCAAGTTTATTTGATTTAGAAAGTTTTATGGGTAATGATTATTTGTTAACCACAGGTGCAACAACTGAGGCACAATTTGGTGACGAACAACCATTCCCTGGTAGTGTTAGATTAGTAAGAGCAAGTGATGTTGAAGAAATGAACTTCTTAGTAAACTTACCCGCAACACAATTTACTGAAACACAAAACCCATCATATACTTCAGGTAACAAATACATTACAGAAATTGCTTTATTGGACTCAAATAAAGATGTGTTAGTTAAAACCAAAACAGCGGTTCCCGTAAAAAGAAGTGGTACACAAGTTTTTTCTATTAGATTAGATTTTTAATATTTACTTATCAAAAAATATTACTTATATATTTTGATATGAGTATAGATATTAAATTTAAGAACAAGCCAAAAATTTTGGGATTGGATATTTCAACCAAAACAATTGGGTGGGCACTGTTTGATATAACAGGATCCAAATTATTAGAGTTAACTCATTTCTCACCAAAAATAAAACCTCAGCCTGAAGACAAAATAGAGGAATTAATAAAAAAGGCTGATGCGTTCAAGAAACATCTTGAGGGTTATAAAGATATGGGGATTACTCGTGTAATAATAGAAGAACCATTATTACAATCTAATAACATTTATACAGTGGGAACCCTATTAAGATATAACACTTTGATTTTGAAAAATTGTTATGATATTTTAGGTATTATACCAACCTTCATTTCAACTTATAATGCAAGAAAATTTGCGTTTCCTGATTTAGTCGGAAAGAACGATAAAAATAGAAACGTATTGTTTGGTGGTTATCCAAAAGATATCGATAAGAAACACGTAATATGGGAACATGTTAACGCCGTTTGTTCTGATGTAAATTGGTTATATGGTAAAACTGGTAACCTTAAAAAAGAGAATTACGATATGGCGGATGCGGCAACCGCAGTGATTGGATACATCAATATGATTAAATCAGAAAAATCCGGCAACTGATATTTTTTTTATAAAGTAGAATAGGATATATTTATTAAAGTAGGACGGGACGTGTAGAAATACATGTTTAGTTGGTTCCCCTGGAGGGTGGTGTCTCTGGGGGATTTTTTTTTGCAAAAATTTTTGGTTATATTATTTCTAACTATGACTGAACAAGAGGTAGACTTTTCGGGTGTAATTGAAATACTAGAAGATATTCTAGGTGATTATAAAATGCACAATGATTACCGAGGACAGATGTCTTTTGACTGTCCTGTTTGTTCTTACGATATAAAAGGTTTAGACCACGGAGATGGAAAGGGAAATCTTGAGGTAAACTATAAACAAAATGTTTTTAAATGTTGGGTTTGTGCGGAAACACATGAAACACACGGATCTTTATTTAAACTAATTAAAAAATACGGAACCCCTAAACAATTAAAAAAATATCAATTATTAAAACCCGAAGATTTTGATTCACCAAAAAGGGTTTATAAACAAGTAAGATTACCAAAAGAATTTATTCCTTTTAAAAATGTAAGTCTTGGACTTAAATTGACACCACAATTTAAACAGGCTTGGAATTATATAAAAAGTAGAAACATAACAGATGAAATGATTGAGAAATATAATATTGGATTTTGTTACCAAGGATTATATGAAAATAGAATTATCATTCCATCTTATGATATAAATAAAAACTTAAATTATTTTATTGCTCGTTCTTTTCTTACAAGAACCAAAATGAAGTATAAAAATCCTGAAATTGATAAGGAAAGTTTATTGTGGAATGAACATTTAATAAATTGGGATGAACCAATTTATATTGTTGAAGGTGCGTTTGATTCCATATTTCTTGACAACTCAATACCAATGTTGGGAAAATATATGACTCAAAATTTATTCAATAGACTTTATAATTCTGCTAAAAAGATTATTATAGTCTTGGATCCTGATGCTTGGTCTGATGCTGAAAAATTATTCCACAAGTTAAATTGTGGTAAATTAATGGGTAAAGTATGGATAGTAAAATTAGAAGGAGATAAAGATATTGCCGATTTGAAAGGTGATTTAAGTGAATATAAAATAAAACAATTAGATTAATGAATTTAGTAGAAATCTCAAAAGAGATAAATGAATTATTAGAAAAAAGAAGAAATGAACTTGATATAACATTTGTGGAGGAAGAACACATTTATTATATGAGAGATATTGATGGTGTTCTTAGAAAAACATTTCCATCTGTTTCCAAATTAATCAAGAAATTTCATAAAGCGTTTGATGCGGAAGGAACCTCATTGAGAATGTCCAATGGTGACCCTGAAGCCGCCGCCGAATTACAAGAACAATGGAGACAAGCAGGTAGTTATGCTACAAACATGGGTAGTAGAGTTCACTTTGAACTTGAGACTGAAGCCGTTAATAGAAATGGTAATTACAAAGATGTGAGACAACCAATTTTCGAATGTGATGAAACTCAGTTGACCAGGAGTAATAACATGATTAAAGCCGGTAAAGAATTTTTAACATTAATGGAAGAAAGAGGTGCGGTTTTACTTGATACCGAAATTGTTCTTGGTGATAATGAATTGGGTTACACAGGACAACCCGATAAATGTTGGTTGATGTTAAATAAAGAACAAACCGATTTTGGTTTGGTAATTACAGATTGGAAAACAAATCAACCAAAGAACTTTGAAGTACAACATTACACGGGTAAAATGTTCTCACCATTTAATGAATATCACGATACGGCATTAGGTCATTATTATTTACAATTACCATTGTATGCGAGATTGTTATTAAAGATGTTAAAAGGTACCAAATATGAAAACCTAAAATTATTAGGGTGTGTGATTGTCTTATTGAAAGAAGATGGTTCATATGTGGAATATAAAGTACCACAAAAAGTAAATAAAATTGTAATGGATTTAGACCTTTCAAAATATATTAATTATGGTAAAAAAACTTATACATATCGCTGATATCCATATCAGAACAATTCAATTACACGAACTGTACAAAAAACAATTTGAAAAATTAATTGAAGAGATTAAAGAACATAGTGCAAAATGGACATCTGAAGGTATTAGATGGGATGAAATTCGTATTGTTATTGCTGGTGACATTGCACACCAAAAGATTAATATTTCAAACGAACAGTTGTTATTAACAAGTTGGTTTTTGAATCAATTATCAAGTTATGGTAAGACAATTATAATTCCAGGTAATCATGATTTTTTAGAGAACAACACACAACGTATAGATAGTATAACACCAATAGTTGAATTACTTGACAATAAAAACATCACCTATCTAAAAGATAGTGGTGTTTATAAAGATGATAATATAAATTGGGTTGTTTATTCATTGTACCAACATAATGAAAGACCTGACTTTAAAAAAGAAGAAGGTCAATTCCATATTGGTTTATTTCACGGAGTAATCCAAGGAATGTCAACCGATATAGGATATCAATTTGAAGATGGTTATGATAGATTAAATTTTGTTGATTTGGATTTACTTCTTTGTGGTGATATTCACAAAAGACAACAATTTAAATTACCTGGTGGAGGTAAAGGAATAATGGTTGGTTCTTTAATCCAACAGAATTTTGGTGAAACCGTAAAACATCATGGATATGGTATTTATGATATCAAATCCGATGAATATACTTTTCACGATTTGCAAAATGAACAACCGTTTTTACATTTCTCAATTGATGATATAACAGATATTGAAAATGAAAAAGAAGAATTATTAAATTTAGGATAATATGAAAATAAGTATAATATTCCCAACAAGAAAAAGATATGATTTGTTTGTTAAATCTACAAACAGCCTAATTGAAAATTGTTCAGATTTAAATAATTTAGAAATATTGGTTGCAATGGATGATGACGATGTTGAAACTGTTCAAAAAACAAAAGAATACATTACAGATAAACCATTTATTAAGTTGTATGTATCTGAGAGACATTTTTATAGAAACCTAAATTTATATGTTAATGCAACATCAAAAGATGCCACAGGTGAGTTTTTACTATTGTGGAATGATGATTGTATGATGACATCAAAAGATTATGATTTGGTAATGGATAAATACAAAAATAAATTTGTAGTTGTTAATCCGTTAGTAACCAATCAAACAGATTATTGTAGAAAAGACAATCAAATGTTATTTCCAATAATCCCTAAAAAATGGATAGATGTCACAGGTAGATGGTCAAATAGTGGTGCTTGTGATAGTTGGGTTCAGTTAATTAGTAATGATTTAAATATATCGATATATGAAGACGATATACAAATTTTTCATGAAAGAGAATTTATTCAAGATGAAATAACAATTGAATCACATCCCGATAAAAACTTTATAGCATACTTTAGTTTTTTTACTGAAGAAAAGCACAACGAAAGAATGACGGATCTTAGACTTATTAGAGATTATTTGAGTAAACAAACAGAAAGTGAGTAATTTCAAAAAAAAGAAGACACTTAATTTAGATGATGAATTTATACAATATTGTCAATTAAATAATATTGATGACGTTGAAAAACTTGCGAAAGAAACATTCAATAGAGGATTCTCATTTTTAAAATATCCTGATACCCCTATTAAATCAACCAAAGAAAAAATTATTGAAAAAGAAGTAATAAAAGAGGTACCCGTAGAAAAAATAGTAGAGGTAATAAAGGAAGTACCCGTTGAGAAAGTGGTGATTAAAGAGGTCATTAAAGAAGTACCGGTAGAAAAAATTGTTGAGGTTATTAAAGAGGTACCCGTTCAAATTAAGGGAGATACACAAATAATAACAAAAGAAGTAATCAAAGAAGTTAAGATAGAAGTACCAACAATTAAAGAAGTTGTTGACACCAAAGAAATTGATGAACTTAAAAAAGAAAACGAAAAATTAAAAAAAGAACTCGATAAGATAAATCAATCTTTAGATAAGTTTAGTAAAGCAAAATACATGAAGAATAGTGATTTAGGAAGTCTTTATTCTGAATAGTTTGTCTTTGTAAATTTTTTTCCTTATATTCTAGTAAAATTTAATCATTATGGATATATTATTTTTATGGATTATGATTGCGTATGGTATGACATCAATACTTGTTTGGGGTACCATTTTTGAATCTACGAGAGAATTTATTAAAAAACATTCTAAATTTTTTGGTGATTTAATTAGTTGCACGTTGTGTACATCAACATGGGTTGGTTTCTTTATGTCAATCGTTTTAGGTGGTGTAACAAGTCCGGTTCTTAACGTACACTGGACTTTAGGTATTTTCTTTGATGGAATGTTTACCGCCGGTTCAGTTTGGGCATTAAATGCCATAATAGAGTTTTTTGAGGAGAGTAGATTAAAATAAGTTTAATGCCAAATTTAAGAGGAACAAGTTACAATGATGAACCAGTTAGAAATGCCGTTATTGATTTTTATAAAACACATTTTAAAATTCAATTGAATGAAACCCCACCAGAAATGAGAGTAATCGATTTGACAGGTGCAACTGAAACTCTTTTGGGTGTAGAAGTTGAACGAGGTGGTTGGAATGGTGATTTTTGGTCTAATGAAAAGTATTCTTTAATTTCAGGTTTATCATTTAAAACTTTAAACATACCAATAAGAAAAGAAAAATATTGGTTAGAGGAATATTATTTTTATAATAAATTAAGAGAGAACCCATCGGCAAAAATTAACACATACGTTAGGTCAAATAAAGATTTTACACAGATGATTGTAGTTAGGCCTGACACAATACGTAATCCAGATAAAGTATATAGAACAAGATTTCAACCAAATAATAGTGATGAACTTGAAGATTGGTTATCATTTAAAAGAGAACATGTAGAAACCTACAATTTAATTAACGAAGTTTGGGAACTCGAGAATTCATATGAAATATAATAATCCATTTATAAAAGTAACTTGGGAAGATACACCTGAAAATTTTACTCCTGAAAAAATCAGAAGAGTTAAATCATATTTTCAGGACAAATATAAAACCAAATCTATTCAGGTTATTACTAAAAGTCTTACTAATAAATCAGATATTGTATTAGAATCTTTAGAGGCATCTGACAATATTTTAGACCATGAATACCAAAAAAAATTAATGAAGGATTTCATTAAGGAAAACAGTATCCAAACAAAATGGGAGTTAGTAGATAGACTTGACAATAAAGTAAATGGTGAGATTGATAAAACAAATCAAAATAAAGTTCGATATAATAAATGGTTTGTAAAGAGGATAGAATTCTCAAATTTCTTATCATTTGGGGATAACAACGAAATTGATTATACTACATTAGATGGTATTACCGTTATAGAATCAACACCAAAAAACTTTGGTGGTAAATCAACTTCATCTGTTGATTTGTTGATGTTTTTATTTTTTAATTCCACAACAAAGACTAAAACCGCCGGTGAAATTTTCAATAAATTTACTGACAAAGATGAGGTGTTAGTTAAAGGTGAAATAACAATTGATGGTGAAGATTATGTTATTGAAAGAAAACTTACTCGTAAAAAAAGTAAATCGGGTGAATACAATGTCACTAACAAACTTGAGTTCTATAAAAGAAAAGAAGACGGTGCAGTAGAAAATTTAACAGGAGAACAGAGAAGAGAAACCGAATCATTTATTTCGTCTGCAATCGGTAGTGAAGAAGATTTCCTATCAACAATCATGACAACGGGAAACAATTTAGAACAATTAATAGAGTCCAAACCAACTGCCAGAGGTCAAATTCTAACTAAATTTATGGGTTTAGAAAGTTTAAGGGCGAAAGAAGAAGTTGCAAAAAACTTGTACAATGATTGGAGTAGGAAACTTGTATCTAATACATACAACATAACTCAATTAGAAATTGATAATACAAATTATAAAGATTCAATCACCAATTCTGAAAATGAAATAGAAAGACTTACAAATGAACTTGGTAAACTAGATAAAAATTTAAAAAAATTAGAAGAGAAAAAAGAACAAGTTCTTAGTTCTAAAAATAATGATGTCGACCAAGAATTAATAAAAACAAACCCGACACTTTTACAACGTGAGATTGATGATTTAATTTCACAAAGAAATCTGAGTCAAAAAAACGCAGATGGGATTGATGTGGCAGAACCAACTCAATACTATAATGAAGATGACCATAAGGAATTAAAAGGACAAATGGCAGAACTTCAAGGGTTTGATGTTGTGTGTAATTACGAAAAGACTGAAAAAGAAAAATTAATTAAACAATTAACAGAAGGTACAATTTGTCCAACATGTAAAAGAGCATTGGATGAAGTTGACCACACTGATGAAATTGAAGAATTAAAAAAAGAAATAGAAAATATTCTAAAAGATAAAGAAGAGAATCAAAAAGATTTTGATAAATTAAAAGAACAATCAGAATCATTTGAAAATCTAAAAACTCAATTTGATACTTACGAAAAAAATAAACTTCGTAAGGCAAGATACGAATTAGAGGTTGAACAAAAACAATTAGAGATTGACACCAAACAAGGTAAATTAAACAATTATGAAAATAATAAAAAGAAATTAGAACATAATCAAAAAATCGATGCGGAAATAATTGCATTAAGATCTAAGATTGAAACCGCAAACGCCGACATAAGAGTTGCAAATACAACAATTGAAAAACATAACACAAATATTGAGGTTATGAAAACTAAAATATTAACAAACGATGATTTAATAAAGAAAATTAAATCAGAAGAAGAGTTATTGAATGTGTTTAAAATTTATCTGACAATATATGGTAAAAATGGGATTTCAAAAGTTATCATGAAAAACATGATACCATTGTTAAATCAAGAATTATATCGTTTGTTGGTTGATAGTTGTCACTTTATTTTAGAGTTAAATGTGAATGATAAGAATGAAGTTGAATTTGTCATGATTGATACGGAAACGAGGGTAGTTAAACCATTAAATGCTGGTTCGGGTTATGAAAGAACAATATCATCATTGGCACTTCGTAGTGTTTTGACTAAAATATCGTCATTACCTAAACCAAATATTGTGGTAATGGACGAAGTTTTTGGTAAGATTGCGGATGAGAATTTGGATATGGTAGGTGAATTTTTCAAGAAAATCAAAAATTATTTTGAACATATATTAGTTATTTCTCACAACTCTCTAATTCGTAATTGGTCGGATAATATTATTATGATTAAAAAGGACGATAATATTTCCTCAATAGATTTTATTACCACAAAAATATCTTAGTTTTGGTTTTTGGTTTTTTTTGGTTTATATTTGTTAAAAACAAAACATACTTATATGGAATTAAAAGATATTAAAGATTTTAATCTTTATGCAAGAGACAAAGGAATTGGTTCTTTAAAATTACATCAGTATAACAACCTTATTGAAAACAGTTTAACACCATACATTCTTGAAGAAAGACAGATGAATGTTACAGTTATGGATGTTTTCAGTAGATTAATGATGGAAAGAATTATTTGGGTTGCTGGTGAGGTAAATGACCACATGTCCACAATTGTTCAAGCCCAATTGATGTTTCTTGATAGTTTGGATTATAATGATATTACTATGCACATTGACAGTCCGGGTGGTTCTGTAAAGTCAGGACTATCTATGGTCAATGTAATGGAATATATCAAATCTGACATTCGTACAATTTGTACCGGTATGGCTGCGTCTATGGGTTCTGTATTGTTAGGTGCAGGTACTAAAGGTAAAAGAGGGGCGTTGGAGGATTCAGAAATCATGTTACACCAATCATCAGGTGGGGCCGTGGGTAATATCCAAGATGCAGAAATTACCATGAAATGGTGGAAAAAGAAAAACGATAGATTGTTTGAACTTTTAGGTGGGTATTGTGGAAAACCCGCAGAAGAGGTTATGAGAGACGCAACAAGGGACTTTTGGTTATCTGCTGAGGACGGAGTCAAATACGGTATTATTGATGAAATTGTTAGAAAGAAGTAAGATAGGTAAAATGGGTAGAAATAAATGAGGGGATTTTTAATCCCCTTATTTTTTTTAAACTATTTATATATAAATCTATCATTATGAAACTAAATAAACAAGACGTTCTTTTATTGTTAATTGTAGTTTTAGCAGGTTATTCCATTTTTCAGATGAAAGGTATAAAAACCGACATAAATGGGTATAATACCAAGATTGACTCTATTCAAAAAGAAATAGATTCGGTATACGTTTTAAATGAAAAAATAACCGATAAAATTATAACAATAGATAAAGAAATTAATAACATTGATGGTGACATCGATAAGGTAACAAAAAACATAACAATTATTAAAAATAACACAAATGAAAAAGTTGATGCTGTTAACGAGTTTACTTTTAGTGACCTTGCTAAGTTTTTCTCAGACCGTTACGAAGGACGAGAAATCGGTGGCTCAGGACACGATAGTACCACTAAAAGTTCCAATCGCTAAGTTGGTTATCAAAGATTTAATTAAGGGTGACGGAGCAATATCCGAAGTTAAAGAATTGGGTAATGTTATAAAATTAAAAGACGAACAAATATCTCTTTTAAAACAAAAAGACACCCTTAAAGATCAAAAGATTGCAAACTTAGAAACGATAATAATAAAAAAAGACGAACAATTTTCACTTGAAAGAGAAAAGTCTAATAGTTTATTAAAAGAACTAAAAGGACAAAGAAGAAAGACCTTTCTTTATAAAGTTGGAACTTTCGTTGGTGTGATTGCCACATCGGTTTTACTTGTTAAATAAAATGAAAAAAATATTTGAATTAAGAAATATAATAATTTTAATCTTATTATTAATTGCGGTATTGGAGTATTGTAATCCTAAGGGTATAATGCCAAATAGAGTAGAATATACTAGAATTGTTGATTCAATACCATACCCTGTACATGATAGTGTGGAGGTGGAAGTTGAAGTAGAAGTACCGGTTGAAGTCCCTATTGAGGTTAAGGTTCCTGTCGAGGTTCAAATAATACAACCAGTTGACACTGCCAATATTTTAAAAGTTTATTTTGCTAAGAATAAAATTTCAGAAACGTTGACTTTACCCAACAATGTGGGAACATTAGTATTGGATGAAGTTGTTAGTGAGAATAAAGTAATTGAAAGAAATATTTCTAATTCAAAAATTAAAAAACAAATAGTTCTTGACACATTAAGAATACCCGAAGAACCAAAAAATAAATTTTATTACGGATTCAATTTTAGTATGAATCAACAAGATTTTGTTAATTCTTTAGGTGTTGGTGCAATGATGAAAACTAAGTCGGATAAAATTTTTAGAGTTGATGTAGGGTTAAATAATAGAGTTTTTGATAATACAATAGGTAAACTTTCACCATACGTTGGTGGTGGAGTCTATTGGAAAATTCGATCTAAGGGTAATCGTTACTAATATGGATTTAAAATCATATACTCTTTTTATTTATGGTACATTTGAAGACCATGAAGAAGTAGAGTTTTTTTGTATGGATATTCTATTGGATTCACCCGCAATTAAAACTTTACGATACGTCATAGAAAGTAATAACAATATAATTGTTATATTTGATTCTGATTATCCACCAGTCAATTTGTCCACAGAGTTATTATCAATTATGACAAATGACACTATAAAGTTTTATTTATTATTCCCAACAGATACAATAGTTACAGCACATTTACCACAGAAACTTAAAGATTTCATTTTCAAACCACAAGAAAACTCAATGAATATTAGGGTTGAATATATAAAACCTAGTAAAAAGAATTTTGATTTAGATGAGGTTTTAGAAAAGATTGAAAAGGCCGGATTAGATAGTTTAACGGATGACGAAAAAAAATTCTTGGATAATTTTGATAAGTGATTTTTTTTAGTTATTTTTAATTCTATAAACAAAACTAAACTAATCCCATTATGAAAAAGTCTGTTATTATCTCCACCGAAGAAATCCAACAGTACATCAAAGACATTCGTAAAATTCCTGTCATTACACACGAAAGACAAGAAGTTATTTTTGAAGAATTACGAAATAAGAATTTATCTAAGAATGAAAGGACATCTCTTTACAATGAATTAGTTGTTGGAAATTTGAGATTCGTTATATCTGTTGCTAAGATGTATCAAAATCAGGGATTAGATATCATGGATTTAATATCTGAAGGTAACATTGGATTAATGAAAGCATCAGAAAAATTTGATCCTACCAGTGGACTTAAATTTATTTCGTATGCAGTTTGGTGGGTAAGACAATCCATAATGGCATCACTAAATGAAAACGCACGAACAATTAGAATCCCCTCAAATTTAGTACAAGAGGCACAAAAGAATAAAAGAAAAGATGAGGTACCTGAAGAAGATAAGTTTTCAAGTACCGATGAAGTCCCGTTTAGTAATAACTTACCATATTGTGTTGGTTTGTTCAGTCAAATAAATGAAGATGGTGACACTCTTTTAGATGTGATACCTAATAATAACGCAGAATCACCCGAACAAATTTTGAATTCAAATGAAGAAATCAAAAAGAAAGTACAATTAATGTTAGGTATTTTAGATGAAAGAGAACGTATTATTGTAACAAAATATTTTGGATTAACAGGTGTAGAATCTAACTTGGAAGACCTTGGAGAAGAGTTTGGTTGTACTAAAGAAAGGATTAGACAATTGAAAGATAAAGCAATAAAGAAGCTAAGAAACGAAAGTTTTGAGCTATTAAACTATTTATAAAAGTAAAAATATCGTATGAAAAAGTTTATTGAAAATAATTTTACAATTATTGTATTGGTTGTGGTACTATTAACATTTTTTAAAGGATGTTCAGATAGTAGAGAAATAACCAAAATTAAAAACGAAATAAAACAAATTAAAGATTCCACATATAATAAAAGGGAATTAACCATTATTTTACAAGTGGAGGGGTTAAAATCCGAAAAAAGGATGATACAGGCGACTGACCGTAAAATTTTAGATGTTCAACGTCAAACACAAATAGATGAAGAAATATCTAAATTACAAAAAGAGGTCACTAAGTGGTAATATGAAACATTGGATAAACAATAATTTTAAAACACTAATCATTGCCGCGTTTTTGATACCAATCATAACGGTGGCAATTGTTTCGATATCACACGTAACAAAGTGGTATGGAATTTCTAATCCTGTAAGTTGGTCGATTTACCTATCAATTGGTATTGAGATTGCAGCACTATCCGCATTGGCTGCAATTTCGGCGGACATGGGTAAGAAAGTTTATTTTCCATTTGCAATTGTAACAGTCGTTCAATTTATAGGTAACATATTTTTTGCCTACTCTTATATTGATATTAATTCTCAATCATTTAAAGATTGGGTTGATTTAGTCTCACCCTTAGTTTCTTTTATGGGTGTCGAATCAACTGATTTTGTTGGTCACAAGAGATTTTTAGCCTTTTTCGCGGGAGGTATGTTACCAATTATCTCTCTTTCATTCCTTCACATGTTAGTTAAGTTTACTGAAGAAGATAGAAAAAAAGAAGAAATATCAATCGAAGAAGGAAAAAAACACATTATAGATGATGAATTAATTAATAATGCAATTGAAAATTATAAAAAAGAACAAGAATTAAATAAAATAGAAGCGAGTGATTTAGTTGGTGAAACATCTAGATTGAGATTAAGTGAAGAAGATTTAAAAATATTAGAAGAGGTTTTATTAAATCCTCCATTACCTAATGAAAAATTAAAAGAGGCCGCTAAAAGATACAGTGAAAAAATAAAAGAAAAACATGTTCATATTAATGATTTTGAGGTTGAAGTTAAAGCAGTAGAACAACCCCAATCTCATAAAGAAGTTGAAGAGGAATTAATCGGTGATGACGAAATCCCTAACATAAATAAAGAAATTATAAACGATACACCGATATCTATTGAAGAAAAAAAGTTAGAATTGAAACAAGTCGTGTTTGAACCTATTCAAGAAGAAACTGAACCCGAAAGAAAATTTGATATGGTCGAAGAGGAAGAAAATGAAAATTTTTCCACTATAGAACCAACACAAGAGGAAGAAAATGAAAATTTTTCCACTATAGAACCAATTTCAGAGAATATTTTCCAAGATGAAGAAGATGGGTGGACTGAAGAATTGGAACAACAATTTTGGGATGAACAGGTACCCGAACCATTTGCAACACCAGAAGAAATAGAGTTACAAACTAACGTAACCGCAACCCCAGTAGTTCCAAACGAAGAGGTTGAAAAAAAAAATTCCTAACGGAGGAAGACCCCTTAGAGGTGTTGGAAAACAACCCCTTAGACACGGAAGATTTTCCATCCTTAGATTTGGCGGTACCAACCCCAACATTAACACCTGATGAATTATATTGGGAATCAGACGATATAAATCCCAATCATGTTATCTATGATTTAGACAATAACGAAACTATCATTCCGTCAGAAGAAGAAATTACAACAACACCAACACCTACCGAACAACCAATAATAAAAAAAATAGTTTCTAGAAATGTTGGTAATTCAAGACGTAGACGTATTAGATAAGGACAAATTAAACATCACCAGAAGGAAAAGTAAAAAAACTCAAATTTTACTTTATGACACTCAAAGAAGGGTAGATGATTTTGTTCAAAAATTAAAATATCGTAAGAACGGAAATTACGAAGATATCCCACATTTTATTGTAAATAAGTTAGGTATGGTTTTTCAAATTTTTGATACCAACCATAGTTCCGTCACATTCAATGAACCCAAGGTAGATAAAAAACAGATTAAGATTGCAATTGAAAATCTCGGTTGGTTAAATAAAAATACAATAAATGGTATATATACAAATTGGGTTGGAGACCCATATAGATCCGAACCTTTTATAAAAAATTGGAGGAACTACTACTATTGGGACAAATATAACGAAATACAAATAGAGAAGGTTTCAGAACTATGTGATATGTTGTGTGAAAAACACGAAATATTCAAACAACACGTCCCATCACAAGGTTATTTGGAAAATATCTCCAAATTTAACGGTATTGTATGTAAATCGAACTTTTCAAATATTTATACAGATATAAACCCATCATTCAATTTTAGAATATTATTTAATCATGACAAATAGAAAAAATATAGGATACGATGAGACCAAAAAGATGTTAAACATTATGAGGAATCTCACAGAGTCAACAAGAAACACTAAAATCCTAAAAGAAGAGGAATTACCTCAAACAGATAAAATAGACGATAATATCGACGTTATTAACGATGTTGATGTTAAAATGTTGTCTTCTGACAATCAGGATATGAAATTAACCGATAATCAGAAAAACACGTTATCTGGATTGGTTGATTCCTTCAGAGAACAGGTATCACAACTTGCTAATTTAGAACCTGGTTTCACAATAAACATGAACCAAATTAGATTAGATGGGTCGATTCCCGATGTTGATATTAATTTTGTATTGATATCAGGAGAAGAATCTGGATTTTATATAAATGCAGATATGTTAAAAGTTGAGGACGAAACTTTAAATACGATTCAAAAATTAATTAAATTTCATTTAGCATTTGAGGATGCGGTGAACCCAATAATAAGAGAAAGAAATAATAACTAATGGCCCTAACTAGTCAAGATAAACAAGAAATAGAAAGAATAACTAAAAAGGAAATTAAGAACTTTATGGACTCAACACAAGCCCATAAGGTTGTTATTGACATGGTTAAGAAAGAAATGGGTACTAGAGATATTAATGATAAAGTTATCGATTTATCTACCAAAGTGGTGGTTGAACTATTCAAGACATTATGGCAAAGAAAATCGTTTTGGGAAACATCATTAAAAAATGTTAAATAAAGAAAATCATATAAGACCGAATATTGAAGGCGAAATGGATGAACTTCAAAGATTGTCACAAGATTTAAAACGTGATGAGGATATTGACGTTTCGGTTGATGATTTAGTTAAAGCATTTCAAGAATCAGAAGAACAAACATTAAGTAATGATGTTTGGATTAACTTAGAGAATACCGAGTCAAATGAAATTGAGAAAGGTGATTGGGATTCGGTTATGAATATTGCAAAGAAATATAAAAAAACAAACCCAAAAAAATTAAAGATTTCAATTGAGAAAGGTGACTATAGTAGACCTTTAATTGTTAAATTGGGTGAAAGGTATATTTTAGTTGCGGGTAATACAAGACTTTGTACCGCCGCTGCCATGGGAGTGAATCCTAAAGTATTCATCGCAAATATTAATGTGGATTCTGAATTAAACGAAAAATGGTCAGAAAAATATAAACGTTCAATAGACTGTAATAACCCTAAAGGGTTTAGTCAAAGAGCACATTGTCAAGGGAGAAAAAAGAAAACAAACGAATCTGAAGAATTAAAGGGTGGTTTAGCGGATAATAAATCCCTAATACAAATTGCAAAGAAACATGATAGTAAAGGTTATTATCATATTACTAATATGGTATCATCTTTGAAAAAACAACTTGAAATGGGACTTGAGGTGGAGATGGAACATACCGATAATAAAGATAAAGCAAGAGAGATTGCATTAGATCATTTATGGGAAGACCCAAGTTATTACAGCAAATTAAAGAAAATGGAAACTAAAGAATCTATGGGTGCAGATGCATCTGGTTCATTTGAAGGACCTGCGTTTAGTAACGTAATAAAGAAAAAAGACTTATATAAACCAAAGAATTTTAAGAAATACAATTCAGATAAAGAAGAAATTAATGAGGTTACAGACGCGTCTTCATCTGGTCAATATGATGTACCTTTTGGTGATGGTGGTAAAAATCCTTTGAAAATTAATGGTCCTGACAGTGTTAAAAAAAGTAGAGCGGTAAAAGATAAAAAATTTCCTAAATGGGGTGGACCTAAAGGTATTTTTATTAAAATAAAAGAAAAGTGTAAAAAGTTCCCATATTGTAATCAAGGTGATATAAATGCAATAGAATTACTTGAAATTGAGAACGATATTAAAGAAATCTCAGATAAATACGGAATTCCATATAAAGAAATGGAAAAAATCGTATTAAATGAGATAAATAAGATATTTATAGACATGAACTTATCTGATTTAAATAATTTGATTGAGAGTGTGGCATCTGAAGAAGTCAGAAAAACTATAATTTCTGAGTCTGAAGAGTCTAAAAAACAAGTTTTCCATATAAAAGTAGATGGTGAACCTGTTGAAACATTTAACTCAAAAGAAGAAGCTGAAGAAGCACTTCCAAAATATCAAGAAAAACATAAAGGTGAACTTATAATAGAACCCGAAACATACGAATCATATTCTGATATGATTGAAAAAATGGATCAGATGGGTCAAGAATTAGAAGAAAAAGAAAATCAAAATATGGAAAACCAAGAACCAATGGAAGGTAATTCCTTCGCACATGCAGTATTAAAGGCTAAACAAAAAGGTGAAAAAACATTTAAACATGGTGGAAAAACACATGACGTTGAAGAATGTTGGAAACAATTAGAAGAAGATGAGGCCATAGGAGAGTGGGACGAGGAAGAATGTAAAGAATGTGGTGATTCATCAATGGAAGAAGAATTAACAGGTAACCAAGATAAAATAGACACCAATAAAAATGGTGAAATAGATGCCGACGATTTCAAAAAACTAAGAGATATGAAAGAAGAAGGTATGGGTACTTGTAATGAATGTGGTTCAATGTTGAATGAAGAAGGTATGTGTAGTGAGTGTGGTATGATGAAAGAATCCACTAAAAAGAAAAGGGTAATACGTTTAACAGAATCACAAATGACTGAAATGATAAAGAAGATTGTTGCTGAATCGGTACCTGGTCAAACAGTTACTAGGGCGGCACAAGCACAATCTAAAAAAGATAATGAGGCAAATGCTAAAGAAGTGGGTGATAAAATAAAAGCGGCTACAACAATTCCTGGTGGTGATAATCCAGATTTTCCTCATCAAAATAATAGTGGAACAAAAGTTGCAAGACAGAATGATGATGAGGAGGATGAATATGTTGATGATAACAGAGGTGGAACGTTATTAAATTTGGATTACGACCATGTACCTTCTAAAAAGTTTACTGAAAGATTAAGAGATGCTTTAGAAGGTAGTACTAAAATGGGTAATTCACAAGATGCTGCAAATGTAGTAAAAAGTGATTTAGGTAAAAAATTAGCAAAAAAGGCTGAAAGAAAAGAGAAAAAAGAAGAAGAGGCTCCAATGTATAACAAGGATACTCAACCAACAAAAAATGTCAACGAATCTGAAGAGAAAACTTCTACAGTATTGAAAGAAGAAATCGAAAAGATCAAAAAAATGGCATCTTATAACGAGAAAACTCAGTAATTTTTTCTTTTTCTTTTCTTTTATCCTTATATTATAACAATAATAGGGTATGGAAAATAAAGAGAGTTATTTAGAGTTTATCTCATCTGAGAGTTACAAAAATCAAATTGATGTTTGGTATAGGGCTTACAATATAAGTCGTGAGAAAATTGAACTTTTTCACGACTTTCTCATTTCATTACATGAGTTAATAGAGAACACTTATTTAGGACCCGATGTTTTTGAATATGAAAAAGACCAGATGGGTCATTTTACATGGTGTTGGAATAAAACCATTGAAAACTTCTCAAAAGAAAGAATAGTATTTAAAGAATCAGGAAGACATAAGGAATATTTTTTTAACTTCTATATTGAAGCATTTTATATCATCAATTTGGAGGGAGGAACACCCAAAATTAAAGAATATTTCAACAAGTTATTCACATTTCAACATAAGAAATCCAGGCCTGAATTAGACATGTTAACCGAAATTTACAAATTGTTAGATCAAAACTTGAAAAAGTAGATATTTTTCCATATATTAGTATTAAAAACCGAAATAATATGGAAACCTTAAGAAAAATTAAGGAGTTGGTTGAGAAGATGTCAGTAGACACCCAGAAAGTTTACGAGAAGGGAAATCGAAGTGCATCAATACGAGCAAGAAAATATGCTCAAGAAATTAAACTCCTAATTGCGATTTATCGTAAAGAAATTTTAGAAGAAACAAAAAAACATGATTAACGAAATTAAACTTTTCATTTTTGTTCTTAGTATCGTATTTGTTTTAAGATTTATTTTTCAATTCGTTTATGAATTAACAAGAGAAAATCCTGAACAATTAAAACTGAAAGAGACGGAAAAAATCTTTTTGTATTTTGCCGTTTCGTATATAATAACCTATATTTTAATTTGAATTTGTGTTTGAAGTAATAAAGTCATTGAAACCATATTTTTTCTCTTTAAGAGAAATTGAAAATAATGTAAGTTTAGATATTAAATTACCATTGACTTGGTTGTATGAAGATATCGTAAAACCATACCGTACAATAAAAGTAAAAATCCAAGACAAGAATGATAAATTCACATTGGTTTCATTAATTGGTGGTGCAACACAAAATGGTTATGATGTGGTATTTGCATGTGCTTCTGAAATTATAAAATTAAACAAAGAGGAAGAAGAGAAACAAAAATTATTCCAACAAAAAGTAAAAGAACTTGAAGAGTTATTTAAAAATCAAAGTTTAGATAAATTGAAAGATATAAACCTATTGAACAAAGATGGACAAGAGGATACAACAAGCATCGGATTGGTTGAACAGGGAGATGGAGAAGGACAAGACGGAGATTCAGAATCACAAGAATCTGATGATTGATGAAATAAAAAATTGGGATAAATCTAAAATGTTTATCCAAAAACCTAAAAAGAAAATATCTATAGTAAGTAAAATACTTATGATATTAGGATATGGAAAAAAAAGGTGATTTACTAAACCAACTAGCAATAATATCGGATTTAATTGAAAAAGTTAATGCAAATATAAAATCAAATACATTAGTTTTTGAAGTTTCAAAAAATGAATTTGATAATATTTTCGAGTACATTGAAAAAAAGTATAACAGAAAAAGTGATAAACCAAAAGATAGATTTACAATCACAATTGGTAACGTTGATATAGTTTTTAGTACGAATAATGTCTAAACAATTCCCTTCTTTTAAATCCCTTAGACTCAAGTAAATTATATAGTTGTTTTCTTTGGTGTGTGGTAATATCTTTAACAAAGATAAAATTACCTCTTTTCTTTTTTGTTAAATTTTCCCTTACCAATTCAAACAGTCTTTCTGCATCGTTTAAATTTTTGTTTCCGTACAACCAAACATCATTTTCAACCTGTACAAATAGTTTATTATTTAATGTGAATATTTGTGCAATTTCACTAACGAGATATATTTTTTCCATCATTTCATGAAACCTAATTCTTTTCTTGGTTTGAAAATCATAAATCAGTTCTTCTTTCCAATAGGGTATAATCTCTTTGATACGAAATTTATCATCTTCTATTTTGGCTTCTATATTTCTACCTAAACTATCTTTAACCCAAGGGTTGGTCGACCACCTTGTATTGGGAAAAATTAAAGCTAATTCAAAGATTTGTTCTTGATTTCTTTTACCACCTTGAATCTTAACAAAATCTGGTTTTTTCTGTGTCTTAAATTCGTGCCAATATTCAGTAATAGTGGTTCTTTTCATACACTTATATAATATTTTAATTTTTTTCTTATTACAGAACAAGACTATAAAATACTTACCATTTTTCATAAAAATTTACTAATAAGAGAATAAAGACCATATAGTGCAAGCATCGACCAAATAACAACAAACCATATTGCACCTTTATTTATGAATCCAGTTGTTTTTTCTATCTCTTCTCTAAATTCATTTTTTTGTTTACATTTTGTACATGACATAATAAAAATATAAGGATTTTATTTCTTTTTTTCAATTTTAAAGGTTATATTTTAATAAACTTTATTGATAAATAATGATATCTTATATTGGCGGAAAAGCAACAATTGGTAAATGGATAGTTCCACAAATTCCAAATGATATTGAGACATACGTAGAAGGATTCTCTGGTATGTTTTGGGTTTTTTTTAATATGGATCTTAGTAAGTTCCCTAATTTAAAAACCGTAGTATATAATGATTATAATAGATTAAATTATAATCTAATGAAATGGAGTAAACAATATGACGTTTTATGGGAAGCGTTGTCACATTACCCATGTCAACAACTAGGGGTGGTTGATACTCCACCTGAATATGGTGAAATGTTTAATCGTTACCAACAAGAGTTGTTTAATCCTAAACTTATTATAACCGATGAAAACAGTTTAGAAATCGCATGTAAATATGTTTATGTTTTAGGACAAGTGTTCTCTGGTTCAAAACCAGAAAAGGCGTCATATATGGATTATAAAGGAAAATATCGTTGTAAAGTTTTGGTGTTTATGGATAAACTAAAGAATCCAAAATACCGTGAACATTTTGATAAAATCACGTTTATAGAAAATTCCGATTTCCAAGAAGTGGTTGAAAAATATGATTCACCAACAACATATTTCTATATGGACCCACCATATTGGAAAACTGAAAATTATTATTCAAATCATGAATTTGATTCTGAAGACCATATTCGTCTGGCTAATTGTATTAAAAGTATCAAAGGGAAGTTTGGTTTATCATATTATGAATTCCCACAATTATTAGAATGGTTCCCTAAAGAAGAATTTAAATGGGAACAAAAAGACTTTAGTAAAGCAGCATCCACTAAAAAAGAGAAAACTAAAGGGACCGAATTACTAATAATGAACTATTAATTCGTATTTATTAAAAAATCAAGATTATGGAATCACATTGGTACGTGGTAAAAGTTTTACCCGGTAAAGAAAGAACATTAAAAGAAGAATACAACAAACAAATAACACAAGGAAAGTTAAAAGGTATTAATAGGTTCCTGTGTCCAACCGAAAAGGAATTAAAAATTGTAAAGAATAAAAAAATCGTAAGAGAAAAGGTCCTTTATACTGGATATCTTTATTTTGAATCGGAAAAATTATTGACCAAAGAAGATTTAAAATTCGTATCAGGTATGAATGGTTTGATGGGAATGATGGGAGATAGAACACCAATTAAGTTAAAAGATACAGATATAAAACGTATTCTAAAAGATGAAATTTTAGATGAGTATAACACAACCATGAAGTATCAATATACAATTGGTGAATCAATTAGAATCAATGATGGTCCATTCACTACGTTTGAAGGAATTATTTCAAGTATAAACGGTGAAAAAGTTTCATTAGAAGTGAAAATTTTTGGTAGAGTAACTCCGGTTGAATTAACTTTGCGTCAAATAGAAAAAATATAATAGATGTCATCTGAAGTTTTAATTTATTTACAAAAAATAAAAAACTACCTCTCAACAAATAAAGAAGCAAATAATTATTTTTTAAATGGACTAAATCCAAACGATTTTTATAATGAATTAATATCACAGTCAGAAAAAAATTTTATAGAAAAAGGTGACCCGATGTTAACAAGAGATCAATTTGAATCAATAAAAGAAGCTTTACAAAAAACAAAAACTAAAGAAGATAATATATTTTTTGATTTAAAAGATTTCGGCAAAATTTGTCTTAATTAGTTTATTTTATTAAAAATAATTCCTATAATTTTTTTATGGAGAAAATTCTACCTAATGGTTATGCATTATATGAGACATCATATGGAACCGAGATACCTGCAGAACAATATTTTTTAATTTCTTTTAATTATTTACCATCGAAATATGAGTTGTCATCATTAACTTTCGATAAAAAGATTGAAGAATATTTTATCTCTAATGGATTTGATAAAATTGTTTCACTAAACACTTCAAATAGAAGAGGTGAATTATCTTATAATGTTTTATTATCTAATCAAGAAAAACAACTTGCAATTGAATTAAATTCAACATCAAAAGATAATAATCTTTTTAATGTTAAAATTTTATATTCTTTAAAAAATGGTGAATTAAAGAATCAAATTAATTTGAAAGAAATTGAAACATTTGAAAAGAAAAAACAAAAATCAAATATTAGTTTAATTAGATCTGATATGGGTCATTTGGATACAGAAGATTATGATTTGTCTGTTCCTAAAATGGATATTAAATTAAACTATGGTTCGGAATTTTCAAACATCCACAAAGTCATTGTGGATTCATTAAATAAACAAAATGGTAAAGGGATTATACTTTTACATGGAGATCCTGGAACAGGAAAGACTTCATATATAAAATATTTAACATCTTTGGTTAAAGATAAAGACGTTTTATTCATTCCACCTTCTATGGCTGAAATGTTATCCGAACCGTCAATTATACCCTTCTTAATGGACCATAGAAACTCAATTTTAATTATTGAGGACGCTGAAAGGGTAATTGCAGATAGAGAAGGTAATGGTTCACCTGCAGGAGTATCTAATATTCTTAATCTTACGGACGGTATTTTAGGGGATTGTTTGAATATACAGATTGTGGCTACTTTTAACATGAAAAGAGAAAAAATAGACTCTGCATTGTTAAGAAAGGGTAGATTAATTGCGGAACATAAGTTTGAATTGTTATCAATAGACGACACAAATAAACTTTTAAAACATTTAAATAAAAACTTTATATCTAGTGAACCAATGTCATTGGCGGATATTTATAACATAGACGTAGAAGTTTATAAGTCAAAAACAAAAAGTAAAATTGGATTATATTAATATGGAAAACGTAAATAGAACAGAATTAGAAGAATTACAAAATAAGGGTAAAAAGATACTCGTAGATTTTTGGGCACCTTGGTGTGGACCATGTAAACAATTAATTCCTCGTTTGGAATCTTTAGAATCAAAATACCCAAATGTTAAATTTGTAAAGATTAATGTGGATGAAAATGTTGATTTTGCATTAGATTTAAACATAAGAACGGTACCAACTGTTATGATTTTTAATGGAGAAACATTAGTAGATAGAAGTACGGGTGCCAATCAAGATATTATATATACAAAGATTTTAGATACCCTATGAATTCAGAGTTGATAGTTTTTAGTTTAAATGGATGTGTACATTGTTCAAACTTAAAATCTAAATTGAACGAAGAAACTATTCCATTTACTGAAATTGAAATAAGTTCAAATCAAAAAATATGGGATAAAGTTGTTGAACAAACAGGACACAATGTTTTGCCAACAATTTTTATAAAAAATAAGGGTTCGGACACGGGACCCGTTTTTGTTCCGGGTAGAGATTTTAAAAGTCCTGATGAATTAATACCAAAAATTAAAAAGCATATATAAAAAATAAAAAAAAAGAGGGTTTTTCCCTCTTTTTTTATGCACATAAATTTTATAAAAGTATTTATGTAAAAGACTTTACTTTCCAAATGGCATTACAACAGATTAACTGGACACAAATTGACACAACAAATGTACCTTCTGGTTCTATTATAGATATTGGAAAACTTACGGGTCCATTACATGCTGGTTATTTTGAAAATCTTTATATATCGGGTTTAGAGTTTAGTGATTATGTTGGTGAAGTAGGTGGTGTGAATGCGTTAAATGCATATACCGCTTCACTTAATCAAGCAATAGAATTAACCGGTTCAAATCTTACAGTCAAAGGTAATCTTACTGTTAAAGGAACAACAACAATAATAGATTCTAATATTATTGACTTAGGTGATAATATTATTTCACTTAATGGTACCGAAGAAGGTTTTGGTGGTCTGTTAGTTAACGACCCAACAAATCCAAATAAAATATCTGGTTCATTACTTTGGGATTCTGTAAATGATTATTGGATTGCGGGACCAAGTGGTAGTGAACAAAAGGTAATTTTAAGTACCGATTTAGATGCTGGTGTTTGGAGAGAAACGGGTTCATTTTTTGCAACAACGAATGACTTACAAGTAACGGGGTCAATGGTCATTAAAGGTGATTTGAGAGTTGAGGGTATGACAACCTTAGTACAGACACTTGATGAGAATTTAGAATCATTGGTGGTTTCAGGTGCAATGAGTATTGTTAGAAATGAATTAACACCACAAATTGTTTCAGCTTCTTTGAAAATACAAAATTTAGGGACGTTGGCAGATAGGTCTTTACTACAGGAAATAGACTGTGGAGATGGATTTTTTTAATTTAAAATAAAGTATTTATATAAATAAAAAGAACAATAATATAAAATGGCACAAATAATTAAACACAGAAGGGGTTCGATTGACTCCTTAGTTTCTGCAACAGCTAAAAAGGGCGAATTAGTAATGGCAACCGGTTCGGTTGGTAACATGAACGGTCCTTGGATTTTTGTTGGTGAAACCGAGGGTTCAGCTGGAGCCTTTAGAACACTATCTAAAATATATCAAGGTTCAGTTGCACCCGATTTAACGGGAGGTAGTTACGGATCAACATTAAATGGTACACCTTTTTATAGTTCTACTGACCAAACATTATATCTTTTAAGTAACGTAGGAAATATTACTATGGATTTAACAGGTAATATTGAAGGTAATGTTATAAGTGGTGTTACTATTAATAACTTAACAGGTAATACAGGTGTTTTTGACACATTTGTTAGTGCATCCGCTTTGAATGTAACAGGTGATACAACTTTTAATGGTGATGTTACAATTACAGGATTAACTGACAATAGATTAGTTCTTGTTGGTACAGGTGGGATACTTGAAGATAGTCCAAATTTAACATTTGATGGTTCAACATTTAATATAGGTCAAGGTCAATTTGAAGTTGACAACAACACAGGTAATATTAGAACCTCAGGTTCAATCACTATGAAAGGTAACATTACCATCGGTGATAATCAAGGTGGTGATGTTATTGACTTAAACGCTGAAATTAGTTCATCCCTTGTTCCATCAGGTTCAAATCTATTTGATTTAGGTTCACCAACAAATGCATGGAAAGATTTATATGTTAGTGGAACTGCGTTTATTGAAAATATTAATATCGGTCAAGTTTCAACAACAAATTTAGAATTACCAGGTGACTTAACAGTTACAGGAACAACAATATTATCTGGTTCAGTTTACTTAGATGATTTAACAGAGAAAAGATTAGTTGTTGTTGGTACTGATGGTATACTTACAGATTATAGTGGTTTAACATTTGATAACGGTAATTTAAACTTATCGGGAGCACTTGAAGTAACTGATATCCAAGGTACGGGTTCATTATATTTGAAACCAGACAAAAACGACTCAAGATTATTTCAAATTTATAATACAGCGCCTTCGGACATTCATTTTAAAGGTAATGCTACTTATAATTTCTTTGGTGATGACACCAATTTTTTAAAAATTGATGATAGTTTATCAAAAATTAGTATTGAATCTGTTGGTGGTGTTGATATTATCACCTCCGGCTCGTTAAATATAAAAACCGAGGATGGTAACGATTTATTTGTTAGTTCAAGTAGTGATTTAACTTTTGAAGCGGACACCGATGTAACTATAACTGCCGGTGATGACCTTAGATTATACTCTAACGATACATTCTCATTAAGAAACTATAGTGACGAAGAGTCTATTACATTAATAACAAATTATAATGGAGTATCAAAAACATTAAATTTTGATGTTAATGGTAATTTAACAATACCTGGTGGATTTACTGGTAGTTATGCTGATATTAATGGTACAACAACAATATCGGTAGCAAATGATGAAATGGGAATCAATAATTTATTGGTTGAACAAAGAGGTATTGAATTAAATACTTGGGATGTGACATCTAATGTTACACATAGTGTATTCTTAGATAATACAGGTAGTTTAACTTTAGATAATGTTAATTTTAGATTAAGTGGTAGTCTAAATGTAAATGGTAATTCGGCTTTCGATAATGATTTAACTGTACATGGTAACATGTATGTATCAGGAAACTTCCAAGTTTTAGGTACAGGTTCAATTATTACATTATCAGGATCTCAAGTTGATATTGGAACAAATAAAATATTACTCAATACCTATTCACCATTTGAAAGATTTGCAGGAATTGATGTTTATGATTCAGGATCAAATGTTGGTGTAACAGGGTCATTACTTTGGGATTCACAAAATAATGTTTGGATTTATGCAAATCCTTCGGGATCCTCATACGCTTCAGCTCGTTTTATTGCGGGACCAAAAAATACAGGTTCATTAGGTGAAGAAACAGGTTTAACAGTTGGTCACTTCCCAATTGCGGTTGATGATGACCACATAGCAGATAGTTTATTGACTTATCTTGGAACAACTTTAGCATTTAATACAAATAAATTCACAGTTGATTCAGGAACGGGTGATACATCAATAAGTGGTAACTTCACATTATCATATTCAGGAGGAACTGACAACGGAAATAAAACATCTACAATCATGTTCAGAAATTCTTCAAACGTTGTTGGTTTTGTTTCGACTACCGAAACAACTGATGTTCTTGATGGTATTTTAGGATACAAAAATTCTGATGGTTCATTGAAGTTCTCAACAGTCATCGATGGTGGATCTTACTAAAATTATAACATTTATAAATTAAATAAGGGGGAGAGTAAAAACTCTCCCTTTTTTTATTTACACAAACGAAATTTTTATGTATTTATAGAAAGACTTATATAAGTCTAATTAACCGTGGTACATACCACATTCGATTGAGGGAACCATATATATGGCACAAATAGTAAAGCTACGTAGGAGCGCTGTATCGGGTAGGAAACCGACCAACGCTAATCTACAACTAGGGGAATTATCAATTAATACTACTGACGGTAAAGTATTTTTTGCGGTTTCAGGTGCGTTAGGTCCTTCAATACAAGAATTAGTTGCAACAAACACGGTTAATACAGGTTCAATTTATCTAACAGATAATGTAACAGCATCATTTTTTACGGGTTCATTCATAGGTGATGGACAAGGTCTTTATAATATTCCGGCAAGTGGTATCACAGGATTAAACTTATCTCAAATTGCAAGTGGTAATGCGACCGCATCTATTGATGAAGATGGTTTACAAGTTAATGTAAATTTATCTGTAACAGGTTCAATTACTGCAACAGAATTTACAGGTAGTGGTTTAGGTTTAACAAATGTACCATTTCATATTTCAGGTTCTGATGTTGATGGTAATACATATGATAAACAATTTACCAAATTACAATTTGACGATAGTACGGGATTAAATGTTAGTGAATCTTTTGATGGTACCGCATTTGTTTCTATTGGTTCACACTTTAGAGATATATTTGTTGAAGGTCAGGATTTAGTTAGAGCAACAGGTTCAGATGTTGTTGAATTTATCGGTGAAGGTGGTTTAGAAATCACCACATCAATGGTTGATACAAATGATAACGGTTACATTAAAGAAGTAACATTCAATGTATCGGCATTATCGGCCTCTTTAGTAAATTATGTTGATTCTGCATACCCTGTTTCGGGTATGACAAGAACACTTGTTGTGAGTTCACAACAAACAACATGGTCTTTTAATCACAATTTAGATTACAAATATCCAGCAATTAATGTTTTTGATAACAGTGATAGGGTCATCATCCCAACTGAAATTAAAGTATTAGATGCAAATAATTTAGATGTTTATTTTGCATTACCAACAGCAGGTACAGTAATTGCAACGATTGGTGGTAATGGTTCATCCGGTACTTCGGGTACAAGTGGTAGTAGTGGTACTGCCGGTACTAGTGGTACATCGGGAACTAGTGGAACCTCAGGTACTTCAGGTAGTTCAGGAAGTAGTGGTACTTCAGGAACTAGTGGAACATCAGGTAGTTCGGGTTCTTCAGGTAGTACAACAGTAGGTGCTTATGAATCAATGACGGTTACAACACCGTCAGACGTGTGGTATTTTAATCATGATTTAGGTGCAAGATATCCCGTATTTCAAGTATTTGATGAATATGGTTACCAAGTTATACCTCAAGAGATTTTAGCGGTTGATTTATACAATGCAACAATTACATTTTCACAACCAATTGCGGGTATTGTAGTTGCAACACTCGGTGAAGGTGGTGGTGGTTCATCAGGTACTAGTGGTAGTAGTGGTACTGCCGGTACAAGTGGTAGTAGTGGCACTGCTGGTACAAGTGGTAGTAGTGGTTCATCTGGTAGTAGTGGAACATCAGGTTCAGCCGGTACTTCGGGAACAAGTGGAAGTTCTGGTACTTCGGGAACAAGTGGAAGTTCTGGTTCTTCGGGTACTAGCGGTAGTAGTGGAACATCGGGTTCAGCCGGTACTTCAGGAACATCGGGCACAAGTGGTAGTAGTGGTACTTCAGGTTCAGCAGGAACTTCAGGAACATCAGGCACAAGTGGTACTAGCGGTAGTAGTGGATCATCTGGAACTTCGGGTACATCAGGTTCTAGTGGAACATCTGGAACTAGTGGAAGTGGGGGTACTTCAGGAACAAGTGGAACATCAGTTTCAATTAATGGTAATGTAAATACTGTTGTCAAATTTGAATCGGCAACAGGTGTTACAAACTCATCTATTGTTGATACAGGAACTATAGTAACAATAGGTAATGATACAACCATATCAGGATCATTAATTGTTACAGGTAGTATTGATGTTACCAACGCACAACTAAAAAATTCATTGTCAAATGTTTCACCAGGTTCTAATACTGTAGTGTCAACATTAACGGGTTCATACACGTCAGCGTTTTACAATTATACAATTTATGATAATTCAAATGCGAGAGCGGGTATAGTTGTTGCGGTGTGGAATAATAATAGTGTAAATTTTAATGAAACAACAACGGCAGATATTGGAGATACAAGTGATGCATCTTTTGATGTAACGGTTTCAAATGAAGGTCATGTTGAATTGAAAGTAAACGCAAGTGCGAATTGGACATTCAAGTCAATGACGACATTTTTATAATAAAAAGTTTTTTATCAAAAGTAATAAACTAATCGAATAATGAAATATTTATAAAAGACTTAGTGTAATAAAAACAAAGAAGAAGAAATGGCAAATCAATTTATAGTAAAAAATGGTCTAATTGTTGACCAGGGTGGAGCAAATATAACAGGCTCCTCACAAATATCTGGATCGTTAAGTGTAACAGGTTCATTAAATGTTTCAGGTAGTCAAAATATTAGTGGTGATTTAGTTGTTGGTGGTAATTTGTCCGCCAATCAATTTATAGTCTCATCTTCTGTAAGTTATATTACAACGTCATTTTCTTCTGGTTCCACAAAATTTGGTGATAGTTTAGACGATACACATCAATTTACTGGTTCTTTTTCAGTTACAGGTTCGTTATCAATAAATGGTACTGAATATACGGCTGCAACATCGGGTACTTCAGGAACATCAGGTTCTAGTGGTACATCAGGAACAAGTGGATCATCAGGTACATCTGGTTCTTCAGGAAGTTCAGGTACTTCGGGTTCAAGTGGTTCTAGTGGTACTAGTGGTTCATCTGGAACTTCGGGTACGTCAGGAACATCAGGTTCATCTGGTACATCGGGAAGCTCAGGTACTTCAGGTACAAGTGGTAGTTCTGGTTCAAGTGGTTCTTCGGGAAGTAATGGTTCATCAGGAACATCAGGTTCTAGTGGTTCATCAGGAACAGCTGGTACCTCAGGTTCTAGTGGTACATCAGGAAGTTCAGGCACTTCAGGTACAAGCGGTAGTTCTGGTACATCAGGTACAAGTGGATCTTCAGGAAGTTCAGGTACTGCCGGTACTTCAGGAACATCAGGTTCTTCTGGTTCTAGTGGATCTTCAGGAAGTTCAGGTACATCCGGTTCTTCAGGAACAAGTGGTACTGCGGGTACATCTGGTAGTTCAGGAACATCAGGTTCTAGTGGTACATCAGGAACATCAGGTTCTAGTGGTTCATCAGGAAGTTCGGGAACCAGTGGTAGTGATGGTTCAAGTGGTACAAGTGGAACATCAGGAACATCAGGTTCTAGTGGTTCATCAGGAAGTTCGGGAACAGCAGGAACAAGTGGAAGTAGTGGTACTTCAGGTACTTCAGGTACTTCAGGTTCTAGTGGTAGTTCAGGAAGTTCAGGAACAAGTGGAACATCTGGTACTTCAGGTACATCGGGTTCTAGTGGTAGTTCAGGAAGTTCGGGAACGAGTGGTTCATCAGGAACAGCTGGTACAAGTGGTTCATCAGGTACCTCAGAGGTCTATAAAACAACATCAACAGATACATTTACTTTAGGACAAGCGGGTTCATTAACTGTACCGAGTGGTTTAAGTTATACCGTTGGTCAATCAATTATAATAGCATATAACGTAAATAACTACCAAGAATCGGATGTAGTATCATATAGTGGTACTACTTTAACGTTTACAGCACCAGATTCTAATGGTACTATTGGTAGTGGTACATATTCATCATGGACTATCAATTTAGATGGTGCAACAGGTGCAGATGGTTCTTCAGGTACATCTGGAAGTTCTGGAACTTCAGGAACATCAGGTTCTAGTGGATCTTCAGGAAGTTCGGGAACGGCTGGTACATCTGGTACAAGTGGTTCTTCAGGAAGTTCTGGTTCGTCCGGTACCTCGGGTTCAAGCGGAACATCTGGTACAAGCGGAAGTTCGGGTTCAAGTGGTTCAAGTGGTACAAGTGGAACATCTGGAAGTTCAGGTACATCAGGTTCATCTGGTACCTCGGGTTCATCTGGTACCTCAGGAACAAGTGGTTCTAGTGGTAGTTCAGGAAGTAGTGGAACAAGTGGAACTTCAGGTTCTAGTGGTTCATCTGGTACTTCAGGAAGTTCAGGTACTTCAGGAACATCAGGTTCTAGTGGTTCATCAGGAACATCTGGTACCTCAGGTTCATCTGGTACATCTGGTACTTCAGGAACTAGTGGTAGTGATGGCTCATCTGGTACAAGTGGAACATCTGGTTCTTCAGGAAGTTCGGGTTCTTCAGGAACAAGTGGTACATCTGGTACAAGTGGTTCTTCAGGAAGTTCTGGTTCATCAGGTACGTCAGGTTCTTCTGGTACTTCGGGTTCTAGTGGTTCATCAGGAAGTAGTGGTACGTCAGGTACTTCAGGTTCTAGTGGTTCATCAGGAACCGCTGGTACAAGTGGAACATCAGGTACATCAGGTTCTTCGGGTTCATCAGGAAGTAGTGGAACTGCGGGTACATCGGGTACATCAGGTACTTCGGAAGTTTATAAAACAATATCAACAACCACACATACATTAGGTAATTCGGGGTCATTTACTGTACCAAGTGGATTAAGTTACACTGTTGGTCAGTCTATTATCATAGCGTATGATGTCAACAATTATCAAGAGTCTCATGTGGTTTCATATAGTGGAACAACAATAACAGTTGATACTCCAGATGCTAACGGTACAATTGGTAGCGGTACATATTCTAATTGGGTTATTAACTTAGATGGTGCTACGGGTGCTGATGGTACTTCAGGTACATCTGGTACAAGTGGTACTTCAGGTTCAAGTGGTTCTAGTGGTTCATCAGGAACATCTGGTACTTCAGGTTCAAGTGGAAGTAGTGGTAGTAGTGGAACTGCGGGTACATCTGGTACATCAGGTTCAAGTGGATCTTCAGGAACAAGTGGTTCATCAGGAACATCTGGTACATCAGGTTCTAGTGGTTCTTCAGGAAGTTCTGGAACTGCGGGTACATCGGGTTCATCAGGTTCTTCTGGTACATCTGGAACTTCAGGTAGTTCAGGAACTGCGGGAACATCGGGAAGTAGTGGAACATCTGGTACAAGTGGTTCTTCAGGAACAGCCGGTACAAGTGGTTCTAGTGGTAGTTCAGGAAGTAGTGGAACAAGTGGAACATCAGGTTCTAGTGGTTCTTCAGGAAGTTCAGGTACATCCGGTTCTTCAGGAACAAGCGGAAGTTCAGGTTCTTCAGGAAGTAGTGGAACTGCCGGTACAAGTGGTACATCTGGTTCTTCAGGAACGAGTGGAAGTTCGGGTTCATCTGGAAGTTCAGGAACAAGTGGAAGTAGTGGTACTTCGGGTTCTAGTGGTTCATCAGGAAGTTCTGGAACTGCGGGTACTTCAGGTACAAGTGGTAGTTCAGGAAGTTCTGGTTCATCTGGTACATCAGGAACATCAGGTTCTAGTGGTTCATCAGGAAGTTCAGGAACTTCTGGAACATCAGGTTCTTCGGGTTCTTCGGGTACAAGTGGTTCTTCAGGAACAGCTGGTACATCAGGTACTTCAGGTACTTCAGAAGTTTATAAAACAACATCGAATTCAACACATACATTAGGACAAGGTGGTTCAGTTACAGTTCCTACGGGATTAAGTTACTCAGTTGGACAATCAATCATCATTGCTTATAATGTAAACAATTATCAAGAATCAGACGTAGTAAGTTATAGTGGTACAACATTAACATTCTCTGCACCTGATGCAAATGGAACAATCGGTAGTGGTACGTATTCATCTTGGTCAATTAACTTAGATGGTGCTACAGGTGCAGATGGTACAAGTGGAACATCAGGTACTTCGGGTACATCTGGTTCAAGTGGTACATCAGGTTCTAGTGGTACATCAGGTTCATCTGGTTCTTCAGGAACAAGTGGAACATCTGGTACTTCAGGGTCCTCAGGAACATCAGGTTCTAGTGGTAGTTCGGGAAGTAGTGGTACCTCAGGTACATCAGGTACTTCAGGTTCTAGTGGTAGTTCAGGAAGTAGTGGAACAAGTGGAACTTCAGGTTCTAGTGGTTCTTCAGGAAGTAGTGGTACTGCAGGTACATCTGGTACATCGGGTTCTTCAGGAACAAGCGGTAGCTCAGGTAGTACAACTGTGGGAGCATATAATTCATTAACCGTTAACTCACCTTCAACAACATGGTCATTCCAACACGATTTAGGTGCAAAATATCCTGTTGTACAAGTTTATGATACAAATGGTTTTTCAATTATACCACAGACAATTGAAGCGATTGACTTATATAATATTGAAATAGGATTTTCATCACCACAAGCAGGTTTAGTTGCGGTTACACTCGGTGAAGGTGGTGGTGGTTCATCAGGTACTTCGGGTACATCTGGTTCAAGTGGTTCATCAGGAACCGCTGGTACAAGTGGTTCATCGGGTACATCTGGTTCATCAGGAAGTTCTGGTACATCGGGTTCATCTGGTTCATCAGGAACAAGTGGAACCTCAGGTACTTCAGGTAGTTCAGGAACGGCTGGTACAAGTGGTTCTTCAGGAACAGCCGGTACAAGTGGTAGTTCAGGAACAAGTGGAAGTAGTGGAACATCAGGAAGCTCAGGTTCTTCTGGTAGTTCAGGAACAAGTGGTAGTTCAGGTTCTTCTGGTTCATCAGGTACTTCGGGAACTTCTGGTTCATCAGGTAGCTCAGGTTCATCAGGTTCATCTGGTTCTTCAGGAAGTTCTGGAACATCAGGAACATCGGGTAGTTCAGGTACTAGTGGAAGTAGTGGAACATCAGGAAGTTCAGGTTCATCAGGAACTGCTGGTACAAGTGGTTCTTCAGGAAGTAGTGGAACATCAGGAAGTTCTGGAACATCAGGTACTTCGGGTTCATCTGGTACAAGTGGAACATCTGGTACTTCAGGTTCAAGCGGTTCAAGTGGTTCTTCAGGAACAAGCGGTTCAAGTGGTACAGCAGGTACATCAGGTACATCAGGACTTGTAACATTAACAGGTTCAACAAACAATGGTGTTATAACATATGATGGTAGTGGAACAAATGCAACGGTTGAAACCAATTTAACATTTAGTGGATCAACATTATCATTAACAGGTGATATCTTGATGAATGGTAAAGTAGATGTTCAAACAAGTAATCAATCTGTAAGTACATCATCAACAATGTTTACATTATCAAGTTACAATGGTGTAGTTCTTGATTACTTAGTGAAAAATGGTTCTAATATGAGAGCAGGTAGTATTGTAGGTATATGGGATGGTTCAACATCTAAATTAACAGAAACCACAACTACTGACTTAGGTAACACATCAGCAATATCGTTTACAATTTCCAATAGTGGAACGGTTACGGCAACATCATCATCAGGAACATGGAGTGTAGTTATGTTCGCAAGAGCGTTGTCAATATAAGATAAAAATAAATTAGATGAAAGGGGAGATTTATTCTCCCCTTTTTTATTTTATAATCTTTGATTTAGTATTTATAGTAAACACATAAACACCATTAGTGGATAATGAAACTAATTTGAATAAATGGCAAACGAATTTAAAGTCAAAAATGGTCTGATTGTATCAGGCTCGGCGGACATCTCAGGAGATTTAAATATACAGGGTAATCTCGTCGCACAACAATACATAATTTCATCTTCGGTAATATATCAAACCGCATCATTTAGCAGTGGTTCAACAAAGTTTGGTAATTCAAGTGATGATAGTCATGATTTCACAGGTTCATTAAGAGTTACTGGTAGTTTAGTGTTAAATGGTACCACTTTTGCGGCTGCGACATCGGGTACTTCAGGTACTAGTGGTACATCAGGTTCTTCTGGAAGTTCAGGTACTAGTGGTAGTAGTGGAACATCGGGAACATCAGGTTCTTCAGGAAGTTCTGGTTCATCAGGAACATCTGGTAGTTCAGGTTCATCAGGAACATCTGGTAGTTCAGGAACTAGAGGTACTTCAGGAACTAGTGGTACTTCAGGTACAAGTGGAAGTAGTGGTAGTTCGGGAACATCAGGTTCTTCTGGAAGTTCAGGAACATCTGGTACAAGTGGTAGTAATGGTTCATCTGGTACAAGTGGTAGTAATGGTTCATCTGGTACAAGTGGAACAAGTGGTAGTAATGGTTCATCTGGTACCAGCGGAACATCAGGAAGTTCTGGTACTTCAGGTTCTTCAGGAACATCTGGTTCTTCTGGCTCAAGCGGAAGTTCTGGTACATCAGGTTCTAGCGGTACATCAGGTTCAAGTGGTTCCTCAGGAACATCTGGTAGTTCAGGAACTAGAGGTACTTCAGGTACTAGTGGAAGTTCAGGAACAAGTGGAACATCAGGAAGTAACGGTAGTAGTGGTTCAAGTGGTACGTCAGGTATAAATGGTACAAGTGGAACATCAGGTTCTAGTGGTACTTCAGGTACAAGTGGAAGTAGTGGAACATCAGGAAGCTCAGGTTCTTCTGGTACAAGTGGTAGTAGTGGTAGTAATGGTTCTTCGGGTACTTCAGGTACAAGTGGATCATCAGGTAGTTCAGGTTCAAGTGGTAGTAGTGGAACTAGTGGAAGTTCTGGTACTTCAGGAACTAGTGGAACCTCAGGTTCTTCGGGATCTTCAGGTAGTTCGGGTACTTCAGGTACATCGGGTTCTTCAGGAACTTCTGGTACATCAGGAAGTAGTGGAACATCAGGTTCTTCGGGTTCTTCAGGTTTAAGTGGATCCTCAGGAAGTTCTGGTAGTAGTGGTACATCAGGAAGTAGTGGAAGTTCAGGAACATCGGGTTCAAGCGGTAGTAGTGGTTCATCGGGTAGTAGTGGTACGGTAACATTATCAGGAACACTTAATGATGGTTTATTAACATTAAACAGTACATCACCAAATGTAACAGTTGAATCAAATGCAAGATTTACAGGAACAGTAATGTCTATTTCAGGTTCATTAGAAATTTATAAATCGGGTTCAGTTGTTGTAGATATACAAGGTTCACAAGGTCAATTATTTTCGGTTACAGACGATTTACTTGGAACAGTTTTTAGTGTTGGTGATATTTCAGGTGCACCAATTTTATCTGTAAGCGCATCTGCGAGAGTTGATGTCGACGGAAATCTATATGTTTCGGGTGCACTTGGAGTTGGAACCGAAACACCAACAACTGTTGGTTTAATAAGAGCCACAAATGATGTAATTGCATATTATGGTTCTGATGAAAGATTAAAAACAAATATAAGACCAATTAAAGGTTCATTGGATAAATTAAACGAAATAAGTGGTTATGAATTTGATTGGGTACCAATGAAAGGAATACATGAAAATGAAGGACACGATATTGGTGTTGTTGCTCAAGAAATAGAGAAAGTTTTACCCGAAATTGTAACAACAAGAAATAATGGATTTAAAGCTGTTAAATATGAAAAATTAGTTGCGTTACTAATTGAAACAAATAAAGAGTTATTAAAACGTATCGAGGCGTTAGAGCAAAAAATTAAATAATGGGAATTTTTAGAGGGCCTAATTTTACAAGAAACGGATTAGTATTATCTATTGATGCTGGGTCATATAGATCCTATATCGGTAGTGGAAATAATGTTTATGATATATCTAAAAATGGTAATAACGGGACATTAACAAACGGTGCAACCTTTAATAATTCTAATGGTGGTGTTTTTTCATTTGATGGTGTAGATGATTATATTTCAATTACAAATAGTTCAACTATAAATCCAAATAGTGGGTCGTTTACAATAATATGTTGGGTAAATTCAGACCCTTCAATTGCTGGAGATGGTTGGGATTTATGGATTGCAAAAAGGTCGGGTGGTTCTAATGGTTATTATATTGGTGCTAACAATCCAAGTGGTGTTAGATTTATGATAGGTAACGATGCAAGTAGTAGAACAGATACAGGTTTTATCGGTTACACTTTTAATACGTGGGCAATGTTTACTGCAATTTTAAATAGAACGGATAATACACAAACAATTATAAGAAACAATTATGATGAGACTGCAACCACAACACCATCTGGTGGAAATTATTATAACACAGGTGCTTTGTCTATCGGTGGTGATATTGGAATCAATGCGTACTATGTAAATGGTAAAGTTGGGAAAGTTTTAATGTATAACAGAGCATTAACATCAACACAAGTAGGTGAAATTTTTAATGCAACAAAAAAAAGATTTAATTTATAAACATGGGAGCATACGGTGGACCTAATATAGTAACAAATGGTTTAGTTTTACATTTAGATGCGGGTGTAAATAGATCATATCCAGGTTCAGGGAGTACATGGTATGATTTAAGTACTGGTAATAGGAATTACAGTTTTGGTGCAAATATTTCTTGGAACTCTGCGGGTTATTTTGATTGTAGTGGTGGTGTTTTTACAGGACCCGCCTCTAACACGTTCGGTTTTTCATCTACAAGTGAATGTTATATTGAAGCATATGTTCAAACAACGTCTGCAACAACGAATACATTTTTTGATTGGAGAGCAACCTCAAGTCTTGGTTCAGATACAAGAGCAATTTTTAGTCATTTATACTATAGTAATGGTAACACTTATTTTGACGTTAATGGTTGTTGTAACGTAACCCAAAGAATACAATATGCAAATGATTCTGATTTAACTGCGGGGATTAGACATTTTTCTTATAGGGTAAGGACAAATACCACACCATATAGACAAATGTTTAAAAATACGGTGGAACAGGTCAGCTCAGGTGCAAACTCAACTGCAACATCAACATGGAATTTAACAACCGCAGCAACAATTGCCAGTGGTTGGTCGGGAAAATTATATGTTTTTAGAGTGTATAATAGGTCATTGACAGACGCCGAAATTTTGAATAATTATAATGCAACAAAAAAAAGATTTAATTTATAAAACATGTACGTAGGACCATATAATAAATCTGATTCAATTAAAAACTTAAATAATTTAGTATTAACAAATATTGAATTATTTTTAGACTCCGATAGAGGTTTCTCATATTCAGGGTCGGGGTCAACATGGAAAGATTTAAGTGGAAACGGAAGAGACGTAACCTTATATAATTCTGGTGGTGGTACATATTCTACAACTACTTCCGGCCCCCCAACACATAATAAAAATCGAAAAAATAACGAATTTGTATTCGATGGTACTAATGACTGGGGTAAATTTTCTTCTTTTAATTTGGGAAATACTTGTACTGTATCTATATGGTGTAAATTTACCACTACAGGAAGGGTTGGTATCTTATCTCACTGTAGTGGTGGTCCGGTAAACATTGCATATACACTTGTTAATGGATATATGGAATATTGGAATTATGACGGTGCGTGGCAAACATATTTAGGAACAACATTGGTGAATACAGGAGGTTGGAAAAATTTAGTGTGGGTTAAAGAATCAACCACCTCAATGAAAATGTATATAAATGGTTCACTTGATGCAACTAAAACAATAACAAACACAACTGGACCCGTTTGTGCTATATGTACAATGTGGGGACCGTGTAATTCTGATAGTTATGGGGTGGGTACGGATAGTTATGGTTCGGTTTTTAACGGTACATTGGCTCAACTTATGGTACATTCCACAGCTTTAACCTCAACTCAAGTTTTACAAAATTATAATAACACAAAAAAAAGATTTGGTTTATAGTGTTAAATAAAAAACATATATTAATAACATAAGAATAAATCAAAATTATAAGTATTTATATAAAAACTAGTTTTAGATAATGGGTTTAGTACCAGCAACCGGTTCGGAAATAAGTATTGGAAAAGTCGCGGCAGCATTAGGACTGATTACGGGATCAGGAAACGCCGCAAATACAAATCTTGGATTAAATTCAAGTTTAGGGGTGGGTCGTAATAGGGCCACTACCGTAATCGCTAGTATTGCATCAGGATCTCAAACAATAGAATCATCAGATTTCGGAGGATTGACCACACCTAACGATTATATCTAATTTATTCACAAATTCAATTTTTTTTCGTATATTAACTCAATGAATTTGAGTTATAAATCATTTCCATCTAAATACGAATTAACCTATATAATATGGTCAGGAGTTGATCATGATAGGGAAAAACTAATCAGATTAATTAAAAGAATCAAAAGACTTAAATTTCTTTCGTTTTTTTCCAAAAATGCAAGAGAAGAAAGAGAAATTTTGGTTGAGATTTTAAATAATCTAAATCAAGAAAGGTTACGAGGTATTTTAGAGAACAATGAAAATATTTCAAGAATTTCTTTAATTGAGAAATGGGCAAGAATCGGTGCGATTGAAATTGTAACCACAAATACATTTACTAAAGAAACTTATTCATTAATAAGTCAATTACCAATAAAAGACTACCAACTATTTTCAAAAAGAATTCAAGAATTAATCAAATTGGCTAAAAACATGTCAAACCAAGAAGATAGTTTTTCAAATAACACACCAGGATTATGAGAAAGAATTTATATAACGGGTCATTGTGGAGTGGAAACAATAAAAAACTATCAATTTTAGTTCCAACAAGAGAATCCGTTCATACACATTTTGCATATAGTTTAACTCAATTATATAAAACAACCAGTGAGGTAATTGATACTTATTTATTTTTTGACTCGAGTACTATTTTATTAAATCAGAGAGAAAAGTTAATAGAGGAGGCAAAAAATATAAATTCAGATTATGTTTTATGGTTGGATAGTGATATGGTTTTTCCATCCACAACAGCTTTAAGACTTTTAGAACACAATAAAGATATTGTGGGATGTAATTACTTAAAAAGAACCAATCCTATTAAACCTGTAGCATATAAGAATGTGGGCGATTGGGACAGTTTTCTATCATTAAAAGTCGAAGAGGAATTAATAGAAGTTGAAGGTGTTGGGATGGGTTGTTTATTAATGAAAACGGAAATTTTTAATCAAGTACAAAAACCATATTTTGAGTTTATATATAATGAACAATCAAATGATTGGTTAGGTGAGGATTTTAATGTTTTAAAAAAATTAAGAGATGTAGGACACAAGGTATATATAGATACACTATTAAGTGTGGAAATAAAACATTTAGGTCTATATGCTTATGGAACAAACAAATAAAATAGGATTTGGTATTCTTTGTTTTGGGGATGAAAAATATTTCAAAGGAACAGTTAGAAAATTAAATAATTTGATGGAGTTGGGATATAAGTGTTATGTCTTGACTGATAACCCTGAATTTTTTTATCCAAAATATTCACCATTTCTACTTAATGTAATTGATTATAAAAAAGAAATAAAATCATATCATGACAAAATACTTTTAGTAAAAGAAATATTATTGGATATGGATATTGCAATAGTGATAGATGCGGATATGAAATATGATGCCGACTTTAAAGTTTTAAAAAAACTAAAGAACTATAATTTTAAAGATGGTATAACATATATCGAAAATTTATCCAAACATAGAATTAATAAATTTACTATAAGTGAAATGAACTTGATTTTTAAAAATGATTGGAAAATGTATTTTGCATATGTTAATTCTAAAATCAGTGATTTTATGGATAAAGAAACAATATGGGAACATTTTTTAGTTTTTAAAAAACATGATTATAAAGAATTCTATAAACATTATGAAAAATTACAGATAATAAAAGAATACTGTGATGTTTTAGAAAATAAAGATATAGTTGGTGCAGGTGAAGGAATAACAATGACTATGAGTTCGATTTTTTCAAATACACCGTTACAAAAAGATGAAGAACTTTACGAAATAATAAAAGACTTAATTGTTTATGAATAATAAAAACTTATTAAATCAGGATTACATTGAAAATAACATAACATCAAATGATGGTGTATTGGTTCCTTATTTGTGGACACACGGAGCAACTAAAGAACATATGGGAGATGGACTTATAGTCTACTCAATCATTCAACATATGAGAGCAAAAGTTTGTGTATGTATTGGATCGGGTGGTGGTTATATTCCAAGAATAATGTCACAAGCGAGAATGGATTTACATACTCAAAGTATATTTGAAGGAAACCCCGATTTAAATTGGGGTGAGATAGGTGCAACATATTTGGTTGATGCATGTAATGGTGTTGGAGGTCCAAATGATTTAGATGATAAAAAATCTTTTTTTAGAAAACATTTCCATCCACGATTTATTAAATCTACATCCGAAGAAGCATATTATAATTTCTTTGTTAGACAAAATATTAAAATAGATGTTCTTTTTATTGATGGTGACCATTCATATGAAGGAGTTAAAAAAGATTTTGAATTATATTCCAAATTATTATCTGATAATGGTATAATCATTATACACGATACAGATGATGATTATGAGGAGACATTTATTATTTCGGAAGATACAAAAGAAACTCACGATAGATTTGACGGACCATCAAAATTCATCAAAGAATTACAAGAAAATACTGAGTGGAATTTGATTAATTTATTTAATTTTCGTATATTAAACACAAAGCCGTCATCAAGCGGTATTACGGTGGTTAATAGAAGAAAATGATTAGATTAGTAACTGTTATAGGTCACGGACACAACTTAATTCCTCATTTCGTACAACATTATAAACAATATGTTGATGAGATTAACATAATTGTTTATGAATCTCAAATCTCACCAGATTTAAAATCAAAAGTTGAGGAACAAATTAAAGATTACGATAATGTTTCTATTGTTAGAACAATAAAAGACAGGATTTTTGATTGGGAGAAAGTAACACAACTATATAATTTTATAAAATCAAAACATCCAAACGATTGGTGGGTAATTGCCGATATCGACGAATTCCATTTATACCCTAATAATGACTTAATTGGTATCATAGACGACTGTAATGATAAAGGATATGAAATTGTTAGGGGTGGTTTTATTGATAGAATAGGACCTGATGGTGAATTTGTGGAGTTAAAAGAAAATCAATTAATTTTTGAACAATATCCAAACGCGGGGTTTTTCAGATACCCGTTAAGTCAAGCAAATCCTAATAAAATATGTATTGTAAAGGGGTATATTGAAATTACTTCCGGACAACACTATGCCAAAATAGAAGGACAAACAACATGGAGATGGCAAGGATGGTCACACCCACTCATAAACCCAAATTTTCAGGTTCAAGTACATCATTTTAAGTGGGATTCAACTTCCATAGAAAGAATTAAGTCCGTTGCAGATAATAATCAAGATTATTCGTTCTCTGATGAGTATAGAATAATGTACAATTCATTAAGAAAAAGTAGATTCAAAATTAATCTCGATAATTTCTTGTTTATGTTCGAAAAAAATTGTATATTAGGTGATTATAAAGAGTATTCTAACTGGAATAAATTAATAAATAAAATAAAATCAATATGACAGACTCAACAAAAAAACCAAACAAACAATTTGAAGAAGAATTACTGATTCTTGAACAAAGAAAAACAAAGGCATTAGAAAAAATTGCAAATTCTTTAGATGCATTAACTGTTTGGTTCGAAGAAATCGACAAAGATGAGTGGAGCAATCGTGTTCAGTATTATTTAGCCGAATTCCACAACAAAATCGTAAAAGGTAGTGACGAGAACCAAGAAGATGTTCCGGCACCAAAAAAAACAGGTAGAAAATAATGTCTCATAAACTTGGAATCATTGTACCATATCGAAACAGATATCCACAATTAATTCAGTTTAAGACACATTTAAAAAACTATCTATCTGATAAAAACATTAAATATGAATTAATCGTTGTTGAACAAGATAACGGAAATGCGTTTAATAGAGGTAAACTATTAAATATAGGATTCATATACGCCAAAAAATTAAGGTGTGATTATGTTGTTTTTCACGACGTTGATATGTTACCGATAGATGTCGACTATTCCTATTATGACATTCCTTTACATATGGCAACAGAATTACTTACCACATATAAATTCAAAAGAATCGTTTTTGATGAATATTTTGGTGGGGTAACTTTATTTCCTGTTGAATATTTTGAACAAGTTAATGGGTATTCAAACAAATATTGGGGTTGGGGATATGAAGACACTGAATTATTATTCAGATGTCAACAAGAGAAAATACCCTTAAACACAAAGGAAATACAACAAAAAGGTGGGAATGTTGCTACCCTTAAATTCAATGGCGTAAATTCTTATGTAGAGTCAAATAACATTTTTGATTTCAAGTATAAAAATACAATTTTCATTAGTTTCTTTCCCGATGAAATAGAAATGAATCATGAAAGAGATGACGATATGTATGCTTGTTTTGGTGTACCTGGTTATGATTTTTTAATTGGTTATAGTTCATATTCAAGATATGTATTTCAAATTTTCGATGAAAATAATGATATCATTCATTTAGAATCTAATATTGTTACAAATTACAAAACAAACATTGCAATAACAATTGACACATACGAAAAAGAGATAAGACTCTATCAAGATGGATTAGTAGTTGACTATAAAAAAATTAAAAGACTGAGAGATTATATAACTAAAGAAAATAAATTTTATTTAGGGTGTTCAAACCCAAATAGAAATAATGACCAAAAATTCTTTAAGGGTACAATTAGTAATTTTGCTGTGTATTCTGATATTCTTTCCGATGACGAAATAAGAGAAATTTCAAATAATCAATATTTTGGTTTAACACAAAACTTTGGTAACTATGTTTCTGACCATAAATTGATTTTAAATTACGATGCAAAATTTATTAAGGGTTATAAATTAATGGATTTAAGTGGTAATGGAAATAACGGTCAAATTTATAATTGTGAAATAGTTGGTTATTCACATGAAGAAACAAAAGAAATTGATGTCCCATATAGAAGAAATTCAACATTTCAATTAATTCCACACGAAGAAAATGGTTATGTGTTAAATGGTTGGAAAACTAAATTAACAAGATACAATCAATTAAGATTTTATAATGAAGTAAAAAAAGGGAATGTTAGTTATAAAGACGACGGTTTAAACAATTGTCAATTTATAGAACACTCTCACGTAAAAAATAAAAATGTAACCCACGTAATTGTTGGAATATGAAAAAATTAGGAATTTGTATACCATACAGAAATAGAAAAGAACACATTGAAAAATTAATACCCGAGTTAACAAATCATTTAAATAAACAGGGTATTCCACATAAGTTCTATGTTGGTCACCAAGTAGATGAAAAACTTTTTAATAGAGGATCAATGAAAAATATTGCAGCACATTACGCATTTGAAGATGGATGTGATTATATTGCTTGGCACGATGTGGACATGATACCTCACGACGATACCTGTGATTATTCCTATCCAACCAAAAATCCAATACATATAGCAACTATGTTATCAAAATATAGTTACGGATTGGGTTATGACCAATACTTTGGTGGAGTAGTGTTGTTCAACAAAGAACAAGTAGAAAAAACCAATGGTTATTCAAATGATTATTGGGATTGGGGTCAAGAAGATGATGATTTGTTTTGGAGATGTTATTATGAAGGTTACACTACTGGTAGAATATATAAAAAATATAAAAATAGAATTGTTGCAAATTTTAATGGTTCTTCATCAGTTTTTGCATCAGAAACAACCAGAGAAATTAGTGGTTCTTTAATTGGTGATCATACGGTTTCGGTTTTGTTTAAAGCGGAACAACAACATGATAAGAATCCCATATGGTTGGTTGGAGATAAAGACAGAAAGTTTATTGAATATCCTTTAATTAGAAAAGATGGTAGTTGGACGTGGGGATTATCATTTAATAATTCTAGAGCAGTTACAATGGTTTGTTTTGACGAGGATACCCAACACTATTATAATTGGGCAAAAAGATTTGAAAACTTATGGACTTGGGTTACTATTTCCTATGATTCCACAACAAGAAAACAGTATCTTTTTGTGAATAACGAATTGATAAGTAACATGAATGGTATTAAAGTAAATGCACCATTTCCAATTAAAGGACAATTAAAAAGACACGACGCTCTTAAAGTATTTTTATTGGGATTTTGTAACCATCAAAATGTTTATTATAAAGGTAAAATTTCAGAGGTGAAAATTTATAATAAATTTTTTGATGACGCAACTAAAATTTTTGATGAAGACGAGAATCAAAATTTAAAGTTACATTATGAGTTTACAAAAGGTCAAATAGAATTAGTACAAGATTTAGGATGTGATAGTCGCGATGTAACATATACTCAAGAAGATATTAATGTTATTGAAAACATATTACCATATAGAAGAGAGGGTGCGTTTGATTGTATGCATCATTTGGATGAAGGTTATGTAAACGGTCAATGGGCGAAAGGTGAAACAACTGCAAGAAATGAAAAAAGATTCGTTACCGAAATGCAACAACAAAAAATAAATTATAGAGAGGAAGGATTTAATAAGATTTTAGACGTAACTGAAATTGTTAACATAGATGAAACATTATATCCAAATACAATGTTCATAAATACCAAAATGAAATGAGAATAGAATATTTAAAACCTTGGTTTTTAAAACCAAAATCAACAGAGGCACAAACCAATATCATTACTGATGGTCCATTTACCATCTCAACAACTTTTAGAGTTTCAAGAGATTATAAACAGGACGATAAGATTGGATTTATGGGTATACCCGGTAAAAACTTTGGTATTAGTTATGATTACAAAGTCAATTATTTTGTATTTGAATTTTGGACGAAAGAAAAAAATGAAGACGGAGATTTATACGATAAGTTCAATTATTTTTTATATGATAATATAGATCCGAAAGTATTTCAAAACTTTATAAATGTCACAGTACAATTTGACGGAACAACATATTATTTGTACAAAGATTTTAAATTGTTTGATACCATCGAAAACTCTAATCCATTAATTGATGACTATAAAAATGAACCAATATACATTGGTTGTCATAACATGGATAGTATTACATCCGCACATAAGTGTATAACTGAGATGGATGTTAATCATTTTAGTGTTTTTCAGTCGGTTGTTAATATAAAAACATTAGAATCAGTTCTAAAAAAAGAGATTGAGATTATTAATATTAAAGATTATAACAAACTATACGCATTTTTTGATTTAGAAAATTCTACCGAAGAATTTTTAATTATTGAACAATATAAAGAAAAGACATTTTTGAAAAGAAAAAATAAAATGTCTAGTGTTGGTTTTGAAATAGTAAAAGAAAAATTAGATGATGTTGGTTGTGGGTTTTGTTTGGCTAAATGGACACAAGTTACTATGCACCTACATAATGGTACAACACATAGTTGTCACCACCCCGAGCCACATAAAATTGGTTTAGAGGAAATTTCAAGAAACCCTTCCGCCTTACATAATAGCAAAATCAAAAAACAAGCAAGAAAAGAAATGCTTGAGGATAGAAGACCTTCGGAGTGTCAATATTGTTGGAATGTTGAAGATAATTCAAGTTCTTATTCAGATAGAGTTTTTAAATCATCCGAACCGTGGTCTGAACCATATTTTGAAGAAATTAGTCAATCAAATTGGAGGGATGATTATAACCCCAAATATGCCGAGATAAGTTTTGCAAATACATGTAATTTTAAATGTGCTTATTGTGGTCCCGAATATTCATCTAAATGGATGGAGGAAATTAATCAACACGGAGCATATAATCTTTCATATGAATATAATGGTACGAGAAGAATGGATGAAAGAGGTACAAGACCATACAAACAAACAGAGGACAATCCTTATGTAAATGCGTTTTGGGAATGGTTTCCTGAATTATATGGTAGCTTAGATACCTTTAGAATAACCGGCGGAGAACCATTATTACACAAAGACACATGGAAAGTTTTAGATTACATAATTGAAACCGAAAACCCCAATAAAAATCTTAAGTTATCGATTAATAGTAATCTTGGTGTAACTGATGATTTAATCGACAAACTAATTGACAAGTTGGATTTAATCATTAAAGATAATAGAGTACACGAATTAGTTATTTTTACTTCTTGTGATGCATATGGAAAACAATCAGAATACACAAGATTCGGAATGAGTTTTGAAAAATTATTTCAGAACATTGATAAGATATTAACCAAATTACCAAGAGTTACTATCGTTATTATGTCAACCTTCAATATTTTTAGTGTGTTTTCATATGAACTTTTAATTAAAAAAGTTCACAAAATGAAAATGAGACACTTTAATAACATGAGATATTGGAATACTGCATTAATCTTGGATACATCCTATTTGAGACACCCACCATTTATGAGTTTTAGGTTATTGAAAGACTACATAAGTGTTGATGTATTTGAAAGATGGATAAAGTATATGAAATTCAACTCAACATTTAGAAGTTTAAATTTTCATAAGACACAAAAGTTAGAGGATGTTGGGTTTTCAACTCAAGAGATTGAAAAAATTATGAGAATACGTGACATCTTTGTTGCTGATTATGACACAAACTATAAAGATTTTGATAAAGACAAAAAAGATTTATTAGACTTTACAGATGAGTATAAAAAAAGAAGAGATTTGGATGTAAACAGTTACTTCCCCGAATTAAAAGAATTTTTTAAAAAAATTAAAAATGAAAATAAAGTATAAAGAACCCTATTGGGCGAAGTTTGAGTGGGAAATTGAAGAACATCACGATAATCAATACGTTACAAATTATGACAAGTATGAAAATCGTGATTTAACTAAGTTTTTACTTAGAAGTGAATATGCAATCACTTTATCTTTCAAAATAAAACCACATTATAAAAAAGATGAGATTAGTATGGTTTTTGGTAAACCGGGTAAAAATTTAGGTTTATCTTATAACGACACAACTCAAACCATGGCTTTTGAATTTTGGACCGATGAAGAAGAAGGAGATAAATTTTATTTTCTACCATTGTTAGATACAACACAAAAAGAAATTGAAGATGGGGTAACAATTACAGTTGCAAGAAAAGATAATCAATTTGCGTTATATAAAAATTTTAAAGAGAATAATACAATAATTTTTAACGGTAATTTAATTTCTGACTATTGTGATAATAGTTTGTTTATTGGGTGTTCCAGTCCGGAATGTTCATCCGACAGACATCGATATTATTGTGAAATGGATATATTTTTATTTTCAATTATACTAAGAACTTCAAACATTGAAATAATTGAAGATTACTTAAAAGAATCAGAAATACACGTTCTACCATTTAAAAAATGTTATGATGATATACTTTGTTATTACGATTTTAAGACCGTGAACAATTTAGGTATCATATATGACGAATCAAAACATACAAATTTTTTAGAAAGAGTTCCTAAAGATTTTGTTTTATAAAAAAAATAAATTAAATTTTACAATATGTCAGAAGAATTAGCAAGTTGGAGAGATGAACATTTAAATAAAGTCAGTTGTAGTTTTTGTGCTGCAAAATGGTATAATGTTAGTCTACATTTAGGTCACGGATTCACAAACTCTTGTCATCTACCACTACCACACCCAATTGATGCGGAAGCAATTAAAACAAACCCATCTGCACTACACAACACAGATTTTAAGAAAAGAATTAGAAAAATGATGTTGGATGGTGTTAAACCCGCCGAATGTTCTTACTGTTGGAAGGTAGAGGATATTGGTAGAAATAACATTGCAGATAGGGTTTACAAAAGTATAATTTACGATGAACAAGACATTGCCAAATTGAAAGATATACATTGGACTGAAGATATAACACCAAAAACGATTGAGGTGTCATTTGACAGAACGTGTAATTTTGCTTGTTCATATTGTAATTCGGGTTATTCAACAACTTGGGGTAAGGATATTAGAGATAATGGGCCATATCAGAAATTTAAAACAACAAGTGCGGGTGCATATTATGCAGATGGGTCTTGGTCTGAAATCTTTGGAAAATACAATGAAGATAACCCATATGTAAAGGCATTCTTAGAATGGTGGCCGGAGTTGTCAGAAAAATTAATGGAAATCAGAGTAACTGGTGGAGAACCATCACAAAGTAGAAACTTTTGGCAATTTATTGATTTGATGAAACAATACCCATCACCAAATCTTAGATTAGCAATTAATTCTAATTTAGGTTTAAATCAAAAAACATTAGAAAGACTCATTAATGTCACACACGAAGTACAGGTTAAAGAATTTGATTTGTATACAAGTTGTGAGGCATATGGTGCACATGCCGAATATATTAGAGATGGATTAAACTATAAATTATGGCATTCTAATTTAGTTAAGTTTATAGAGAGTGCAAACTTTAGACAGGTTGTTATTATGATGACAATCAATAGTCTTTGTTTGTTTAGTATCACTGAGTTCTTAGACGATATGTTAGAACTTAAAAAGAAATACGGTACACACAGACCAATAGTTGATTTAAACATTTTAAGATGGCCGGCGTTTATGTCACCATTGGTATTACCTGATGATGTAAAATATGGTTTACATGGTAAACTTTCATTATGGTTTATGAAACATAAGAATAGTGAATATTTTACTGTTGGTGAAAAGGCACAAATTCAAAGATTAATTGATTATATAGAAGTTGTTAATAGAGGTCATAATACAACTGAGATGGATAATTCCCTTCAGTATCATGATTTCAAAAGTTTCTATATGCAATATGATATAAGAAGAAATAAAAATTTTGTAGAAACGTTCCCCGAATTAGCTGAATGGTATAATTCGTTAGAAATTGATAATACAATACCTGATGTTAAAATGACTGATGGTAGAATTACACACTTTGAACCAGGTGAATATGTTTCAGATAAACACAATTATAATAAGAAATAATTAATGGCACAATATAAAAGAACACTTAGATGGTTAGAACCATTTGGAGGATGGAATGGACACACATCAGATACAGGATTATGTAATAGAATTTTTCATTGGGAAGTCGCATATGAAATAAACAGACACAATGACTATGATTATAACATTTTACTTGAGGAAAAATATTGGCCAGAAACTAAACTCATAGATATACCGGATTCAAAAACAATATCTAACATCGAAGGTGATGAATATGATATTGAAAAATTGAAATTTCTTGCAATATATGACGTAGAAAATAAAAAAATAGATGTTGCGAAACCACTTTATACTGATGATGTAGAAAGAATGTTTGAGACAGGTTTAATGAAATTAAAGGACAATCATTATTATTGTAATTTTAATTATCGTGAATTGGATAATTTATATCCTTACGAAGTTTTAAAAAAAACTAAAAGACCATTATCTGAAATTAGACTTAAACATAGATATTTGGAAGACTCAATTAAAAAAGAAGTTTCTGATGCGGTTGGTATTCATATAAGAAGAGGTAATGGTGTACCATATTCACAAAAAGATTTAGACACATTACCCGAAGACGTTAGACATGATTATGATTTAATAAAAAGAACGGCAACAATTCAATCACATGTTTTTTATGAATTTCATCAAGATAAGTTATATTTTGATATAATGGATCAAATGTTAAAAATTAATCCCGATCAAAATTTTTATATTAGTACGGATATGCCTGATAACATTATGTATTATTTTTATGAAAGATATAAAAATAACATAGTAAATAAGAAATTCCTTATTAATGTTGCTTATGATTACCTTTTAACAGGAGGTACAAAAAAATCTGAATTCCAACACGGAAATGTAGTAGAAAATTTGGTCGATTTGTTTTCTTTATCATACTGCCCATTTTTAATTAAGTCCCCAACATCCACGTGGTCAACTTTTGCGGAGTGTTATGTAAAAAAAGATGCGGTATATGTTACAGATGATTTGGAGATGATTAAAGCAAAATATATAAATCATCTTAAAATACTTTAAAATGTATAAAGAATGGCCATTAGGACAAATACCAGAAGAATTACAGAGACCTGAGTTATCTACCTTGTCTAATATGGGTTATGTATGGAATAACCCAAATGAAATCATAGATATATTTGAAAATAAAGTTGCGGAGTTTTCTGGTTCAAAATATGCAATTGCTGTAGATTGTTGTAGTAATGCGTTATTTCTTATTCTAAAATATATCAATAAACCACAAAAAATTAAGATTCCTTATTTCACATATGCATCTGTACCGATGCAAATTTTACATGCCGGTTATGAGTTTGAATTTATTGAGAAAGAATGGTCCGGTGTTTATAAACTAGAGCCTTTGGATGTATGGGATGGGGCCGGTAGATGGACTAAGGATATGTACCAAGGAGGGTTCCAAGCGTTGTCATTTCAAATGAAAAAAAGATTACCAATAGGTAGAGGAGGTATGATTTTATGTGACGATTATGAGGCTTATAAATGGTTTAAAAGGGCTTGTTATGATGGTCGAGACTTAAGTAAAAATTATTTGGATGATGATATTGAATTTTGTGGTTGGCATATGTACATGACACCAGAAGATGCAGCAAGGGGATTAATTTTAATGAGTAAAATATCTGAAATAAATGATGATACACACGGTTCAAAAAACTATAAAGATTTAAGATTGAACTCAACCTTCAAGGGTTTATAAATTAATGAAAAAAGGTTATATTGGTTAAATAATGTCATATCTAATTCTAAATAACAATTTACCTATTATTCAAAACATTGGTCAGAAAAATGAAACATTTTTGTTTGCATCGACTGATTCTGAAGGGCTATTTACCAAAAATAAAGAAGTAATGGGTAATGATTGGTATTATTATGAAAAGCCAATAGAATACAAATATAATTCTTGGGGTTATAGATCAAAAGAATTAGATGAAATTAAGGGTGACTTTATGATTGTGTTTGGTTGTTCATATACTGAAGGTATTGGATTATATGAAGAAGATATGTGGTCAACAAAGGTTGGAAAAGAATTGGGTTTGGAGGTTCTTAATATGGGTATGGGATCAACATCAATAGATTTTCAATATTATAACACAATGTTACTTTTTGAACATCTATTGAAAATAAATAAACTACCTAAACTCGTTATATATCAATGGCCATTTCAGTATCGAACAACATTTTCTTTTGTTTCTGATTATTCAAAAGAAGGAACATCACTTGGTTTTGAATTGTTCTGTGGAGCATTCCCTACGGAGATGTATCCCGCAAATTCAAAATTGTACGGACAATGGTATCTACATGGATTCTTAGAAAATAAAGGAGAATTAATTAAACAAAGAGATTTATACATAAAATTATCAAATATCATATGGAAATCTAAAGACGTGAAAGTTTTAAATTGGACTTTTCGTTGTGGGTTTTATAAAGACACACCAAATTTCCTATCAGATGATTTTATTGTGGATGAAATTGTTGATGAACATGGTGAAGTGAAGGCTAGAGATTTATCACATCACGGACATTTATCACAAAATCTCGTTTTAGATTATGTTTTAAAAAAATTAAATAATGGTGTTAGTTAATAATGAATGGGGTAAACTTAGAGAAATTATTGTTGGAACAGTAGACAATGCAAATATGCCAACACATGGTAAAGATTTACATTGTATAAACTATGCAACTGATGATGAAATACCAAAAGATGAAATAGGATTTTGGGACCCAAAAGTATATGAAGAAACATACGAAGATTTAGAAAACCTTTCTAATTTACTAACCAATATAGGTGTTAAAGTTTATAGACCAACTCCAATAGATACAACAAAAACAATATCCAATGGTTATTGGGAAACAACGCAATACTATACGTTTTGTCCAAGAGATACCGTTACTGTAATTGGTAATAATATACTCGAATCACCAATGTCCCTTCGTTCTAGACAACTTGAAACAGATTGTTTTAAAAAAATTTTCATTGAGAAAATGGAAGAAGGTGCTAATTGGGTTGCGGCACCAAAACCAAGATTGTTGGATTCAATGTATCAAAGAGATGACTTATCAAAGATAACATTGAACAATGACGAACCGGTATTTGATGCTGCGAATATCTTAAGATGTAATAATGATATTTTGTACTTGGTTTCTAACACGGGTAATTTAAAAGGTGCAAAATGGTTACAAAATTTTTTAGGTAAAGAATACAGAGTACACACAATAGAAAACGTGTATTCATATATTCATATTGATTCAACAATTGCGGTACTTCGAGAAGGTTTATGTTTATTAAATCCTGAAAGAGTAAATGAAAATAACATGCCTGACTTTTTAAAGTCTTGGGATAAGATATGGTGTCCACCTATGGTAGATATTGGTTATCATAAAACAATTAGGGCATCTGTTTGGATTGGTGTGAATTTATTATCTATTGATGAAAATACTGTGATTGTAGATAATAGACAAACTGAATTAATAAAAGAATTAAAAAAATATAATATAGACACATTGGATTGTAAAATAAGACACTCAAGAACTTTGGGTGGGTCATTCCATTGTGTTACAACTGAAATGTTAAGAGACTGATATGAAATTTTTACTATTAGGTGGTGGTGGATATTTGGGTTCTGTTTTGGCTAAACTGATTATCGATAGAAATCAAGAGGTTATCGTATATGATAAATTTGAATATTCGAATCCTGATAATTTAGGTTGTCCATATATTAAAGATAATCTAACAAACATAACATCACATTTAGACAAGTTGTCAAATATTAATTGTGTTTTATACATGGCATCTCCTAGATTTAGTGAGGTTAAAGATGACTTGCATATTACATCAGAAATATTATTAATGGAACATGCAATTAGATGTGTAAAAAAAGTGTCACCATCATTCAAACTTATTTTCTTAAGTAGTTGTAGTGTTTATGGTAACACCAACCAAGTTGTAGATGAAAACACCGAATTAGTACCAACAACACTATATTCAAAATTAAAAATTGAAGGAGAAAAACAAATTTTAAATGGTGGGTATGATAATTTTTTAATTGTGAGATTAGCAACATTATATGGAATTGGTGAGATAGATAGAAACGATTTGTTAATTAATAATGTAGTTAATGACGTAAAACAAAATAAACAAATTAGGATATACGAAGCAGAGGCATATAGACCAAATCTAAATGTTAAAGATTGTGCAGAAATTCTTTTTAGGTTGTCATCACAAAATACGGAAGAAAAAATCTTAAATGTTGGATTTAATGATTTTAATATAACTAAAATTCAATTAATTGAAAAAGTAGAAGCGTCGATTAATAAAAAGATTAATGTTGAGTATTTTGATGATGGACTTGAATTTAGGTCTTATTATGTGAATTTTGATAAGATTCAAAAATATGTACACAATTTCATACCAAAATCATTTGAGAGGGGGATATATGAAATATTTTTATCTGAAAAAGTTGTCTTTGGTTTAGAAGAGTACGATTCAATTTTGGGTTGCCCAAGACCAAATGGTGCAAGTAGAACATGGTATCTTGAAGAGGAGGGTGGTCTAGATATACCAAAAATGTGGGGAATTTGGAATCTAATGGATGTTAACAGTAATTATAAACTTTTTGGATATGGAACATATAAAGACCAAGTCGCACCAAATTTTTATGATGATTTTGTTGATTTTAGACAAAAAGAAAAGATAAAAGACGAAAAACACATATACCTTATAAATGTATTTGACCCTAATTTTTTTATTAGAAATGAAAAAATTGGATTTAGGTGTATATCAGAAAAATACATAAATGATATTAAATCAGGTTTATGTAAATTGGTTTTAGTAAATGGTCTTGAGGGTTACATTGGTTGTGAAAATAACGATGATTTAGAAATATTAGATAAATGGATTAAAGATTTTGAAATACCCCCGAAATCAGTTTATTTGTTAAGTGGTAATTTGATTATTGATGAGATTGCAAAAAATAAAGGAATAGAGTTTAAATGTATCCCGATTTCAATTTTTGATAATTGGATTAATTATCATATGATGAAAGAAAGAACAGGTTCCATATTGTTTGAACCAAGGGATAACAAATATCTATATCTATCATACAATAGAAACATTAGACACCATAGAATACATTTCTTGTCTAACATGTTATCAAAAAATCTATTAGATTTAGGTAAAGTAAGTTTAAATAGTTTTCCTTATGTAGAAAACATACCAGATGACCACCCAACAAATCAATTACAAAAAAAGGCACCAATAGAAATTGATAGGGGATTGGATTATAATTGGGCAAACGAAATTGCGTTTCAAGATTACCAAGATACTTTTATATCAATAGTAACGGAAAGTTTAACAGACAAATATACTTTATTCCTTTCCGAAAAAATATGGAAACCAATATCATGTGGTCATCCATTTATGGTTTTAGGTAATAAAGGAACTCTTAAAAAATTAAAAGAATTCGGATTCAAAACATTTGATAGATGGTTTGATGAAAGTTATGATAATGAAGAAGAAATGGGTGTTAGATCTGATATGATAGTTAATGAAATTGAAAAATTCAAAGATAAAACAATTGATGAGTTGAAATCAATTAGAAATGAAATGTTAGAAGTTTGTGAGTTTAACAGAAAAAAATATATTGAAATTGTAACATCAAAGTATAGTTTTGATGGAGATAGTATGAATCATTATAAAGAAATTTTATCAATAATAAATCAAATAAAATTAGATATAGTATGAAAATAGGATTTATCGGTATAGGTAAATTAGGAAAAGACGCCGCCGAAGTTATGGCAGAAAAATATGAAGTAATTGGATATGATGTAAATAAAGTATCACCATTAAATTTCAATATGGTTGATACAATAGAAGAGGTATGTAAAAATAGAGATTTAATCTTTATTGCAGTACCAACTCCCCATCATCCTGATTATGATGGTAGATACCCAACATCACATTTAGAAAATAAGGATTTTAATTATAGTATCGTTAAACAGGTATTGACAGAAGTTAATAAACATACAACTAAAGAACAATTAGTTGTGCTAATTTCAACAGTATTACCTGGTACTATAAGAAGAGAATTTATTCCACTATGTACTAATTTTAGATTTATTTATAACCCTTATTTGATTGCAATGGGTACCGTTAAGTGGGACATGGTAAATCCTGAAATGGTTATTATTGGTACTGAAGACGGTTCTATTACAGGAGACGCTAAATTATTATCCGACTTTTATAAAACAATCGTAAAAGAAAATACTCGTTTTGAAATTGGGACGTGGGATGAATCAGAAGGTATTAAAATCTTCTATAACACATTCATTTCAACCAAAGTTGCATTGGTTAATATGATACAAGATGTTGCAGAAAAAATTGGTAACATGAATGTTGATGTTGTAACAGGTGCACTTGAAAGAAGTACTAAAAGAATAATGGGACCATCATATATGAAAGCAGGTATGGGTGATGGTGGAGGATGTCATCCAAGAGATAATATAGCTTTAAGATTTTTGGCTGAAAATTTGAATTTGGGTTATGATTTGTTTGATGCAATTATGACAGCAAGAGAAAAACAAGCAGAAAACATTGCATTAAAATTAGTTAGTCTTTCTAGAGAAAATAATTTACCTATTGTTATTTTGGGAAAGGCTTATAAACCAGATGTTGAATATGTTGACGGTTCATCATCCATATTAGTAGGTTACTATGTTGAGAAAGAAGGAATTAAGGTTGAATATGATTTGAATACTCCAATTGATGCTGTTTATCTATTGGGTCATTATGGAAAACATCGTGATTATAAATTTACTAAAAACTCAATTGTATTAGATCCATGGAGAGAATATAAATCAGAAGAAATAAGAGTAGAATATTATGGAAATACAAGAATCAAGAAATAAATTAAATCTTGTATTTGATGATTGGGATCAAGATGTACCAAAACCAAATGGAAGTAAAATTTTTCCTGAGTGTTCGTTGAGTAGAGCAGATTTTATATCTGACACTTATGATATTAGTGTTGAGTATTTCAAACCTGAAGATGTGTTCAGAAATGACAAAACCAAATTTTTTTATTTGGTTGAACACCTGTCTTGTAGTTTGAATTGTCTACTTATGGATAAGAAAGTTATAACTGAGAAGATTGTAGATATGGTTAAAAAAAATGATAATCTAAATCTTCTTTTTATAAGTAGTCACGAAAGTTATCAAAACAAAGATTTTTTATATCTTAAAAAGTTTATACGTGATAATAATATACCCGACGAAAAAATATACATAATTAACAACAACGCATTAAACCAAATACAGATAGAAAAAAAGAATTTAAAAATTAATTACCTCTCAACTATGCACGTACCAATGTGGTATTCGACATCTGTAAGAAATCTTGAGACTAATTTTATAAAAAATAAAGAAGGTAAATTTTTTATTTGTTTGAATAATATGAGAAAGATACATAGACATCTATTGTTATCTTTTTTAAAAAAATATGATTTAATAAAAAATGTGAATTGGTCATTTGGGGACGATGAGGATGAATATAATAAATTTGCACAATTTGAAGATATTAAAAGATTTTTAGACGATGAAACTACATTGTTATTAAAAGAAGAAATTGAGTATTTTTATTCTATTAAGGAAAAAAAACCCGATTTTGAAGGAATACGGGATGTTCCATTGTATGTTCACATGCCTGAAATAAAAAAAGACCAAGAAAACTCATACATTAATATAGTATCTGAATCAAATTTTTTTGAAGAGGACTTGATTCACATATCTGAAAAATCAATGAAACCCTTTTTATATTATCAAATACCTTTGTTCTGTGCATCTTATTTACATGTTGATGTCTTAAGAAAAAAATATGGATTTGATATGTTTGATGATATTGTTAATCATGATTATGATTATGAGAAGGATAATATAAAAAGAATGAAAAAAATTATCGAACAGATAATTGAATTGAACAATAAAAAAGACGAAATAATCAAAATATACCCATCTCTAAAAGAAAGAATGGAAAATAATAAAATTAAACTATTGGAAATTTCAAATATGAAAGATGATAGTTTATTCTATAAAAAAATAACAAATGGATAAGAATATAAGACTTGTTTTCGAGAAATGGGATGGAGATAAACCATTACCTAATTGTTCAGAATTTTTTGGATCTGATGGATTTAGATATGAAGACGGATTTTTTGATTTCTATGAAAGATATTATCGTGCACAATTAAACTACGATAGACACTCACTATCAAGAACTTTTAATAAAATTAAAGACGTATATGAAAATCCTAATTTAAAATATTATTTTTTTATTAAAACGGCAATGTCAATAGAACAAATGTTTAAAGACAGGAACTTATCTTTTTCTGAAGAAATTAGAAATTGTTTAAAAGAATGTCCAAATTTTACAATTGTATTTCTAACTGAACACGAAAGTGATGATGAAATGGGTTATATAGAACTAATAAATTACATAACAAATAATGGTCTTAATGATGCACAATTTATGTTGTTAAATAACAACGGTAATTTTGAAGACTACAATAGAAAACATAACAGAAATATACAATTTACCCAATTACAATTAATACCAATAACATGTACAAGTATTTTTTCTGATTTAACACCTAATTTAATTACGGATAAGACAGGTAAGTTTTTTATTTGTCATAATAAATCACCAAAACCACATAGATATGCAACTTTGGCATTATTAGACAAAAAAGGTTTAATTGATGATGTGAATTGGTCATTTGTAAGTGGTCAAAGTAGACCACCAGAAGACTTTATTTGGTTGAGGGAGGTTTTACCTGATGGTGTGGTTTATAATTGTGAACAGGAAATAAAAAAACTACTTTCAATAAAAGTAAAAGAAAGTGATTATGAAATAGACAGACAATATTTTAGTGAGAATGGAGAAATAATATTTGATAAAACTAAATTCCCCCCGTTAGGTGAAGCCGCAATGGAATCCGGAGGTTTATTAATACCCGAAGATAGTTTTTCATATATGAAATCGTATGTTAATATTGTAACAGAATCACAATGGAGAGATGATTTTAATGTTATTCATGTTAGTGAAAAATCATTCAGACCTTTTGCGTATTATAACTTACCAATCATAGTTGCAACCCAACATCATGTGAAATATATGAAGAACAAATATGGTTTTGATTTTTTTGATGATATTATTGACCACAGTTATGATAATGAACCAACAATTCAAATTAGATTATTAAAATTAATTAATGAGGTTGTTAGAATTAAAGAAAACAAAGAAGAAATCATTAAGTTTTATAAAGAAAACACTAAAAGATTAGAAAACAATCGTAAAATCATTAATGAAATAAAAAATAATAATGATGATTATAAATTATTTCAATCATTGATGTCATGAGATTAGTGTGTTATGGAGATAGTTGGACCGCAGGTCACGGAGTTGAAACTTTAGTAAAATACAAAGAAATTGCACAAGCACCTAAATTCATTGAAAAACTAAGAAATCAAAATTCTTGGCCAAGATGGGCTGCTGAAAAATTGGATATAGAATATGTCAATATGGGTGTCTGTGGTTATGGTAATGTTTTTATCTCAAATGACTTAAAGGATACGATTAAGAGTAACTTCTTGGAAGAAGACGATATTATAATTGTTATGTTTTCTTATCCATATCGTTATGCAAAAGATAACTATGATTTAATAAAATTATTTTGGGAATTTGAAAAATTATTAAAAAATTATAAACATTTTTATTTTAACTCATTTTACCCAACGTTTAAAGAAGAAAATTTTGACACGTCACTATTACCAAAATCATTCATAAACCCTGATGGTTGTGTTTCAGATATTCTAAAAGAATATGAAATTAAAAATAACGTTTCGGTTTGGGAATATGGTAGTAGAAGTGTTTGGAACGACGGTAGAAAATTTTGGGAAGGAGATTACCATCCAAATCTATTAGGATATAAAATTATAGGTGATTACATATATAATAGTATTATTGATAAGATATGACATCACAAGAATTTTTAATTGAAAAATATTTAAAAAGTTTCACAAAAAAAACGGAGAATTATTCACCAGTTTTACCAAGTGAAACAGATTATTATGCTGTTTATGTTGAACCTAGAATTGATACAAAAACGTTATCTATAATAAAAAATCATTTATATTTTTTAAATGAGAATAATTCAAACATTAAATGGGGATTACAGGTTTTTCATGGTATTGATAACCAAGATTTTATGTATGATATTTTAAAAGATATTAAAAATGTAGAATTCATAAACATCGGGGTTAAAGATTTCACCAAAATAGAATATAATCAATACATGAAATCAAATGAATTTTGGAGTCTTGTTAAAGGAAAAAAAGTTTTAACATTTCAGTTAGACACATTGCTTTTGAGATTCGGAGTAGAACAATTTTTAGAATATGATTATATCGGTGCACCTTGGACAAAACCTAAAGAAAATAAATTTATAGGTAATGGTGGTTTATCTCTAAGGACTAAAGATGTTATGTTGGAAATATCTAAAAACCATAAAGATTATGAACCCAGATGGGAGGATATCTTTTTTGTCAAATGGTTAGATGGGTATAATTTACCTGATATAGAAACTGCAATGAAATTTAGTGTTGAGAACATTTTTTATCCAAACCCATTGGGTGTACATAATCCAATAAACATCTCACCATATCTTTTAGAGTCAATTTTGAATAATTCATTGGACAATCTTTGATTTTTCCTCTTTTTTTAATATATTTTAAATATGAATTTTAAATGGCCCCTTATAAATGACAATATTTCAAACACGGACAGAGTGGCACTTAGTGAGTTTTTATTATCAAACCAAAGATTAACTAATGGTGAGAAAGTTAAAGAATTTGAAAGTATATGGTCTAAATGGTTGGGTGTAAAAAACTCAACAATGATAAATTCGGGTTCATCAGGAAACTATATTTCTATTGCAATAGTAAAAGAATTATTAGGTATTGGTGAAGTAATAGTACCACCATTGGGTTGGGTTTCAGATGTATCATCAATTGTTCAACTCGGAATGAAACCGGTTTTTGTGGATATTTCTCTAAGTAATTTATCAATTACAACTGAAAATATTAAAAAAGCAATTACCGATGAAACAAAAGCAATTGTTATTGTTCATTGTTTAGGTTTTAATGCTATAGATGACGAATTAATTCAAATTGCAAAAGAAAAAAATATCTTATTAATTGAAGATTGTTGTGAATCACACGGTGCTTGTCATAAAGGACAAAAAGTTGGTACATTTGGTGATATGTCAATTTTCTCATTTTTCTTTGGTCACCACATAACAACTGTAGAAGGTGGTATGATTTCAACAAACAACGAAAAAATTAATGAATTGGCGAGACTTTTCAGATCACATGGTATGACAAGAGAAGTCTCACAACAGACACAACAATATTACCAAAGAGAATATCCAAATTTAAATCCACTTTTTACTTTTGTTGTTCCTGGATTTAATATGAGAAGTACAGAAATGAATGCCGTTTTGGGTATCGAACAAATGAAAAGGATTGATTACAATGTTGAAAAAAGAAAACATAATCTTGATGTTTGGTTAAATAATTTGGATGGTAATAAATTTATCACCGAATTTGATTTAGAGGGTAATAGTAATTTTGCGTTACCATTAATAATGAAACCAAATTACATAGATAGTTTTAAAGTTAATGATGATTATAGTAGTGTATGTGATATTTTATTTTTCGAGGGTGTAGAATATAGATTAGGTACATCTGGAGGAGGAAATCAAGTATTACAACCTTATTTAGAAAAATGTGAACATAGAATTGTTGGTGAATTAAAAAATGTTAATTATGTACACAACTATTCACTTTATATTGGAAATCATACGGATTTAACAGATGAACAAATTATAAACTTAACAAAAAAATTAAACAATGTTTGAGAATCAGAAAGTATTAGTAACGGGTGGATCAGGAATGATTGGTAGATCACTTGTAAATCTTTTATTACAAAGAGGTGCAATAGTAACTATTGCCGATTTAACTAAACCTGTAGATTTACCTGAAAGTGTTGAATTCACCCAAGTTGATTTAAGATTCTTTGACAATTGTTTGGACATATGTAAAGGAAAAGATTATGTATTTCATTTGGCGGGGGTAAAGGGTTCACCTAAAATGTGTATTGAACAACCGGTAGACTTTATGGTTCCTATGTTACAATTTAATACAAACATGACACAAGCGGCATTTGAATCAAATGTTAAGTGGTATCTATACACCAGCTCTGTTGGTGTCTATTCACCTGCGGAAGTTTTTTATGAAGAATCTGTTTGGAGTACTTTTCCATCACCAAATGACAAATATGCTGGTTGGGCAAAAAGGATTGGTGAATTACAAACTGAAACATACAGTAAACAATATGGGTGGGATAGAATTTCAATTGTAAGACCTGCTAATGTTTATGGTCCATATGATAATTTCAATCCTCAAAACGCGATGGTGATACCATCACTTATAAGAAAAGCACAGGAAAGTGATGTGCTTGAAGTCTTTGGTGATGGAACACCTATTCGCGACTTTATTTATGCGGATGATGTTGCAAAAGGAATGTTGAAAGTAGTTGAAAATAAAATTACAGAACCTATTAATTTAGGTTCTGGCGGTGGACACTCGATTAAAAATTTAGTGGATATTATTTTAAAATATTCAGGTCGTAACATAGAGGTTAAATGGTTAAGTGATATGCCAAGTGGAGATGCAAAAAGATTAATGAGTACGGAAAGAATGGAAAAACATGGATTGGGAAATCATGTTAGTCTGGATGAAGGTATTAAATTAACTACTGAATGGTTTTTAAATAATAAGGAAATAATTGATAAGAGATATAATCCTTTTGTACATCACTAATGAAAATTTTAATAACAGGTGTTAACAGTGGGTTGGGTAAATTTTTACATGAAAGAATACCCAACTCTTTTGGTTTAGATAGAAACAATTTTGATTCTATTAAAGACAACCAATATGATGTTATTGTTCATTGTGCATTCAATAAGGAAAACGATATAACCGACTATAAAAAATATATTGACGATAACATATTTTTGACACAAAAATTAAAAAATTTAAAGTGTCAAAAGTTCATATATATTTCATCTGTTGATGTTTACCAAGAAAATCACACAACCTATTCTTTATTTAAAAAACTTTCTGAATCAATGATGGACAAAAGAGATTTAATTCTTAGATGCCCAACTTTGATTGGACCAACGATGAAAAAAAATCATATTGAAAAAATTAAAAACAATGAGATTATTACATTATCAGATAAATCATTTTTTCATTATATTTTAATGGAGGATATGTTAGATTTTATAATGAATTTTGATATATGGAATTTAACGGGGAACCTTGATTTTGTTCCTAATGAGGGAGTAGAGTTATCTAAAGTAAAAAAATATTTTAAATCTAAATCATTGTTTGGGGATTACACGTATAATTCAAATTATGATTATAGAAGGCCAATTTACGAGTTATTTAATAAATTCAAAAATAGTTCGATAAAAAATTTAAAAAGATATTATGAATAATTTTCTTAAAGGTAAAAAAGTGGTGGTGACTGGCGGTTCTGGTTTTATAGGTACACATTTCTTAAAAGAACTGGTTGAGACTGGTGCTTACATTAGGACATCCATACACAAGAAAGAATTAAAATTTGAACACAATCACATACAAGTATTTCATGATATCGATTTAATGAAATTAGAGGATTGTGTAAAATTAACTGAGGGTGCAGATTACGTTATTCATTGTGCAGGTGAGATTGCACATCCATCATCAGTACCAACTGATGTACAGATATCATTAAAACAACTTAATTTAATTGGTAATGTGTTAGAGGCTTCTGCAAAAAATAAAGTAAAAAGATTTTTAGATTTAAATAGCTCAACTGGATATCCCGATATAAGAAGACCAATAACAGAAGAAGAGTATTGGGATGGTGAACCATACCAATCTTATTTTGGTTACGGATGGATGAGGAGATATAGAGAAAAATTAATGGAACATGTCTCTAAATTTTCTGGTTTAGAAATTGCACTTGCAAGATGTACAGCAATATTTGGTCCACACGATAACTTTAATTTAAAAAATTGTCACGTAGTTCCTGCATTAATCAAACGAATACTTGACGATGAAAATCCATTTACTGCTTGGGGTTCACCCGATGTTGTTAGAGATTTTTTGTATGTTAAAGATGTTGTTGAAGGTGCGTTATTGATTTTAGAAAAAGGTGAATCAATGAAACCATATAACTTAGGTTATGGTGATGGAATTACAATTGGTGAAATATTAGACACAATTTTAAAAATAACAGGTAAAACACCTGAAGTTATTTGGGATGATACTAAACCCACCACAATTCCATTTAGAGCGGTTAGTACCGATAGAATAAAGAATGAGTTAGGTTTTGTACCAAAATATAGTTTTGAAGAAGGAATAAAAGAAACCATTGAATGGTATATGAATAATGAAAAATAATTTATTTGTAATTGGTGATAGTTTTTGTAGAGAATGTACATACATAAAACCGACTTTAAATGAAAATAGGTGTTTTTGGGCTGGTGACTTATCTAAAAGGTTAGATGTCAATCTTATATGTGACGGAGAACCAAGTAGAGATGTTCAAACAATAATCGACAATTGGATTAAAATAATATCATTAGTCACCCCAAACGATTATTTGGTTATTTGTATTCCATATTTCAAAAGAACAAGATTACCATTATCAGAAAAAAATTATCAGGTTTTTGAAAATAGTGTTGTTAAATACGTAAATAGATTTATTGGTACCCCATCATACAATAATCTTTATAGTGATATTGAAACCTTTGGTAATCAGTATGATTGGAAAAAATATGAGAATGATTTAAAAACACAAGAAATAATCAACGCCTCTATGGCAAATCAATTGAATTCAATTGAAGTTATTGAATCTCTTTATAATTTAACTAAAGGAAAAAAATATATATTTTCTTGGGACACAATGGATTTCAAATCTCAGATTATTGAAGACAGAGAAATTTTAACAAAGAATATTGGTATGTGGGAAACACATAAAGATGTTTATATACAAACTAATGGTAAACATGGATCCGATTTTGATACACATTGGAGTTTCAAAATGAATAGATTGTTTTCTGAATATTTGTACATAAAATTTTCAAATGAATAAAGTTTATTTCATAAAGTTTGGTGGGTGCAGTAATCACCAAGATTATTCAAAAATTTTGGATGACATTAATACACTTAATCCGGAAATAATTGTGTGGGATTACATTAGAGAATATGACATATTTTTTAATGAAATTTTAAATGATTTTAATAATTTCTTAGATAGTAAAAATATTGACTTATATGTTTTCTTAGGTATTGAAAAGCAGGATATTGTGTTTGAAAAATATGGAAAATATAATAAGTTTAAATTTATATTCATCCCCCAATATTTTTTCAACAGTATATACCATACACAACTTGATACATATAAATTAATTAAAGAGGACATTGATAAAAGAGTTTACGAGAAATTATTCATTTGTTTAAATAACCACATAAAACCACATAGATCAATGACAATTGATAAACTATGTAAATCCAATTTGTTGGATTATGGAGTGATATCTTGGTTAATTAAAGACGACCATCTTTATGATTTTAAATGTTGGGAACAAAAAATTGTAAAAATAGATGATACACATGAATATGATAGTGGAGCCAATCAACATTGGTTATCAATGAATAATGGAAACCCACTGGTAAATTTGGTAACCGAAACTATATGTAATAACCATAACATTTATTTTTTTCTGACGGAAAAAACGGCAAAACCATTATTACTAGGACAAATTTTTTTGGTTGTCAGTATTAAGGGATTCCACTCCAACCTTAAAAAATATGGTTTTGAATTATATGATGAGATTTTTGACTACGATTTTGATAATGAAGAATCTTTAGATAAAAGATTGGATGGGATTATGTCAAACTTAATTAGAATAAAAGATATGAACTATTATGATTTATACCTTAAAGTTAAGGATAAATTAGAAAAGAATATTTCCACTGCAATAAAAATTATTGAAGAAAACACTACCATTCCTCAAGAATTTTACGTATTATATGAAAAATACAAAGAGGATTTTGATTGGGCTTTTGAAAACGATAAGTTAAAAAAATTTTATTATAAATGAACATATTGATAACAGGTGTTTTAGGAATGGTTGGTTCACATATGTTGGATTTCTTATTAGAAAAACCGTCCATTAAAATTTATGGTTTCTGTAGATGGAATGAATCTATGGACAACATAGAACATTTAACTGACATCATAAACAAAAAGGAACGAGTAGAATTAATTTATGGTGACTTAAATGACTATGCATCTATTGTTAATGCAATTGAAATCTCAAAACCCGATTTTGTGTTTCATTTAGGTGCACAATCTTACCCACAAACAAGTTTTGATTCACCTTTAGAAACATTACAAACAAATATATTAGGTACCGCAAATTTATTAGAGGCTCTTAGAAAATCTCCTTATAAAAATGCAAGGATACATGTTTGTGCGTCAAGTGAGATTTTTGGTAGAGTTACAAAGGATAAATTACCAATTAATGAAGAATGTTCTTTACACCCTGCATCACCATATGCAATATCAAAAGTAGGTACCGATTTAATTGGTCGTTACTATGGTGAGGCTTATAAGATGAAGGTAATGACAACAAGAATGTTTACCCACACAGGACCAAGAAGAGGAGATGTTTTCCACGAATCAACATTTGCAAAACAAATTGCAATGATTGAAAATGGTTTACAAGAACCTAAAATATTGGTTGGTAATTTAGATTCATTAAGAACTTACGCAGATGTTAGAGACGCCGTGAGAGCATATTGGATGTTGTTAAATATTAACCCAATACCTGGTGAATATTATAACATAGGTGGCACATACACCTGTAAGGTTGGTGATACCTTGAATTATTTTTTATCTAAGTCAACAGTTAAAGATATTGAAATAGTAACAGATGTAAGTAGACTAAGACCAATTGATGCGGATTTACAAATACCAGATATAACTAAATTTAGTGAATTAACGGGATGGAGACCGTTAATACCATTCAATAAGACAATGGACGACCTTTTGGATTATTGGAGAGATAGAATAAATAAAGGTCGTAAATTTTTAAACAGATAAAAAATGTCAGAACGTAAGTATCTACCAACATTAGCAGAATTAGTTGACAGATTAAGTATTTCTCAATTAAAAGAACAGTTTATACCTGAACATAAAGAGGAATACGCACAAGAAATAAGAGATATCAAACACGATATAGATTTGATTCTAAAAAATACTGATGAATTAATCAGTGCTGATACCGTAAGGGCAATTGTTGTGTTAGCACAAACTAATTTACATATTTGGCACAATGAATCTAACTACAGAAAGTATGGTAAAACTGAAAATACCAATTTAGAATTAACACATGGTTTAAACGGTGTTAGAAATACTGCTAAAAATAAAATACAAGAAATTGTTGGCGGTAGGAAAGATTATAAAACAGACTGTTTAGCTTCAGAATTTAAAGATTGGGGAATTAGTTGGGAATAAAAATACAATTATGTTAAACGAACAAGAATTATATAATTGGAAATATCGTGGATTTATTATACTCCCTATTTTTTCGGAGTATGAATGTTTAGATATAAAATTTGAATTAGATAGGTTAAGAGTTATCAGAAATTCTAAAGATTTTTCTTGGGGTGAATATGACATGTACTCACACCCACAAAAAGATTCTGAATTAATACTAAAACTATTCGGTCACCCTCAAATTATTGACACACTGGAAAAAATCATGGGAGATGAAATTGAGGGGATACAAAGTTTGGCATATTTCAAACCCCCAAATGAGTTAGGGAGAGATATTCATCAAGATGGATTTTATACTCAATCTGGTTGGGGTGGGTCAATAAATGTTATTATATCTTTGGACTCTATGAATGAAACAAATGGTTGTTTATATTCATATGAATGTTCACATTTTTTACCAATACTACCAATCGAAATAGACGAGGAAAGAGCAAAAACAAATCCATCGTTTTGGAGAAATGAAAGAGGTAGGGCTTGCGTTATGCCTGAAAATCATCATTTTAATAAAGTGAACCACGTTTGTAAAGTTGGTGATGTGTTATTTGCACATGACCATTTAGTGCATGGTTCGGAAGATAATAAAAGTGACAGATTTAGAAGGTCAATTGTTCTTAGTTATAAAACAAAAAGTGCACCAATCAGAGAAGGTGGTCAAATGAAAAGAGAACCTTTTGATGTGTACGAAATTAGAAAAAAATTTTGGGGAATATGAGTGAAAAAAAATGGAGTGATTTTGAAGAAAACCCATCTAAAGTTTTTGGATGTGAGGTTCCTATATTCACACCCTCAGTCTTTAGAGAATTTAGAGGTGAAATTTTTACAACATTTCATAGTGAAGAACATCCGGTTATGAGACATATTCATTATGATAAAAATGAAATTAGTTTTCACGGTAGATTTTCAAAGTCATATAAAAATGTTTTAAGAGGTCTACATTATGATGATAAAACATGGAAGTTGGTACAAGCATTAGTTGGTGACATATATCTTGTAGTTTTAGATGTTAGAGAAAATTCACCAACATACGGTAAATGGGATTGGTTTTTAATCTCAGAAAAAAATAGAAATCAAGTATTGGTTCCACCAGGATTTGCAAATGGTCACTACGCATTAACTGATTGTGTTTTTCATTATAATATGTTTTATAAAGGTGAATATGTAGATTCTATAAATCACGGAGTGGCAAAATGGAACGACCCAAAATGGAACATAGAATGGCCAACAAATAACCCAATACTTCAAATGAAAGACAAATGATTAAAAATTTAGAACAATACCCAATAGTTAGAGAACAAAATTTAACACCAGAAGATTTAATAAAATTTGAAGATTTAATTGTAAATCACTGGGAAGGTGGTAAAATTAGAGGACCTGTTCATTTATCAAATGGTAATGAGGAACAGTTAATTGAAATATCCAAAAGAATAAAAACAACAGATTGGATTTTCTCAACATGGAGATCACATTATCATGCTTTGGTAAAAGGTATTTGCCCTGCATGGTTAGAGGATCAAATATTAAAAGGTAAATCAATTACGGTTTGTAATCCAAAAGACAAATTTTATGCTTCTGCAATTGTTGGTGGAACATTATCAATTGCTTTAGGTGTTGCAATGGGAATTAAAAGAAGTGGTGGTGACGAAAAAGTTTGGGTATTTGTAGGTGATATGAGTTTTGAAAGTGGGTTGTTTTATGAAACACACAAATACGCTAGAAACTTCGATTTACCATTATATTTTGTTGTGGAGGATAATGGAGTATCAACATATACACCAACAGAGGTAACTTGGAATAACATAAAAAGAGATGTACCTAATGATATAATTTGGTATCAGTATAAATCAAAATATCCACACTATGGAAGTGGAAAATGGGTAGCATTTTAAATTAAAGAATATGACATATAAAGAAACACTTTCTGAAATAATGACTAAATTATCAAAAGATGATGATTATGTTTTTATTGGACAACAAATTGTATATAGAGGTAACCCAATGAGTACAACACTTGATGAAGTACCTAAAGAAAAAATGATTGAGGTTCCTGTAATGGAGGAAACTCAGATGGGTATGAGTTTAGGATTAGCAATGACAGGTAAAAGAGTAATTACATTTTACCCTAGATGGGATTTTTTAATTTCCGCAGCAAATCAATTAATAAATCATGTTGACAAATATGAATCAATGTCAGGTGAAAAGGTTCACATGATTATACGAGTTGGTAAAGGTTCGGATAAACCATTAGACCCAGGACATCAACACAAAGCAAATTATATTGAAGAATTTAAAAGTATGTGTAAAAATGTTACCATACTTGATTGTAAAACAATCGAAGACATTAGACTAAATTATGACCGAGCAACAAGTGTAGTGGGTGTTTATATTATAAACGAGTATCCAGAATTATATAACAATAAAACAATATTAAATCTTATTTGTGACGATTTTAATCATAACACCAGTGAAACAATGACACTGGATTTTATTGGTAATGGTTGGTATGATGTTAAAAATTATAAAATCTGTAACAAAGAAGAAATAACTCAAAGAAAAGAGGAAAATTTTTATCATTTAGTACATGTACCATATTATTTAACACATTATTTATCCGAAAATAAAAAGTTTCCGATATCAGACGAAATCAAAAAACTACTAATTGAAAATGAAAATTTTAAAGTTCTGTTTATAACAGAGCACGAATGTGATTTAGGTAACGTAGTAAAGTTCTCAGATTACTTTGCAAAAATGGAAGGAATACCAACAAATCAAATTTTTATAATTAATGGAAATGAACTACTTCCTGATTTAAAAAAAGAAGCAAATTCTGATATAAACGTACATGTTTCAAATAGATTACCTTTAGTTGTAACAAGAAACATACTAAACTTTTGCGATGGATACCACTTCCAACCAAAAAAAGAAAGATTGTTTATGTGTTATAATAGAAATTATACAAGCCATAGGGTTGGTATTTTAACAGCACTTAAACACCACAATTTATTAGAAGATACCGATTGGTCATTTTTAAGAGCAACTAGACTTGCTGATTATAGATTACCAGATGGTAACATCGATATGAACATATTAAGAGATGTTTTTGATGATGAAATGATAAATGAAATGAGAGAAAGTTTTAATTATTTCAAAGATGCAGAAAACAAAAAAAGTGAATTTGAAACGTATGACATAGATACACCAGGTGGCGGACAAAATTGGGATTATATGTTTGAAAATAATCCATATAAACATTCATATATTAATATCGTAAATGAATCACAATTCTCTAGAGATGAAGTAATTCACATTACAGAGAAAACTTTAATTCCATTGTATTATTCCCAAATCCCGTTACTTGTCGGTACATATCAACATGTTAAAAGAACAAAAGAAAAATATGGGTTTGATTTATTTGAAGACTTTGTGGATACAAGTTATGACAACGAACCAAATCCACAAAAAAGAATGAAAATGATTATCGATGAAATTGTTCGTCTTAATAAAATTAAAAATCAATTATCTGGTTTTTATTTAGAATCTAAAAAAAGATTCAAACATAATAGAGAAATAGTTGCTAGTTTGTATGAAGATAAGACAGATTATAACTTTTTTCAAAGTTTAATAAATTTATAAAATAATGTACGTAATTGGTGTTTCGGCATACTATCACGATTCTTCAGCTTGTTTATTCAAGAACGGAGAATTATTGTTTGCCTGTGAGGAAGAAAAATTTACAGGTATAAAACATGATTCATCGTTTCCTGTAAAAACACTTGACTATATATTCAAACAATATAATTTAACAAAGAAAGACATTTCTGTTATTTGTTATTATGAAAACCCACAATTAAAACTTAAACGTGTAAAAGAAAATGTAAAAACAAAACTATTTAAAAACCCAATATTCTCTTTAAAGAGTTATTTTAAAATTAAAAATAATATTAAAAATGTGAAAAAAATGTTATCGAACTATTCTGATAATATTTTTTATTCTGAACATCATTTAGCACATCAATATTATTCTTTTTTTATGTCAGATTATAAAGAATCTAATTGTTTATCTGTTGATGGTGTCGGTGAAATAGATACATTATCTTTTGGATTGGCAAATTCAAAAGGAATTGAATATAAAACATTATCAAAATATCCACATTCATTAGGTCTATTCTATTCTGCAATGACATCTTACCTCGGATTTAAACCAAATGAAGGTGAATATAAAATGATGGGATTGGCGTCTTATGGTGATTATAGACCATTAATTGATAGAGTAAGAAAATTGATATCATTCAAAAATGGAGAACTAAAATGCGATATGGATGTGTTTTGTTGGGATAGATCAGATACACTAATGTTCAATGAAAACCTATATAATGTTTTAAGAATTGAACAAAGATTACCAGAGGAAAGTATTGAAATTATACACAAAAATTTAGCTGCGTCTGTACAAAAAGTATATGAGGAGATATTATTTAAAATTATTAACTATACAAAGAAATTTTCACAAAATACAAATCTTTGTTTAAGTGGTGGTTGTGCATATAACGGAACCGCAAATGGAAAGATTATAAGAAAGACACATGTTAAAAGTTTATGGATACCACCGGCACCATCAGATGCTGGTTCATGTATTGGTGCGTGTGTTCATTATTTGGTAAAGAACGACCTCTTAAAAAATAGAATTCAAAAAAATCCTTTTATTGGTCCAAGATATGAATACGATAAATTTTTAAAGGACATTAAGAAAGAAAAAATATTCAAGTTTACTTTAGAAAATAGATTGTTGGAACATGTTGCCCTAAATTTAAAAAAGGGAAAGGTTGTCGGATGGTTTCAAGGAAGGTGTGAATTCGGTGCAAGGGCGTTAGGTAATAGATCAATTTTAGCCAATCCAACAATAGACGGAATGAAAGATAAAATAAATAAAGTGATTAAAAAGAGAGAGGGTTTTAGACCATTTGCACCAATGGTTACAAAAGAAAGACAATTTGATTTTTTTGAAATGGTTGAGGATGTTCCTTATATGAATCAAGTTGTTAAAGTAAAGGACGAATATGTGGATATATTAAAAGCGGTTACACATGTTGACGGAACTGCTAGAGTACAAACAGTATATAAACACACTAAAATACACAATCTCTTAACTGTTTTTGAACAACTAACCGGATATCCAATCCTTCTTAATACTTCATTCAATGTGAAAGACAAAACAATGGTGTTAACACCAAAAGATGCGATTGATACTTTCTATGATACCGAGATGGATATTTTGGTTATAGGTAATTATGTAATATATAAATGATTTTTTTATGATAATGAAATTAATTAAATGGGTTAAGAATAAAATCCAAGAAAGAAAAAAGAAAAAGGAAATAAAGAAAAAGTTAGAGGAACTCAGAAAGAGAGATCCGTTTATCTATAATCATTAATATGATTTTAACTTTAGTTTTGGTTGGTGAAAACTACACCAGTAATCCTGATGAATCAATTAAACAAATTGAACGTTTTAAAAATCGGGGTTGGGATGTTTACGTCTTAACAGACAAACCAGAATTATTTCCCAATACTAAAACCGAATATTATCAAAATAAAATATTCTCATATTTTGATAAACTTTTATTCTCACTAAGAATTGCAGAAAAAACTCAACAAAATGTTCTCTACATAGACCATGATTTTGGTGAGAACCTTACCGATAATTTTTTTAAAAATTTCAAAGAAACAAAAGACTATGTTTTTTTTGAGAAGTGGCAAAAATGGGACGAAACCAATAAAAAATACGTTCCATGGGATAAGTTCGGTGATTATTTTAGCGTGTACTACTTACCAATTTATTTGTACTTCAAAAAAATAAATTTCGATTATAATGAATTAACAACAATCAGAGAGTGTTATATGTATTTTCCATATGACGATAATACCACAAGAATCATATATGAAATGGAAAAAATAAAACCAATTTTTGATTATATGAGTGTGGTTGAACAATCGGGATTTAGTTGTTATGGTAGTTCTGAAGGAATTGCATTATCATACATTTTTAATTTATTAGGAATAACCCCCAAACTGTTCAATAAAACTCTAAATGAACCACTAAAATTCATTTGATTTTTAGAAAAAAAATCATTATATTATGATATATGATTTATTGGTTTACAGGACAACCCGCAGCGGGTAAAACGACATTAGCAAAACATTTATTGTCATATTTGAGTAACACAGAGAAGGTTATTCATATTGATGGTGACGACCTAAGAGACATCTTTCAAAATAAAGATTATTCAGAAACAGGTAGAAGACGAAACATAGAAAGGGCACAAGATATTGCTCGTTTTATGAATGAAAAGGGTTATTCGGTTGTAGTATCCTTGGTTTCTCCATATAAAGATCAAAGAGACGAGTTCAAAAAAATGAATGACGTAATTGAGATTTATGTTCACACAACAGAAATTAGAGGAAGAGAAAACTTTCATGTGACAAATTACGACCCCCCCACAGAAAATTTTGTAGATATTAATACCACTAACAAACGCGATGACGAATCCTTCATCGATTTAATTAAATTTATAGATATATGAAAAAATACGCATTATACATCGGAAGATGGCAAAATTGGCATAAAGGCCACGAATGGTTAATCCGCCAACAATTGGATAAAGGAAAAAATGTGTGGGTGGCAATTAGAGATGTACCACAAGATGAGAATAACCCTAAGAAGGCACATGACATTTTAATGGAATTATCACAGGAACCCTTTTTTGTTGAAAACTCTAATAAAATTTTTATCAGTATTATACCCGATATTGAATCGGTAAATTATGGTAGGGGAGTTGGTTATGATGTCGTTTATCACGAACCACCAACAGAAATTGCAGAAATAAGTGGTACTAAAATTAGAAAAGGAGAGATAAAGTCAGACGGTACCACAAATTTATAAGAAAATCAGTCGTTCATTATGATATGGATAAATGAAAATTTCGATGGTGGGGAATTTGAATACATAGACGAAAAGAAAGAAAAAATAAAAATAAAACCAAAAAATAACTTATCTATAATATCTAACAATAAATTACCACACAGAGTCTTACCTGTAATAAAAGGAGTAAGATTTAGTTTAATAATGTTTTTTGAAATAGGTAAGAAAAAAGAGTTAACGTTGATATAATGCCACTAATTAAAAGACACATTGCAAAAAGTATAACCTACAGAATTGTTGGTACTATTACAACAATTTTATTAACAGTTTCAGCTGGTTTACCACTTAAATGGGCTAGTATGGTCGGTTTAGGTGAAATAATTTTAAAACCAATTATTTATTTTCTACACGAAAGGGTGTGGTATAAATTTAGTAAATACGGAATTGGAAAAAATGAATAATATTTTTACCATAAAAAATTTTTTATCAAAAGAAGAATGTAATTTCATTCTAAATAAATGTTTAGTCGAATTGGAATTAAAACCGGCAGATGTTTATGGAGATTCAAAAGACGGTAGAAAATCTAATGTGGCAGGAATTGATAATTTAGGTTTTTTAAACGAAAAATTAAAAGAAGTTCTTAGAGATAAATTGCCCATAAATGGACATACAGTAACCAACTTAAGTAAATTTCAATTCACTCAATATGAAATTGGTGGTTATTATGATTGGCATGTTGATTCAACAATTGAAATCCGACCCGAAAGGTTCTACTCAGCCGTCATCCAATTAAACGACGAATACACCGGTGGAAATTTTGAAATTGTTGGAGATAAAGAAAACTTAAAATTAGAAGAGGGTGCTGGAAATTTATTTTTATTCCCATCAAACAAATTACATAGAATAACACCTATAATTAGTGGTACCAGATATTCAATAGTTAATTGGGTTGGATTGCAAAAAATTGAAAATAAAATTAAAAGTTTAATCTAATTATGTACACTAAATTGATTGAGAATTTTTTAACCAACGATGAGTGTGATTATCTAATAAATTTGGGTGAGTCGATGTCATTGAAAGAAATGAAGTCATCTAAAATAGTAAAAGGTAAACTAATCGATTCTAATTTGGAATATAAAGGTAATAAAAGAATGGGTTGTTATTTTGTCAATGAGGTTTTATTAGACCCAATATTAGAACACCAAACAAAAAAAATAATAAACACATGTAATAGATTAAAACCACTTAATTCTATTGAATATGTCAAAGTTTTAAAATATTCATTTAATCGTTATAACAAAGATGATTTTTTAGAGTGGCACGAAGATAATCATGAGATAATAAATGGTGCCACATTAACTTTTATTATTCAATTAAATGACGAATATGATGGTGGTTTTGTGAAATATATATTAGATGGAACCGAATATAACGTACCAAAAATAAAAGGAAGTGTTTTTATATTTGAATCCAACATTACACATTCGGTAGAACCAATTGTAAGTGGTAAAAGATATTCAATAAATGTGTGGCCTTCGTCAATAAAAAAAATTAATTTATTATGAAAAATGTTGTGATAATTGGAGGAGGGACTGCGGGATGGGCAACTGCGTTAAGTGTACAAAAGTTTTGGAAAGACACAAAAGTTACTCTAATTGAAAGTTCTAAAATTGGGATATTAGGTGCTGGTGAAGGTGGTACATCTAATTTCGGTTTATTTCTTAAATTATTAGATATAAACGTAAAAGAATTTTTAGAAAAAACGGGATCAACAACCAAAAATGGACTTCAATTAATTAATTGGACACACAAAGGAAGTGAATCAGAACACTTATTTCATCAAAACAATAAACAAACAAACGATGTAAGAAGTTATTCTGCATTTCACTTTGATGCTAGGAAAGTCTCAGAATATTTTAAAAATATTGCATTAGGAAGGGGAGTAAATTGGATAGACGGAGAAGTTATTAAAATAAATAATACAAATGAAATCATAAATAATATTGAACTTTCAAACGGAGAAATTATTAATTTAGATTTTGTATTCGATTGTAGTGGTTTTGCTAGATTGATTATTAGTGGTGTCCATAAAGAAAGTTGGATTGATTATTCAGAATATCTTTTAGTTAATAAAGCATTTGGTTTCTTTTTACCTCAGATGAAATCCATTTCTTACAAAGATTTGACTCACACATACTTGTGTGCAATGAATTGTGGATGGATGTTTCAAATACCACTACAACATAGATTGGGGTGTGGATATGCATTTAATGATAAATACGTCTCCGTTGAGGACGCAAAAAAAGAAGTAGAAGAACATTTAGGACATGAAATAACAATACAAAAAGTTTTTGACTTCAAAGCTGGTACATTTAAAAGGAGTTGGATAGGTAATAGTATTTCAATCGGATTGTCTTATGGTTTTTTAGAACCGTTGGAAGCAACATCATTAATGTCTACTATTATACAATTAAAAAGACTAATTGATTTCGAATTTGATACTTCCTATAGAGACATGTTTAATAAAATTTGTGCCGAAACAAATGAACAAAATATGATGTTTGTTAGGTATCATTATCTTAATGAAAGATTAGATACCGAATTTTGGAAAGATGCGTATAATGCCCCCATACCAACAAAACTTAAATCCATCTTGGATAATGATAATAAATTAACGTTAAAAAACGACACTGATTTATTGAAATCTTTTGAATTTGAATATTGGACAGAAGACAAATTACCATTTCTGATTTACAATTATGATATGGTCTACAAAAAAAATAAAAAAGGTAAGTTTAAAAACATAATTTAATGGAAAAATTATATTTTGACGAGACCACATATATTTGGAAAACTAAATTAAACCGAGTATCTGACAAATCCGAATTATTAAAATTGGCAAACTCCGTTATTGAATCACAACCAGATACTAAAACAGATGGATTTGGGTATAAAAAAGAATGGAATAAAAATTTGAATTATTTAGGTGAGGTTAAAATTGAAACAAAATTAGATGAAATAATACAAATTGGGATAGATTCTTGTAAAAAACTTTACGAAGAAACAAATACCACGTATAATAAAATCAATACGGAGGTTTGGGTTAATGTTGTGAGATCAACGAATCCGGTTCAAATTCAATTCAAACATGAAGAGTTAAAAGGGGTTGACAAATTTCACGTTCATACTGATATAAATAAAGAAATGAAATCATTTACCCCTCATTATACTTATGTCTATTACATTCAAATGCCGGATGTAATGAATGGAGAAGATGGTGTGTTATATTTTAGAGGAAAAAATAAAAAAGAATATTGGATTAGACCTGAGAATGATGATTTAATAATAATGGAGGCCGATATGCCACACTCACCAAATAATGCTCCGAATTCAACTATTGATAGAATTGTTGTGGCCGGTAATGTTGGGTTTGATTATATTAAAAAAGAGAAAAGTTTATTATGATTAAAAATTATTACATATTTGACGATATAATTTCAAAAGAAAATCAAGAGATTTTATATGAATATGTTAAAAATCAAAACATAAAATGGGAATTCATGGAAAATGTTACGGGATATTATGGTGGTAAATTAAGTACACATAAATTCCCCGCCAAAGTCCACCCTCAAAATAACTGTAAGGATGATAAGATTAAAGATTTAATCAGTGATTTCCAAATTAGAATTTCGGAAAAAATAAACTTAGAATTTGTTCAAAATTATAGATGGAAAATTAACTGGACCCAACCTATTAGTTTTGAACACAATCCGATGCATTTATTACATTACGATAGGATAAATGAACACATTGCGGTGGTCTATTATGTTAACGATTCGACAGGTGACACCTGTCTTTATACAAACGTAAATGGAGATAACGTTCAATCCTTCCAAGAAAACTTTAATAACGTTAATTATGATTCTTATTCTCTACTAAAAAGAGTGTCCCCAAAAATGGGAAGATGTTTTGTTTTTGACGGTAGACTAGCTCATCACGCCAATTATCCATTGGATGGTGATAGGTTTATCATAAATTTCAACTTTGCAGCCAAAAGTAAAAGCCCCAAAAATTTACTATAATGTTAGTAGACAATAAATTTTTTTATATATCAATACCTAGATGTGCATCCACATCTTTTCATTATTCATGTATATTAAATAATTTAAATGTTAAATTTGTAACTAATTCTATAAATGAAAACAATAATAAAATTGATTTAAAAAATATAGAAAAGAGTAACTTAATGGATTTAATAAAACATGGACACGAAAGTTTATTTGATTTACAAAAAAAATTTGGGGACAATTATCCAATTTTATGTGTAAAAAGAAATAAATACGATAGGTTTTTTTCATTATTTAAACAAATTATTTTCGATACCCAAAGAATTGGAGCACATTATGTAAGTGAACATTTAAAAAATATCGATATAAAAGAATTATTTTTTTTCTCAACCGACGATTTAATGAGTAAGGAAAGCAGAGTAAATGTGATAAACGATTTTTTAATTAAAAACAATTTTATAAAAAAAAGAGTTCAACTAAATGATACGAGAATAGATGTGGGTGAATCTATTTTTGATAAAGAAAAAAAAATAGATTCCTATATTCTTAATATTTTTGAAATATTATTAACGCCGACCTCGAATTATCATCATCATAATAAAGATATAATTTGGTTTGATTTTGACAATATAAAAGAATTAGAAAAATGGGTTAGTATTAAAATAAATAAACCTTTTAAATTGGAAAAAACCAATTCTAGTAAAAATGTGGACTGTTTCATAAAATTAAATGAAGAGTTTAAAAATACCTATGATGGTATTTATGATTATTACGATATTGTTAAAGAAACAAAGACTTTATTATGAAAATTAACGGAATAGAATATAACTATAAGGAAATCTTTAACTCTTGGTTAAGTGCCAAAAATCCTACTAAGGAACAAAAAGAACTAGCAGAAAAAAGGTATTCAATTTGTTCAACATGTGAGTATAAGAAACCATTAATTAAAAATAATAGGTGGTCAGAAATTTGTTTAAGATGTGGGTGTCCATTAAATAAAAAAATATTTTCTAACATTTACAATTCCTGTCCACTTAAAAAATGGGGCGATTCTGACAACGGTCTTTTAGAACCCCAAATTGAAAAAAATAATAAAACAATAATTTAAACATACGTATATACGTATATATATTATTTTAAGATAAACATTGATTATCTTTTTAATAAATTGTATATTTATTAATATAAAACTTAACACAAAAAAATGAAAGGAATTATTCTTGGTACTGATTTGTTAGAACACAATGATGATGTAAAAATATTAGAAACAAATACCAATACAACCATATACAATAGTGGTGCAGAGTTATTAGATTACGATTCGTTATTTGGGATGTTAGTGGACAATAATATAAGTGAATTTCATTTTATTTTCACCGAGAATGACTCACACTCTCCCTCAAACTCACCCTATGTTTTTAAACAAAAATTACAACAAAAATGTTCAGAAAATAACATACAATTTTCTGAATATACCGTACCAACTAATTCTATAACGGTACCTTATATTGAAGACGCACCTAATAAGTTTATATTAAGACAATCTTTTGACACAACGGCCTTAATTGATGATTCATACTGTGCCGATAAATTTGGATTTTTTAATTTAATGAGTGGTAGTACCTACGTTCCAAAGACCTACTTTGTTTCAAATAATTTAGGTATGGACACTTTAGATTCTGTTGACTTTTCAAATCTCAGTAACCCGAATATAGTTATTAAAGCTCGTATACCTAATTATGACACAGCACTATACCCTGAATTACATATATTAAACGATGCAACCCAATTAACTTCGTTGAAGGGTAATTTATCTGAAAATTACCTATTACAGGAGTTTTTATTTTCAACAGACAATTTGGTGGATGGAAAATATTCAATAATTAGAAGTATTGATATTGTTTATGGTAGTAATTTAGACGTTATAAATTTGGGTGGATACAGACAATCAACCGTCGTACCTTTAAATTTTGGTCTTAATGAATTTGTAAATGATACAACAAAATTAACACAAAAAACTAGACAAAAATATATCACAAAAGAGGTTGGTATAAACCAAAAAATGGACAGTTACCACACTGATATTGATTCAAATATCATTGATTATACGGGGTCATTAGTAAATGTTTCAAACATACAATTAGGAAGTTTAATTAGAACAATTGACTTTATCGATTATAATGATAATCATGCTGCTTATTTTGAGCAAGGTAAGTTAGACGTGTTGGGATGGAGTGGTAGTTTAGCACAAAGTAACGAAACGTTAACACAAATGTCATCCTCATTAGAAGGGATTGTTTCATCATCAATTGATACTATTTTTATTAGGATTACTACTTCAGATGGTAAAACTTGGGTTGATTCTCCATCATGTGTGTATTATATTGAAGAATCAGGATCACTATCGACAAGATTTGAAAAATTAAATAACATGTACATTGGTGATAAATTAGTAGTAACAGACTCTAATACACAAGAGTTAACCACTATTGAAATAACCAATTTAGAAATGGAACATTCAAGTATGATGATTTATGGATTAGACTTTGAGCCATCGGATTTATTTCTTGTTGATTTAGGTGATGGTATTTTTAGTGTAATGCATAATAGTTGTTGGTGTCCATGGTATTCATGTGGATACTATTGTTATGATAGCAGCTGTTCGGGTTGTAACCAAGGTTTACCACCAAAATTATAAAATCAAAATTATAAAAATATTTAAGTTATGTCAACAATCAGAACAGAAAGACCCGCTCAAGTTATAAAACCAACAATTGCACCAATTTCAAATGGTGTTAAAACAAAAATATCAACTGCGGTACAATCGGTAATTAATGCAATAAAAGCAAAACACTTGCAATAATGCATAATGAGATTATTTACATTTGGAGATAGTTGGACTGAAGGTGTTGGCGGGGATTCAAATAAAGAACTCGAATATGATACACCAGAAGAAAGAACTAAAATAAGACAAGAGTTTTGTTGGCCAAGATATCTTTCAGAAATTTTAAATGTTGAATTCATTAACAATGGTATTGGAGGAGCATCAAATAACATTATATTTGAGACCGTTTCACATTGTTTAAAATCCAATCAAATAAATCGAGGAGATTTTATTGTAATAATGTGGACATCCTTTTTAAGGGATGATGTTCCATTTTTCCCAAAGGGGGAGTGGCATTTTTGGGGAGAAAGATATAAAAGTAAGAAACACATTTATACACCAATTTTTAATAAAACAATAGAAAATAACGTAATATTTGATAGGGCGAGTTTAAGTTACAAAGAATTCTACCTAACAAATCTTTATTGTGACACATATTACAATATTATAAATCAAAATTATATTTTTTACCTACAACATATGTTCAATGAGATGGGAATAAGGTATATGTTTTGTGATGCTTTTGATTCATTAATAAAAAATCCAATCAATCAAGAAATAGATAAAACAAATCTAATAAATAGAAAACATTATTGGGGATTTGAGAATAGAACATTTAGAGATTTATTAATTGAAACGAACAGAAAAAATGTATGGGAAGATAACTCACATTTTACAGAATCTCAATTAGGTAAACATCCTAATAAAAATGGTTATAAATTAATTGCAGAAGAAATTTACGATTTTATTCAAAAAAACAATTTATTGGGTTATAATTTAAAAGAACCTTATTCATTATTATTATGAATTATTCCATAAATAAATTTTTTACTCGTGAAGAATGTAAATCAATAATAGATTTTGCAATGGAAAAAGGTGAAACTTTTTCATATTATGATTTTGAACAAACAACATGGGATTGTAGAAGGATTTATGATGAGGACTTCAAAAAAAAGATATTAAATAATATAAATAGTTTATATAAACAGGGTTCAATTTCCTTTTGGTTTGATTTTAATTCTTTTAATTTAACAAACATAAATGTTAGTTTAACAAGATACTATGAGGGTAGGTTTTTGGATTTACATTTAGACTCAACATCGAACTATACTACTGTTATTTCGTTGACTGATGGTTATGAGGATGGGGATTTTTGTTTGTCCCCCAAATTTGTGAATCTAAAGGATTCAGAAGTTATTCAACATTTAAATATTGGTGAGGGTATAACTTTCGAAGGTAACAAAACTTATCATGGTGTTATGCCTGTTAATTTTGGATTAAGATGTGCTTTAAACATATGGATGAATGATACTAACTTTGTATATTATAAAATAGATAAAACGAAAAAATTATTATGAGAATCCTCATAATTTCTTTACCAAGAACGGGATCTACGTCATTACTAAAAAAAATTTCGAAGGAAAAAAATCTAAAACCTTTGTTTGAACCCTTTGATGGTACAAATAGAATCCAATATAAAAAGGACGAAGATAATATTGTAGTAAAAACAATAGTATCCCACCACCCAAACAATTTAGAATTATTAAAAAATTTTGATGAGGTAATTCTTTTAACAAGAAAAAATATTGGGGAATGTATAGAGTCACACTCATATCAAACTTTTTATTCTAAAACAAAAAAATACAATTCAAATAATCCATATGTATATGAAGAAGTCCCAATAAACGTTTTTGAAGAATGTAAAAATGATATTATCAATTGGGACATACAATTAAGAGAATTGTCTAATATTACAGGAATATCTATAACATATTATGAAGATTTGTTTAATCCCAAAGGAGAAAATAGATTGAGATTAAATAAAAAAAGAACTATATTATAAAATATGGATATTGATTTAAAGAATTACGTTTGTACTGTTCCATTTCAAGCAGTTGAAATACATGAAAATAAAAATTTTATGTGTTGTGCAAGTTGGTTGACTAAGGAATTACCAAACAAAATTCCATTGAAAGACTTATGGAATAGTAAAGAGGCAATAGAAATTAGAGAATCGGTGATGGATGGTTCCTATAGATTTTGTGATAAAACCCAATGTCCATTTTTGGCTCAATTATTAAATTACAACATGGACTCATCAGGTCCCATACAAAAAATTGAAAATTTACCTGATTATATTAAAGAACATTATGAAAAAAAGGAATCACATATGGAACATGGTCCCACAATATTACAAATGTCTTTTGATAGAACTTGTAATTATAAATGTCCATCTTGTAGAGTTAAAATGATTGTTGCAAATTCGGAAGGTATTAATAGAATTAATTCCACAATCGAAGAAATGGAGGAAGCCTTCTCAAATTCAATAGAAACAATTTATTGTTCGGGTACCGCGGATCCATTTGCATCGGTATCATACAGAAACTATCTTAGAAACTTTAATCCTAAGAAGTACCCAAAACTTAAAAATATACACCTACATACTAATGCAAGTTTATGGAATAAAGAAATGTGGGAATCAATGATAAATATTCATCCTTATGTGTTAACATGTGAAATCAGTATAGATGCGGGTACAAAAGAAACATATGAGAATGTAACTAGATTAAATGGGGAATGGGAAAATTTAATTTCCAATCTTAAATTTATTGCCACAATACCTAAAATGAAAAAAGTTAAAACATCATTTGTGGTTCAACAATCTAACTATAAAGAAATGGGTATTTTTTTAGAACAAATGAAAAGTATCTTTGGTATGAAAACAAAAGTTTTTTATGGTAAGATAAATAATTGGGGCACTTTTACACATGAACAATTTGAGTTTTTAAAAGTATGGGATGTTAATCATCCTAATCATAATGATTTTCTTATTGAATTTAATAAAGTTGCCAAGGACCCATTTGTGTTTCATAATCTACACGAGTTTTTAGATATGAAAAAAACTATGATATAATGACATTATATACCATTATAGCACAATATAGAACTGGTGGTCAAAATCTAATGAACTGGATAAAACAATCACTTAATAATGAATTCATTGTAATTCATGAACCATTTAATTCAGATTTTAACATTTACACAAATGATACAACCTTACAGGACTTTGACTGGTTAGAAAACAAAAAATATTTCATTAAAGAGTTATGGTATCCCGAACAAAATTACAGTATGATTTTAAAATTAAGTACAAAGATTCTTTGTCTTTATAGGGAAAACACACACGAACAAACCATCTCACACATGTATTCAAGTAAAGAGAATCGATATCATCATAACTATACACAAAAAGATGTGGACAGAGTGTTTGTTAAGGAAGATTATGATAAATTCAAAGAGGAGGTAGAATTTAATAAAAAGACCCTCATTGATTTTGCAAATCAAAACGATTTGCCAACCATTTCATATGAACATTTGTATTATGAAAATGGAATAGAGAAATTGAAGAATATATTCGAATTGCAAAGTGATATCCCCTTTCCATATGGTTCAAAATATTTCACAAAAGATAAGAAATTGATTTGATTTTCATAGTATTTTTCATTATATTATGTTTTAATGAAGATATTAGGACACGCCCCATTTATAGGTACAACGGGATATGCGAATCATTCAAGATCATTTTTCCGTGCTCTCAATAAGTACCATACAGTAAAAATACGAAACCTTACAATTGGAAATAGTTGGAAGGGAATGAATAATCGTCCTCACGATGGTGAATCATATTTTACCAAAGATATGGAGGACATGTTAATTCTACAAACATTACATAGATCCGATGGTAATGGAAGAGTAGATGAACCGATGTATGATTACAAAGGTGATTTTGTTCCGGATGTACACATAGTTTTAATGGAAACTAATAATCATTATTTCTATGAAGATTATGTTGGATATAAGATTGCATATAATGTTTGGGAATCAACTAGATATCCTGATGAATTTTTTAAGAGACTTTTTTACTTTGATGAGGTATGGGTTCCTACTCAATGGCAATTTGATTGTTTGGTGGAACAAGGGTATCCAAAAGAAAGAATTTTTATTGTACCCGAAGGTGTTGATGTTGATGTATTTAAACCAATTAAAAAATTTCCAAAAAGAGAAAAGGTTAGGTTTGTTCATTTTGGTAGATGGGATTATAGAAAAGGTACTACTGAAATTTTACAAGCCTTTGCGGAAGAATTTAAAGATGTTGACGATGTTGAACTTTTAGCATCTGTTGAAAATCCATATCCATATGACGGTATGAATTCAACGGAAGAAAGAGTTAAACATTATGGTATTGACACTAAGAATATTAAGTTTTTAAATTTTCCGTCGAGAGAACAATATGTAAATTATTTACAAACCGCACATGTATTCGTATCGTGCGCAAGAAGTGAAGGATGGAATTTACCTTTAATTGAGGCAATGGCGTGTGGAACACCGTCAATATATTCAGATTGGGGGGGACAATTACAATTTGCGGAAGGTAAGGGTGTACCAGTTGCAATTAAAGGATTAAGACCCGCAAATATTGAACATAAGGAATGGCCTGGTGAGTATTGTGAGCCAGATTGGGAGGATTTAAAATTTAAGATGAGACAGTCATATGATTATAATACCGCAATGTGGGTTAAATCAGTTAGTGACGCAAAAGATATACATAAAAACTTTAATTGGGACACCATTGCAAAAGGTGCATCTGATATATTAACAAGAAATAAGAAACCATTTGCCTTTGTAACAACGGGTAATCTTGGGTATATGCCGGTAATTGAAAAGTTAGTTCAATCATTATTAGAGTTTTCAGAACAAAAAATTATTGTGTATGGTGTGGATTGTGACGTTCCATTTGATTATCCGAATATTATAAAGAGAACCATAAATCCACCAAAAATATCTGAACACGATAAATGGTATTGGAAACAACATGCTTGTACTGAATCTTTGAAAGAAGATTTTGAATACTTTATATGGATTGATGGTGATGTTGTTGTTAATCATAATATTGATACTGTTAGAAAATATTTTAATAAAGTCGGTCATTATCCATTATCTGATATTCACGTACAAGAAGAATTTTTTGGAATGTATGATAATGGTAACAAATCACAATTATTTAATGAACAATTAAGTAATGAGTGGGAAATCAAAAAAGGTAATCCATACGCACACGTTTGTTTTTACATTTATAACAATAACTCCAAATCTTGGTTCGAAGAAATTATAAATCATTATGAAACAATAATGAAAAATAACCCCAAAGATTATAAAAGACTTTATTTGTGGAATGATGAAGGTATTGATAATGCAATGAGATGGAAGTACGGTTATACCAATCATTTACCACTTTCAAACTTTGACACATCTTCTTATGATGGGGATGAAGGATTTATCGACAGAACTTTACATCAGTTTTATAAATTTTGGAATGAAGAAGGTCCACAAAATTTTAATAGAATATTCGGGTATCAATATATCCCTAAAGATAAATCTGACATAATTTATTTTCACGGAAACAAAAATGCGGAGATATCAGATAGAATGATTGAATTCATTAAAATGCAAAGAGACAAATCATTTTATAAATCAATGTGTTTTTATACGGATGTTTATAAATTAGAAAACTTTGAGAATTTATTTGAATACGAAGCTAGCACCATTCAAGTAGCTGAAAAATTTGGATGGGCACCCGCGATATTTCATGAAATTTTTAACTTAAGAGATTATTATAAAGAAAGAGAAAAAAGAATTAATGAGGGAGATATTGTTGTGGATTTAGGTGGGAATATCGGTGTGTTTAATAGATGGGCATATAATCAAGGTGCAAGTAAAGTAATTTCATTTGAACCTGATAGAAGATATTTTAAATTACTTTCATTAAACGCGGATCCACGTTCTATTTTATTTAACGGTGCAGCAAGTAATGAAATTGGTGAAATGACATTATATGAAAGTACACATTTAGGTGGATCAAATTTATTTGGTACACAAGAAAATGCAAAAACATATAATGTAAGAACATATACATTAAATTATCTATTTGAAACGGGTTTAATAGATAGGATTGATTTTCTTAAAGTTGACATTGAAGGTGCCGAACATCATGCACTTGCAGGTATTAGTGATGAAAATTTAATGAAAGTTAAAACCATATCAATGGAATACCATCATTCACATTTCAATTATGATGATAATTTAAGACAGAAATTAATAAACAGAATGACTATACTTGGATTCAATTCATATCTTATGTTTATGGGTTCAAATAATGCTTTACAAATGATATATTTTACAAGATGAGTACACTAAATAAAATTGCACAATCACACGGAACAGATAAAAGTTCCGATATACACAATTATTGTGTTAAGTATGAAAAATATCTACCATTTAATAGATATGATGAATTAAACATTTTAGAAATTGGAGTTCTTAATGGTAAATCGTTAAAATCGTGGAAAGAATATTTTTACCGTTCCAAAATAATAGGAATCGACATCAATCCTGATTGTAAACAATATGTGGAAGAAAGAGTTTCAGTTGAAATCGGATCACAAGCAGATAGTGAATTTTTAAAAGAAATTAAATTAAAATATGGACCATTTGATATGATTTTGGATGATGGGTCACATATGAATTCACATGTTGTTTATTCCTTCCAATATTTGTGGAATAACGTAAAACCTGGTGGAGTTTATATCATTGAAGATTGTGGTACTGCGTATTGGGAGGATTACGAAGGTGGTTATTTAAAACCAACTACAAGCATCGAAACATTCAAATCCTTGGTTGATGATGTTAATTTTAGAGGATTAATGAATTTTGAGGCACCTAATGTACATGCCAGAAGAGAGGATTGGTTAACATCTTTATCGATGAAAACACAACCAGGATGTTTAGTAGACATTGAATCAATAAACTTCCTAAATGGAATTATTATATTAACAAAAAGATAATGGGTTATAGTTTTAATGAAGATATATTTGTAGTTGACTGTTGGTTAGATACCGAAGAAAAAGAAAGAACATTACTTAATTTATTAGAAAGAATAAAAACATTTAATGTTCCAATAATTCTGTGTGGACACTATCCCGTAAAACCTGAAATACAAAAACAAGTAGATTATTTTATTTTCGATAAGAATAATGATTTATTGTTAGAAAAAGATTTTGAAGAATATGGTGTCGTAAGTGATAGGTGGACCATAATGAATGACTATAAAGTATTCAATAAACTAGACTTTCACCATGACTATGCCATTTGGTTGACGATGAAGAACGCTTTTAATTTGGCAAAACAACTTAACAAGAAATATATTCACTTTTTAGAATATGATAATATTCCTGATGAGGTACAATATAGACAAGCGTTTATGGAATATGTCAGAAGTCATGATGCGGTTGTATACGAATACCAAAAAAATTCAACAAATGAAAACCCACCATATTCATCAACTTTTATATTCTCCATAAAAACCGATGTTGCATTATCTGTCATCAATCAAGTTAATTCAAAAGAAGAATATTTTAAGAACAGACCAAATGGTTGGCAGTTAGAAAGAGTATTCTATCAAACATTAAGAAAAATTACAAATAGTGTTTTTGTAAGTAAGTATATTCCTAATGATAATGAATTAAATATATATGCAGCATGGAATAGAAATGGTATTCTTAAAAACGGTGCAATTTTCCAAACTTATTTGGCTGTAGACCATAACAATAAACTATATATTCATTTCGTATCGGGGTTTTCTGAAAAACCCGCTGACAAGGATTATCTATGTGAAGTAAACTATGGAGATAGAAAATTCTTTTATACAGTAAAAAGGGGTGAATATCATTTAGAATTATTGGGTGACTATGTTAAAAATGAAACCGTTAGAGTTTTTTACCAAGGAATTGAGGTATTCACCCAACTATTAAAAGAGGAGTTATCTGAGTTTAAAAGAAAGAATATATTAGATTGGAAGAATAAAGAATCTAATAGAAAATTTAATATTCACTTTGTCGATGGTCCATTTGTTGAGATATTGGATACCGTTCCATACAAATATAATATCCAATTTATAAATAAGAAAAATAATCAGATTGTTTATCAAACTATATTGAGTAATAATCAGTGGTGTAAACCCTCAACAAAATACTATGTTGATTGGTTGATTCGAATTAAGGGTGTAGATAATGACTACGATAGTTACCATGAATTTAACCCACAAAATAACAAGTTCTACATTTGTTTCGAATCAAAATCGTTGGGGGACACCTTGGCGTTTATTCCTTATGTTGAAGAATTTAGGATTCAGAAAAAGTGTAATGTTATTTGTTCAACATTTCACAATGATTTATTAAAAGAACAATATCCCGATATTGAATTTGTTACTCCTGGTTCATCTGTAAATGGTATATTGGGTCTATATAGATTAGGTTTATTTTATAATGGTAACGAAGTTGACTATGATAAACACCCATATAATCCACTAAAAGAACCGTTACAGAAAATCGCATCGGATATTTTGGGGTTAGACTACAAAGAAATTTTACCAAAAGTACCTTCATTGGGTGGACACAAAAAGAAAAGAGTTTGTATTGCTATTCACTCAACCTCTCAATGTAAGTACTGGAACAATCCTGAAGGATGGCAAAAAGTTGTCGATTACATAAAATCAAAAGGATATGAAGTAAGACTACTTTCAAGTGAGGAAGATGGATACATGGGAAACAAACATCCTAAAGGTGTAAAGAAACAACCACCAAGTAGTACAAAAGAAATTTTAAAAGTTTTACAAGAATCCCAATTCTTTATCGGAATTAGTAGTGGTTTGAGTTGGTTAGCGTGGTCTTCGGGTATTCCTGTTGTTTTAATATCAGGTTTTACTGATGTTTATTTAGAACCATTTAAAAACATTCAAAGAATTATAAATAAAGATGTATGTAATGGTTGTTGGCACAATCATAAATTTGATCCCGGTAATTGGAATTGGTGTCCAATTCATGAGAATACTGATAGACAATTTGAATGTTCAAAAGAGATTACACCCGAACAAGTTATAGATGAAATAGAAAATTTATTCTAAAGTTTCAAATATTTAATACTTGAATACAAATAGCAAGTATTTATTAGATATAAAATAATTTATCTAGATGAAAATATTTGAACCATTTATAACGGGATCCCTGTCAGTATCCGGCTCAATGGAGGTAAGACAGGATCTTACCGTATTAGGAACCATAAATGCAACGATTAGTGGTACAACATCGAACGCGGTCAGTGCATCAAGAGCAGTAACGGCATCATTCGCGGATAATTCGAATTTATTAGACGGCAAAGATTCAACTGAATTTGCAATTACTGGTAGTAACCTTTTTAGGGGAAATCAACAAGTAAGTGGTTCTGTTGATATTACAGGTAGTTTAATAATAAATGGTACTTCATATAGTGCCGCCACTTCTGGTACATCTGGTACTTCAGGTAGTTCAGGTACTTCCGGTACAAGTGGTAGTTCGGGTACATCAGGTTCATCAGGAACTTCTGGTACATCAGGTTCATCAGGAACTTCTGGTACATCAGGTTCATCAGGTTCAAGTGGTTCATCAGGTTCAAGTGGTTCATCTGGTTCAAGTGGTTCATCTGGTACATCGGGTTCTAGTGGTACATCTGGTACATCAGGTTCATCGGGAAGTTCAGGAACTTCAGGTTCGAGCGGATCATCCGGTACATCTGGTACTTCGGGTTCATCGGGAAGTTCTGGTTCGTCTGGTACATCAGGAACGGCCGGTACAAGTGGATCATCAGGAACGTCTGGTTCCTCAGGTACAAGTGGAACATCAGGTACTTCAGGTACATCAGGTAGTTCTGGTACATCAGGAAGTTCAGGAAGTTCGGGGACATCAGGTTCGTCAGGAAGTAGTGGAACTTCTGGTACCTCAGGTTCTAGTGGCACCGCAGGTACATCAGGTAGTTCTGGTACATCAGGAAGTTCAGGAAGTTCTGGTTCATCAGGTTCTAGTGGTACTTCAGGACAATCAAACTCATTCTTCAATTATCAAGCCAAGACTAACGCACAAAATGGTAGTGACCCAGGTAGTGGATTTATTTCATGGAATAACGTAACACAATCAGGATCAACCTCAATTAACGTTAGTGATATTGATGGTTTAAATAACAATATTGATTCATTGGTTGGATTTCTACAATCAGGTTCAACAATTATTATACAAGACAAAACAAGTCACACTAACTATCAAAGATGGAGAATTGGTACACCGGTTGATAACACAACATATTGGACATTACCTGTTACGTTATTAAGTAATGGTGGATCTTCAAGTTTTTCGAATAATCAAAATATATTATTAATAATTGCATCTACACCATCTGGTTCATCGGGTACATCTGGTACTTCGGGTTTAAATGGTAGTAGTGGTACATCAGGAACTTCAGGTTCTTCAGGAACTTCAGGTTCTTCAGGAACATCTGGTACATCGGGTTCTAGTGGTTCATCTGGTAGTTCGGGTTCATCGGGTTCTTCAGGAACATCTGGTAGTTCAGGTACTTCAGGTACCTCAGGTAGCTCTGGTTCTTCAGGAACATCCGGTTCTTCAGGAACATCTGGTTCATCGGGTTCATCAGGAACAAGTGGTAGTAATGGTTCATCAGGAACTAGTGGTACATCTGGTTCTAGCGGTTCTTCAGGAACATCGGGTTCAAGTGGATCAAGTGGTACTTCAGGTTCAAATGGATCAAGTGGTACCTCAGGTAGTTCAGGTTCTAGTGGTTCATCTGGTACCTCAGGTAGTTCAGGTTCTAGCGGTTCATCTGGAACATCAGGTAGTTCAGGTTCAAACGGTTCATCTGGAACATCAGGTAGTTCAGGTTCAAACGGTTCATCTGGAACATCAGGTAGTTCAGGTTCTTCTGGTAGTTCAGGAACAAGTGGTTCATCAGGAAGTAACGGTTCTTCGGGTACCTCAGGTAGTTCAGGTTCTTCTGGTAGTTCAGGAACGTCAGGTAGTTCAGGTTCTTCTGGTAGTTCAGGAACAAGTGGTTCATCAGGAAGTAACGGTTCTTCAGGAACATCTGGTACTTCAGGTAGTTCAGGTTCTTCTGGTAGTTCAGGTTCTAGTGGTTCATCTGGAACATCAGGTAGTTCAGGTTCTTCTGGTAGTTCAGGAACTTCAGGTAGTAGTGGAACCGCGGGTACATCAGGTACATCAGTTTCAGTATCAGGAACAAACAATACTTTAGTTAAATTCACATCTGCAACAACAGTAGGTAACTCAACAATAACCGATGATGGTACAACAGTAACTATCGGTGGTAACTTGGTGGTATCAGGTACACAAACAACCGTAAACTCAACAACTGTTAATATTGCTGACAACATTATACAACTTAATGGTACAGGTGCAACAAACGCAGGTTTGGTTGTAAGAGATGCGACAGCATCAACGTTAGTATCAGGTTCGTTATTATGGAATACCACAACTGACAGATGGATAGCAGGACCTTTAGGTAGTGAGATTGAAATTGGTTTAATTAGTGCAGCTCAAACATTAACTAATAAAACTATTAGTGGAGCGTCTAATACAATAACTAACATTGGTAATTCTTCATTAACAAATTCATCTGTAACTGTAACAGCCGGAACAGGTATGAGTGGTGGAGGTGCGGTAGCATTAGGTAGTTCAGTAACATTAACCAACGCGGGTGTAACATCAATATCTGGTACAACAAACCAAGTATCAGTAAGTGCTAACACAGGTGGCGTAACGTTATCAACTCCTCAAAATATTCACACAACTGCAACACCAACGTTTGGAGGATTAACTATTAATGGTGGTACAACATTGAACTCATCAACAACCGCTGTAACAGGTGCATTGATTGTGGGTGGAGCGACCACATCAACAACTGTCGGTTTAATTAGGGCGTCAAATGATATCATTGCATTCGCAAGTTCTGATGAAAGATTAAAAACTAACATCGAACCGATTGTTGGTTCATTAGATAAAATAATGTCAATAGGTGGTTATGAGTTTGATTGGATTCCAATGGAAGGTATACATGATAATTCAGGTCACGACATCGGTGTGATTGCACAAGAAGTTCAAAAGGTGTTACCTGAAATAGTAACAACTCGAGACAACGGTTATATGGCTGTTAAATACGAAAAGATGATTGCAGTATTAATCGAAGCAATAAAAGAACAACAAAAACAAATAGACGAAATAAAATCTAAATTACAATAAAATAAAAGGGACTTAATTAAGTCCCTTTTTTATTTCTATTAACATGTTACCGATATGATATTCACCAGGTTCATAATAGGGAATAGACAAACGAAGCTTCTGAAGATTTATTATATCTTCATTTGTAAAAGGTTCTACTTCTATTATAACAACATCTACCGTATCTGTGAGAGCAAATTTAGATCTTAAATCATATTGAGTATTCTTCTGTTCATTGTCAATATAATCATTAGGAATTTCACCTAAATCTATTTTATCGAAGAATGGTTCAATTTCAAATAGTCTATTCTTATTTCTCGTAATTAAACCCATAGAGAATGTATTAAATGTAAAGACATTATCTTCCCAATATCTAAGTTCATTAAATGCATAAATTGGAATACCCCATTTTCTTACAAAGTTTCTATTTGAACATATTTCAATTTTTTGTCTATCATTTTTCATCTCATCACTAAATCTTGATGTCTGCGAAACAAAATGATAGGTTATTGCTGAATCACAAGTTTTTAATTTATATCCTTTTAGTTTCGCACGAATAAGAAAATCATCATCTTCACAAAAACATGGATTAAAACTAAATCCATCGAAACCACCAACATCAACGAACATGTCTTTATATCCACTCATAAAGAAAACGGCACCATCGTATACATTATCACTATCTTTCCATTGTTGAACGTAGTTATTGAATTGTTGATAATTGAAGTCGTGGAACCCCGAACCCAAATCTAATATAACCTTACCGGGTCTTTGATGTCCTTTGAATATAGGAGGTTCAATTGTTGTGTATGATAATAATGTATCGGGTGTTAAAATTCTTTCTATTGCCTCTAAAAAACCCTCACCTATTACCATATCATTGTGAATCAAAACTAATTTATCCGTATCAACTAATTTAATACCTGTGTTATATGTATCAGAAAATGTTAATCTATCGTCATCATGAAATATCGATAAATAATCATCTATATTTGAAATTTCTTCCAACCATTCTTTTGTACCATCGTTTGAACCACCACTGCTAATAATTAATGGTGCTTCGGGGTAGATATTTCTAATCCTATCATAACAATTTTTTGTTAAATCTAATTTATTATATACAGCTAGTACAAACGTTATATTAGTTATGGACATATAAAAACTTTTCTATGTGTACAATATTCCCTTTAAATTTATTAATGTATTCTTCAACAAACAATCCATCAGCGTTTCCTTTAGTCACATCTAATCTTATTTGTTTTGCATATTCTGATTTTGTCATAAAATTACCAATGTCAATTCGATTAACTCTTGGTACAGATATTAAAGGTATGTAATCACTATTAACCCAATTATGTATCAAATTACAATGTACAAAATTGGCATCATTTCTAAAATTAATTGAGTCTAAAAATGTCTCAACAAAAACAGGAACATAATAATTATCATCACCAGACATTACAACCCACTCTTCTTCTAAATTTTCTAAACCATAGTTTCTTGCAGTGTGACCCCAATCTTTATGTGGACCATTTAATTCGGAAAATCTAAATCTATCATCATTTTTAAAATACGATTTCACTTCTTCATACCCTTCATATGGTGCATCTGCAACAACATGTACTTTCCATTTATTAACTGTCTGTACTTTTATTGACATTAATATAACCATTAATTTATCAGGTCTATTATAAGTTGGTATTATAAATTCAATCTTTTTCATATTTTATTTTTTCCAAAAACTATAAATTCCTTTATCTAATTCGTAGTTATCCCACATAAATCTTTCTCTGTTGGGTTGTTTCTGTGACCATTCCCACATTTGTGATAATCCATCATATAAGGATGTTTTATCCTCATATCCCAATAACTCAACTGATTTTTGCCAAGTAGGAACAGCAATTTTTACTTCGTGTCTTTGTTCTTTATAAACGGTTTGACCATCTTTAATAACCTCTCTTAAAATATTATTTGCTTCATTAATTGTGTAATGTTTAGTACCTCCTAGATTTATAATTTCTTTTGAACAATTTTCTTGTTGAGATGCTTTCCATAGTGGTTCTAAACAATCATCAATAAAACTAAATGCCCTTTTTTGTTCACCATCACCAAAGATTGTCATAGGTTCATTATTCATATATTGATACATCCAAATACCTAAAACATTTCTATATTTGTCCCATATGTTTTGTTTGATTCCATATACATTGTGTGGACGAATAATACACCAATCTAAATCATGTTGTTCACCTGCAACTTTAATATCCATCTCACAAGCATATTTTGCAATACCATATGGATCTACAGGACACGGTATCTGTGATTCATCAAAAATATTACCATTACCGTGTCCATAAACGGCCATCGTTGATGTAAACACTAAACGTTTTACATCATTCTTAATACATTGATTAATTATTCTTGCAGTTGCAACAAGATTATTTTCATAATTGTATTGTCTAATAAATGGTGATAAACCTTCAGCGGCGTATGCTGCAAAATGATAAACATAATCAAATTTATGTACTTCAAAACAATTTTCAATTGGATGAGTAACCAAATTCATTTGCCAAAACTCAACCTTTGGATGTACATTTTCTCTATAACCACCACTCAAATCATCCATACCAACAACGTACATATCAGGATGATTTTCTATTATATAATCAGCCAATCTCGATCCAAGTAGACCCGCTACACCTGTTATTAAAATTTTCATATTTTAAAATTTATAAATAATTAAGACATCATCGTGTCTATTTTTGATATGTCTATTGTCTATTATTTGAATGTTATTATGTAATTGTAAAAAAATATCTTTTACTCCATCAATATTTAATACGTCCTCAATTATGTATATCCCACCATTATTAATTCTTTTTTTAAAAATATCAAACGTTTTTATTTGATCAATTAGTCTGTGACTACCATCATCAATTAAAACATCAAACATTTTATTTGGAAACGATTCTAATATTTCCTCTTTTGTTGCGTCCCCAATTATTATATTATGTGTGTTTTCATCAATTAAATCTTTTAATAAATGTTGATTTATATCGATACCAATCACTTCAGAATCTATAAAATATTCTTCCCACATTCTTAAAGATTCACCCATACATAAACCAATTTCTAAAATTGTTGAGTTATACCTATAAGGATTTAATATTCTATCATATTCATCTATGTAACTATGGGAGGTACCTTTGTCACCGTGACCCTCATTTGATTGATATTTTTTATAAATTTCGTTTAAGTTATTCATATTAAATTTTACTATAAAAATCGTTTTGATTTTCTTGTCTTTTTATTGTTTTATGGTGTAATAGACAGTATGTTTCTTCCGTAGGTAACGATGAAAAATATTTACCACCTACGATTCTTTCGTGAACTCTACCATACCAAGACATGTTTTTCTTATAAATTCTACCTTGAAAATCGGGAAAGTTTATTCGTTGATTTTCGTCTATTCTCCAATTCCAAACTTTTATGTGTTCTTCTGTTATACCATCTACAGTATTAATTCTTGGAACAAAAATCAAATCTACATTTGGATTCATTTCCAATATAACAGAAGTGTTTTTAATCATGTACTCACTAATCATTTCATCAGCATCTAGTTGAAAAATATAATCACCCGTACAATATTGATTCAATTTATTCTTCCATTCAGCAAAATCATTTTTCCATTCAAAACTTCTCCACACTTGCACATTAGGTAATTTATTATACTCCAATAAAAAATTTAAAACATCTTCACTACCATTTTTTTCATCATATAAAATAACAATTTCGTCTTCAATTCTTTTATGTTCTAATAAGAATGGAATTAATTTCTTTATTTCATTTAATTCATTACAAACTGTAATTGCAAAACTTATTTTCATTGTCTTTCTCTTGCAAATATTTTAAATGTTTGACCATTATTACTCGTGAAAGTAATGTTTCCATTTGGTGTTATATGGATGTGTAAATCATTCGGACCATTACCAAATACTGTAGGTTCTCCGTCATCAAATTGAAAACAAAACTCAACATTATTTTGGAATCTTGGTTGATGAAATGTTAATATATTACCCATAGATTCTTCACCACCTCTTAAAAATTTAAAATTCATTATTTAACTCTTGTCAATTTTGGTAAAACTAATTTATGTTCTTTCGGTTTTTCAATTAAATAAGGAGATATGATTTGTTTAAACTTTTCGGTCATTTTAGATAAACTAAATTTTTCACTATTTTCTTTTCCCAAATCTTCAGAATTTGTTTTGAATGTATCGTAATCTTTTTTTACTATTTTCAATACTTCAATAAATTCATTATAATTTGCATTAAACCATTTAGAACCTTTAATGATAAAATCATCTATTACACTATCATGAACTTCGACTAATTTACCACCAATCATAATGGCCCTATTCATTGGTAAAAAATCTTTGTGTCCCGACCAATTAGAAGCTATTATTGGTTTACCTGTCATAGAAAATTCTAATAGCGGTCTACCAAAACCCTCCCCTTTAGTAATTGACACCATTGATTTTACTTTAGGATGGTTATATAAAGAATTCATTTCATTATCAGTTAAATCCCCAAATAATAGGTATATAGATGGTGGATTACCAAAACCCATACTAATTTCTTCAATTTTACTTCTTAATGATTCTCTTTCTTTTACTGAGAATGTGGCACTTGACGTTTTAAGTATTAATGCGGGTTTATCATCGGCATTGTTAAACGCCTCTAAGAAACACCTTATCAGCATACCTACATCTTTTCTATCGCGTCCTAATTCACCTTTTAACCAATGACCAACAAATAGATAAGCAAAGTCTTCTTTAATGTCCAATTCTAAATCCCCCTCTTTGTTATTAAAAATATCGGTATTAACACCCTCAAATAAAACCTCTATTGGTTTTTCAATTTTGTGTTGTTTAACAATCTTACCTGTTAACTTTTCTGTTTCATTATAAACAGTTTGAATCAAAACATCTCTTGAAAAATTTGATGTTGTTATTATTAAATCCATTCTGTTACAACCATCAACCCAATTTTTTGGTGCGATTGTGGTTTCTATTCCTGCAGTAATCCCAATATTAAATTTACCAAGTCTTTGAAATTCATTCGGTACAGTTACTTGAATATAAAAATCAGGTACACCATTAAATGAATTTACTATGTTTTGTTTAATCCAATTGTGAAATTTATTGTCACCTAAAGCGGTTCTAGGAGTGTATCCCCAAGCACAACTATCGATTTTAATATCAAATAAATCCATTTGATATAATGACTCTAATAAATCTCTTGAATGACCACCATATCCACTTCTTGTTTCTACTGGTCCTCTAAATAATAATGTAGGTTTATTCATTTTATTTTGTTAATTACATAATTTCCGAATTCTTTCATTGTTCTGTAGTCCCAATGAAAGTCATTTTTATTTCCTTTTTCACCATTTGTTTCTTCATATAACATTTCGTTTGTGGTCCAAATACCAATGTTATTGGTTATATCGTTTTTATCTTCTATTTGGTTTGCTTTTGGTATGTTATGTAATGAATAGTCAAACCAACTAAATAGATATGATTTACATGGTGTAATCTTGTGTAATGATTCTATCACCTCTTTATAATTTATTGCAACAGTTGTAGTTGAATTCATTATTTCTAAAAATTCGATTATATCATCAATTTTTTCTTCTGTCCATATTTTTTGTGTTCTATCTGAATAATTGTGGGCTGCGGTTGTTTTAAAAACATTAAACGCTGTCCACCATTGTCTTGTTAGAAACATGTTTCTACAAACACCCCCACTCCAAGGTATTAATCTATAATTTTTTTCATTTTCTATTGGAATTCTTTGTCTTGATAGATAAGGAAAACCAATTATTAGTCTATCATTTTCAGTTAAAAGAGGTAACAATTTAATCCAATAATCTATTATTGATTGTATATCCCTACTACCAAGAGCATCATTGATTATTTCAGTATCTTCGTAATGATAATCTACATAATTTACCCAATGCATATTTTCAATTGGTAAATTCTTTGATTTAGGGTGTAATATTCCATCACAAAAACTATCACCTATGATGAAAATTCTATTTATCATTTCATTATACAATTTTATTTAAAGAGAATCGATTTTTGGGTTTCCAATTTGAAAATAATGTTTCAATTCCTTCAATCATTTTATTACACATAACTTTACTTGAGAAGTTTTCTTTTACATAATCCCTACCAAGTAACCCAATTCTCTTTCTTTCGGTTTCACCCATTTTATACATCTTATAAATTGCCTCTGCAACATCCGTATTATTAACTCTATCATCAAAAATATACGGTGTTGCTGGGGAACCATTTATACTATTAACAGACGACCAAACAGGTATAACCCATTCTCCATGTTTTGTTTGAGACCTTTCACTTTTATTATGTAAAGATTTAATATCAATATAATCTTTTTCAGTAAAGTCAAAACCACATTGGTCTTGTAGACCACCGGTAACATTTACTATTATTGGTGTTCCAGCCATAAGACTTTCTGCAGTAGTTAGACCAAATCCTTCGTTATTTGCAATATTGATTGTACAATCAACGGAGTTATATATTTCATTTAATTTTTCTTGTTCTAATTTTTTATCTGTAATCTTGACATCATAGTCAGAACAAACACTTTCTATAACCGCCCGTAAATCTGTACCATTTTGATCTACAGATGTTGTGTGCATTAGTAATAAACATTTATCAGACTCTTCTTTTGGTAACATATCACAAAATAATCTATATGAAAGAATTACATCTGATGTTTGTTTTCTTCTTATGTTTCTACTATTATAAAATAAAACAAATTCATATTTTTTATTTCCGTGTATCATATCACGAATATCTGAACCAACTGAATCAATTGGTTTAAATGTATTTTCATTTACACCGTGTGGAACATAACTAATCTGCCAATCCTCTAATGGTTTCCAAGTGGATTGTGTGGTTAATTTACCAACTCTATTAACAATACCATATGTTAACTTTGATATACAACCTAACCAATCACATGATTCATAATAATTTCTATTATATAATGGGTCAGGAAGATTATCCCATATGTGATAATATAATATAGGAACTTGTTGTCTTATTTCATGTTCATTATCATATAACCACTGCCAATAATGAGGATCAGTAAAATGTAAAATTGCATCAGGTTTCTCATCATTTATTAACTTACGTAAAATGTTAATATCACCATAACCATTGTTTGGTATGATTTTTAAATTTGCATCTTGAACCCCCGTTCTTTTACGAGTATCATCATTTACATCAACAATTTTACCTAACTCAGGATGTTTAATTGCTGCACCTAATTGAACCCAATCATACTTATGAACAGTTCCTAAAACAATTTCTTTAGACATTGTGGATATACCAGATGTCATTCTTAAATCATCTGAAAGTAATAGTATTTTCTTTTTCATTAAAACTTAGAACCACTTGAAGCTAAACCATTATGATTATTAATCACATCTCTAAATTTCTCATCCTTGTTATATAAATCTAATGACCTATTAACCAATTTTTGTAGGTTTATCGAACCTTCAATTGATCTTATTTTGAATTTTTTGTAAACATCATCTATAATGTTTACGCTCGTTAATTTTGTTTCTGCTTTCATATTAGTATATATATTCTTATATATTTTTTTTATAAAAATTTAACGGAAATATTATTTTTTCCGTTAAATTATTCTGATTTTTCCCCTATTTTATTTAGGTTTTCTACAATTTGATTAACTAAATTTTCCTGTGTTTTAGTTAGATTTGTACTTGTTTGTTCAGCAAAACTGATATTGATTGCTTGAGGTGTCACAGTTGGTTGTGACTGTTCTTGTTTCTTTTTACATCCGCATCCCATAATAGTGCTTTTAATATAAATATAGTTTATGTGTTAAATTTGGTTATTCTATTCCACTCTTTTTTAGATAGTGTAATGTTATTTTTTGTTACTCCATCATAATTATAATCCTCCCAATATTTGTCCCAAATGAATTGTTCAAAATCTGGTTTTATTTTTACAAAGTCACAATTTGTGGTTACCTTATTCCATAACATTATATACGCTATCATGTTTGGGTGTTGGTTATATGTTGATAAAACATTACCAACAGTGTAACCACGTTTTAAATGTGCTTCATTTACAGTAATATAACCCGTTTCTTTTAAATTATCAATAGCCCATTCATCAATTCCACCTTTTCTATACTTTTCATTATCATACAACCAAAAATTATCAAAATTAATTTTATTAATTGTTGTTTTAAGTTCGGGCATTATATTTTCGATGTCTGAATTAATGTCATTTTTTGGATTATAATCTTTATTATAAACCGCCTTATCTTCCGGTTCAATATTCCAAACACGAGTACCCATATTGAAAAGTGGATGTCTTATTATACTATCATAATCTTTACTCCATTCGGATAAGGTTGATTGCATAAATAGAAAATTATATTTTAATTCATGTTTTTCTAAAAAATATTGTGTCCTTAAAATATTATCAAAATATGTTTTTAATTTATTTTCTAGTGGGTATGTGTGTTCTAATAAAACAGAATCATCATAAAATAATTTATAGTTCACACCCATTTGTTTATAAATTTCAGGATTAGTATGTTGTGGACATATATAAATTCTTTCTTCTAACTTTGGTATGTTATAAATCTTTTTTGAAGTGAAAACTTTTAAATAATCAGAAAAAAATAATAAATCATCATTATCCCTATTTTTCATGTTCATAGGCTCAACAATTTCATAAATGAAATTTTCTGAGTGAGTAATTTTATTTTGTTGAAAATCAAATAAATCTAAATCCAATCCATAATGGTGCAACGGATGTAATGAAAAACGATGCCATTGAGACCATTCAACTAAACAGTATATGTTTTCTTTTTTGATACCTAACTCAAGTATTTTATCAACAACGTATATTAGAGAATCCGCTTGCCAATTTGAACCTTGACTACCTAATGATAAATTCAAAGATATAACCTTACTATTACCCGTTTCTAAATGGTCTTTACCATATTGTTCATATAAACCAGGATAATCAAGATATCTAAAAGGTTTAAATGTATAGTCCGCAAGCCTACCGTAACTACAGCCGGATGAAATAACAAACTTATAATCGGAAAAATCTTTAATCATTTTTTTTTATGATTTTTTTATTCTATATTTTAAAATATAAAATTTATTTAAAAGAAAATCAATGGACAAGGACTTCAAAATGGTAAAAAGTGTTTATAATTCAAATTTTGATGCAATTAAAAACATAATGCACTTATATGAAATTGAGCAATTCGATTTGGATTGTACATATTCGAAAGGAAATTTTTGGAAGGACTTACCACAACCAAAATATAAGAGTGACATTTATCCTGTAAATGATACCGTTATTGAGGCTAGTTCTGAAAGTCTACCCTTTGATGATAATTCAATGAAAAGTATAATGTATGATCCACCGTTTGTTATTGTTGGAAGTGGTATGGGTCATAGAAACAACAAAGAAGGAAGTTCAATTATAGCAAAAAGGTTTGAGGGTTATGGTACATATGAAGATTTGAAATCAAATTATTACCACACTTTAAAGGAAATGTATCGTTTATTGGATAAAGGTGGATTTCTTGTTATGAAGTGTCAAGATACTGTTTCGGGTGGTAAACAACATTTTAGTCATGTTATGGTTATGAATATGGCATATAAAATTGGGTTCTATCCGAGAGATATGTTTGTACTTACTTCAAATGTGAGAGTAAATGCCTTCAATGGTACAAAATGGAGTAAACAATATCACGCAAGGAAATATCATTCGTATTTTTGGGTATTTGAGAAAGTAAAACCTAAAGTAGTATATGACTTTATGCCACAGGATTTTGAGGTGTCCCAAGATATAGGTTAACCCTATCGCCCACTTTAAACTTTGAACAGGTTCCACCAGGAAACTCAACAACGTGGTCGCCAATTCCAGTATATTTTGGTGGATTTAAAACACCGGATTGTACTGGAGGACAATTATGATGGATTCTTGATATAATTCCCTTGTTTATGAATACAATATCAAGAGGAATAAGACAATTCTTCATCCAAAAAGAATGGTGTCCCATACCCATTTTGAAAACCATACACCCATCAAGGGATTCTCTACCCATCATCCCTCTTTGAATTTCATCAGGATTTGATAGGTATTCAGCATTAAACGATTTGTCTCCAATTCTTACCATTATATATAATTATTTGAAAAATAATAATAATTTTCGTATATTATTTCAATGAACTACACAATTATAGGTACTATTCATGGTTATCAAGTAAATGATATCCTTCCGTTTATAAAATCCATAGAAGAAAGTGGGTTTATTGGACGTAAAATCATGATTGTGTATGAGAACGATAAAAATATAGAAACCATTTTAAAAAAATATGGTTGGGAAATAGAACAAAGGATTTTTTATAATTCCACAGTGATTTATAATCAAAGATTAATTGATGCAAGTAAGATAGTGAAAAATATTGATACCGATATCGTCTTGTTTTTAGATGTTTTTGATATTGTTTTTAACAAGAATCCTATCGAATGGATTGAAAAAAATTTTAAAGGTGGAGTCTTATCCACATCAGAATCATTGAAATTTAAGGATGATGATTGGTCTACATTTATCGGTTCTTTTTTTCCAAATGAATGGGATTGGATAAAGGATAATGAAATTCAAAATTGTGGTGTAATTGTTGGAGAAAGGTTGGTTGTATCTAATCTGCTTAATTCAATGTTTTTTATGGGTATAGGAATAAATAAAAATAATTACCCTTTTGACCAGATAACATTTAATATTCAAGTGTATGATTCAAAATATAATACACAGTTTATAAAACAACAAGAAGGGTTTGTTTGTCATTTAACATTAAAGGACAAATACAAAGAACCATATTTTTTCACCGAAAAACTACCCACAATAATAGGTTCAAAAGTTTATAATGATATTGGTGAAGAATATTATGTCATTCATCAGTATAAAAAAATTGCAATATTAAAAGAACACTACGAAAAGATATATCATGTTGAAAATATTACATAGTTTTATACCACCAATATCAGATAATAATATTGAAAATATTATATGGAAGGAACAAATGTACCCACAACTTTTGAGCACCTTAACAGCAAAAAAAATATATAATAACATTTCAATTTATACAAATGAAGTTGTTAAAAAACAAATTGAGGACATTGGAATGCCTTATGATATTGTTGATACTGAGTTATTAAAGAATGAAAAAAGTAAAACATTTAGTTATTATAAATTAAAAGTTTTTGAAAATGTCAAAGAAGAATTTTTACATATAGACACCGATACTATTTTATTTAAACATTTTGATTTTAAAAATATCGGTGGTGATTTTCTTTTTGCACACCCCGATCAACCATCAACTAAAATTATTAATGAAGAACATTTAAAATTACTTACAAAGAGTTATTCTGGTTTATTTTTTATTTTAGAAAAACAACACAGCAAATTTAAAATAGATAATTTCAAAATTTGTGAAATACCAAACATGTCCGTTGTTTATGTTAAAGATTTTGAAACATTTAATTTAGCAACAAAGTACTCGTTAGAACACTATGAAAAAAATAGGGAGTTGATTGACGAAATGGGTTATGGTGCTTGTTATATTGAACAATTAATGATTCATCTAAATTTAATGGAGATTAGTAAAGAATATAGAAATTCGATGAAATATGGTGGAAATTTTTTATCTAATAATGAATTCATGTTCATAATGCAGGAAAGAAATGGTGAACCGTTCAATATGAATGACTATACTTTCCCAATTAGATTTAAAATGAGTTTACCTAAAAACAATCCTAAAAATGATTATAAATTTGGGGAGAACATTGACTCAAAAATCATCACATTTGAAACAAGAGAACTTTCAATCCCATCAATAGATTTTGTAAAAGAAATGTTTGACTTTGATTTCTATGGGATACAACATTTAACGTATAATAAATGGTCTAAATTATTTCAATGCATTTGTATTGGTTATATACATAAACATTTTGGGGAAGAATGGTTGTATAGAGTCCACAATCATTATAAAAAAATGTACCCAAAGTATAATTTGAAAACTTTATCCGATGGTGAAAAACTATACGAAGAAATAACAGGATTTAAATTTGAAAAATCAACAACCGTAATATGACAATAGAAGAATGGGAAAAAGAACTGGTTGATTGGGTTAATCATGATATTAATTTAGTTTGTAAGTATCTTAAAAAGAATGATGTTTATGTAGATATTGGTGCGAATACTGGTATATTCACTAAAGAAGTACTAAGTAGGATTGATTTTGATTTGGATAAAATAATACTCTTTGAACCAATAGAAAAATATTATAATGAATGTGTAAATAAGTTTGGTGATGATAAAAGATTTATAATTGAAAATTTGGGTTTAAGTGATGATAATCTGAATAAAACATTATTTGCTTCTCATTTAAATTATGGTTATAATAAAATCTATAAGGAGGGAATGGAGATTCATCCACATGATAAAATAACAATTAAATGTGACACATTTAGTAATTGGATTAAAGATAAAAATATCCCAAAAGTAGATTTTATTAAAATAGATGCTGAAGGACACGATACGAACATAATAATGGGTATGTATGAATGGTTAGAAACAACGGGAAATAGACCAATTATACTTTATGAAAGTGCATGGTATCGACACGAAGAAGAAGATGTTCTTAAAATATTAACAGAAAAGTATGGTTATTATTCAATGAAAGATAATAATTTACAATATAATGATACATTGTTTATACACAATGCCGGATTTTGAATATTCAAAATAATTTATTATATTTGAATTATGGATAGTATATTCGGTGGATTAATAGAATTTCCTACAGAAAAAGATTTTGATGAGTTCGTTCAAAAAATGGATGAATCAGACGCACTTTCAATTATTGAAAGGGCTTTGGAATATTCACACAATCAGAACATTTATACTGTTCAAGAAACATATTTTATTTACAAAAGTTTAAAAAAATTAAAAGATGGATTTAACAGCGGAAATACAGAACTTCAACAAAGTTAAGGACATAATCCTATCTAAGTTAGTTCAGGAAAATTTATTGGACCAAAGTGATGCGGATGAATTTAGTGATAGATGCCAAGTTCTTTGTTATAAGGGTAAGTGGTTTAGTAAATGGTTTGATAAGAACATCAAAGCCAAAGATTCAAATGCGGATAAGGAATCATATTACATTAGAATTGTTGAAATGAAAGAAAAAGAAGATGAGGTAGATAGATTACTTCGTAGAACAACAGGAAATTATGACGAATAAAGAACCAAAATATTTAACCGATTTTTTTCTTTATAAAAAGAAATACCACTGGTTTATTATACCAACGATTATATTTTTTTATAGAAAAGATGTATTTTTTGAAACAGGACTATGCACACCCGCAATTGGATTTTCAATTAGATGGTTAACATTTTTTGCGGGTATACAATTTCAAAGAAATGCATATTATAAAAAATGAGTACAGTGTGGACTTTCGGGGATAGCTATACAGCATCTTATAACCCAAAATATATTTGGTCAAATAAATACATAAATTGGAAAGGTTATCAACCAAAGGTACATGCAGATTTCATCGGTGAATTTTTAAATATGGATGTTAAAAATGTTGCAGTTGGTGGAATAGACAATTATACAATCTTTGAATCATTTTGTAAAAACGTCAAACAAATAAAAGAAAATGATATTTTAGTATTTGGTTGGTCGGGATTACATAGATTTAGATTACCAAATAAAAATAGAGAATGGTTCACTGTTTTAATAAACACATTGAGTGAAGAAGAAATAAAGTTAGAAAATATTGATTATTCATATAATACGATTAAAGAAATAATATTAAACAGAGACCACGAGTTATATGTGGATGAAGTAAACTGGTGGATATACATGATTGAACATGTTATGAAACCAAGAAGATGTGTATTTTGGAGTCCTTTTAAACCAACAGGTAAACTTAAAGTTTTAAATTTTGGTGAAATTGAAACAATAAAAACAGAAACAAACGGTTTAATTAACGACACACACTACAGTGAAAACGGACAAAAAAAATTGGCGGAATTAATAATTCAAAACCTAAACGGTAAATTAATATGAATAATATTGATAAACAATATCAAAATTTATTACAAGACATTTTAGATAATGGTATAGAAAAATCAGATAGGACTGGCACGGGAACAACTTCAGTATTCGGTAGACAAATTCGTCATAAAATGAGTGAAGGGTTTCCGTTATTAACTACAAAGAAAATGCATTGGAAGTCAATAGTAACCGAATTACTATGGTTTTTAAGAGGTGAAACTAACATCAAATTCTTATTGGATTATGATTGTCATATTTGGGATGGTGATGCATATAAGAATTATTCAAAACTGTTTACGGATGATTTTCATGGACCTAGATATACGAAAGAACAGTTTATTCAGTTGATAAAAACAAACAAAGAATTTGCAAAAGATTTTGGAGATTTAGGACCAATTTATGGTAAACAATGGAGGAAATGGGAGAAAATTGATTGGAACAAAACAGACATAGATTTAAATTATATAGACCAAATCCAAGACCTAATCAACGATTTAAAAACAAATCCAGATAGTAGAAGATTGATGGTTAATGCTTGGAATGTGGGTGAATTAGATAAAATGGTTTTACCACCTTGTCATTATGGATTTCAAGTTTATACAAGACCAACAACAAGAGAAGAAAAAATAGTTAATCCTGGAAAATATAGAGCAATTTCTTTAATGTGGAATCAACGTTCAGTTGATACATTTTTAGGATTACCATTTAATATTGCATCATATGCATTGTTACTTGAAATTATTGCAAAAGAAGTAGACATGATACCTGATGAATTGATTGGTAATTTAGGTGACACACATCTTTACCTTAATCATATTGAACAAGCTAAAGAACAAATATATAGAACCCCATATGAATTACCAAAAGTTGAAATAACAGAAAGAAATTGGTATATGCATGAAAAAGTGAAAGAACATTTAGGTGAAAAAACTTTAGATGAAAAATTAAAAAGTTATAGACCCGATTGTTTTGAATTGGTGGGGTATGAATCACATCCTAAAATTAAAGCACCATTAAGTAACTAATGAAAAATATATTAATTATAATTCCATTGGTTTTTATTTCATTAATAACCAATGGACAAACTACATTAAAATTTGAAGAAGGGGTTTTTACCGAAGACACAATTCTAAATCAATTTATAATAAAATGGTTGGGGAAACCGTATAAATTAGGTGGTAAAACAGAAAAAGGTATTGACTGTTCCCAATTTAATAAGAGATTATACTTAGATGTTTATAAGATTGAACTTGAAAATGTTTGTTATAAACAATGGAATCAAACAGAAAGAATTAAAAAAGATAGTTTACAGGTTGGTGATTTGGTTTTCTTTCGTAGTAAAGTGTCACCATCTGGTTGGCATTGTGGCTGTTACATAGGAAATACCTATTTTGTCCATTCAGCAAACAGATACGAGGGAGTCAAAGTAAGTAGTCTTATTGAACCCCGGTATATTAAAAATTTTAAGGGTGGAGGAAGAATAAATTAGCGACCCTGACCTCTGTATTTTTTCGGTTTTTGGTCTTTAGGTCCGAAAGATTTTCTTGATTTACCTTTACCACTTTTCTTACCGAAAGTTATTTTTCTTGAGTCACCCGTGCTTTTACCTTTAGCCATAATATATATTTTTTTATAAATACATATATCTTAACTTTTTTTATTATTTTTGTAATAACAAAACTTATTCTAAAATGGTAGACATATTAACTCAAAAATTTTCCTATGCACTTATAACCCCTTTTAAGGATTATTGTCTAATTTCAGATGAGAAAAGATTACGGAGACAGTTTAACGATTCTTTGGATTTATTGGATGAAGAGGATACCGATGTATTTTCAATCAAATCAATTACGAGAGACCTCAACATTAACAAAAAAGGGAAAATTTTTACGTTACCTAAAAAAAAGAAAAAGAAAGTACATTATCTAACCAGTAATGAAGATGTACAGGAAAGAATGTCTTTTGAATATCTATATCGTGAAAAGAACGGTGGAAATACTTTTGAAACAACTAAAGATAGACACATTAAAAATCATTATGGTAAACCACTTTCTGAGATTGTTCTATATACACTTGAAAGATCAATACGATTACATGGAGATAAACTAACCATAAAACTTTATGTTCAAACAAAAACCAGAGGGTTTAATTGCATCTATTTCAGAAAAAGATACGATGTTCAATCGTTAACAATAAACTTGAAAACGGGAAACTTTACCACGTGTATTATAGGTAAAACCAGTAAAACCAACGCCACACAATTCAGGACCAATTCGTTCAGAATGTTGAAAATGATTACGACCGGTCGTTCATTTTTTGAACCTAAGAACTATGTTAATACAAATTCAAGAGTGTACAACGAATTTAAAAAAGTATTCGACGACTATGAGTTTACAAAGAATATACAAAAGTCATTAGGAATGATTGGGTGTGCATCATACTCATCTAATACCGATGTATTCTTAAATGATTTCACACAAAAGTTTATAGAACTTAAAAAAATAAAGGTACCAAACGGAGATGTGGTGTTTTGGATTAATAACTTTTACCCAACAGAAAAATTTCTCAAAAAGAACGATAGGAAATTAATAGCATCTATTTTGGATATGTTTGGAATTAAATCCAAATACACAATTAAAATTTTACATGAATATCCAAATATTGATTTGATTGGTTTGGTTAGATTTTGTAAGTATTTTGGTAATGATTACACAAAATATATTGCAAATTTGAACCCCGTTGTTTTTGAAAATTCATATCTTAAAAAAAATAGTAATGTGGATTACAACACCAATAAATTCCAATTAATCCATAATACAAATAATAACCCACTGTTATTAGATATTGAAAAGGAGAATTTAATTAAGATTGCAAATTCACAAAATTATAGGTCAGATGGAATATTATCTGATAGATTTATTCAGTTATTTGATGACCATTTTAGAATGATAAACACCGTTAGAGAATATGATGCTGACGTTTATATGAAAGCAAAAACATTCGATGAATTTTCTGTTGAACATACAGATTTATCAAAGATTATAACCGCCATCAATAAAGGTTGGGTGATTGAATATAAGTTTAGTGAGAAGATGATTGAGGATATTGAAAAACCAATACCATTGAAAATAAATTTACCAAACTATGGTGATACCGGTGTTTCTTTTTATCCTATGATATTGAAAAGAGAGGAAGAATATGTTGAGGAGGGTAAATTTATGCATCATTGTGTTGCAACTTATGCCGATAAAGAAAAGTCTATTATTATTTCTTTAAGAACAGAAGATTCTATGGATAGAGTAACGTGTGAGTTTGATTGTCAAAACGGTCAACTATTACAAGCAAGACATTTTTGTAATAAACAACCACCTGTGGATATGGAATATGTGATAGATAATGAATTGTCACAAAAAGTAAAAAAATACGCACGACTTGGATTATTACATGCATCTGAAAAACTTAAAGTACCGGTAAAAATAAACGGTGTCGAGATTACAAAAAAAGAGCCCACTAAATTATTTGGAATAGATTTTATGGATTTAGTCTAAATAAAAAACCATATACATTGTAAATTAATCCACATATATTTTATATGTGGATTTATTATTTAGACACTTTCAAAATAAGAAAGACAAAAAAGGACCGGCCGAATCAATATGTGAATTAAAATTATTTGGTGATGATAACACACTTATAATGTCAAATGATTTCGAGTTGGATTATCATAGATATGGAGCAAGAAAACATGTAACATTTTCCCACCAACTTACAATTAATTTAATCAATGGTGATATAATTGTTTCATATAAAATTGTAAATGACAATTTAACAGAAGACAAATATCTTAAGTCATCACAAAAATCAAAAAGAAACAATTTTAGGTTGTTATATGAAATGATTGATAATGGGTTTTATAGGGGAGAAAAAAGATTAAACTATTGGGGAGTCAAGTATGAAAGAGCAATCACAGAAATAAGTTTAATTATGACTAACAAATTAAAATCTAAATTTAAATATGATTTTTATTTAAATAAATCATATAAAGAGAAACCAGCAGTCAATGAATTGTTTGATATGATTGTTGATTTTCATCTCTCACAAAAAAATATAAAGGGCCACAATAATGTTTACTACGATATTCAAGATGTCTACCCAAGTAAAAAGTTTTTGATTAGGAATGATAATAAATTTCTACCGGCGGTTTTAGACTCTTTAGGTATTAAATCTAAATTTTTAATAAAAGAATTAAACACATCTGATATACCTTTAAACATAAACGCAATAAACTATTTGTGTAAATTGTTTGGTAAGAATCATTTAGATTATATAAAAAGAATAGATTGGAAACAACATTGTTCAGATATATACCCACCCAATTTAAAAATTGATGAATTAAGAAATGAATTTGAGAAGAGTAGTTTTGTAAAGTTGATTAATAGTTGGAACAAAACCAATATCAACCTTGATCCTATTTTTATATCAATCAATAAACTATTGAAGTACAGAAAAGAAGTTGAGTTAAATGGAATCGAAATAAAATTAACACCAAAAAATGATAACCAATTCAATAATTTAATTGAAACATTAAATAATTTAAAACTTTACTATAAGAGAGGATATAAATTAAAATACACACATCCAGTTGAATTTTTAAATGACATAGAAACGAACATTCAAATTGATGGAATGACGTATAATATCAAAGTATTATCAACAGAAGAAGATTTTATATACGAAGGATATAACATGAAAAATTGTATGTCTAAACAATTTACTAATGGGGTTCTCTATGTGTACCTTTCCGCACAATTCAATACCAAAAAAATCAATTTACAATATAGAAAAGGACAACTTGTACAGTCTTATGGTAAGTCAAACACACCCACACCTAGTATATTCCAACCACTTATTGATATATTAAATGAAAAATTTAAAGATTATAAAGAACTTAAGTGGACAAAAGAAAAATATGATTTCTTAAATAATTGATTATTAATTAATAATAATTTTTTTAAAAATGTTTTTGGATTTTAAAAAATATTAGTAAATTTGTTCTAACAAAACAAAACTTACTAGCATGAAATTCATTACTCTTTGTAGTGGTATCGAAGCCGCGTCCGTTGCGTGGAAACCACTCGGTTGGGAGTGTGTAGGTGTATGTGATTTCGCCTCATTCCCACAACAAGTACTTAAACATCACTATCCTGATGTTCCTTTATTTCCAAACATGTTAAACATTTTAGAAGATGAAAAATTTAAAAAACTCAAAGCGAAAGTTATTGCAGCAGGTACACCCTGCCAAGCTTGGTCAGATGCCGGACTCGGAAATGGAATGGATGATGAACGTGCTCAACTTGCCATCACATTTGGAAACATTCTTGACTCAAAACGTCCAACCTATTTCATCTGGGAAAATGTCCCTGGTGTTTTCAAAGAAGAACTCAAAGAAGACCTCTCACAAGTCTTATCAAACTTTACGGGTACTGACATCAGGCCTGAAGATCTCCAAGAAGGAGGAGGAATCTTTATTGGAAAAAAATACTCAATCGCTTACAGGATTTTCGACTCAAGATATTTTGGAGTACCCCAGCGTCGTCGTAGAATCGTCGTTGTCGGATATCGTGGAACCAACTGGAGAGTCCCTGTTGCCATATTATTTAACGAAGGAGGATTTGGTAGCGTTAAAGGAGAGAATAAAAAAAAGAGGGATGAACTCACCAAAAATATTCTCGGAGAAATTAAACTCGCTGGTACGGTAACTAAATCTTATTCGAAAACTTTGACGGATGGATTTGGTAAAATCTCGACTTCGAATTATTGGGTAGATGATTTGGGAATTAGACAATTTACAGAAAAAGAACTATGTAGGTTACAAGGTTTTCCTGATGATTATTTTGATTTTGAAATAAATGGTAAGAAACCATCATATTCAAGTGTTAAAGGTGGTATTGGTAATTCATGGTCAGTACCTCTTTTCCGTTATCTCGGAGAAAGGATACAATTTGTGGATGATTATTTGGAATCTCAAAAAAATTTAGTATATTAATCATTATGCAACCAAAAGAATCAAAAACAAGTAGACATTTTTGGGTGAGTCTATTCAAAAGTGTTTTAAGAATTGGGGCTTGTTACTTTTTATTTAACGAGCAATTCGGTAGTAGTGCAATCCTTTTAGGACTTGCTGAAATATTAGGAATAGTCGAAGAACTTTAAAAAAATTAAAATGAAAACCTTTAAAGATTTACAGTTTGAATCAATGTCCGACACATTTTACAATGGTGTCAAAACACGAATTCATTTTGAAAATGGATTCGGAGCATCAGTAGTTAAACATGATTTTTCTTACGGTGGTAAAAGTGGTTTATATGAACTTGCGGTATTATTTGATGATGAGATTCATTATGATAATCCGGTTGCGGCTGGAGATGTTAGGGGGTACCTATCTGAGGAGGAAGTATCAGAATTATTAATTGAAATACAAAATTTATGAAAGAATTAGTAAAAGATTTAAAAACACTCATTGTTAAACACAAATGGACAATCTTATGTGTTATAGTTGTCTCATACTTTGTAATTGAATGGTCAGATATAAAGAGTGGGTTTATTGATGGGTGGTTAAACAAGTAAAATAAAAGTTATGAAAATTATAACACAGATTAAATTTTATTTGGTGGTAGTTACGATTGCTTTTTTAGCACTTTTAGTGAGTTATCTAAAATTAAAAGATGACTTGATGAAATGTCAAACCGATAATGGTTTTTTACCAGGAGGAGATATTCAAAAGGCAGAACTAGAATCGAGAATAGATAGTTTACAAAGTGAAATGTTTGTAAAAGAAATTCAAATAGGTTCTTATGAAGTAATGTGGGGAATATTGGAAGAAGTTAATAAACCGCTTGCGGATTCAATAAATTTACAAGTTGAATAAAATACTATTATGTCAGATGATGAATTAAAAGAACACATAAATGGTGAATTAAATTTTGGTGGTTTTAACCAAAATCAATATGCCGATATTAAAACAAGTACACTTGTTACTCTTTATGAACAATTAATTGTTTATTCTGAGGATGGACCACAATCACTATCAGTTAAGATTACGGCCGATTTTGATGAGATACCAAGAAAATATCATGAGATATTTTTAAATGTTTTGACTGCAAAATATCTCAATAAAGTTTCTTTTGGTACAAATCCATTCTCGGAATGTAAACCAGTCAAAAAAAGAAAATGGTGGCAGTTTTGGAAAACGAAATATTTCACAACATAAAAATTAATTATGAAATTTTTTCTTTTATTTCTGTTTGTTGTAACCGTATGGATGGGATACGAAATTTGGAGAGCACCCTTAATGGAGGAAACCGAAGATGGAAAATTAATAACCAGAAGACCCACTAAAAAATTAAGTGATTTATGGCGAAAGCGAAAATAGAATTTGACTTAAATGACCCCGATGATAAGATGGCACATTTTCGTGCTGTTAAATCGTTGGATATGGCTGGTGCATTATGGGATATTACTCACAACACTAAGAAAGGATTAGAATGGACATTGGAGGGTAAAGAAATGGACAAATATGAAGTTTTAGATTTAGTGTACGATAAGATATATGAAATTCTTCAAGAACATAATATTAATACTGATGAATTATACTAATTAACTATTTATAATAAAATGATAAATTTATGGCATATTCTGAAAAGGTTTTAGACCATTATTCTAACCCTAAAAACGTAGGAACATTAGATAAAAGTAAATCGAGTGTCGGCACAGGATTGGTAGGGGCACCCGAGTGTGGTGATGTAATGAGATTACAAATTGAAGTTATAGATAATATAATTGTTGATGCAAAATTCAAAACTTTTGGATGTGGTTCTGCAATTGCATCATCATCAGTTGCAACTGAATGGTTAAAAGGTAAATCGTTGGATGAGGCAGTAACAATTGATAATATGGATTTGGTTGAGGAATTGAATTTACCACCAGTTAAAATACACTGTAGTGTTTTGGCTGAGGATGCTATTAAGTCTGCTATAAATGATTACAGAAAAAAACAAGGGTTGGAAGAAATAATATTTGAAGAAAAATTACATTAATATGATACAATTTATAAAAAAATATCAAAATCAAATCGGAATGGGGTTAGCAATTTCAGTTCTCGTTTTGTGTTATTTCCAACAGAAAGAACTTTCAAAACTTAGAAATGAAGTTCAGGTTCAAAAAGAAATAAAAACGGATAATAAGAGTTTAGACTCACTTTTGAAAAAGGCTGATTTGAAATGATTACAATTAATGAGACGGCAAAAGAACACATATTCGATATAATGAAGGAAGAAAACCTACCGGTAGACAAATTTAATTTGAGGGTAGGTGTTAAAGGTGGTGGTTGTAGTGGGTTGTCTTATGTAATGGATTTTGATGATGAAATAAATGAAACAGATGAGATCGTTGATTTGGGTGATTTAAAAGTGGTTATAGATAAAAAATCTGTTTTATACCTTTATGGGACCGAATTACAATACTCAAGTGGTTTAAATGGAAAGGGTTTTCAGTGGGTAAATCCAAATGCATCAAGAACATGTGGATGTGGTGAATCGTTTTCTTTATGATAAAAAAATATGGAATAACATTTTTAGCATTCGGAGAAGAACACATCAACGAATTTAATACAACGGTAAGATGTCTATTTGATTTTGATAATCACTTAGACATTTTTGTTATTACGGATAATCAAGAATTAATTGAGAACAAAGACATTCATATTAGAGAAATAAACGAACCATTCAACTATAATTTAAAAAGAAAATCAATTGAATTTGCGTTTGAGTATCATAATGTTGTATTGTTTTTGGATACCGACATTTTATTCAGGGGAAAACCAGATTTCGATTACATAACAACTTTAGAAGAGGGAATGTATGTAAGATGGATATCCGAAAATACAAAATACAAGGATGAAGAAATAACTATACAAGATGTCCTTGAAACTGAATACGGTAAAGCAATAAACGATAAAGACATTAAATTTATAAATGAGTTTTTAATGGTCCTTAGAATTGATAACATAGATAGAAGAAAACTATTTACACAAACATGGGACAACCTTAATAATATAACATTAAAAACCCAACCTAATAATGGTTATGACGGATCTTTAGAGGGGTTAATTATTTATGCGGTTTGTAATAAATTAAACATTAAAATTGAAAGACCTAGTAGTGATTTTTTTAATAACATTTTAAATGTTGGGACTCTTAATGAAATAAGGAAAACAAAAACCAACAAAACAATCCTCTAATTTTTTTATTTCAAAAGTTTTTATTATATTTCAAATATGGTTTATTTTTTAACATATTTGATTTTCATAACAACATTATTCTATTTCATAGGTTTCAAAAAGATATGGAATAGGATTAAGATGTTCTCCGATAAAACCTATTGGACTGATTATAATATCATTGAATTTTCGGCCTGGATGGCTAAGGCTATCATCATTGTTCCGGGTTTAATATTTGGAATAGAATTATGGTACTTTCATTTTCTTACACTTACAACATCATCGTTGTTGATTTGGGCAAGTATGAAAAAATCTTTACCCACATTAATTGTGTTCAATACAATTTGGTTAATCATATCATTAACAATAATCATAAAAAATTTAATTTAAAGTTATGCCTGAATTTACAGCAGAAGTAGACATCGACCCAAGTGAATTTGTTGACTCTTGTAGTAAGAGAGAAAAAGACAGATTGGTTGAAATTCTAATTGAGGATGGTTACATTCAACCAGACCAAGAAACTAAGAATGATAATAAAGGAGTTCGTAGACCAAATATCAACGACCAGATATTTTGGGGAAGTTTAGATAAACTATCAAAATGTAGAGATTTATTAACTCTTGAAGAAGAGGAGTTCATCAATAAATTAGCAAAGAAATTTGAGCACTTAAGATAATGAATGTATTAGAATTATTTGCTGGTAGTAAATCAATTGGTAAACAAGCCGAGAAATTAGGTATGAATGTTTTTTCATCAGATTTAATTGAATTTGAAGGGATAGATTATGCTGTTAGTATCCTTGATTTCGATGTAACTAAAGTACCATTCCAACCAGATATTATTTGGGCTTCTCCACCATGTACAAGTTTTAGTGTTGCATCAATTGGACATCATTGGACTGGTGGAAAAGGTGCATATATTCCTAAGACAGATGGTGCAAGATTGGGTTTGGAGTTAGTTAAAAAAACATTAGAAATAATTAATCATTTTCAACCAACGTATTGGTTTATGGAGAACCCAAGAGGAGTACTTCGTAAACTACCAGTTGTACAAGGATTGAAAAGAAATACTGTCACATATTGTCAATATGGTGACGAAAGAATGAAACCAACGGACATATGGACCAATAGTAATGTTTGGACACCAAGACCAATGTGTAAGAATGGAGACCCTTGTCATGTTGCCGCACCAAGAGGTAGTAGAACAGGAACACAAGGAAGATCAAATGCATATGAAAGAAGTAAAATACCTGATGAGCTTTGTCAGGAGATATTAAAAAGTTGTATTAAGTGATTACTAATTTAATTGGTTGGTTAGCCACAATATTGATTCTAATATCTTTCACAATAAAGGAAGATATGTTCTTACTTAGATTAATAAATGTAATGGGAACAACATTATGGTTAGTATATGGAATAATAAAAAATGATTTACCATTGATTGGTGTTAATTCTTTGGTTCTATTAATACACCTTTATTGGTTCTATAAAAATAGAAATATATGAAAATTAAGAATGATTATGTTGTTGGGGAACTCAAACAAATAAAACCACAAATATTTGCGGTATCAATAAAAGACAACTATCAAAGAACAATGTTGTTTTGTAGATACCAAGAATTTTATGAATCACCATTTAAAGATATTAGAGGTAAATTCTTTACTTGGGAAAAATACATGTTAACATACAAAAATAAATGGAAGAAAAGAACGTTCACATATCCTGAAGATTGGAGTGGGTTCAATATCCCATCAAACATTGTATATAAAGGTTTAGGTGTTTTTAGTAAAGATAAAGGACCATACGATGAGATAATGAATGACATATATTATAGTTGTGAAAATTATCCACTTCGATTTGATAAACCCAGAACAAAATGGTATTTGATTGGTGCAGATAGTTTTAAATCTAGTACAATGAATCATGAAATTGCACACGGTTTATATTACACCAATAAAGAATATCAAACCAACTGTAAAATTATTACTTCACAAATAAAACCAAATCATTACGAAAAATTAAGAAGTAAGATTGTTAAGATGGGATATATAGATGACAAAAAAATTATTGATGATGAGATTCAGGCCTTTATGTCAACTGGTTTATATAATGGGTTAGATACTAAGGAACTTAAGAAGTACGAAAAAGAATTTATCAAGAACTTTAAAAAGTTTAATAAATGAAAATTGTTATTGTAAGTGGATATTTTAACCCTCTTCATAAGGGGCACATCGAGTATTTCAATAAGTCCAAGGAGTACGGTGACAAACTATACGTGATTGTTAATAATGACAAACAGAGGGAATTAAAGGGTAGTAAAGAGTTCCAAGATGAAAATGAGAGAATTTTCATAATTCAAAATCTAAAAATGGTTGACCGAGTATTTTTATCTATTGATACGGATAGAACTGTTTGTCAAACAATTGGTATGATTCATTCTTTGGAGGACCCATCGGACGAACTATTCTTTGCAAATGGTGGTGACCAAGTAAACGATACAATTCCCGAGAGACAAGTATGTGATTGGTTAGGTATAAAATTAATTGACGGTTTGGGAGATAAAATACAATCTTCATCTTGGTTAATTAAATAAAATCTAACGTAGAAAAATACAATTTTTGTGATATATATGTTATAGTAAAAACATATTAATGCAAGAAGAATTCGTACCGTATCACCAACATCTTTTGATGAAGATTTGGATTACAAACCCACCGAAAGAGGTGGAGGTTCTCAACAAATGGTTTGTTGATTTAGTTCATAAAGTTAAAATGGAAGTGGTTGGTGGACCGACGAGTGTCTACGTGGATTATCCAGGTAATGAGGGATTAACAGGTACAGTAACATTAGCAACTTCCCACTCATCAATACACATTTGGGACCATTTAAGTCCAGCAATGGCTCAATTTGATATCTATAGTTGTAAGTGTTTTACTTTAGAAGATGTATTAGAACAGTTTGAACCTTGGGGAATCGTGAAATATGAATGGGTAATGATAGATAGAAACGAATCACCTAAAATAATTTCAGAGGGGTTTTGGAGCCCACAACATGAATATATCGATGAAAATTCTTAAAAAAATTAGGAATATTCAAGAAATACATATAACTTCGTGGTTATTAAAAGATATATTCTGGTGTTTAAAGTTTACATGGATGGCAACATTTATGATAATCCCAACATCTATTTTAACGATTTATATTCTTTTAACTGAAAAAGAAAATAGAGATGCAAACATAACATTGTTTTCGTGGGTTTTTATGAACATCTTTTGGATGTTACACGAACTACAAAATTTACCATTTTGGCCCATACAAATCTTTATGTTCTTAGGAATTTTTAATACTATTAGATTGATAGTTAAAAGAAGAAAAGATGAAAGTAATATTTCTTGATCACGATGGTGTGATTTGTTTATCAACTGAATGGGGTGGTAGACATAAAAAACAAAGAAAGATAGGTAGAAAATTGTCGCAGTCTATTGCTTCACTACCAGTTGAATGTAGGTTCGATAATTTTAATAAGAAGGCTGTTGTTATATTAAATGAGATATTGGAAAAAACTAACGCTGATATTGTTGTCTCATCTGATTGGAAAAGATGGGCAACTGTTGAGGAGATGGGTGAATATTATGAGTCACAGGGTATCAAAAAGAAACCCATAGGGTTTACTAAGAATTTAGGTGAGTGTGAAGTCCCTCAAAACTTTCCTTGGTCTAGACAATATGATTTAGAACAATCTCGTTCACTGGAGATTAAACAATATCTTAAAGATAATCCACAAATAACCAATTGGGTTTCGGTGGATGACCTTAATATGGGTATTCCACAAACACATGAAACGTGGGGTGAAATGGAAATGGAATGGGGATTAACTAACTTTGTGTTAACACCTAAGAGTACTGAAGGAATTAAACAAACAGGAATTAAAGAAAAAATATTAAACTTACTAAAATGATGACAAGTTACTTAATTGCAATTGGTATCAGCTTTTTATTTGCTGGAATTATTTCATTCTTTTGGGTTAGAGGCATTGATTATATGCACAAAAACCATCCAGATTATAAAGGGGAGGATTTTTTGAATTGGGGAGAAGAAACCACACCTTGGGAGGATGAGAAAAAATAAATAATGAAAAAAAAGAAACCAGATTTAGTTGTTTGGGACGAAGAAAAAGGATACTACTCAAAGGAGTTAACTTATGGTAGTAATGTGGGTGCGCCCGCAATTAAAATGGAAGATGTCGGTGGTTGGAAACAAATGCAAGCCAATGTTGCAAATAAACAGTTTAAAACCAAATATGAGGAACTTAAAGAAGAGTTTCGTAAACTTATTGATGAAGTTAATTGGAATGATCTTGTATATACATCATCTTATTCTTTTATTCCTGTTATGAACGAGATTTACCATTTATATATAAGGGAGGATGAAACAATGTTTCTATCATTAATTCACCCAAATCAATGGAAACAAAAATATATTGGTTCTTTTAAATTAGACTCCACACAAAAATGGATAAAAGTCGAGATTTGAAATATTTATTAAAATATGAAAAGGACATTATCAGAAGAATTAGAAAGAATACATAGTATAACCTATCGTAAAGAGGTTATTAATGAAGAGGGGTTTCTCAATAAATTATTACAAAAGGTTGGTATCAAAAAGACTGACGACCCTAAGAAAGCCGATTTGGTATCCGATGATGTTGACCAATTTTTCAAAACTTTAGAGGATTCAGCAAACTCGGGAGGTCTTTCCCAACAAGAAAAGGGATCTATGTCCTTTCAAAAAGGAGCCGAGTCTATGCAAATAGGTTTAATTCTTTTAGGATATGAATTACCAAAATATGGTGTAGATGGATTATTTGGTCCTGAAACTGCCGCCGCCGTTCAGAAATTTACTTCAGAGAAACTTGAAGATAAAACCAAATTAAACGAAGATGTTAAGTTGGTATCAAGTGGTGGGGGAATTATAGGTAGACCGGGTCAAGGTACACATAGTGCATCAGATTGGCCAAGTAGAAATGCATGGGATATTTCAGGTCCTGTTGGAACTGAAGTTTATTCTATAACAAATGGTGTTGTAGATAAAATAAAGAAAGATAGTAGTGGTGGTGTAATTAAGAGTGGAGTTAAAAAAATATATGGTGACCAAGTTTCTATTAAGAGTACAGACGGGAAACCTGATGTTTTCTATACTCATATTGAATCTTCTTTAAATAAAGGCGATTCAGTTAAGGAAGGTGATGTAATAGGTAGAATAATGCAAGCTGGTGGTATTCCACCTCATGTTCATGTTGGGGTATCTTCGGGCAATCTAAGTGATTTGGCCACCGGAATGACAAATGCAACAGGTGGGGCTAGTGGTGGACCAATGGTTAAAGCGTCTCCTGAAATGTTAAAGAAATTAATTGAATTACTTAAAGAGAAAGGTGTAACTTCTGAAGATTTGAAAAAACATATTGATGTTGTTAATTTAGAAGGATTAGCAGACCAAAATTTTTATGCGAAGTTATTAGAAAACTTAGGTGCACCTGTTTCAGAAGAGAATTTAAAATTCTTATATGCTTGGAGACAATCAGAAGGTAAAGCTGGTAAATTCAATCCTTTCAACACAACATACAAAATGCCAAATGCCACAGACTTTAATAGTGTAGGAGTTAAAAATTATCAAACTTTACAAGATGGTATGGTTGCAACAATCAAGACACTTAAAAACGGTAGATACAATTGTATTGTTGACGGTTTAAAAAATGATATTGGGGCAGCAAACATCGCTAAATGTGAATCTTTAAAAACTTGGGGAACCGGTGACCTTGTTGCTAAAGTGGTTAATTCTTATAATTCAGGTGCATCACCTAAAATTAAAGATTTGGCATAATTTATATTAATATTATTTGTTTTTTTATAATATTTTTTATATTTTGGTATAAAATTAACCACTATGCCAAATGAAACTTGTATTATCTGTGGAAAAGAAACCACAGTGGATGTATCAACACACATTGATTTTAGAATTGGATACATAGAAGGTGCAGGACAGTTATGTACCGAATGTTATTTAAAAGGAAGTTCTTCAGGTAGAGAACAAATAACAATACCCAAATATTGGGTTAAACAATATCCAAATGATGCCGAACTCGGAGAGAAAGTTAGACAACATTATTGGAGAGAATATGAAGATAAAGAACCACCAGTTGAAAACCAATGGGTTTGTAAAATTTGTGGTAAAGATACATCAGAAATAGAATATGATTATTTAATTGGAACTAATCATTTAGAATGTGAACTAAAAAAAGAATTAAATTGAACATATTCTTCTTAGATAGTGACCCAACAAAATGTGCACAATATCATAATGATAAACATGTTGTCAAAATGATATTAGAAACCGCACAACTTTTGTGTGGGTCTCATTGGGTTACAGGTGGAGAAGCACCTTACAAATTATCTCATAAGAACCATCCTTGTTCTATTTGGGTTAGGACTTCATTAGAAAATTATCTTTGGTTGTGTGAGTTAGGTTTAGAACTATGTAAAGAATATTCATATAGATACGGTAAAAAACATAAGTCCCAACAAATAATAGAGTGGTGTGTGATAAATAAACCAAACATACCCGATATACCCTTTCAAAACCCACCTAAAGCTATGCCAGATGTCTTTAAAGTGGAAGATGTGACCCAGTCATATAGGAATTATTATATTGGAGCAAAGAAAGATTTTTGCAATTGGAAAAATAGGAAGGTGCCTCTTTGGTTTTCCTAGTATTTATATAAATAAAATACGTATTATAATGGAGATATCTAAAGAAAAACTTCTTTCCCTGTTATCAGAGAACAACTATATCGCTGATATTGACGAAATGGCTCGATATTGGTCAAAGAAACAACCGGGTAAAAAAGTTGCATCAAGTAAACTATATGATAATGACGGTCAATTAATCGGATATGATATGATGGTTGACCCATTTAACGAGGATCCTGATTCAGAAAGGGTACAAATAGTTTTCACTTGTGACATTCAAAAGTTCATGGAAGAACATCCCGATGTTGTTGAAAAATTAAAACAAGATTATGGTTCATTTAGATGGTCAGATACAAAATGTCCATCAGATAGACCACACAGAGATGTAAGAGTTGGTAAACCATTACCAGGTGAAGAAGGAGAACCAATTAGTACAGTTAAACAAACATCCAAAGATGTTGCAACTGGTCAAAAATTGGAGGGGTCAACTAAAATTAAAACTAAACTTTTAAAAGTTTTAAGAAGTGAATTCACTGAAGATTTTAATAAAATATTGAATCAAAGAAGTGTACCAGCTGTTGCTCTTGATAATAGAAAATATTTTGACAGACACACCGACCGATGGAATAATGAAATGGTTAAATTTACAACATTAAGTTATAATGTTTATAAATCAAATGAAGAGTTTAACCAAATGGTTGCTGATAGAATTTTCGGCGAAGAAACTCCTGAGATGGATACACAGCACTTAGCCAGACAATTCAATCAAAATTATGCAAATTGGGATGCAGAAGAAAAGAAAGGAAGTACACAAGATTATGGTGTAACAGATGTTTATAGATTACGTAAATACGGTCACGTAGAGGGTAGAGAGAATGAGGTGTTTATGGAGATGACTTTACAAGTTCAAGGAGAAAAAATTGGTGATAATTCATTTACTTGGACAATTGTTTTAGTAAACAAATTCGCAAGAAGAAAACCTGAATCATCTCGTGTTGATGGTAGATTGGAACCTGTAGAATATAATCCAGGTTCATTGGTTGATGGTAAACAAGTTGGTGTAATTAAAAATGTTCAACTTGAACCAGGTACACAATTTACACCCGAAAATACAATTATGGATAATCCACAGATTGTTCAAGGATTGGTTCAAGCAATCAACGAATTTAAAACTAAAATGGAAGGTATAAGTCCTGAAACAGTACTTAGAAAAGCCGCACCAACAAGATCTGAATTAGATGGTGGTAGAAGAAGAATGAATGAAGGTATGTTTGACCAAATGATTAAAGATGTCATAAAAGACATGAAAAAATAAGTAGTACCTTTCCACAATAAGTTTTGTGGACTGACCTGAATCGGGTTAAAGTATATCCCCACAGAAATGTGGGGATTTTTTTTTTGAAATATTTTTATTATATTATTAATAATGATAAATGATATTAGAGACAACATATCTATTGAGAATGTAAAAAAAATATTTGGTAATAAGGATAATGCAATTGAATATCTGTTAAGTTATACCAATTTAACACATTCTAATCTTAAGATTCAAACACCCGAATTTTTATATAACGAAATTTTTAATCGTTGGAATTATGAGGATGTTAAATTTTTTACTAGACATATTGCCAAACAAAAAAAATATAGTTTATCTGAATTAAAAAAGAATATTAAAAATTACGAAGAAACCAAAAAAATAATAGAAGAAGAATTTAACGGACAAAAAAGTTGGGCCTTTAACGTGATGGCATATGATAGTAAACTCACATCAACAATTAGAAAAAACGATGATTTTTTAGTTGGTCTTGATGAACATTTGATAGATATTAAAAAAAATTATATTATTAAATCACATACAATTTTTAGGTCGTTTTTATATGAATATTATCTCATTAAACACCATGAAGAAATACTACCTACACTATCAAATAATAAGAGTGTTGATTTCTTTTATAATGGTAAAAATTTTGATTTAAAAAATGCAAGTAGTGTAACGGATAATTTCAAAATAGATTTTGGGAATCAATGGATGAGAGATGCATTAAATAATCCACAAACAGTTGCAAGGTATTTATATGAAAACCAAAATGAAAATAGATTTGATAGTAGTCCAAGAATTTTTATAGTTGAATTGGAAAATAAAATTAAAAGCATAACGGCAATAGAAAAAGATTGTAGAGATTTAAATTTTGGTGAAACACATAAGATTGATTTCGACTACATTATAAATGGTAAGAAAGAAAATTTTACGACAGAATCATTAGTCGTTTTTATATGATATGAATTATATTGGTAGTAAATTTAGGTTATTGGATTTTTTAGAAACATCAATTAAAAGTGTGGTTGGTGATAAAGAATATATCTTTTGTGATTTATTTTCAGGAACGGGAATAGTTGGTGCACATTTTAAAAAATTAGGATATCAAATAATTTCAAACGATTTACAATATTATAGTTATGTGTTGAATAGACATTTAATTGTTAATAATAATCTTTTTGAATTTGAAAATTTATATCAAATTATTCCAGAACTTATCAATTGTGAGATTGAGAAGAAATCAAAAATTGTTTGTGATTACCTAAATAATTTACCTCTTGTAGAAGGATTTGTTTATAACAATTACGCATCAGGTGGTACCGTCAATGAACAACATGTTAGATTATATTTCTCAGATGAGAATGCTAAAATATGTGACACGTCAAGAATTAAAATTGAGGAGTGGAAATCAAATAATTTAATTAATGAAAATGAATATTTCTTTTTATTATCAAGCATAATTGAATCGGTAGACAAGAAAGCAAATACAACATCTGTTTATGGTGCCTATTTAAAAAGTTTTAAGAAGAGTGCATTAGATAAAGTTACTATCGAACCAATTGAAACTATATTAAGTGATAAATCAAATGTGGTTTATAATAAAGATTCTAATCAATTAGTTAAAGAAATTGAATGTGATATAATGTATTTAGACCCGCCATATAACAATAGGGTATATGGAGACAATTACCATGTACTTGAAACAATTGCTAAATATGATAATCCTGAAATTGTAGGAAAAACTGGTAATAGAAAACAAAAGACTTCGTCTAAGTATTCGAAAAAACGTGAAGTCAAAGATGCGTTTAGCGATTTAATACAAAATTGTAATTGTAAATTTATTTTTCTTAGTTATAATAATGAGGGTTTATTATCTTTAAAAGAAATTGAGGACATCATGAGTAAGAAGGGTGAATATGGAATCTTCACAAAGAAATACCAAAGATATAAATCCGATAAAGATGATGCTCGAAACCACAAGGTAATCGAAACATTTGAATATCTACATTATGTAAAATGTAAATAACATTATATAATAATGTGGAAAACTTTTTTCTATATTATTTTTTTATTCAAAATATTCTTCATATATTTGTGATGTTAATAAAATTTTAACATTAAAAAAAAATCATTATGAAAGAAAACGTAACAGACACTAAAGCTGTGTCTCAAAACGGAGAAATGGTACCTGTTTACCACAGTTCTAAAAAAATTGAAACAACAGACAGATTCTTCCTTGAATCTTTAACAAGTGTTAACTACGACACTTACACCGCAATTTACGAGTTATTTGATAACTCTGTCGATGGTGGAGCCACAAAAATCGAATTAATTTATGACAAAAAAACCTCAACCTTAATCATTAAGGATAATGGTTGTGGAATGTCCTTAAATCAACTTTGTAACAACATGAATTTAGGTTGTAATAGAGTTTATGAGGATAATGAAATTGGTTATTTCGGTATGGGAATGAAAACATCAACATTGAATTTATTAAATTCAGAAAATACCGATGTTTATTCTGCAATTGAGATTATAACAAACAATGGTACTGAAAAAACAAAATTGATTTGGAATCCATTAACTAATGTAAGAAATTTAGATGTTTACACATTACCATTGGACTCTGAATTAGGAACAACAATTACCATTAATAATTGTGTTAATTTTCATGCTAGCGTGTTAAAGAAAAATTTAGGAGTTGTCTTTTATCCAACACTAAAAAATAACAACATTGGATTTTTTGTAAATGAAGAACAGGTTATTGGTGTTGACCCATTATATAGATATAGTGATAAAACCCAAACAAATTTTGTTGAGACAGAAGTAAAAGGTGAAAAAATTAAGTTGGAGGCGGTTGCAATTGATGGATTAGAAGAGAAAAAATCTTGGGATCTTAAAGTAAGTAGTTCCGAAGACCAAGAAACCGCATCAGATACATGGTCATTCAACAAATATGGTTGTTATGTGATTTATGGTGGTAGATACATTGAAGTTGGTGGAACAACTTTAGGTACTAAATTATTTGATTCTTGGTATTCAAGATGTAGAATTGAATTCACAATCCCAAAAACTTTAACATCATATTTCAACATTAATTTTAATAAGACTTCAGGTTTAAAGATTAATAAAGAAAGAAATCCTGATTTATATAAGAAAATTGGTGAGTTGTTGTTATGGGGTAGAAATAAAAGAAACGAAGAGCTTAAGGCAAGAAAGACCGTAGTTTCTGTGGAAGAAGAAAAAGAGAATATTGATATTGTAAAGGCATTAAACAAATCGGCAGTAAACGCTGGTTTTCAGGCACCCGAAACAGGAGAAAAAAAGAAAAGAAGAGTTGAGTTCGATGTCGACCCCAATAAGCCAAGTAAAGATAAATCAAAAGACAAACAACCGACAAAAGCAAGAGTTGTTGAGAAAAAATTGTACGAATTCAAGTTCGAACCATTTGAAACTGGTAGTGTGTTTTGGAAGTTAACTTTTGAGAATGGTTTGTTTGTAATTTACATTAACACTTCACATCAGTTTTATAGAAGAATATATTCAAATCTTCCTAAAGAATCTAAATTAGGATTTCAACAATTACTAGCATCAATGGCACAAACCCAATATAGAATCGATTCTATGGGTGTTAGTTCAGATGATGAATTCTTTTGGGATACATATTGGAGTGATGTCTCACTTCAGTTAATGAAGATAATGAATAACTAAATGATACAATCCCCACATTAATGTGGGGATTTTTTTTGAAATATTTTGGAATATACAAAATAATACTTATTTTTGTTTCAGAATATTTGACTATTCACAATGATAAAATTAGATAACGATATTAAGGTATGGATTACTTCCGACACACACTATTCACATCGGAATATATGTCGTGGTGTGACCAATTGGAGATTACCCAATGGTGGTGTTCCTGAATCACAAACACGTCCTTTTGATACTATCGAAAGGATGAATTCGGCAATTGTTAACAACATCAATGATGTGGTTGGTCAAGATGATGTATTAATTCATTTAGGTGATTGGTCGTTCGGTGGGTTTGAAAACATTGAAGAGTTTTATAATAGATTAGTTTGTAAAAATATTCACTTAGTTCTTGGTAATCATGACCATCACATCGACAGAAACAGAGGTAATGTTCGAAACCTTTTCAAATCAGTTAATTGGTTTGAACAATTTGAATATCAAGGTGAAACGATTGAGATGTGTCACTATCCCATTTCAAGTTGGAACGGACTTCGTAAGGGTCGTATTCATCTACATGGACATTGTCATTTACCACACAACCAGAAAATCAGTAACGGTAGAAGAATGGACATTGGTATGGATGGTAATCCCGACTTCCGCCCATACAATTTACATGATGTGATTAAGATGTTAAAGAAGAAAGAAATTGGTAGTGAGATGGGTCCTTTAGATCATCACTTGGATGATATTGTGGGAATTGTTGGTTAATATTTTTTTTATTCAAAAATTTTATTTATATTCTATTATGAAAAAAGTATTTCAAAAAATAAAAATAATTCTCAAAGATATTTTGTTAGGGTTTAAAATTGCAGAAGAAAACCGTAACAAATCTCAATGGGGTAAATTTTAAAATAGAAACATGAACATCAAACAAGCATTAAAAAAGAAAAACAAACTCGTTGGTGAAATTCACCAAGAATTTTATAAGGCATCACAATATAATGTTGTTGATGAAGGTAATCCGCGTCCATACTCGGCAACAGAGGCGATAGGTAATTGGATGATGTTATCTAATGATCTTATTGTGTTGAAAACACAAATCCATAAGGCAAACCTTCCAGTTTATGATAAGATTTTTGAATTGTCAGAATTAAAAAATCAAGTTAAACAGTTGAAAGGACTCAATTGTTCCTCAGGTAAAGTTGCCGGTGGAAGATGGGGAGAAGGTGAACCTGTCGTTAAACACGCTGAAATTAATGTGGTTGAAAAAGATAAAATGGTGAAGAACCTTGAGTTGAGAATTGAATCTCTCCAAGATGAACTTGACCAATGGAATCACAACACATTGATTGATTAAAATATTGGTTGGGGAATAGGGGAAGATTTATAAATCAAGTCGAAGACTACAAGTCTTTGCTAACAAATCTATAAAGTCTGATAAATTGATGAAGTTAAGTGGACTCAAAAATTAACATTCAAATTATCAAAAGTTAACTCTCAAACTTTAAAACTCCTTTAAGATTTATTAAATCGGAACTTTGAACCCAACCATCCTTAACAAACTTACTAAACCTAAAAAAATGAAAGACCTCTTTAAAAAAGTTTTCTCACAGAAAACATCATCACCAATCTTTGTTGGATTCGGTACATTCGCAATCCTAACATTCATTGTGTTTCCCGGTTTGACTGCAGCAAATACTATGCTTAATATACTATCGGGAATTCTCGGATTGTTTACAATTTGCTTTGTTTATTATTATATAAACATGGATAAATTTGTTAATCAATTTATAAACATTGAACCGGGTGAGACCGAATTGGATTATATTAATCCTGAAGAACTTCAACCGAAAAAGAAAAAAAGAAATCCAAAACAATTTGATGGTGTTAAAAGTGACGAACCTTTTGTAAAAACCAGAAAAAAAACAAAATAATATGCCTAAACGTACTAAAAAATGGGAGAAAGACTTTGAAAAAAGATACTCTAACGCAATTAAAGAATTGCAATCATTAGAAAGTGAATATAAAAAAATGCAAGAAGACAATTCAGATAGTTTTTGGATGAGTCTTTACCCAGATGAGACACAAATTGAATTTGGTGAGTGTGATGGGTATTATGTAAGTTACACAAAGGAAAATCAATACAAAGAAGGTGAACCAGAACATGTAAATGTTACCCTAAAATCTGAACTAGGTATGTTTAGTTTTGATTTTAAATCATATGATCAATTAAAGCGATTTAGAAACGATGTTATCGAGGAGTTTGATAAAATGAAAAGAGAAGATTCTTCTGTTACTATTAACACTGAAGAATGTGAGGAAGAAGATGAAAATTGGGTAGATAATGAAGAACAGGAATACACCATCCAATGTTCAAGAAGTTGTGTACAATCATGGACACACACAGTAATGGCTAGAAGTGTTTGTGAAGCATATAGAAAAGCCGAAGAAGGTGAGGGGCACGACGAGAATGATGATTTTGATGACTATGGTGACATAGATTATGAATTAATCTAAGTCCAACAATTTTTATATTTTTAAAGTATTTATATATAAATAACAATATTGATATGGCTAAAATTATTAAATTAAAACAATCTGATATCGAAAAAATCGTTGAAAACATCCTTAAAGAATCTGAAGGATTTGATGATTTTGATACCCAAATACAACCAGAAGAAAGACCTGGTGCTGACGAACATGAGGCTTCGGTTGAGTTGGCTCTTGGACAAGATGACCAAGGTAACTTCTATGTTATAAAAAATGGTGACCAAGAAAACCCTGAAATTGTTGTAAAAACAAAATAAATTAATACCCTTTTTAATATCAAAACCCCAAATTTTTTGGGGTTTTTTTGTTTTTATCAGAAAAAAATGATATCTTTTCAATATGGAATCAAAGTATAAAATATATTGTGATTTGGATGGTGTCCTAACGGACTTTGATGGGGCATATCTTAAATTGACGGGAATTGATTTATCAAATAAATTTCACGATGGTCCTAAATTTTGGGAACCAATTAACAAAGCAGGAGTTGAGTTCTGGACTAATATGGACTGGAAAAATGATGGTAAAAGACTTTGGAAATATATTCAAAAACATAATCCAAAAATATTGTCCGCACCATCAAGAAATGTTGAATCTCGTATCGGTAAAATCAGTTGGGTTGAAAGAGAATTACCGGGTGTAGAACTAATTTTAAAGTACGCAAAAAACAAAAAAGATTTATCCGAACCAAACTCTATTTTGATTGACGATAGACCTGAAAATATAAATGATTGGATTGAGGCTGGTGGTATCGGAATACTTCATCTTAATACAAAACACACAATAGATCAATTAAAAGTCTTAGAATTATAATATGTCATATATCATTGGTAATAAATGTGTTTCTATTTGTGACGCGGCTTGTGTTAAAGTCTGTCCCGTTGATTGTATTAATGGACCAATCAAAGTGGATGGTATGGGAAAAGAATTAGACGACATGACCAAAGAGGAATTAGAAAATAAACAATTGTATATTAATCCTGATATTTGTATTGATTGTGGTGCTTGTTTACCTGAATGTCCGGTAGATGCTATATACCCAAATGAAGAGGATGCAATTCATTTTAATGACGAGGAATCCGTCCATAAAAATTATGAATTTTATGGATTCAAATATAAACGTAAAAGATAATGTCTAGAATCAAAGAATTAAAATCATTACCCGAAAATAATATTAATCTTTTTAATATTTTTTCAATCCTTGTACCTGAAAGAAAATCAAAGTACACAGAAACTCTATTAAGAATTATAAAGAAAACACCAGGAATAGAGTCACACATTAAAGAAGTAAAAACAATTTTAAAAGACGAGTTTGATATTAATGTTGAGTATCTAAATGAGTTACATCAAATGGAGATTTTGATGTTCTATAGAATTTTAGATATGTTTAATAGAACAGATTTAAAGTCTTTTATAAAGTTTTGTGAATACAATGAAAGAGGTTTAATAAAACAAAATGATTTAAGTCGTTATAGTGATTTTGATGAAATCATCAATTCTTTAAACATGGCCGAAATAATAATTGACCATAAAGAATTGGAGAAACAAGTTAAGGTTGTTTTTGAAAATGATGAGTGGTTATTAATTAGACCACTAACATACCTATCATCTAAAAAATATGGTTCTAATACAAAATGGTGCACAACATCTGAAGGTAATGTTGAACATTTTATGAGATATACCAAAAAGGGAGTATTAATATATTGTCTTAACAAAAAAAGTGGTTACAAAGTTGCGTCTTTCTATTCTTTAGAAAAAAATGACCCCGAGTTTTCTTTTTGGGATCAAAAAGATAGAAGAGTCGATTCTTTAGAAACAGAACTAACTGATGAATTAAGAACGGTTATATTCAATGAGTCAAGAGGCAAGGGAACTAAGACCAATAGGTTCTTATTATCGGACGAGGAGAGAATCAGAGAAGACGAACTTCTAAAACGTTATGAACTTAAAAATAGGATTAGTGATTTGATAGAACCCGTACCAATCGAGGCGGAACCAAGAGTTGACTATATCAGAAGAGCGGCGGAGAGGGCGGTAGAAGAATTAGAAACCCCAACTGAAGAAACCGTTAGTGAGAATTATTTCTTAACAACAACTGAAACACCAATATATTATTCAGGGTCAACAGAAAACAGGACATAGTATATATTTATTGGTATGAAGATTATTATTTCCGAAACCCAATACAAGAACCTCCTGTCAGAATACTATGATGAAGATAAACTTTATAGTAGAGATTATGTTGTGGATAAATTAAAAAAAGGACCAAAGGAACTTAGAAAGTATATTAACAATTTACCATCTATTCCATGTTCTGACTCTAACGGAAATGAAAGAACTTGTACCAAAATTCCTGAAGTTATTTATGTTTTTTTAAGTGGAAATTATTAATAAAAGACTTATCTTCGTTCAAAATATTACGTATGAAGATAAGTCCTTATGTTTTCCCTGGTATCAAATCTAAATACTTACCAAAACCATCCAAAACTCAAAAAAGAAGTTTAGTTAAACCCGAGGATATTCTTAAGATTGTTTCTGAACAATGTGGGGTATCTGTTGAGGATATTTTATCCAGGTCAAGAAAGGGTACCATTGTAAACGCTCGTCACATTTTTTGTACAATAATGAAGAAAGAGTTCGGATACTCATATGAATCAGTTGGTAAAATGGTTAGTGGTCGTGATCACACTACCGCCATCCATTCAATTAAAACACATCAAAATAGGTGTGAAACCGAAGAGGGATATAGAGAACATACCGAATTGATTATCAATAAGATACATTCTTTATATTAAAAAATACTAGATTTTTTTTGGTATATTAAAAAATATCCTTAATTTTGGGGTATGAAAACATTAATCATACATCCAGAAGATAAAACAACATCCTTTTTGGATATTGTTTATCAACCAATTGAGAACAAAACAGTCATAACTGGTGGTGTCACTAAATCGGAATTAAACAAACTGATTGAGAAACACGACAGAGTAATGATGATGGGTCATGGGTCTCCTTGGGGACTATTTTCAATTGGAAAATTTAGAAATTCCGGTGGGTTTGTAATAGACCAAACCACAGTTCCATTATTACGAGAAAAAGACAACTCAGTTTTTATTTGGTGCAACGCCGACCAATTCGTTCAAAAATATAATTTGAAGGGGTTTTATAGTGGCATGTTCATCAGCGAAGTTGGTGAGGCAAATTATTGTGGGTTACCCGGTACACCACAAGAAGTGGTTGACGAGTCTAATTACGGGTTTTGTAACATCATTGCAAAATACATAAACGACAATACTAAAGCCATTTATGAAAACGTAAAAAAAGAGTATGGTGTTCTTGCGGAAGAAAATTCTGTAGCTTATTATAACAATTTAAGATTATATAAATCATGATTAAAAGAGAAGATTATTACGAAAGAGTAAAAAAATTTGCTGGAGAGTATAACGAAACACCATCAATTCACATAATTGACGTAATGGCCTCAGTTATGATGACAAGAGATAAGTTTATGATGGGTGGTAGTTTTGTACAATCTGTTATTAATAATGACTTATACCAAACAATTAATCGAGCGGATAATGAGTGTTTGAAATATTTGAAACTTATTGTTGCAACTAAACACAATTGTTATTTAAATCAATAATATGAAAATAAAAATTACTTATAAATACGAAGTTAGAACTGGTGATGAAATTTTCGAATGTGAATCATTAGAACAAGCAGAAAGAAAATTAAAGTCCATGAGAAGTTCTGAATTGGATTGTTACATGGTTAGACAAGAGTTTGAAAACAATAATTTAAAAGAAGAATACTATGTTGGTTAAAAAACTATTTGGTTTTTTATTATTAGTTTGTTTATTATCATCTTGTGAGAAGGATGATATACTACCCGTTGAAATTATTGGTACCGAATCAACAACTTCGAAAATCGATTTAAATTTATTTAAAATAAATTTAAATGAGAAATCTTTGGGTAAAGAATATTGGAGAAACATACCCTATCCGGCAGATTTATATTGTGCGGTGTTTCAAAAATCAACACTACCTTCACAAGAGGTTCAAACATCTTCAGTTTCTTGGGGTGATTTTAATAATGACGGGTATCTTGACATTTTTAATCCTGGTGCAAGTTATGATGGTTACATTAGAGCCGCTGCTTCCTTTTTAATTTGGAGTGTTAAAAATCAAACTTTTGAGGAACAAAATCTCTTTAATGACAAGTTGATAAAAGTGATTGGTGGTAATGCTCACACGGTTATCCCAAAAGATTTTAATAACGATAACTATGTTGATTTATTGATATTGGATAATGGAGATGAAGGACAAACCAATACAGGAAAAGATGAACCAGTCAGAATTGTTTTAAGTGATGGCAATGGTCGTTATGATGTTAAAGAAATATTAACCACAGAATATGATGAGTTTTTTAAAGTAATGAACCAAAGAAAAATGGGTGGTGATATTGGTGACCTCAATGGTGATGGTATTGATGATTTATTCATAGCATGTAATTCCATAAATTACATATTTTGGGGTATTATGGAATTTCCATATTTTAAAAGGGAAGATAGAGTATTCTTTGCAAGTGATTTCAACAATTCAATTTTTAATAATCAAGTAGGATTATCACCTTGTTCTGATTGTGCAGACCACACATTTGGTGGTAGAATATTTGACATTAACAAAGATGGAAAAAATGATATTATTGCATTTGGTGCAGATAAATCAAATATGTATTATCAAAGAATTCTTTTAAATAAAAATAATAATGGAAAATTTGTTAACCAAGACATCATAAAGCTACCATTAAATCACCCAACAGACAGAAGAGAAATACAAGACTTGATAATTGATGATGTTAATAATGATGGGAAGTATGATATTTTGTTTTTATTGAATTATATGACGGGAGACAAATATTCAATGAACACCTATATTCAAAAAGATAAGATGAATTTTGAGATTGATAATTCATGTTTTGATTTTACGACTCCGTGGTTTTATACCAAACTTACCTATTCTGATGTTAATAATGATGGTAAAAAAGATATATCATTTTTAAGTTTTTATGCAAACACCAAAGAAGATAATTCAAAAAATATGGTTTACAATAAAAAAGTTTTAGTTAAAAATAGTGGTAAATTTGAATCGAAAGATTATTTCTTATACGATAACTTTAGTCTAAAAATTAGAGATTTATATTTCAAAAATTAATACTTATATTATCAACATGAAAAAAGTATTAGTTTTAGGTGGTGGTGGTTTCATAGGTGGTCACCTTTCAAAAAGATTAAAAGAGAACGGTTGTTTTGTCCGTTCAGTCGATATAAAAAGACACGAATATTTTAATGAATCTGAATTCTGTCATGAATTTTTTTTAGGTGATTTACGAGATTCAAAGTTTGTTGAAAGGGTATTAATTTCACCTGACGATTCTGATTCGTTTGATGAGGTTTATCAGTTAGCCGCAGACATGGGTGGTGCCGGATATATCAATACCGGTGACAATGACGCCGAAGTCGTTCACAACTCAATGATGATTAATCTTAATGTTTTAAACATCGGAACGAAATCAAATGTTAAAAAGTTTTTCTTCGCATCATCGGCTTGTGTTTATAATGAACACAATCAATTAAATCCCGACAGTCCAATATGTGAAGAATCCTCAGCATATCCCGCATATCCTGATAGTGAATATGGTTGGGAAAAATTATTCAGTGAAAGATTGTACTCAACATTCAAAAGAAACTATGGTGTTGATGTGAGAATAGGTAGATTTCATAATGTGTTTGGTCCTTATGGAACATATGATGGTGGAAGAGAAAAGGCACCAGCTGCAATATGTAGAAAGGTAGCACATGTTGAGGATAATGGTGTTATAGAAATTTGGGGTGATGGGAAACAAACAAGGTCATTCTTATATGTTGATGAATGTATTGACGCAGTTATTAAATTAATGGAATCAGATTATGATAAACCAATAAACATTGGTAGTGAAGAAATGATTTCAATTAATGATTTGGCAAAAATGGTTATAGGCATTAGTAATAAGAATATTTCAATAAAAAATATACCAGGTCCACAAGGAGTAAGAGGTAGGAACAGCGATAACAGATTAATTAAACAAGTTCTTAATTGGGAACCCACACAACCACTAGTAGATGGTATAACTAAAACATTTAATTGGATTAAAGAAAGATGACACCAAGAGAGTACATAGGATATTTTTTACAATCCCACAATAATGAAAAATGTATCATAATTGACAGGGGGATTAATAAAAACGATTTAACACCTCAACCGATAATCGATTTAGTAAAAGAAAAAAAACCCGAAGTTGTAATTTATCACTATCCATTGGAGACCGCAACAGAATGGATTACACATAGTTGGAATGATAATAAAGGAAATTTTATTTTAGATCCACATCTATTAGAATTAGACAAAGTATTAGTTGAATATAATTGTAAATTTTATTTAATTTTGGGGTGTCACTATCCTGAATTATATAGTGTTTATAATAATCTTTTTAAAAATTTTGAACTTCTTTATTGGCCAACCTACCTAATAACACACACATATCAAGCATTAAAGGATTTGTATTTAGGTCATAGAGGTTTGGATGGTGCAATGAAAGTTCAAGATTTATGTATTAATAAGAATTTTGATAAGTTGTATTTAAATTACAATAACAAAGCGAGATATCATAGATGTATAATGATTGATGAACTAATTCATCATGATTTATTTAAAGATGGTATAAATTCTTGGAACATGTTGATTAGTGAAAGTGGTGTTTTTGACATCATAGCATATGAAAATCAACAAAGTTACGATTTTAAATATTGGAAAGAAGAAAGAATAAATGTTGATGGGTATAAAATAAAAGAAAGAGGATTTGCTGATGAATATACTGATATGATTTTAAATCCAGGTTGTTTTATGAATTTGGTTTGTGAAACATCTAAAGAACTTCCTTTTGTGACAGAAAAAACATACAGACCTATTTTAATCGAACAACCATTTTTATGTTTTGGTGCAAAAAATCAAAATAAGGAACTTTTAAAATATGGATTTGAATTGTATGATGAAATTTTTGATTATTCATTTGATAGTTTAGAAAATGTTGAAGATAGAGCACTTGGGATTATAGAAAATTTGAAAAATATAAGGGGGAAAAATTATTATGAATTATATGATATGATTCTCCCTAAAATTAAACGAAATAAAGAAAGGGCTCTATTCTTATATGAGGACGATACTGAATTTAATCCTTACGTTCGATTTTATGAAAAATATGGACCGGATAGGTAAAAACGGGAATTTTTTCAGAATGGGTTTTAACTAAATTTTGAGATATTTATATATAAAATACTATTATGTTAACAGTTTTATTAATCTTAGGTGTTGCAATAATCGGTGTGTTTGTTGCTACTAAATTTTTTGGTGTTTTCAAAGATGAAGACAAGAATGGTGTACCTGATAAAATAGAAGAAAAAATCGAGGTGGCTAAAGAAGTTGTAGTCGAAGTGAAACAAAGAGCCAAAAAAGTAAAAGAAGAAGTTAAAGACGTTGCAAGGGCGGCTAAAGAAGTAGTTAAACAAACTAAAGATGTAGCAAAGGCGGCAACTACTAAAACAGGTTCTAGAAAAGGAAGAAAACCAAAACAGTAAGATATGAAAAACCCTTAATCATATTAAGGGTTTTTTCTTTATCACATTTTCAGTAATTATTTCGTCACATAATTTAGGTGGTTGGTAATCGATTATCAGCTCTTCCGATTTATCTTCATTGTATTTTCCCATATCTTTTTCTATTTCCCTTATTATGTTTTTGGAAATTATTTCATGACATAATTTAGATGGGTGAAAATCAGCTAATGATTCTTTTGGTTTATTTCCATTGAACCCATCAACATCACTCGATATGGTAAGGTTTGTAGATGACCTTTGTAAATCCGATATACACTTGTATCTAACCCCGTTGTGTATAAGTTCTATAATTTTATCTTTAAAAAATTCATGTTTTTCCATTTCATCACTATACTCATTAGTCCAACACAATATTTTTATTTTAATACCTTTACTTTCATAATGTAATAAACGAGATTTAATCTCATTAACCCAATATTTTAAATGTAAATTTAAATAATCATCCACAGTGTAATTATTTTCTTCCAACCAATTATAAAAAATATCATCTAATCCGTTTTCTACAGGATTCTCAACACCATCATCAAATATTTTTGTTACACTTTGTATTCCTTCTAATTCTGGTTTAGGATAGATAAAATATTGTTCATTATTATATGTAAAAGGATAACATGATCTATAGGGTTGCGTTGTTTGAAATATAATATATTCAATATCATCAAAATAATAATTTTCTCTCGATAACCAATCACACATTCTAAGATGACCTCCGTCATTAACCGGTTCTTCGTATTTATCAAATATTTTTCTTAGAAAATCTAAACTTGTTAAATCACTCCCACCGTTTGTGAATTTACACACCTCAAATGTATTATAATGATTTGCAACCAGTCTTGAAAACCGTGTAGTATCTTTGTACCTTATTAATGCGTCCGTCATTACTGAGTAATCATATACCCAATTATCAAAACTTGGTATATGATTTAAATCTGAATAAAAATATAATCCTTGTCCCCAAGTATAGGAACATCCTGCAAAAACTAATCCTTTCATAATTTATAATTTAATGAAAATTTGTTATATTCTAAATAATAAGTAGTAATTTTGTGATATGAAATATAAAATATCATTGGTTATAATTCTATTATCAATTATGACCACATCATGTAATCCTGAATTATATATTGTTGGTTCAGGTATGAGACATCATAATCTTTCACAAAATAAGTATCAACCAAATAAACATAGAAAGAAAGTAAGAGTTGGTAAAAGTGATAACTCACCAGTTTTTATATTTTTAAGAAGAAGATGAGTGAAAAAAATACATTATGGTCATTCGGTGATAGTTTTTCAACCCCATATGGTGATAAACCATATAAGGTATGTGACGATTATATAAATTATAAAGGCTATGAACCTAAAATGTTCTCCAATATAATAGCAGAGACTTTAGGAATGAATTGCGTAATCAATGCCAAAGGTGGATTAGATAACTATTCTATAATGGAGAATGTTTGTAATATAACAGATAAAGTAACTGATGGTGATTTAATTATAATTGGTTGGTCACACATCAATAGATTTAGAATGGTTAAACAAAATGGTGAATGGATACCAATATTACCATTTTTAAGATTAAACAAATTCGAAGAATTTAACATGGATATGTTAGATATTTTTGCTGTTAATAGACATGATTTCGAAGACAAATACACCAATGAAGTTAATTCTTGGATTAAATTAATTGATTTAGCATATAAGAATTGTACGGTGATTCATTGGTCGGCACATCAAAAAACAAAGATTAATGCTACCATTATTAAAAATATAACAACCATTTCAAAAGAAACTAAAAACAAAATTGAGGATACTCATCATAGTGAAATAGGACAAAAGGAATTATCAAACATCTTTTTAAATAAGATATTAAAAAAAGAAATTAATCTATTATAAAACATATTTATCATTATATGTTAATTGCAATCATAGTATTAGGTATGTTAATTGGTTACTTTGTCGGATGTTACCTTTTAGACAAGTGGGTAAACGAAGGTAACGATGAAATAAAATAATATTTTTATTATATTATTTTAATAATATTTCTTTAATTTTTTTGTGATATCAAAAATTATCTTTACCTTTACGGTATGAGACTAATAATAGTCATATTCTTATTTCTAATACCCCAAACGGTAGGTAATTTTATTTCTTTTGGTATAACAGATAACATCATAACAAAGGAAATTAAAAATGTTTGGAAAGAGAAGGTAACAATGACAATATATTCTCCCACCAATTCAGAAACAGATTCCACACCCGATTTAACTGCATCCGGTTTCAAAATTGATATTGACAATCCATCTAAACATAGGATTATTGCCGTATCAAGAGACTTAAAAAGAAATGGTTGGGGATTTAATAAGAAAGTTAGAATAAGAAAGGCGGGAAGATATAATGGTGTCTACACCATTAAGGATCTTATGAATAAGAGATATAAAAAGACAATTGATATTTTAGTAGATGAAGACCACAAACCTGTTAAATTAAAAAACGTTGAAATAACTTTAATTAAATAATATGACACCATCACAGTACAACGAACTCATCAGACAAGCCGAAGTTTTAGAAAAAGATAAAGAGAACAAAGAATTCCAAGAACTTTGGGAACAATTTAGAATTGAAAACCCAAACACTGTGGGTGGATTTCAAGAACAATTTGTTGCTTTTAAATGGTTATTTAAAATGTTAGTAACAGATAAAGAGTTGTGGACCAACAGACACATTAAATAAATCTAATTCTTATGAAAGAACATCAAGTAAAATTGTATCGAGACATTGAAACTGCAATTATCAAATGGACTAATGATGGTACTAAAACTGCTGGTACATTGACAAGAGAGATAATGTCTATCTTAGAAACTGAAACATGGGAAGAGATTGAAGAAGAATATCAAAAAGATGAATACCCTGTGTTTGGTGGTCCTTTTACAGATGCCTTAACACCTTGGGAATGGTTAAAGAAATACTACAATCCACCAACCAGAAAATCCGAAGGTGGTTCCTATTCTGATTTAGAAAAGTTAGGACGAGGTAGAAGTAAATACTAAACAATAACAACATGATTTACGTTTCAATAGATATCGAAACATCTGGTCTTGACCACGAGAAACACAAAGTATTATCTATCGGTGCAATCATCGAAGATACTGAAAAGAAATTATCATTTGAAGAATGTCCAAAGTTTAATGCTATCGTTCTTCAAAATGAAATTGTTGGTTCGCCAAGAGCAATCGAAATGAATTCTCAAATCATTAGTTATATGGGTAGATACCTTGAGGGTAATGATGAGGTTAAAGAGGATTGTAAGAAAGTAACAATGTATGAATACTTTAAAGAGGATGAGGTAGTAAAAGAGTTTTATTATTTCTTAGAAGAGAATGGTAATTTTCAAGGAAATAATAGTGGTGGATATGTTCAAATTAAAGATGGTTATCTAAGACCTATTATTAATAGTGCAACTAAACCAATAACAATAAATGTTGCAGGTAAAAACTTTGGTACATTCGACAAATTATTCCTACAACAACTTCCTTGGTGGCAAAAATTAATTAGAACAAGGCAAAGAGTATTAGATCCGGCAATTCTTTGTGTCGATTGGAAGAACGATACGTCACTTCCATCACTAACAACTTGTAAGGAACGAACTAATGTTGAAGGGATTGTTACTCACAACGCTTTAGAAGATGCGTGGGATGTGATTCAAGTATTGAGAAAATTTTATTAATATGAGACTATTCGTTTTTGGTTGTAGTAATTCTGCATTATACCATAATCAAACTTTTACTTATAGGGAATATAGGGATTATAGAAATGGAACATTTCCATTAACATGGTCTGAAATATTATCACAAAAATTAAATTTTGGGTTGGAAAACCACTCAATCCCTGGTTGTGGTAATGATAGTATAATGATGCAATTAGTGAAACATCTAAAAGAAATTAAGAAGGGTGATATTGTAATAATTGGATGGACATTCATTGAAAGATTTATGTGGATAGATAGAATAAAAAATGATTGGGACCATTACCAACATATGTATTCAGAAAAAATGGATATATCTGAAAAAACACACAATGAAATATTAATACATAGGTCACATAACCCGTCGAACTATCTTTACATAAAACACATTTATGAGTGGGTAGATTTAATTGATTATTTTTCAAAAATAATAGGTTTCAATGTTTTCTATTGGGAATGTGATGGTAGAATTTTTTTACCATATTATATGACTCTAGGGAACACAGAGATATGTTTAAACAAGGATAAATTAACATATTCAGAAAGATATTTGTTGAAGGAGTCTGACGGGACAATATTTGATTACGTACACAATAACGGTGGTCAAAGAATATTCGAAGAAACAAAAAATCTAGTGAATGACCATCACTTTGGGGAGTCGGGTCATGTTGTTGTTGCTGATAAATTTTATAATCATATAAAACAATATATTAAATATTTATAATCATGACAGAAAAAGTATTAGGTGTTCACACAGTTCAAATCAAAGAAGTTTTAGATTCTGAAGGAGATATTCTTCATTATGTTGTAACATCGGAATCGTTTAATGGTACACCCTTTAGAGTGTTGTCAGAGAGTGAAGTAACATTAGAAAGAGTCGAACAACACATAGAGTTATCACAACAATTCAATTAGATTTTTTATTTCAAAATTTTTTTCTTATTTTATGTATAAGGTCAGGTGGCGCAATGGTGAGCGCAGGACTCTTATACAGTCAAGGTTATGGGTTCGAGTCCCATTCTGACCACACACAAATTAATTAAAATTATGTCAGGAGAAATGGAATGGGGCACTTGTCCTCAATGCAAAAAAGAAGGTCCAATCAATAGGACTTATTATCGTTATGTGATTAAATGTGAATGTCATTCACCAAATCATTTCGAAATAGTTTATCATTGTAATAATTGTGAACCTATTGAACCAACCACAACGAAGGTTGAAATGAAAACAGAAAATTTGGTTAAGTTTACGATGCCTTATTAATCTTCAAATTAAAATACTGAAGTAATATGATAGACAATATTGAACTTATAAAACCGTTACTCAACTTTGATGATGAGAACGATTTTTACATGTTATATGTTTTCAAACGTAAGAAGGATCAACCAGAAGATGAAAGAGATAATCATCAGTCGGTTAGAACCATTAAGACATACTGCATTGATAGTGTTCAATATTTGGAGAAGAGATATGAGGAGATTAAACTACTGTGTGAAACTTTTAAAGCGAGAGCATACATTCATGTTCAGAAACAAAATCACAAAGATGTTTCATTGGAAATGATGATGTCACTGGCACAAAGAATTAAGGACAATCAACATGTTCAAAAGAATTTATTTGATTCGGTTGTTGGTCAACTAAAAACAAATGAGAAGAGATGGATAGTAGATGTGGACACAAAAGATATAAATGTGGTCTTAGATATTAATGAAACCATTAATAAATGTCGTCCTGATGGTAATAAGATTTATTTAAAGATTCCAACCAAAGATGGTTATCATATCATCACCAGTAGATTTGATGTGGAGGAGTTTAAAAAAACATATCCAAACATCGACATTCAAAAAAAGAACCCGACGTTATTATATTATCCAAATAGTTTAAATTAAACAATATGAAATCATATCACATTAAAGTTATTACGGAAACAAATAATTCAAGTTATGTTATTCGGGCTCAATCAATCAGTATCAGTAGTGCTGGTTTATATGAGTTTGTAAATTACCCCGATGGAAAAGGTGAGGTTGTTGCTTATTTCCCAATATCAAGAACCATAATTTATAAAATAGAAGACATCACAGAATAATGTCCCGGTTCCGGTGGGACGGTAAATCAACGATTACCCTTTCTTTCTGGCCACGTTTCTCTTGTGGGTCTTAACGGTGGACATCTTTCCTTTCTTGGAAACTCTGGTGTGTTTGTAGATTGTTTTGATTTTAACTTTGGCCATGGTCTTTTAATTTAAATACAAAGATAAGTATATTTTGAAATAATAGAAATTTTTATTATATTTTAACTATAATGAAAAAACTATTGTTAGTGCTGATGTTATTGGGAGTGATGACATCAGAGGGGAAACCAAAGTACCGAATAGAATCGTGGGTATATAATGGAACAACCTACTACTTACCACAAAAAAGGGTGTGGTATAGAACAAACTACTTCTACTTACCATTTAAGGTATGGAAGTCAGGATCATACCCGTTTCAATATAAGTCACAAGCCGAGGAGATTATAGATAATTGGAAGAAGGATTATCAAGAGAAAATGGACTATAGAAATTCGAAATACCATATGGTGGATTGATATGAGGGATAGACAGGAGGAATTGATACTGAGGGTGGAGAAACTTGAAAGAAGACTCAGGGATTTGGAGGACAAACTTAAGAATAGTACCACAGTTTCGAGGGTTGTTGAACTTGAAAAGAGAATGAGTCAATTGGAAAACGATTTCAAAACAAAATAAATGACAATCTCGGAAGTGGATAATAATATATTAATCTCCGTTCCGGTTCCGGAGGACTATTTATCAGGATGAAGATAGAAGCATTATTCATCTCAGATGTTCATCTGGGTTCAAAGGGTTCCAATGCTGAACAGGTTTTAGAGATTCTAAAACAATATCAACCCAGTTATCTTTTTTTGGTTGGTGATATCATTGACGGGTGGTTATTAAAGCGAAAGTTCCGTTGGCCACAATCTCATACAAATGTATTAAGAAAGATATTATCTCATTCAAAGAATGGGACAAAGGTAATATATATACCGGGTAACCATGACCAGTTTCTAAGGGAATATGGGGAGTTTTCTTTTGGTAATGTGGAAATCCATAACGAATACATTTGGAACAACACATTCATCACCCATGGGGATTTATATGATGGGGTGGTTAAATTAAAATGGTTAGGAGTTCTTGGTAGTGTTGGTTATGATTTGGCTATATCCATTGATAGATTTCTAAAGAATCTCGGAATGAAAAGGTCCTTATCTAAGTTCTTAAAGAATAAAGTAAAAGAGGCGGTTAAGTTCATCACCCAATATGAATTGGAACTTACCAGACAAGCCAGAAAACATCATTGTACAACTGTAATCTCCGGTCATATTCATCATCCTGAGGATAGAATGATTGATGATATTAGGTATCTAAACTGCGGGGATTGGATTGAAAATAATTCATACATTATCTACAACAACGGAAAGTACCATGTTCACAAATTTAAAGGATAAACTAACCATTGTCATTCCCACCTATAATGAGGAGAAGTACATTGAGAGGACGATACTGTCCATAGTTAGACAGAATAATGTAAAGGGTCTAAGGGTTATTGTAAGTGATGGATTTAGCACGGATAATACTAGAAACATTGTTCAAACTCTAAAAGAAACCCTTAAGGATGTTATTAACATTGAACTTATTGATGGTGGGAGGGTTGCAACAGGAAGAAACAACGGAGCAAAACTTGTAAAGACTAAGTATATTTTATTTATGGACGGAGATAGTCCACTATTAGATTCCAATAATCTTACTTACAACACCAATCTAATGAACTCCAAAAAATTGGATTTATTAACTTGTTGTGTAAAATCGGTGGGAAAGGATATAAGAACCAATATTGGATTCAGAATATTCAATCTAATGAATAGATTCATATCTATTAAAACCCCATTTGCTGTGGGTGGATACTTTATGACAAAGACCAGTAAGTTTATGACTTATGGTATGTTTGATGAGACACTTAATAACTCAGAGGACTACCATCTATCCAAACAATATAACCCCAAGAGATTTCATATATCTAAAATGAAGTATGGTCAGGATGATAGAAGGTTCAAGAAGATGGGATATATTGGTATGTTAAAACTAATCATTCTTAATTATATTCACAGGGATAATATAGAGTGGTTTAAACAAGATGTTGGTTATTGGTCCCATTAAATCCGGTGGAGAATCCGGAGAATGGTTTAAGAATATTTCAATTTATAAGAAAAAACCCTTATATTTGTAAAAACATTTCAATATGAAGAAGATTACATTTTTCTCAGTTATTCTCATTGGTCTGATAGGTTGTACTGTAAGTAACGCCATTACAAAAAACAAACAGGAAAGGTTAAAGGAACATTTTAGTGTAAAGGATTTGGTTGTCTACTATGACAATAAACCTATTGCAAAGTACCAAGCCAAGACTTTCTCATTAGATGGTGGTGAACTGGTGGAGGAGTATAATCTTCTAATGTCAGGAGATTTTGGTATGAATAAACAAATCATTGGGGATCTTATTGACTTTGTATCAGATAGACATGAAGGTGCGGAGGTGGAAGTTGAAGTGGAGAGTTTTAAAAGTCCCTTTACACTATAAGGGAATAGTAAACACCCATTTGCGGGGGAAGTATTTATAGATATGAAGATTATACTCACCGAAGAACAATACAATAGACTCATAGAAGGTTTTGTTACATTCCCCATAGATGATGAAATAACACTCGAAGTATGGGAAGATAAGAATAAACTTGAATTAAGTAGTATTGTTATCCCCAAAGAACTTAGAGGAGAAGGAAAGGGTACAGAGATTATGAATATGGTTACTAACTACGCAGATGAGGTAAATAAACCATTATACCTAACACCAGACACATCCTTTGGTGGAACATCCATAGGAAGACTTAAAAGATTCTATAGTAGATTCGGATTCGAAAAGAATAGGAACTTCGAAGTTAAACATAGTATGGTAAGATATCCAATAACAAATTTACAAGAAGTAATTAACCTGAAGGGGTCCGTTAGGACCCCGTAATTATCTCCTGAAAATTACCCCTAATAAATCCCTGTTTTTACCCCTAAAATCAGTACTTTTTTTGTACTTTTTTATCGTGATCAAAATATATATAGACTTTTTGTCAGATCGACTCTAAATTACCGATACAATATATCCCAGCCACAAATTGTGGATAAAGTGGGAAAAAGTGTTAATTAGTGGGGGATTGTCCCTTGTCCGAATCACGACCCACTTTTAAAAAATATCCAGATTATACCTTTATAATGTCATACAATATACACGTAATACATTTATATTATATACATATATAAGGATTATATCGGGCCTCGTTTCACTCGGCCCTTCAGGGGGTCAGGTGTCATACATATGGTCCACTATAATGTGTCATACATACGGGATGAAGGGGACACGGAGTGTCCCCGTAATAATAGACTTGCCAAACAACATTAGTAATACACCATACTATGATTTTGTCTGGCAACGGGATGAAGGGCCGACCGAAGGGAGGCCCGTAATACATATGGGCCAGTCATTATATAGTTGTTTTAACAACGGTTCGTAAGTAAAATAAGACTGGCCCAGGCCGGTCATAATTCACAGTGTAAGATGTACATATTGTTTAAGTAATACACGTAGAGGTTAAACAAAAAAAAGGTCCCCCTTTCGGAAGACCTTAGAATTTTTGTGGTGAGTATATTGATTACTTACCCAAAAGTTCGTTACGGTACTGAACAGCTTTCTTACGAGAACTGAAGTTCTTAGAGTACTTTGTTCCTGATACACTCACACGTACACGGTAAGAGAAACCGTCGTGGTAGATGTTGTCAGATACAGGTACATACGTAGTAACTGTTTTACGACCAGTACTCTTAGTACGAGTCGTCTTCATGGTTTTTGTACTTGGCATATATTATTAAGTTTATATAAAAATTATAACCTTAATAATCCGTAAAAAAAAATAATAGGCAACTTTTTTTTGGTTTTTTAAATAACCCATGTAATACACGAGCCAGTCATAATTTACCATCCGGGGTCAGACTGACAGTTCGTACAGGTCAAACTCTTTCACACCCTTCTTGGTACGGTTCTCTTCGACTAACTCCCTTAGGGCGTTTCTGAAGTTCATACCCACGGGGACACCTTTGAGGGTAATCTCATTGACATACTTATCCGAGGTGATTATACTCAGGTTGGAGATACCGACGAGTCTATATAAGAATGGCTCGTTAAGGTTGATGGCCTTAATTCTGTAGAGTAGGATTTCGTCCGTGGTTACAGTAAAGACTCCTCTTCGGTATATGATTCGGTCGTCGTAGATTTCATACCTAGTAAAGGATGTTTCTATCATCATCCATACGGGGACTACTAAGGTTAACCAATTGGTGTACGGTGCAAGTACTATACCCAAGATAATGTATCCTAAGTTGGTCCACTGTGATGGTTTCAATAATGTTATCATGTTCTATGGTTTTGGGCCGGTCATAATTTACCATCCTGATCAGATCAGGATCAGATCGGTATATAGGCCAGTCATAATTCTCGATTCATGCTCTCAAGGTAATCTTGGAGCTCTTTTTTTGTGCAGTATCTTTCCCCCCACTTCTTGTACATAAAGGTGTGGTACCTGTGGAGGTAATGTGGGTTACACATAATGTATCCAACTACATAGTCCCACTGATAATGCAAGTTCTCAAATAATTTTTTCATGTCGTTATATGTTTAAAGCCAGTCATAATCCGGGATTCCTGATCCCTGAAGTATTATATGTACACTTCTCTGTACCAGTCGAAGTTAATAAACTCCCCATCCTCCACAGCAAAATCAACAGCCATTGCTACAATCTTTCTTCCACTCTTTGCTGTGAATAGTTGGTATCCACCATCACCAAATCCACTACGAGAAACTATACCGTTCGAATATGTTCCCCATCCAATCTCGGACAATGTCATCTTGCACATCTTCTTATACCAATCTTCTCCAACCTCATCCTCCCTCGAGATGGAATCAAGCCAGTCAAAATTCTTCCCGTCGTATCCAACTGATGGAATATCCATTTCAATCCCATCCTTACGGTATGTCTCATATGAGAATATACCTGCTTGACCAGAGTCAACACCTACTTCACCTGGTTGGAGTTTCCATTTGAGCTGGTCAAGAATGTGTTCCTCGTGAATCACCATAATCATGGATGACCTAACACCCCAATCACCTGCATCGTGCTCCTTATGAAAGGCATAGTACTTACCAGGTTTAACATTCTTTAACTTCACCTGACACCATGTGGGTTCGGTGTAACAGGGGTCACTTACCATAACTTCAGTCCCTAAAATAATTTCTTTTGATTCCATAATTTAAAACTTATTGTGAATAATGATTTCTTTTTCATCTATGGACTCCAAGTTGAAGTCGTCGTAGAATTCTTTCAGGATATCTAACTTTCCCTGAATCCTGTATGCATCAGCCTCTGTAATACATACCTGTGATTCCATCTCGAGGTCCCTGATTTGGGCTTTAACCCACATCTTCATGATAAATGGATTTGTCATACAAGTTGTTCATTTAATGTGAATGTATAGTTTTTTGCTTGGACCAAACTTTCGTGTATTACAGATAGGTCTTCTATCGATAATACTTGGTAGGGAATAGTCTTTTCGTTATCTGTAGATAATATTAATCCCGTCTCACAACAAACACTCCCGACCGTAAAGCCACCAACACTAATTGGTTTCTTCAGGAGTAGAACACCATCACTACTACCATTAATAACAAAATTCTTGTGACATGCTTCTTGGACAATATCACAGTGAAGACTGTTTCTTATCTCCACAAGTTGTCTAGAGTAATCCATAGTTGTAAAGTTAATAAGTTTTTGGAATATTCCAAATTTTTCTAGAATATTTTTTTGGGCCGGTCATATTCGAACAGCATGATCCTGATCAGATCATCTTCTTGTATTCGTGAAGATTCGAATCGATGATTTCATTCATTGCTGAAACCAACTTATCTTTTGCTTTCGACATGAAATCTTTGTTCTTGATTAGGACATTTAAATCCTGACCCCAGAATTCAGATTTATCCACGATTACCCTAATATCTTTGGTGGTCATCCCTTTTCTATAGAAAGGATAACGAGCGTACAAATACTCTCGTACCAATGATAGTTTGACCTCATCAGTCGAGCCAGTCATAATCTCGTCCCTTGATCTGATCTGCAGAATCACCTCCTCAAGTGCTGCTAGTTTGATAAATGCATCTTTGTTGGTATTGATACTGTTGACATATGCCGTCTTCAGTGATTTCAAATCCTTAGATGGTTTGTTTCCGATGTTATTAATGAATTCATCGTACTTACTGATTTGTGTTGAGGTCCCTACTAAATCTGTAAAGACACCCTCTGTCATCTTGTTTACTCTACCCATAGTTGTTTTATTGTTTTAAAATTGTGTAACAAAAAGTTTATAATCCACCGAACCAATCTCCTTGAATTTATATCCGTCGAGGTTTGTTTGTTTTATGTTGACCCAATATGGGGAGACCTTTGGATTGTACCTGATTCTCCCGTTCTCGTTCTCAATGTCATACGCAACGAACGAACCAAACTTCACCTCAATGTTTTCACACAGAATCCAAGCACACACTGTCTTGTGTTGGCCACTCATTATCTTCTCAGCTGTTTTCCTGTGGTTCTTCAGGATACAGTTGGTCATCACGAGTTGTGTGGAAGTTGGGTCACAATACTCCACAGCACCTGTCGGGTACTCGACCTTCCACTTCATGTAGTTCTTTCCACGACTTAAGTTGAATCGTACTTTTATACTTTTCATAATGCAAAGTTAAAAAGAGGATATCATTTTACCAAATAATATCCCCTTTATTTTATTATATTATTCTTTAATTCCCATCTCAAGCAATTTGTCCCAAGAATATTTGGAAACCAAATGTTGAAAAATTAAATCCCTAACTTCCTCAAAACAATATTCTTCTTTCATAACTCGACTTACAGCATCTTTAATACTTAAGTAAACTTGTCGGTTATAGAACTCAATGTCCTTTTGTTTGAGTTTATTGTTCTTTTTAAACCCATTGGTAATAACCTTCTTAACAAGTTGGTCAATCTTTTCACCTGGTATTACAATATCAGGAGTTGTTGTTTTTAACATAGTTAGAATTTAAATTTTTTACTGAATTTGTTTTTGAAACGACTCAACAATTTGGAATACATTTTACTTTCGTTACGCATTTTATATGCCTTCTCACTAATTGAAATTAGAAACCGTTGTTTTTCTGTATCCCAAATTCCATGAAAACCTTTTGGAACCTTTAACTCCATCCTATAGTAATACCTAATGGTCTCACCATATTTGGTGTTAGTTTTGTGAGAGTACCTACAAAATTTAAAATCATCAATTGTAGGACTATCTAACAATTGGTTCATTTTAAGGAATAACAATTCTCTCTTGTGTTTAGAAATGAGTTCTTGTAATTCTTTAATTCTATTTTCCATATTAATCGTAATTGGAAATACAAATTCTTGTTGAAGTATCACCATTCCAATCAACCTTCATGCCGTGGTCGCGTAATACATCACTTATTAAATTCCCATCACCAGACCACGCTAAGTAAAGTGGTTGACCATTTCTCCTTTGTTCATTGTCTTGGTTATGGAAGAAGACAACTTTATTTTCTTTACCATCAGGAACTGCTGCCCATCCACAACTTTGGCAACACATAAAGTTTTGACGAGCAAAATACCCGTGCTTACGAAGGTCTTTAAAGGCCATACTTAATCTTGACTGTGACATGTTTTTAGTTTTAAAGTGAGTTAATTAAATTTTTCCTAAACTCCACATACTGAGCCAGTCTTATTATGAACGACTCAGCTGCTGTTTTCGTTTTGAAGTACGCAAAGAACTGACAATACTCGCTGTCATCTGTCGCTGTTTTAGTTAGGACTTTGAAGTTTTTTAATCGGTCAACGACATCGTAGTTACTCTCACAATTATCAAATGTTTCGAGAGCCCTTAAATCTGCCGTGACTGTCCAATGTTTTTCACCATCAGCTTTGTATGGTTTCAAACTACTGGCGGTAAATGTTTTACCTTGTGTACTGAGGGAAAGAAATGGTCTACTCATTGTTTTTGTTTTTAGTATTTAAAATTAGTATTTAAAATTTGTTTACCACGAAGCTTGGTAGTAGTAATCACCACCCCACAATCCATTCTCTTTTGTGGAGTTAATGTCATCAACAATTTCTTGAATAACTTCTACGGTGCGGTCAACCTCATCTTTGTAGTAGTCATCAATTTCGTAACCACCGAAAAAGAAACCCTGCGTTGGTGGAAGTAAATTTTTAATCTCATCCCCACATTCAAACACGGTTACCTCATAATCGTTATCGTTCCAATCCTTCTCAACCTTTACAACTTTCTTTGAAGTTTTAATTACTTCTTGAACTTGTTTGAGTGTACTTAACAACTCTGTGAAGTTATCTCCCGACACATAAATTTCTTGACACTCATCAACTCCGTTCGCACAATTATTAACAAACCACCCGTGAAGTGCGTTGAACTTTCTCCAATAAGCAATCTGTTCAGTAATGTATGTAATTTTTTCTGGTTTAATATCATCACGAACTTTACCACCTCTCTTAACTGAAATGGTATGTTTCAAACCCTTGTCTTGGTGTTCCCAATTCTGTACATAAGTTTTCTTGTTCAAATACATATCTAATCCCATTGTCTTTGTTGTTCAGTAAACCTGTCCCCGTGTTAATTAGTAATTGTTTTGTGAGTACAAATATATAACCATTATATTGTTTTACCAAATTTTTCGACAAGTTTTTTTAAATTTTTTTCCTGATCCTGTGCCGGCGATGGGGAATTATGAATGGCCTGAGCCAGTCTTAATTGACAGTGTGATCTGTGCACTTCGACTGCACAGCAATAAAAAACCCCACGATTTCTCGTGGGGTTGTGGGAACAAAACTTACTAACCCTTCTAACAAAACTATTATTAAAACACCGGAACTACTTTTTTGTTGTGACTAAATCATAGAAACTTCTATAGTTGTTATCTATGATGTCTTGCTGGGACTTTAAAACTTCCTCTAATGTTTTTAGTTTGGAATCCATTTCCCATTTTCTTTTATTGAATGACACCCATCTTTCCCAATACTTTCTGTTGTCACTCAACTTAATCTTAACATACATTTTATTTGATTTGTCAATCAAGTTAATCATGTCTGCTTTATTTTTTCTACTATCTGTTTCCATATAATGGTTTGTTTAATTCAATGCAAATGTACTACGAAATATTTTAATAACCAACAAAAATATTTTTTTTGTGTAATATTTTGGTCATTTAGTTAAACAAAAATGGCCAGTCATTATTTACCCTGATGAAGTTTCAATTCATAACTCGTTGTATTACAATAAAAAAGGGACACCATAAGGTGCCCCTCTTCGCCTCTCCTATTATTAACCAACTTTTAGAATCTTAAATTCACTTTGTCTGACCTGCGGTAGTTGTAAATACTCTCAATCATTTCCACATATTGTTCAACCGTACCACACGGAACTAAATTAGCTGGTCTCAAATTTACTTTGTGTAAGAATTCTTCAAACACAAATTCAGGTTTGTTCGCCATAATCTTAATCATCGCTCTTACAAAAATCGCTTTGTTGTAATACTTCGCGAAGTAAGGTTTAAGTGAACGAACTTGTGTAGCCCAAAGTCTAGCTTTAGTCGCGTCCTTAATGGTATATCTACCACCTTCAAATACATCTCTGTTTACAGAGTTCAATGAGTTACTTAAAAACATCGCAACCTCTGTATATTTGAATTCAGGGAAATCATTAACAAAGTTTTGGAATGTAATGTAACTTGGGTTTCCACGAACTACAAATTTATGTAAGTGGTCAAACGGACTCCAATTTCGTTGAAGTGTATTTAATGAAGTCATTTCATCAGTACCCGCTCCTCTTACTACTTTGTAACGAATAGGTACACCTACTGACATTGCACCTTTTACTCGGTGTTGTCCGTCAATCACATCGCCACTACCATTAATAGTAACAACTGAACTCGCCAACCAACCATTCTCTTTCATTCGGTTAGCTAATTTCTTAACATGGTTATTGTTAATAACTCTGTTGTCATCGCGGAATTTGAAAATTGAGTAATCCTTTGTCTCAAAAATCTCACCGACTTTTTTTCCGTTTTGAATCTTATTCATAACTAATATTTTTGTTCAGTAAACCTGTCCCCGTTTTGGTCAATAATAAAGATATTTTGTTTCCGATACAAATGTATAAAGGTTATTTCATTTCACCAAACTTTTTTTCATATATTTTTTTATTTTTTTTCAAATTTAATCTTTTCATCTGTAAACCGTGATTTTTTGTCACGATTTGTGTTAAACAACTCTAAAGTTGTTTTCGAGTACAAATATATAACACTATTTTCATTCCACCAAATTTTATTTAATTTTTTTTTAATTTTTTTTTAATTTTTTTTTGAGGATCCACCTGTGATCATAATCCACGATAATGAATGGCTCGGGCCGGTCATAATCGGCGCATGCGCGTGAGCTGCACGGCAAAGCAAAAAAAACCCCAACATTTCTGTCGGGGCTTGGGGGAAACACTCAAACACTATTAACTTTCTAATACAAGTAATTTTTTGTATTCCTTCTCGGTTAAATGTCGTGGTGTACTTTCCAACATAACATTTCCCTTTTTCTTAATTAGAATACAATCACCTTGCCTTACTATCTTATCTATATCATGTTCACCAATGTTGGTTTGAATTGTCCAAGCAATTGCTTGAATTGGTGTAATCTTCTTACCATAATTCTCACCACTACTTGTCCATTGACCTGGGTTATTTGTTCTATAAACATCAGCAGCATTTACCCAAATCAAATACTCTCTGTCGGTTGAAGTGTCTTTACATTGAACATAATGGTAATTGTTTCTTTCATTCAACCCAAGTGCTTCACCACTTACCTCAAACAATTTGTAGGTGTCTTTGAATTTTATTGTTTTCAATTCACCATTAGGAGTTACAAATGTTGTGGTCTTACTCAAAGTTTCTGAGCCAATCATATTTGGCTGCACTTCCTTCACCAAATTTTCTATCCCAAGTGCATGAATAGCAATCCTTCTCTGTTCAATGTTTCTAATCTCACTTGCTATTTCTTTGAAAGTAATTGGTTGAATGTCATTCCAAATCTCTGGTTGGTTAAAAAACTTTGGACAATCATCACCATACTTTGCCTTTATTACTTTACAACCAATGTTGTATTCAAACTCTGTGTTGTTAATTATTATTTTCATGTTTTTTATTTTTTTTTTTAATCGTATGCTTCTTCTGTGAAATAATAACGAGAACTTACATATACTTGTAATACGCCATCTTCAATGTTACAACCTTCACCATTTTCACCAGTGTCAAAGTTTCTACCATCACCAACTTCTTCACCTTTGGCGTCATCAATCTCAAAACTATCTGCCTCTTCCTTAATTCTTTTAATAAGGTCATTCAAAATAGTTTCTTCTTCTTCGGTAATAACGCAATCATCTTTGTAGTTAATGTTCTCGCCGTCCCACTCACTTCCGTTAATGTTATCAACTTTCTCATTAAGTAAAGTAAGTTCAGCTTCAGACAATTCAAATTCCATTGTACCACCAAAGTTTTCTTCATATTCTGCCTGTGCTTCTTTGTCATACAAGAACACTCCACCATTTTCTTCTTCCTCATCTTCTTCAAGTGTAATGGTAACTGAACCAAACTCACCCATATACTGACCATCAGAAACTTCATAGAAGTCCACATTGTTAAAAACTTCGTGGTCAAAGTAATCAATAAGGTCTTGGTTCTCATCTAACACCTTATCATCTTTACCTCTCAACTCCCATTCCATATCACCCATACTATCACCACCAGCGGTGAATGTAAGAAGAACACTCTCTACTTCTAACTCTTTCCAGAGTTTAATTGCTTCATTAGTTTGCATGTAATCTTTCGTTTAATTGTTTAACAATAGTATAAGCTTCTTGGTTATCCAAATCCTTTACTCCATTATTCATCCAGGGTTGTACCTCTAAATGTTTTAAGTAATCTTGTGGTGTGGGAACAAACTTCATACGAAAGTCCTCTGCTATATGTAACATAGCAATATCAACAACATCAACACTCTTACCATCACTATTGGTAATGTTGTAACCAAATATCTTTGGACAAATGGTATATGCGAACCAAGTGTTATGTGTCATCAATCTCGCACTATTATTATTCATAGTTGCTTTTGGACTATCAATAAGTTCGTGTATTGGTAAGTAATCTTCTACTTTACCACCCCATCTTTTTACCGACGACTTTGAATGTATTAAAGGGTTTGCCATTTTGTTTTGTTTATTAGTCCCAAATTCTTGTTATCTTACTATCAAATGGGTTGAACTCAACTTGTTTACCCATAACCCAATCACCTTTCTCAATCTGTAATGTTTCGTGTTCACCGAAATTACCATTGGGGTGTTCGTGTTTCAATAAACTTTCTTCTGTAACATTTACTTCCATAAAATCGGTTTCATCACCAATTTTGAAATCACCATACAATGTGTGTTGGTGTACTCCTTCACCCTTTAAGAGTGTGTGTTTCTTTTTTGTTTTCATTTTAATAATTGTTTTGTGAGTACAAATGTATAATAAAAAATTCATTTCACCAAATTTTATTTAATTTTTTTTATTTTTTTTTTCAGGGATCTGCCTGAATCCGATCTTTTGAATTTGACTGGCTCAGGCCATACATAATTCGTACCCGCTGCGGGAATTCTGTGGTGACATAAAAAAAGCCCAGTGTAAAAACACCAGGCTTTATATTAATCCTTACCCTTATTTGTATTACGCGAGTTCCAACATATTGTTGAAAATTTCTCGTTCCCTTTTTCCATACACTCCCATCATCTTTGTTTCAAGAGAATCTTTCTTACCCAAAGAGTGTGTCGTGTACTTCGTAACTCCACTAAACAATCCCCACATGTTATCACCCTTCTGTTGTAACTCACCATTTAAATCAACATAGAATCTGTTAATCTTATTACGTGTGGTTGTATGAATAGAATCCAAATCTTTCAAATCAACATCTTTCTTAATGTCGAATAGTTTACGAACAACATCATCTTTCATCAAATCATCAAACCTCATATCACTCAACTGAACAATACTATCAAACATTTTCTTTTCCTCAACAAGTGCTCCTTCCAAACTTCTACACACTTCATCTACTTTAATCATCATGTTTTTAGTGTGACGAATCTTTGTGTTCATTTCACGAAAGGCTGCGAAGAATGAATTCATACAACTAATAGTAATGTTACTAGGTCCGAATGCCAAACTAGTACTACCATCAAAAGAATTAATGCCAGTCAAATATCCTTCAATTCTGTCGTCCCCTAACTTCAGGTTGTCCGACTTTAATTGAATGTACACTCTCGCACCATCTTTAAAACTTCCACCTTTAGCAACTTCTAAGCCTGTCTTATTTGACACTTTGTCCAGCAACTCGACCAAGTCATAATTTTGGAATGGTTCATAACTATCACTCATTACAGAGAGTGCTGTGTTGTTATCATCACGTACCAATGCTCTGTATCCATCTAATACAATACCACTTTCAGTTGTAATGGTTTCCGAACGAACTCCCCAATTCAAATTGGTTTTGTCTAATGTTTCTTTAATCATTGTTTTATTGTTTTGTTTACACAAAGATAAATCTGTTTTATGTATAATCCAAATTTTATTCCATCTTTTTTAAATTATTTTTTTCACCCTGATCTGCAGCGTCGTCAGAATAATGTATGGCTCGGGCCATTCATAATCACATGATCAGCGCACAGGTGAAGATTCAGGCAAAAAAGAAGGGGATGAAAAATCATCCCCCAACTTTAAACAAACACTAAACACTTATGAACACTACTAAAATATAACAAACTTATTCCACTTTATCAAGTTTAGTTCTTTTTTTCAACTTCTCTATAAAGTATTCTTTATATATTTTGAAAAGTTCTTCTTGAACGGCAGAGTTCTTTATATTTTCGTAATGGTTTTTTGTAACTAACATTCTAACTCTATATCCTGAATCGTTATATTTCCGTAATTCCATCATGTAATAATAATAAGGTAGAGTACCATAGGTTTTTGTTGTCCTCATTCTTTTATTAACAACAAATTTGAAATCTTTAATTGTGGGTTTATCTAAAATGTTTAATGACTTCAAATACATAAGTCGCTTTTTTAAAGTTGAAATCTCGGTCTCTAACTTTTTTATTTCGTTATTCATGTGTATCATGTAATACGGGAGACTTTGTTCTATTTAAAATATAATTCTCATAATACTTTAACTTCTTGGTGTACATCATTACCACATTGAATATGTCCAATAGTGTATCAAAGTCTAAACTATTATAGAACATACACTCGGAAGTATTATCGTCATACGCAACTCTAATAAAATCTACGCCAATAAAATCAATCTTTCCGTTTTTGAATTTTAGTTCTCCTTTGTCCAAAGCGTACTCTGTTTCAAATGAACCAATTTCACCAACCTTACTTTTAATATACCTCACTAACTTTTCCATACTGCAAATATAACACTTTTTTATTTATACAAAATAACATAGTCACCAAAATATTTTTCAAAGGTATTGACTGCATTATTATAATCACCACTCATCATTTCTCTCACAAACTTATCTTGGTTAATGTTTAGTAGTTTACAAAGTCTACCACCAACTCCAATTAAGTTAAAAACATTTCCTTCGGGGCCAGTCAAATTTATCTCCATCAGCTGTCCCATTTTTTCTTCTATACTTTTTATCATCTTAAATATTTTTTTACATTTAATAAATGTTTAACCATTTCCTTATCGTAGTCGTCAAGACATTTCTGCCAACTTTCGGAACAACTCTCTAAAGGTAAACCACTTTCCAAATCAATATTACCACTTTCGTACATCGCGTAGGTTATTAATGTCTCATCATCTATTGCCGTGGCAACTGACTCTAATAAAATAATCATAATCCAGCGTTTTTAATTAAACAATCTAATTTGTATTCAAATTCTTCTCTCATACCTTCTTCATCATAAACCTTTTCGGTTTCGTCATCGTTGGGGTGGTAAAACGCCACATCAACTTCAATAACATTTTTATTGAGTGTTTCTTTCACCATACTAATAGTGTACTCTACTTCAATACGGGTATCCATATGTTGTGAACCACTATATCGGTTTTGTCTATGTGTTTCCACAACCGAGTGTCCACCTAATGGTTTCCAACCTTGTTGAATTAGTTCTTTTACTTTTGAAGTTAAACCTTCGGGGTGTGTTGAAGTTACAATTTTAAATTCCATATGTGTTTGTTTTAAGAATACAAATATAATACGATTTTCATTATATTCCAAATTTATTTTTATTTTTTTTCTTGAGAAGATTTTTGCCTGATCACATGTAAATAATGAGTGGCTCAGGCCACACATAATTGGTCAGGATGCAGACGGGAATGGTTCTTGGACAAAAAAAAAGGTAGGAAAAATTCCTACCCTTTTACATTTAACAATTAACCCCTTATGCTCCAACTTTTTCTTTATACTTCTCTACGAATTCTTGTGGTGTACCTCTAAAAATTTCGGTCGGTTCATCACTATAATTCTCATAACACACATATTCAATACTTCGGTCAGGCTTTACAATAATGTCGTAAAGGTAATCTTCCCAACATTTGCCTCTACTACTCAAAGAATGTATGTAGGTTCCACCTGGGCCGTCTTTGAATTTAGCAATCATTTGTGCTGCGAGACAACCTGCTCCGTTGAATACTAATTGGTCTTCGCTTAGTCCTAACCCATTTACAACTCTACCACCTGCCAACCATTCGGCGGTTTCAAAAGGGTGTCCTTCTGGGTATCCGTCATATTGCCTATACACTAGACAAAGTTCGTTGTTCTCGACTTTTTTAGTTTCGTCATCTTTCCATTGTTCAATAATTCGGTAAGTGCTTCTTGTTCCCATTTTGTTTTTGTTTTTGTTTAGGACACAAATATAATACAGATTCTATTATATTCCAAATTTTTTTTAATCTTTTTTTTATTTTTTTTTCGTCAGGCCTGTGGCAAAAATTTGAATGGCTCAGGCCGTTCATTTTTCACATGTGATCTGCAGAAAATCTGTGGAAATAAAAAAACCCTGACAATAAAATCATCAGGGTTTCAAATCACCAACCTTTAAACCTAATCACCATACAATAAAAAATCTCGTAGTTGTTCAACAAAGGGTACGGAGACACATAAATTATCTCTTGTATTACCCCATTGTTCCCATTGACCATCTTTATCAATAGAGAATTGTGTTTTACTACCATCACGGAGTTTTAACCATCCGCTAACTTCTTTTCCTTTTTTACCCCAAACTAATTTCTTTTGTTTAATAGGGTTTAGTGTTGTTGTTACCATTGTTGTAAGTTTTGTTTTGTGGTATAAAGGTAATACATTTTTAATATAAACCAAATTTATTTTTATTTTTTTCAGGGACAGAAGACGAATCCGAAAATTTGAATGGCCTTGTAATACAGGCCGTTCATTATTCCACCAGTGCAACCAGTATTGTTCCAGAATAAAAACCAGGATAAAAAAAAAGGGTATCTTTCGATACCCCTTATCAATTAACAAATGAAACACTAAACCACTTCTTTTACTTCAGGCATATTCGTGTAATACTCCACCATACCTTTCGCTTCACTAATACATTCTTCTTCACCATAAAACCCCCAACAACTATCTAATTCTTCTTCGTGTTCACAATCTTTATCACAAGTTTCAACCTTATAGACTTTGTATCCATAAACATCACCTCTAATGTATTGGTCGTAAGTTTCAACTTCACCTTTCAAGTATTCCTCAATCTTTGTTTCATCAAGAGTTTCTTTTTGTACTTTATCTTTTGAAACAAATATCCAACCAACTTGTCCACTATCCCATTGACAACCGAAAGGACTTGTACTAATTGTAATTCCACTGTGGTCGTACAAATACAAAGGAAGAATTGTGTGTACATTTTCCCTTTCAATAATATCTTCTTTCATTTCATCCCAACCATCGTAGTTATTTGAACAATAACTATTATCATCACCTAAGTCGTATCGTTTGTGGAAACATACCATTGTACCTAAGTTATCCCAATTACGAGGACTATCTCCACAATCGTCAGGGAAAATTCTAATAATGTAGTTACCAATTTTTTCTTCGTGTGTGTGTTTCATGTTTTTAATGTTTTAGTGAGTACAAATATAATACTATTTTTATTATATTCCAAATTTATTTACAACTTTTTTTAAATTATTTTTTTCACCGTGATCTGCAGCATCAGGGTGGATAATGTATGGCCTTTGTAATACGATACTTCGTCTGTGTAATACAGGCCATTCATTTTTCCATGCGGCTGATCCTGCTTTTGGTCAGATTCGAGCCAGTCATTTTGTACATGATCTGCGCACGGTGCTGTGGATTCTAAAAAATGCGCAATGAAAAACCTAAAAAATGAGCAATAAAAAACCCCACTCTTTCGAGTGAGGTCTTTGTAATCTAAAAAATAAACATGAACAAAATCTACAAGTCACCAAATATTGGTAGTAGTACGAATATTGTAAACCACAACCAGAAAGTTACAATTGCAAAACTACCCCACAATTCCCAAAATTCTTTTCTATCGTTCTTCCATAAGTCCACACTATGTGTCCAAATTTCTTTTATCATATTAATCATTTTAGTATTTGTTTTCGTTAAACATATCGAATCTATTATAATTTCTTTCTTGTGGTCGAAAGTTTGTACTTCTACTTTTATATTGTTGGTATGAAGTTTCCAATCTATCTTCCAAAGTTGGTGTTTCCCAATCATTATCTTGGTACTTACCTTCTTTTGCCTCTTGAGCCAGTCTTAATATCGTCTGTAGCTCCTCCTCGACATTTATGTAACTCTCGTTTCCTCTAAAACAAATCTTGGTTGAAAATCTTTTCATTACCTTGTCAAAAACTTGGTAAACACTTTCAACATTATCGAAATTTACAAGTGTCGGTCTGTCTGTTCCGTAATAAGTTAATTTTATCAACATAATTTTAGTTTTTAATTTTATTAAACAATACTCTAAAAAATCTCTCAATAGGTGTTTCGTTAATGTATTTCGCAACTCCAATAGGTTTCATACTCCAATTAGGGTTTCCTTGAAAATACTTTGTAGGTTCAACATAACCACCACCAACATTGAAATGTTTAGTCCATTCGTTGTAACTCATCTTGTGTTTGTACTTACTTGGTTTGACATTTAATTTTTCCATATCATTTATTATTTGTTTCTACAAATATATAACATCAAAACCATTCCACCAAATATATTTTTATTTTTTTCTTGATATTTTTTTCGCCAGGACCATGAGAATATTGAATGGCTTCAAAGCCATTCTTTTTTTCAAGCAGCGGATTCTGCTTTTTTTTTCTTGGTTGAGCCGTTCATTATTTACATGTGATCCGGGCTAAAAAATTCTTGGACAAAAAAAAGGTCAGAATAAACTGACCTTACTTCTACACCAATTCCTACTTTCTTGTTTCTTTTTGTCGGGTACGACTTTACTCTTGAAACGACCATCATACATACCTTGACTTATTTGTTCGTCTCTCTTTCTACCTCTTTGTAGACTTCTTAATTGTTTACTTACATCTATTTTCATATCATTAATTGTTTTGTATGACAAAGATATAAATAGATTTCCATTATACAAAATTTTATTTAATTTTTTTCATAGTGTATTACGGGTACGAGTGGTACATCAGGTACTTCAGGAACATGTGGGACATGCGCTGGTGAAATAATGTACGGCCCGAGCCATTCACAATCCACATGCGTCGGATGCATGGATTCAGGTGGTCTAACGAATTGGTTTTTAATTCACTATAATGGGCCGTTCATTATCCACCTGTGCGCACCGTCGACGGTAAATCCATGAAATAAAAAAACCCCGATGAAAAATCATCAGGGTTACATTAACAATTAAAACCAAACCTAATGTTCTAACCTTTGGTTAATAACTTCATTGACAATCTCCACATATTCAGGTATTCGTTCAATCTTCTCATCAAGAATCTCGAACAACATATCGAAATACACTCCTTCCATTTTGAACTTCACATTCCCTTGTGTACTTACCAATCTAATAGTATAGGTGTCATCCCAACCCAATGTTATTACTACATAACCTTTGTGGTGGTGTCCTTGAACTTTAAATGTTAATACTTTATCCCCAAAGTTTTTGAATCCACTTGCACCCCAACTCCAAAACTTGAAGCCGTTCATTTTTAGGAGGTCTAAAGTTTCCTTCGTGTTGAACTCTCGTTCACCATACTCAAAACATTGGTTCATAAATAATTCGTTTATCATTTTGTTATTTTGTTTTGTTTCCACAAATATAATACTATTTTTATTATATTCCAAATTTATTTTTTTTTTTCACCTCAGAAGACGACATGTAAAAAATGAACGGCTCATAAATTAAACCCCCGAATAAAATCATTCGAGGGCCATTCACAATTTTACAGAGGACGGAACCCGTAACGAGTTTCCCAATCTCTATTAATGTACTCAACATCAAGTTCATCAAAGAACTCATCAAACAAATCAGTTGTCGGTACTTCTTCCATTTCATTCTCAATCAATAAGAATAACTCGTTCAATTCATTTTTCATAATAGTGTTGTTTATTATATAGAGGTGAATTGGGTACTAAACATAAGGAAAGAATGAAACTTTTTTTTTCACCGTGATCCGGATGGGGAATAGTGAACGGCCTGTAATACGATTGGAGCCATTCATTATTCCATGAACCCCGGATGGTAAATCAGGTGGTCAAAAAAAATACCCCTACAATTTCTTGTAAGGGTATCTAAAAGTGGGGGAACTTTTATTTAGTCCTTTGGTAGGTCTACTCCAATGACATACTCACACACTTTGGTCAGTAAAGGTATAACCCTACTACCAATAATTTCTCGGACTTCCTCTACTTTGTCCTCATCTTCCAAATCCAAACCCACTTGGTCGTGTACCATATCACAAATCATTTCCACGAACTCGTTGGTGGACATTTCTTCCATTAGTTGTTCTAACCTTTGGTTAATAACTTCATTGACAATCTCGGTTACTTTTTCTTTGTTCATTTTATTATATTTTTTAATTGAGTACAAATGTATAACATTTATTTCATTACACAATAAAATATTTTATTTTTTTTTGTGGGACATCTGTCGGAGAAAATTAATGAACGGCTCAGTTCGTGTATGACAAAAATACATGGGCCTGTCATTATTCAAAAAAAATACAAGGTTGTAAATTTTTCATTTTCTTGTAATACGGGCCCCTCATTATTCGGGAAGGAAAAAAATCCTCCAAATTTTTTTTGAATTTTTTTTGTGTGTATTTTTTTGGGGCCGTTCACTATTCCCAACGGGACGAAGGTGGGTTCTTGGACAAAAAAAAATCCCCTACTCTCGTAAGGGACTTTTGGTTTCCAAAGGAAAGGGGTTGTTACCCCTCAACTACATTGTACTTCGTTCCGTTCAAAGTTATTTTCCTAATGTTGTCAATAGTCAAACTTTGTACTTGGTGTTTGTTGTCTTGGGGTTGTCTTGAACTCTCGGACTTCTTAACCTCAAAGGACTTGAACATTTCTCTATCAATGTTTCTTCCCTCAAATTCATATTCGGTTGAATGAATTGAATTTTCAAAAGAAAAGTATTGTAGGTAATGTTTGTTGTACTTCTCATTGAACTGAACACACTTTGTAATGTGTTCCCCTACATTGTTTTCCTCACTCACAAAGTTAGGTGTCAATCCCTCTTTCTTCATTCTCTCGTTTACCATATCCTCGTAAGTACCCCCAATGAAAAAGTTTCCTTTGGTTGTCTTGAATACCCTCTCGTAATAAGGGTTGTCGGTCTTGTTCATCTTTACTTTAATTTGGTAAAGAATGTTAGTAAAGGTCGGTTTGTCTACTGACATTAACAAAGTTAATAACTCGTTCTTTGTAATGTTTACTTCGGTTGTGTTCATTGAATTTTTCATAATCATTAAATGTTTAATTGTTATTGATAGAACAAAGTACGGAAATTAATTCCATATAAAAAAGTATAATGATAAATTTTTTTTATTTTTTTTTATTAAAGTTATCCACATAGTTATCCACACTCACCACCCTGTTGATCCGGTTTGAATAAAGAATGGCCCTATACCCCCTAACTAATTGATACTCACCCCCTTATCCCTATATACCCCCTCCCCCCTCCCGTATCCCCCCTTATATACCCCCTTTTTAGTAGGTCTAATAGGGGGGACAATACCGTGACAGAAATTTTTCCGGAAAAAATCTGAAAAAATGGACTTTACCCCCCTAAAGTGAAAAAAAATTTCCGGAAAATTTTTCAAAAATCGGAACAACTATTTATTAGTATGAATAAGAACTTACTTTTAAAAATTACTTTAGTCCTATTAGGGATATTACTAATAGTTCTACTTGTCCTGAATTACGAATCCCCTAACAAACCATTTAATCAGGTGAATCTCTCAAACGATAATAATATAGAAAATTTACTATATCCTTCTTATTATGATACAATTTTAAATGTGGCAATGACACAAATGAATTTATCTGGTAACGTTGTCATTATTCAACCACTTAGTGATAATGCAAAATCTCAATTCGATGGTGAATTAAAAGCACACATCCGTTACTTTAACGGTAAGTTTTATTTATTTACCATTAATCTCGATAAAAAAGATGCTATAGAGGTTTTATCACATGAGGTTATCCATATGGATCAATATATGAGTGGTAATCTTATCTACAACAATAATGGAGTAACATGGATGGGAGAAACTATGGAAATCAACACTAAAGAATATGAACAAAGACCGTGGGAAAATGATGCATTTAAAAGACAGTCCCAACTAATAAACTCTGTGGAAAGTGTATTGTGGGGTAAATAAAAAATTTTAATATGTTATATTGTTTCGGAGATTCGTGGGGTTACGGGAGTGAATTAGATTTATCTTATGAAGTACCATTTATTAATGTTCTAGCACAGAAATCAAATGTGGAATTTATTAACCATAGTCAGCAGGGTTCGGCTCTGGGGAAAATAACACACACCATATTTCAAACCACATTTCAACCAGACGATTTTGTTGTCATAGTAATTCCACCTGATACTAGATGGTACTATGAAAATGTACATAATGGTATGTCAAGTCTTTTTCTAGTGTCTCAAGAACATTTAAAAGATACGGGTGAGTTACATATGAAAGAACTGATGCATCATTTAGATACTATATCACATAAAAAGATATGGTTTCAATATCATACCTCACTATTCATCTTCTCCATTCAACAATACATGGAATCAACCTCTACCAATTACTTGTTTGTACATAACTATGGAATAATAAATCCTTATGGTGTATTCGATACCCTTATTAAGAAAGATAGATTTTTGGACTTCAATAGAAGTTTAACAAGTCTACTTACAGGTGTGGAAGATTATGATATAATTAAATCGAACAAAGACGCTCCCAACCCCACAATATTTGTGGGGGAATATTTCGAAGGAAAGGGTGGTCATCCAAATCAAAAAGGACACATTAGAATCGGTGAGTTAATATATGATTCCAACCACTATCAAAGATGGTTAAAACAATATTTATCTATATGAAAGAACTATTACTTAAAATCTTCACACATATGATAGCCATTGCATTATTTGTTGTGGTTCTACCTTTTTTAGTTTTAGAAATCTTATTTAAATTCTTTTGGACTCTACTTGGTACATGGTGTATATCTCTAATGATAATTGTGGGTTTGGGTGGAACTATGGAACAATGTTTATTATATAGTACATCCTTATCTTTCTTTGTGGGTGTCTATTTGAGATATCGTGAAGAAAACATATCCAATAAGTAAAATATTTATTATATTATCTATATTATGGGATTCAATAAATGTTATTTACCATCCATAGAGATTATGGAAGAAGAAATAGAAAGGGACGGTTTGGAACTCTTTGTGAAACGTTTTGGTAGATATGACTGTATATCAGGTGAAAGTGACCGTATGAGGTTCTTGGAAGATAAAATTAAGGAATATGAAGACAAAATAAACTATACCCCAATTATATAATATCTTTCTTTACTCTATAGAATTTATCCATACCTCTTATCTGATTATAAAAATACATCTCAACGTTTATTTGAGATTCAATTATGTTCCATAAGTCAGGGTGTTCACTCTTAAGTTCCTCAATAACCATATCATTGGTATACCATGGGAATGTCTTGTCTTTCTTGTTGGTGTTAAAGGGAAGTATTCCCATTTTTTCATTCAATAGATTATCCAAATTGGTTATATCCACATAATGTTCAATATCATACTTGGTGTTTAGGTTGTATAGTATGGAATGTAACCCCAAGTTATAATGTGCATCTTTATTGGATAACATTTTGATTATTATCTCTTCCTTGGTGGTCAAATCTTTTACGGGATAATATAGGTTTCTAAATGCAGAACAGAAATATTCCAATGGGTTTTTAACTATAACGTACTTAAACTTGATTCCCTTATCAATTTCCTTTATTATTGAACCATATAGAGGTAGTGCCCCAGTAATAACGAATATAGAGTCCAAAAATTTGGTTCCTCCTTTGGGAAAAGTAAGAATTAAATCATTATAGGTGTTCAAATATTTTTCATTCATCTATTCTAAATATTTATTCATATGAAGATATTAATATCCGAGATCCAATTAAAATCCCTTAGTGAAAAGATTAAAGTTAATATCGAAAAGGGTATGGGTGCCAAGTTTGATTGGGAAGAAGGTGATATCAGTAAATATCCCAAGATGAATATCCCTCTTAAAGCATTACATCCCAATCAACCTATTGAGGACGAGAAAGAGAAGGAATACCAAGATAAAGTGGATGGTATCATCTCCAAGTACGAAAAGAATAAATCCCTTATGCCAATTATGGTTCACAAGATGAAAAGGGGTTATAAAATTATCGATGGTCACCACAGATGGACTGCCCTTAGACAAATGGGTAAGAAAACTGCCAAATGTATCGTTGTACCAAGCAAGGATGTAAAATACGTTAAAGATATCTCCGAGTCCCAGATAATGGAACAAGGATGGACAGATCCAGTGAAAGCGGCGTCTGGACCACAAAAATGTGGTTTAACAAAAGGTGGAAATGATGGTTCCTATGAAAAGGAATGTCGTGCACTTGATAAGGAAGCACAAAGACAGGATGCAATCGACGCAAAGGAACGTGCAAGGTCTGATAAGAACTTTTTATCCCTATCCTACGATAGAAATAGTTTCCCTTTGGATAAACAATCTAAAAAAGATTATTATAGACAGTACCAGGAATTCATGAACAGTAACCCCGGTGTTCTTAATAGTGGAGACGGATTAAATACCGAACAGAAGTATGCACTCATCTCTAAGGTACTTGATTTCGTCAGAAACGTACCGCAAATCTCTTATTCTGTGAATTTGAGGTCTAAGTATGGCTTGAACAAACAAAGCTCCCTAATGGACGTTATTGACGTTGTGGGAAAGATGGGAGGATATCAGTCGGTTATAAGTTGGATGAACGCCGGAGGACCTAAGTTGAACTAATGGTCACCCCGCCGGAACCGGGACAAAATTTGGAAAAAAATGAAAATCATAATTAGTGAAACACAATATAATCGTCTCATTGAAAACAGTGAGATTAATCCGAGATTGGTTAAGAATATTTCTAATCTTGTGGATTATATTCTATCTATAATGAATGACAAAGAACTTTATCATAAACAAAGTGATATAGATGTGATTGATTATGATGATGAACAAATTGTAATTGCATTTAAAGATGATACGTTAACATTCACCTTTGATAATAGTATGGATGAAGCACCATATTTTAGACCAGGGACATACGAAGACCCACCAGAAGGTAGTGATGGATATTGGGTATTAGAACCCATTCATTTAAAATATGAAAAGGATTTTGACGGAGAACCTATTTTGGTTTACGATGGTAAAGATTTTACAAAATTCGTGGAAAAACTACCTAATTGGTTGGATGAGGGTATACAAGACATATTTAGAAAAAGATACGAAGACAGAGACTAATGAGAGAACTTAAAATAAAAACAGTGCTTGATACATACAACGTATCATACGATAAAGAAGATGTTTTCAATTTAATCTCAAAAGAATTTGAAAATGACAGGTCTATTGATATCTTATATTGGCATCCACTTGAACCTATTGGTATACCTGTTGATATACCAAGACAAGAAGTAATGGATGAATATTATAGTAGAATTTTACATGAATTTGAAACCTTCTTAATTAATAGAGATATTAAAATATACTTTTTGTATGGTGGAAGTAAGTTAGTTGATTCGTGGGCATATGGTGATTATGTGATTAAAAATGTAAAAATCATACCTTGGTTAACATTCGATTTACATTATTCGTTACACTACTTAGAAAAAGTTTATAATAGACCAATTGAGGATATAAACATCAACACATCATTTGAAAAATTATTCTTTTGTTTAAACAGACACCCAAGACCAAATAGATCATTAATTATTGATGAGTTGTGTAAAAATGAGTTGTTTGAACACGGTCTTGTTTCTTGGAATATGTTATCAACATCTTGGCACAATCCCTATAACTTCAAATGTTGGGAGGAAAAGATTCTTACACTTGATTTGGGAGATAAAATCCATATCATTGATAATATTAACCAAGACACGGAATTTAATACCGATTTTCTTTTAAATAATAAATGTCTATTTAACCTTGTTGGTGAATCTTTATATACTAATCACGAAATATTTTTTTCTGAGAAAACATTCAAAAATTTACTAATAGGTCAACCTTTATTGGTATCAGGACCACTTCATCATAATTCACAATTGGAGAAATTAGGTTTCAAAAAATATGACGAACTATTCGATTATAGTTTTGACAATGAAAGGGATTTAGATATTAAAATTATGAAAATGGTTCAAAATTTTAATCAATATAAGAATTCAGATTTAAAAGAATTATATAATAGAATTGAAGATATCATTAGATACAATAAAAATAGAGCAATTGAAATTTCAGAGAAGGACCCATTTGTACCCGTTGAAATGGTAAATTTCTTCAAAGAAAACAGACAAAAGTTATTGGATAATAAATTTATCACAAGAGACTGTGATTTGGATAGAATATTTAAGAATTTCTAATATTTATATAGAAATCAATATGTCATGTCAAAGAAGATAAAAATCACAGAAACCCAACTTAAAATGATTATGGAAAGAAAACATTCCTATGCTGAAGATACCAACGAAGAAAAATTCGATGAAATGAATCAGTTGAAGGATGAAGATAAAGAAAAGGTAGATGTTGAGGAGGAAAGTCCTGTGGTTAACGAATCAATCGAAAAAATTAAATCCAATTTTAGAAGATTCCTATAAATTTAATTATTTTTTTATGTTAAGAGGTCTCCGTTTGGAGACCTTTTTCATTTTACCCAGTATTTATATCTAGTACTAGAATCTAGCACTAGATAACTAGAAATAATTAATACTAGTATATACTGGACTCCCGACTTGAATAGTTGGGTTTTTTTATTTATGTTTGTTAATATTTATTGATATGAAAATCTTGATTTCTGAGTCCCAATATCAAACTTTATTGAAAGAACTGGATAATCGTCCAGATAATCATGATATTGACCAAAAAAACAATAGATTAGAATTACTTAGAAATGGTGTCGATTTAGTTTTAGAATATGTTAGACATGAACTTAATAATAAAATAGGTTGGTTACCAAGAGGATTACAAACTAAAATAATTGGGAAATACACTTTAACAGATACTATTGCAGAAATTATTAAAGAAAGATTAGAAAATATTTACAAATACGATTTTCCGAAAGATAAGGATTTTGCAGTTTTAATATATGATTTTGAATTAAATTCACCAACAGTTAGAACAGAACAAATAAAGTATCCTGAAGGTAAAGAAGGTGAAAAAATAAAACAAATGGTTACTCAAGCCTTTTCAATGAAAAGAAATGACGCCAAATTATTTTTTACAAATTATGAACCGGTAGATAAAAGTAAACCCGATGGTGAAAAATCTAAAACCGATAGGTCTAATTGTATGGTTTTAGTTTTTAGAGGTAACGTTGCTCAAACACTATTTTTAACCCAAAAATCACAATGGAAAGAAAATCAAGCGAGAGTAGACCACGTTATTGATTATTCAGAAATTGAAAAATATGGAACAATCCCAAGTGATAATCAAAAAACTGATTCAAAACCAAATGTGAACTTTTCACCATTAGAATTGATGAGACAAAATTTAAAAGAAACTTGGATTCTTGATTGGATTGAAGGAAAATATAAAAATTAAATTTATGAAATTTAACGTTGAAAAAATAGCCGAAACAGTTATAAGTATATTTGCTATTGGTGTTGGTATTTTGATAGTCGGTACTGTTGGAGTATTTGCTTACGCAATTATTAAGACCGTTTTTAATTTATGAGTGGTATAATTTTTGCCGGGTGTTCGTATACACACGGACATGGTTTATGGCTCTATGATAGAAAAAGATACCAAAAATACTACAACGGTGATGATTATTCAGAAAAAAAATATCATCACCTTAATGTTAAAAATATTTTTAGGTTCCCTAGATTGGTTTCACAAGAATTCGAAAAGTTTGAAATAACGAGACGAGCTTATTCGGGTAACGATGAAGATAGTTTAGATTTTATCAATCAATTATTTCATTTAAAAAGACCAAATACAAATTGGACTGAAGAAACTTATCAGTTCGAAGATGTTGATTACATTATATTACAAACTTCATACCCACACAGAAGTCATTTTCAATTTGAAAATGGACAAGAAATTAGATTAACTGATAGTAATGTAGACATTCTGTATAATAAGTTAAAACAATATGGATTTTCGTCATACGAAGAGTATACTGACAAATTATTGAATCAACTTTTCACAAGAATAAAAACAACATTCCAATTTTATGAAGAAAGAGGTATCATACCATTCATTATTAACATCACAAACGATTATGATAAATTAATTGAATCCGATTACTATATGTCAAATCGTTGGATAAAAATAAAATATGATGGTATAACTTATAATTCAATGAGTGAAGCATCCAAAAATAATCATGAATTATCTATTTGTACTGATTATGAATTTTTTGGAAATAATCCACCACAAGATAAACATCCATCAAAAAAATTTCATAAAGTAATCGCCGACAATATTATAAAAAAAATTAAAAGTTTCGAAAAAAATAATTTTGGAGTCCCTCCTCTAAAGTATATTTAGGACCCCATCCCGGCATCCATTTAGATTTATCGGATTGTGTAAAAAATTGATACCCATTTGGTACATCTAATTCACTATGATACGTATATGGTATTCCCATTATTTCCATAACATCTTCGAAGGTTCTTGCTTCACCACAACCAACATCATAAAATCTATATGATAATTCATCATAATTGTCTAATGCGAATAGATTTGCACCCACAACATCTTTTACATAAACAAAATCTCTTTTTGGTGAACCTGGAAATAATTTAACATCTTCACCATTTTTTACTTTATTCATCATTTGTAATGCAACAGATGACATGTTTCCTTTATGTTCTTCACCAGGACCATACACATTAAAATATCTTAACGCAATACCACCATTTAAAATTACAACTTGTTCCGCAGCATACTTACTCCATCCGTATAAATTAGATGGGTATAAATTATTTGTACCATAATTTGCGGCTGACGATGAATAAATTAATGGTACTTCATTTACAAAACAATATTCAGAAAGAACTCTTGTAAATTCAAAATTACGAATCATCATGTAATTTACATCTTGTTCTAATGTATCAGAACAAGCACCAACGTGAAATATAACGTCGGGTTGAATCTCGTCTAATTTTTCATTTAATTTATCCATCCATTTATCATAAGCAAAAATCTCATCATCAATACCAAATACCATAAAGATATCTGAAATTTCATAAGATAAATTTTTACCGATAAATCCGTTACTTCCTGTTACAAGTGCGTGTCTCATGGTGTGGTTACTCCTCTTTTTGATACTACAATTGATGCCATTAAATTGGCAAACACAATTGATTCTGATATGTTATTTGTTTCTTTATATTTCAAAATAAAAGACGCGGTAAAAGTGTCACCAGCACCACTCACATCCATAGTTTGTTTTGGTGACGGTGATGGATAAATTATGTCATTATGTTTTGCACCTCTCATTCCTAATGTGATAATAAATTTATCTTTGTATTCGTTTGAAATTGATTCATTTGTTTTGTATTCGTGTTCATTTAATTTAATAAAACTAAATGCTTCGATGATTTCTTTTGTTAATTTCTTTTTTGTATCTATAATAGATAATTTAGAATTTTTACCTATTTCAATTAATGTTTCTTCATTTAAAAATCCTTTATTGTAATCACTAACAATAACAATATCTGAATTCTTTATTGCATTACCCTTTGATATATTTACATCAAAAATATCGATATTATCCTCACCTTCATCAACTCTTAGAAACATATGGTTTGATTTATCATCAACGTATCTTGTTTTTTTTATTTCAGTTTTTTGATGAAATAAATTAATACGTAATGTTGAATCTAATGACAATAAATTTTGTTTGACATTTCCTGCCATGCCTAAGTTTGTTTCAACATGTGTATGTGTCAAAACAGGAACAGGTGCCTCAGGACTTAATCTCCTGGCATCACCATAAACAAAAATATCATTACATAATTCACCTATTACTGTTACTATCATATCCTAATATAGAAGAAGTTGATTTATTTTTAATTTTATCAAAAAACATAATTTGCGGAATATGTTCTACACCAATTATTGTTTGATAGGTGTAATCATTACCAATCACCATATAATCGGGGCTAAATTCAATAATTCTCTGAATGAGTTCATCGTCTGAACCAAAAGTGACAACAGAACTAACAAACTTAATAGATGATATAAACTCAATCCTATCGTCAAGATTATTGTACGGTCTATTGGGTCCTTTTTTATCACTGATTCTTTGATCAGTGTCCAATCCAACCCTAACATTCCCGAGACCAGCACCATACTCAAGGAGTCGAATGTGGCCAACATGTAAAACATCAAAACTACCATTTATCCAAACTTTTTTCATTTTTGGGAGTCCCCCCTCCATACTCTATATGAATCAGAATCAAAATGTTCTGTAGAGACTTCAAAGACCACACCATCAGTTATTGCTTCAAGTTGATGTGGTTGACCCGGTCTTTGTCTAACAACATCACCAACTTTTAATTTTTTCTCATTTACTTCGGCGGTTTCGGTATCTATCCATCTGTAAATAAATTCACCTTTATCTACATACCAAGTTTCATCTTTTATCATATGATAATGCATAGAAAATTTGGCACCCTGTTTGAAACACAATAATTTACCACAATATAATTCGTGATTACAAATGATGATTTCTTCACCCCACCCCTTTGGGACCTTACATTCGGGGCATTCCAATACATTATGAACAATTGGTTTTTCCATATTTAAAATATAAGAAAAAAAAGTTAATAAGTCAAACGAAGTATTTATGAATATGAAATTTAATATTCTTTTGGAGGATTTACTAAATGAACTATCTGGTGATGAGATTTACCAAAAATATTATAGTAAAATTCCATATGATGATTTTTTAGAGATTGTTGGTTCAGACCCTCAGTCTGTTGTTGATGGTGGTAAAATTCAAAGAATGGGTAAGTATGCAAAATTACTTATATCATTATTTCAAAAGGGTGGTTTACAAATAGAAGATTTAGATAAGGCGAAAGAATATCTTGAGTATGTTTATCAACACAAAATACCGTTAGATTTAGGTAAAATCAAAGAACTCGGTGATTTGTATAATGTTGTTAAAGATTACATTGCAAAGGATACCAAAAGTCTTGGTGAAATTTTAAAAGTACTTTCTAAAGATGAATTTAAGGTTTTACATAACGGAGAAAATTGGTATATATTTCAACCATTAACTGAAAGGGCATCTTGTTATTTGGGTGTTAATACTGAGTGGTGTACAACATGGGGACCGTATTCTTTAAATAAAAAACATAAGGATAGAGGTAATATGTTTAGTAGATATTCACCACAAGGTCCTTTGTTTATAATGATTAATAAACAAAATCCTGACCAGAAATACCAATTTCATTTTGAGTCTAATCAATATATGGACAGAGACGATAGAAGAATTAACACATCAGAATTTATTGTAAGACCTGAAAATAAAGAAATATTTAATTATTTCTTTCCATCTTTTACAAAAGAAGTTAGTGGTGATGAAATAAAAAATGAACTTAAAAGATTAGACATTTTACCAAATGAATTTGGTTTACAATTATTTGAAAAATCAATTGGTAAAATTAATAACAAATTGGTTAATGGTATATTATCGAGTGATGAAGATGTAGTATCTGAATTATTAAATAATGTCAACGTTTCAATTGATGGGGGAAGAATTGAAATAAGTGTGGAAACAATTATTGATGATTTAGAACAACTCGAACAAAACGTGGGTTGGTATGAATATGAATCAAATCATGGGTGGGAATTCGTTTATGACGATATGAAAGATATGGGTTTGGACGAAGATGAAGTAGAAAAATTACAATCATTTTTAAATGAATATTATACTCAAAATGCAACTGAATTCTCTCAAAAGTTTTTAATAAAAGATTTTGATAATTTCTTAAGTAGTTTCTTTGATACATTTAAAGAAAAAGATGATATTCAAGATGCATTTTGGTCAGATATTGCCGATTTATCATATGCGAGTTATGAAAATGGAAATGATACAATGGTCGATGAGATTAAAAAAGATATTGATGTTAGTTCAGAATATGGTGGTGGTTATAATGTTAGTTTAGGTATTGTAAAATTTGTTCAGTTCTTATTAAAGAAAGGATATGATAATGCACCTGATGAAGATAATTTAAATGAAATGTTAAATCAATTTGTTGGTTATTGTGGACACGCACATGAGTTCGAAAGAATATATGATTATGAAGTAACATATCCAAAATATGGAGAATCAAATCAGTTAACAAAAGAAACTGACAAATTCTTTGATTATATTTTAGAAGATGTGGAACGTAGTGGTAGTTGTATGAAATTAAGACAAACACTTAATCAAATCATTCAAAAATATTTTAACAGTTATAGTAAAACATACGAAAACGAACACATAAAAGTAAAACTAAAATCTACGGAAATTAATTGTGATACAGGTATGGTTAAAATAGAATATACAAATAAAGATACGGGAGAAAAGTTTGGTGGATGGGGAGAACCTGATGGTGTTAAGGTTGAAAATTTAATATCACTTTTAACCAATTATAAATTATTTGAAAGTTTAATTAGATTTAAAAAAAACACAAATTAAAAAGGGAGTTTAAACTCCCTTTTTTTATGATAACAATTGATAATATTCTTTGAAGTGTTTTATTCTATCAGGTAAACCAATTGTTCCGCCGTTTACTCTTTTTGTAATTGATGTTACAACTTGATCACTTGAACCTCCGTCTGCCAAAGTGTTCAGTCCATTTTTTGACCAAAACCAAGCAGCAGATAATAATGCGTGTTTTCCACTTACAACATCAGGATTATTTGCAATGTCTTCATTAATTGCCTTACCAAATGCTGTGTAGTTTGCTCTGCCGGTTAATTGAATGTATCCGCGGCCACGAAATTTGTAGCCGTCACCACTAGCTTCATTTCCATTATCCATGCGGGAAGCGTACACTTTATTTGCTATTTTTTGTGGTTGTCTTTGATATGATTCAGCCAATGCTTGTGTTGGGAAATATTTTTTGAAAATACCCATCAAACCCTTTGCGGAGTAATTTAAATTTTCTTGTGTTACTTTGAATCCTCCACTTTCATGACCACATTGTGCTAAGAAATGTGCAAGTCTTAGTGGTGTGTTAATGTTAAATTTAGATGCGGTATCAGGAATTTGAGCAATTACCGCGTCGGGAACATGTCCTTTTAATTTTTCTAATTTTAACCCACCAACATTTGCAACGGGTGCAGGTTCAGTAATGACAGTAGGTGTACTTGTTACAGATTCACCCATTAATTTAGCCCATGTTGATGGACCAACAACACCATCAGGAGTAAGTCCATTTGCTGATTGCCACGCTTTAACGGCTGTATCGGTTTTTGGGCCAAATTTACCAATTGGGTCAACCCCTAATTTTACTTGGAGTTTTTTTACGTCTTCTCCTTCAGAACCTAATTTCAATAACATATTTTGTTAATTTTTGATTAATGTTTATTTACATATAAATACCACATATATTTTATTAAAGTATTTATATGATATAAACATTTTAGAAAATAGATGAGAACCGTAATTTTAACAGAAAATCAGATAAAAAAACTAATAGATGGGGTTGTTTTAGAACAGAACGAGAGTAAGACTGAATCAATTAGTGTTAATTTTGGTGCAATGTGGTCGATGGGTAAATGGAAACTAACCCCACAGCAAACCTCAAGTATCACTAATGAATTAGTTAAAATCGTAAATTTTATAAATCAACATAAAGGAAGTAAAATCACCATTCAAATTGAATCGGGTGAAAGTAAAGTAACAAATAAGGACACAGAGGTTAATCCATCCGTAACATTAGAACCGGGTGTTTTATCTCAAAAAAGAGGTCAATCTTTAAAAGTATTCTTGGAAAATTACTTTAAATCGTTGGTAGGTAAAACATTATCTCAAAATGAACTACCAGAAATACCTGAACCAAAAACAGTGATTGGTCAAACCCCATATTCAGGTCCTAATGATCTTAAAGACAAGACAAAAATGGCTCAATATAAATCCGAACAATTTGTGAGAGCGGTAGTTAGTGCTAGAAAAAATTATGAATGTATTGTTGGTCTTGAGATTACAGTAGGTTATTACAAAGGTAAAAACAAATCAAATCACGAATGTGATGAGGCTATTTTTGAAATTAGAATGAATGGAGTGTCGTTGGGTATTGTTAATTTAAATAACTCCACGTTAGATATGGGTGTTGATTATGCTAGAAATAGACATCAAAAACAAATGGCCCAACATAAGAAATTAGTTGATAATTTCGAAAAACAATTAGCATCAGGTGTTTATAAAGAAAGAGAAAGGAAAAAAATAATTCCTGAACCACCAGTAATACAGTGGTCAGAAAATATGAGATATCATGCTTCTAAACTTGGTTATGAAACAATAGAACCTTTTATTGAAGAATTGGAAAAGGTTAATAATTCTTTTAAAGAATATGGTAGAAAATCCGATGGATTGTCAGGTGGAAGTAGGTCTCAAACGTTTGTGTTAGACGGGGCCAGGGCTAAGAGTATTATTGATAATGCACCATCTGATAAGATAGTTTTAACAATAGTACCATTGGTGTCAAAAGATGGTAAGTATAAAATGTTCTATAAAACAGGAACTCACGCCGAGACACCGTGGGTAACAATTATTAATAAGAAGGTTGATACACCTTTGTATGATGGAGAACCTAATTCAGGTATGAAAAGGGGATCAACACAAGAAACGGTATTATTAACAACCGATTTATGCGGTAACCCAATACAATCAACTAAGGCTTAATTGTTTTCCTTGTAATTTTGTACAAATTTATATGTGTGGTGATAAAGTAATGAATCATATTCTTTCTTTGTCACCATTTTGTTTTCCCACATATGTGTCTTTGTTACACGTGTTTTTTTACCCACAGAACAACTTGTGAGTAACACCAAAAAAACCACTAATAAGACAAATACTCTACCCATGATAAAATCGTTTTAGACCACAAAGATAGGAATTTTTATGGATATACCAAATTTTTTTATTATTTTTATCAGGTATTTATAATAAATCACAAATTTAGAAAAATGAAAAAGATATTACTCAGTGAAAATCAATTGAATATGATTAAAAAACGTATTAGTGAAGGGATTAACGACAATAGATACGAAAGGGTGGTTTCGGTAGATGTGGAAACATATGGTGTAAAAATCAATGGAAATGATATAGATTGGGCCGTTGCTGGTGATATAAGATTGTCATATTTAATTGACCAAGAACATAGAAGTTGGGGTATAAAAGATATTTCGTTATACGATATTCAAGGACCATCTGAAATAGAATTAACAATTACTCCACAGGTAGATGATGCGGATGATATTGAAATTACTATTCCATTAAACTGGGAAAATGTTGAACAAGAAACACAAGAAAACCAAGGTGTTATTACAATTGGTAACGAGATAATAGTTAAATTAGGTAATGACGAGAACGGTGAGGTTGTTGTTGAATCAATTCATGTTCCAGTTTACACTTTATAAGGTTTTTACTTTACATTTTATTAATTCTTCGATATACTTATAATAGACCTTGTGGTTGAATCGGAAGTGTCCTTGTGGCATTTGAGTTGGAATTGATACCAACGAATTCGGGTTCAAATACAAAAAAATATAAGGAAATGAACAGAAGAATTTCAATCAACACGATTGGTTATGCTGTACCACAATCTTTTATCACCAAAGGTAAACAAAGATTAAAACAGCACGTAGACACCGTATATCTTAAAAACGGTGATGAGTTCGAAATCGAACTTTTTAATCCAACACAAAATAAAGTTTTAGCAAAAATCGAGATGAATGGTAATTCCATCGGTAGTGGTATTATACTTCGTCCTGGTGAACGCGTTTTCCTCGAAAGGTATCTTGATGAGGCAAAGAAGTTTTTGTTTGAAACATACGTTGTAAATGGAAATAATGAGGATGTACAACAATCTATTGCCAATAATGGTGATGTTACAGTTAAGTTCTATAATGAAATTGTTACACCAAGTTACTTAAGTGGTAGTGGTACATTAACCATTAACAATCCGGTTTGGACTAATACACCGTATACATATACAACTCATAACACATTAGGTAATACTTCTTTTACTACAACAAGTACGAATACATTTTATAATGCATCATTAACAAGTGGTACTATTAACACTAATTCATTTTTTAACAATTCGAATAGAATTAAAAAAGAATTAACAAGTCCATTAAGACATGTTGAAACGGGTAGAGTTGAAAAAGGATCAGAATCTGACCAAGTTTTTACTTACGATAATTCATCGTTTTATAGTTTTCCATCGACAACAAATTGGTGGAAAATTAAACCTCAATCAACTAAACCGGTTGTTAGAGAAGAGTTAGTTACATATTGCACAGAGTGTGGTGCAAAAAGAAAAAAAGATACACATAAGTTCTGTCCACACTGCGGAACAAAATTCTAATAATAAACAAATCACAAGGTCATAAAAAAAGGGAGTTTATACTCCCTTTTTCATTTCTTCAATATCGTTACCCGTTTCAGGGTCAAATTCAGTATTTGTTTTTTCTGGATCAGTTTCACCAACCAATTGAACCTTTAACTCGTCCCATTTTTTAGCACTTACAAAGTAACCATCGATTTTATTACCCATTACTGGTAGTAAAACATAAAATGAACTATTATCAGGTGTGGAACTTCTACCGTATATGATGGCAAAAAATCTTTTACCATCATTTGTTTTGTAAGGTCTCTCGGATATTTGATGGTATTCATCATCAAATGTGATTCCATCAAAATTAACCCAATTATCTTCTTTTAAATTGTATATACCAAATTTACCCGATGACCTACTTTTGTATAATGAAATATAATCCTTATCTAAAGAAAGTCTCTCATCAACATAGAAATCATTTTGCATAATATTCTTAATGATTAATTTGATACCACCTTCTTCAGGTCTAACAATGTTAATTCTATTATCTAATGTTTTTCTTTCTGCTTGACTTAATGCTTTAAATAATTCAGAGTTTGAAAATTTATCATACATGTTGTCTCTAGTCAATGTTGCGAATGAATATTGTTTTTTCATTGCCTCAGTCATACTTCTCCACGACTTTGCCTTTCTTAAAACGGCCCCTTGTCTATTAATGTATTCAAGTTTTTCATTTGGTGGTCTAACTGCGAATTCAAATTCATCACCTTCTCTTTCATTAATTCTTGAAATTGGGTCGACGTTTCTACCACCACCTAATTGATCATTTTTTGACCATGGAACATATTGTAATTTATCAGTATCTAATAATGGTCTAAGTTTTGGATATAATCTTAATAAATTTTCCTCGTCAAATGTCGGTTCACCTGGATTATGAATACCAGTTACTTTATATTTTGCACGGTCATAATTGTTCGGTGCCATTATCTGTAACGCAGATAAAAAGAAATTTGGGCCGTCCGTAGGTGGGTTACTACGATTATCATTTGATTGTGGAAATTTAGACTCATCTATAACAAAGTAAAAAGACCTATCTCCTCTTTTACTTTGAAAGAAGTTGTTTGAACTTGGAGTTGTTGTACACCAGTTATTTCCACTATAATTGTATGTATATCTTATGTAATAAAGATACCAACCAAAAGCAATTGATGTTGCTTGGTCTGGAACGTTATATACTCTAAATCCATTATCTTCAAAAATTAAATGACGAGTTCCATACCAAAGCTCCTTACTTTTTTCAAAAAGTTGCGTTAATCTATTTTTATCATTTTCATTAACCGCATTTGGACTATTAAAATAGTTTACGATTGAATTACTACTAGGTGCGGAACCATCTACATTTTTATAGAAAATCTCATCAACAGAAAGTGAAACCTCTTCACCCTCTTCTCCCGTAAAAAGTGGTTCACTCTTAAATTCAGACCACAAACGTTTTATTTGTGGTAGAGAATATGATCTAATGTCTCTAATATTTTTAAGGTCGAATTTTTCTCTATTGGGTGAGCTTCCGTTAAACCAACCCATAAAACTCAAAAGTCCACCTTTTACGTTCTCGGGTTCTAATGGAAAACTATTTTTTACACTTTCGAACCAATCGAAAATCTTTTTTACCGCTTCAGGAGTTACACCTTTCCACTTATTCAACAAAAATGCCTCGGTTTCCCTTGACATTTGGGCTTCCATAAGGTGTCTTTTTACGATGTCTTTAATATTCATATTAATAAATATAACTAATATAAATATTAAATAAACTCATCCTGTACTATCAAGAAACCAAATTTTCTGACTTTGTATATGATTTTTTCAATTCATCCAATTCAAAAAGTATAGATTTACACATTTTCTCAATCATCAGAATCTTCATGAGATTGTCCGCATTAGACGAATCAACATCATTATAGTTAGATAAAAGTACCATTTTCATCAAATTATCACTTTCTGATTTTGCTACCTTTTCCTTTTTTCTTTGGAAATATTTCTTTGCATTTTGTTTAGTACAGTCGATACAATAGTTACTATGACCGTCTAATACTAGTTTGTTTTTGTAAAATTGGCCAATTGATTTTGACTCTTTACATCCTGAACATTTCTTAGTGTTAACCATGATTTTGATTTATTTTCAATGCAAATGTATGTATATTAAAAGTGATATCCAAAATATTTTAAAAAAAGTTATATAAAAAAAATAACATTATATGTCATCTAAATTATTATTCAAAATAGGTTACTACTCAGTTTATGAGGAAAAAACCCCAAAAGGGGTCAAATATATTGCTGATAACGGTAAAACAATTTATATTGACAGATTAAAAAAATTTATAATAAACCCCAATAGAGATTTAAAGGAATTTAAAACGATTGAAAAACTGAGGGAATACGTCCAATCTAAACTGAACAAAAAATCAAAAGAAAAAGAGAAAAAATTAAGTAAAATACCAAAATCATTATATTTGGTATTGATAAAGGAAGAATTAACAGGTAAAACATTTGTTAAGGTTGGTATCACTTCTAAAAGATTTATAATGAGAAGATTCAGTAAAGCTTACGGATATGAGGGTTATATTTTAGAGTCAATATTAAGAAGAATTGATACTCCTGAAGCAGGAAAGTTGGAGGATGAAATCAAAGAAAAATTAAATAAAAAAAGGTCGGTGAAAAAATACCGACCAGTTTTAGAGTCTTTTTCAGGTTATTCGGAATGTTACAACATATTATCAAAAGATGATATAATTACAATTTTTGATAATTGTGTTAATAAATCTTAAAATATTGATTCGGGGTCTTCTTTATATCCAAATAACTTACCAATAAAGACAGGAATTTTATCCAAAATGGACCTGTTTTTACGAATCGTATCCCTCAATAAAATAAAATCTTTTCTGTTTTTTTGTTTAATACATTCTATACTATCCAACATGTGGCCTGTTTGATCACAACCAATAGACATTTGATATTTCTTAATTTTTTCTGTTAAATCTTTTCCTTGAATTTTTTTCATGTTTAAGAATTCTTCAGAACCAGCATTTATTAATATCCTCTCTTCTGTGGTTTGTTCTAAAATTTGATTATCAATGATTTTCCTAACTTGGGATTCTGTGAATATATATTTTTTCATATTACTTGATTGTTCTTCTTTTTTTATGTAATTCTTCGTTTTCTTTTGTTAAGAATTCAACTTTAACACTTAGAGCTGCAACTTCCTTGGTTAAATCTAAAACCATTTTTCTTAAATCATCCTTTTCTCTTGAGGATTCAACTAACAATGCCTCTAATTTAGAGATTCTGTCTTTACAGTCATGTCTAATAAATTCATCATCTCTTTCTTTACGCATTGCTCTTTTTTCGTAAAAACGAAAGGCGGTCGTCCCTCCCAATACAGTAATTGCGGTAATTAAAACCGAATAAATGTTTTCCATATGTTATAAATACCTCTGTTAAAAATAAAATTTCAAAGTTTTTCAATATGGTCGACCCGAAAACTCAAATATTTTTTTTACTGACAAATAGTCATTCATTTTTAATTCCTTTTCGTAAGGTGATGTCTTATTTATTTTTGTTGTCGGGGGACAAAATAAAGTTTTAAAAAGAATTATATGGGAGATATGAAATCTCCCTTTTTTTATCTATATTAATTAATTATGGATAGTTTAATAATTAATTTTTTTGGAGGACCTGGAATTGGTAAGTCAACACAATCCACGGGATTATATACAATTATGAAAAAACATCATTTTGATGTTGAATTGACATACGAATTTCCAAAAATAGTTGCATGGGAAGAAAATCATTCAGCAATTAAGGATCAGTTTTACATAACCGCAAATCAACACAGAAACATAAGTCGGTTATATGGTAAAGTAAAATATATTATCGTTGATTCTCCTATAATTTTGGGTATGGTGTATAAAACAAGATATAATACTGAACCTCAGTACCCGTCTATGTTTTATGATGAAACCTTTGATGAATTTTTACTTTCACTATTTAAGAAATATAACAGTTTAAACATACTACTTAGAAGAGATGATACGACTTATGATGAAAACGGGAGATTTCAAAATCTACAGGAATCTAAAGACATTGATAAAGATGTTAAAACACGATTATTGGTTAATAGTATACCTTTTGTTGAATTTGACGTTTATGGTAACACTTCTTTGGATATATTTAATTATATAAAAAAAATAGAATTATGAAAAAAACACTATCATTATTAATTGGGGTATTAATAAGCTTTACTTCATTTTCACAGGACACAATTAGAGTTAAAAATAATGTATTTGAGGTATTATATTCTCAGAAGTTAGAACAACCTTTATGGATTAAATATAGGTCAACAAATCGTCCTACAAATGTTAATAGAGGTACAATGGACTTTTATACAGAAAAGAACATTAAAACATCTGATGCGGATGATTACGCCAAAAACATTTATGATAAAGGTCATGGTGCACCAGCCGCAACTTTTTCAGATAATATGGAAAATTTAAAACAAACATTTTCATATCTAAATTGTATAATGCAGGATCAATATCTAAACAGAGGAGAATGGAGATTATTAGAAGAACAGATTAGAAAATGGGACGACCAAGAGAATATAACAGTTCTTGTAAAGTTATTTTTTGACGCCCCCGTTAAAAAGGTACAAACCGGTGCAGCGATTCCTTCACACCTACAAAAACACATTTATTTTGAGAAACAGAATAAATGGAGATGCTTCGTCTTTTTAAACGAAAAACCTAAATTTAAATGGGAACAACTAGAAATGTTGTGTGAACCAAACGACCACAAAAAATAATGTTATTAAATAAGGAATTAGTAAATTATCAGAATAAGTTATACTGGATTTATAGAAAAGTTAAACCTGATCAAATTAAATCGGAGTATGTCTCAGACGTTAAACAGTTATGGCACTGTGATATTGTAATAAGAGGCAAATATAAATCTGAGGAAGACTATTTGTTATTTTTAAGGGAGATTAGTGACGCTATTATAGTAAATTCTTAATTTCTTTTAAACAAAGTTGTGTATATCTTTCTTCGTTTCTTCTGGCTTCTTTTTCATAAGGATGTGTAGAATAATAATGATACTGTTCGTATTGTTTGTATTTTAATCTCGATTGCAGATAATGTGTGTATTCGTGTATTGTTGTTGATACAACTTCTTCAATTGTATTACAATGGGGTAAATAAATTGTTATACGATTTCTATAAAAACAGTAGTTACCAAAAACCATTGAATTTTTTATTTTTCTTCTTCTTTTACTAAAGATAACTTTAAGTTTTGTTCTTTTTCTTTCATTGACACCAAAAAAGTCCTTACACCACCTAATTGATAGGTTATATAATTTTTTCTTTGTCTTTACGTCAATGATTTTACTATTCATTGTTATTACTAGTCTTTATTTTTCTTGTTATCTTTTTTATTGGTTTTATAACATCATATAATCCATCAAAATTGTCTATTGCATCTTTTAAAATTGCAGATAATTCATATTTTTCATTTTCTTCACTTCTTTTCCACAATACGGTTATAAAACTTTTATATTCAGGTTCATTAAGTTTTATACCACTCCTTAAGGAGTTATTCATTATTTTAAAAACCTTTAGTTGTTCACTGAGTTTTTGTTCTTTTGATAAACTAAAATACTTCTCAACATGAACATTAGTTGTAATGTTGCTGATTACATTCTCAATAAAATTGACGAATGATGGGTGGTTTATGTCTATTTTCATCTCGTTTTTATTATAAATATTTCAAAAAAAATTGTGTAAAAAAATGGGGGCATTGGGCCCCCATTAAAACATATATACTTATATATTACTTAGCCCATTTACCTCTTATAACAATCATGGCTATGACGTTATATACCGACAAGTCTTGGTAAGTGTCTTCAACACTTTCACCGACAGTATCTTGTCGACTCAATAACACCAATTGTTTTAATCTTTGTATTTTATCATTCATTCTGAACCACAACCCCGTTTGGGATAGTTTCACCTCTTCTGGTGTTGATAATTTAGTTCCTACAGATATGTTATCCGGACCATAGTTTAATTGTTTTTTACAAAACGTGTCATACATTTCATTAAGAATCTTTTTAAACTCCGCCGTGGTTTCGGGATACATTTCCTCACATTGCTTGATTGCTGACTTTTGTTTTTCTTCTGACATAATTCTTGTATTTATATTATAATATACCTAATTTATTTGGGTTTACCAAATATTTATATATAAAATTTAAAAGATGGACATCAATATAGACGAAAAATTCGAATCAGATAAACCTAAACACAAACAACTTATTAAAATGTTAACATTTAGAGTTGTTCCTGCTTATTATAAGGAGATTGAGAAGGTTGCACAACACAAAAAGGTAGACGTATCTAAATTGATTAGAACATATATTAAAGACGGTATGAAAAGAGATGGTGAATTAACAGGATCCGAAGAACAGGAATTTGGATTAGATTAATTACTTATCAAACCTTCTAAAAGAATTTTGAGTTATTAAATTAAAATCTACTCCACCAATAAAACGGTGGAGTTCTTTTTTTCCTGTATAACTCATTGCAGAACGTAAATAATCCTCAAAATTCTTAACCCAACCCGATAAGGTATATTCTACCTTATTTCTTCTGATAACCCCCTCAGAGGTCGTTAAATCTCCTTTACCCCACGCTTTTTGAACTTCTTTAGTACTCATACCTCTAAATGTTTTATAAAGGGGGATTTCCACGTGGAACATGTCTTTTGTTTCAGGTGAGAATTGATTGATTATCGTACCATCTTCTTTTGTTGTCTCACCCGCACTTTCCAAACACTTGTTTAATATTGAACCTATCATAATATAATCTGCACCAAGTGCGAGACCTTTAATAATATCGGAAAATTTCTTAAACCCACCATCAGCAACAATTTCAGTTCTATAATTGTTAATGGTTCTTATTTCATTACATTCTTCAATTAATGACGCCATAGGGTATCCAACACCCGTTTGGACTGTGGTTAAACAACCATTACCATTACCAATACCTATTCTTACCAAATCAACACCAATTTTACAATATTCTTGAAATGTTTTGGGGTTTGCCACATTACCAACCATTAAACACATCGAATAACCATACATTTTTTTAGCTTGTTTTGCTAAATCATGTAGAATTTCCATATGTCCGTTTGCAACATCAATCAATGCCATTATCCTATCACCGTCGTTAACACGGACTTTATCTTTTAAAAAGATTTTTTCGAAATCTTGTAAACTATATGATAGAAATATATTAACATCCACCCAATCATTGGATGGATTCTGTATTCTGGGTAATACGGGTAGTATACCCTCTTTTTTAAAGAGGTGAAAATTATTCTCACTAACAACCGTATCCATTGGTGCGGTCATTAATGGTAAGTTACCCCAAACGTTTCTTGGGTTAACCTCACTTCTTGAACTGATTTTAGATAAAATACTAGGTTCAATCAGAATATCATCAAAATCGAACAACGTTTCAAAAATATCACTCATGGTTTCTAAGTTTCACTATAAAATATAAGAAAAAATCTATAAATTAAAAAATTAATAAAGAAAAAAGTATTTATATTAGTATGGAAAACAAAATAATTTCTGAAAACATAGTAAAAGAGGTGATAACCAAAATTCTAACCGAAGAAACCAATAAGGTTAAGAGAGAAGAATTTAATCGTGTTCAATTTAAAATAGAGGAATTACAAAATTCTCTTAATGACACAATTAGAGAATTCAGGAAATTAGAAGATTCTATACCCGGTGGATTAAAAGGGGTGTCAAATGGTAGAATTACGGGAATTTCAAGTAATTTAGCGGGTGCACAGAAATTGTTATCCCAACTCAAAGATAAAATAAGACAGTATAAGAGAAACATTTATACTCAACAAGTTGAAGAAAAGAAAAAATAATGGAACTAACCCAACTTTTAGAGGAAATTGACCCAAATCTTAAAAAAGATGACCCAAGTTATAAGAATCTTGTTAAAACTGTTAAGTTTCTTGAAGGTAAAGAAAAAGTGTTGTTCATAACAACCTCAAACAGGGGTGAATGGGCAATGAAAGAGTTAAAAGAGGAACCAAAATCAACAAAATTAGCTAAGGCCATTCAATCGTACTTGGGTAAATCGAAATGTACCCTTTTTGAGACGATAAAACTACAAATTCATCATTGTGAGGGTAATGTTTCACATGTTGATGGTAATTCATGTGGTGTGAAAAAGGCTTCATTGAAGGATAAAGAAAAAAACCCGACTGGTAACCACAGATGTTGGAGAAGTATTAACAATCCTGATGATGAACTGTGGAAAATTTCTAAAGAACTGTTTGAATCTGATGCGGTTGTGTTTTTTGGATCCATAAGATGGGGTCAAATGAACGCACAATACCAAAATCTTATAGAAAGATTAACATGGTTAGAAAATAGACACACAACTCTCGGTGAATCTAATATTTTAGAAAAAGTTTCTTGTGGTTTAATTGCAATTGGTCAAAATTGGAATGGTAGGGAAGTAATTAAGACACAAAAACAAGTTTTATCGTTCTTTGGATTTGATGTAAGAGATGAATTGTGTTGGAATTGGCAATATACTATGAATGCTAATGATGAAACACAAAAATCTTATAAAAATTCAGATAAAAAATTTAACGACACGTTTAATTTGGATTAATTATTCTTCACTCTTATCGTTTTTCAAATATTTCTTACCTTTTTTAGTTAAAAAGAACATTTCTTCGGTATCATCATCTTTATATGAATTAACATACCCACTTTCTTTTAATTCATATAAAACACTACCCGCAACTAGTTCTTGTAGTACTTTTGTAAACTCTTCTTCAGTGAAGATTTCATCATTTTCATCATCTCCATCCAAAAGTCCTGAAATATATTTTTCATTCATTAATTCTAAAATATATTCTCTTGCAAAAGTTAAATTTGTTATATCATAATCCTCAAAAAACTTTGATTCAATTAAACCCAGTAAAATATTCTCGGTTTCTTCAATTACAATCGGTTGGTAGACTTTGGCCATAATATTAAAACATCTTTTTTAATATTATACGAAAAAAAAACCATAAAAAAAAATCATCTTATAATGGTTTAAAGTCTTTTTATTTAATGTTATATTATTCAATAATTAAATTAAACATGAAAGAAAATAAAATCTTTATCCAAATTGCCTCATATAGAGACCCACAATTAATTCCAACAATAAAAGATTGTTTATTAAATGCAAAATATCCTGAAAACTTAGTTTTTTCAATTGCTTGGCAACACTCAGACGAAGATACATGGGATAATTTAAACAATTTTAAAGATGACCCAAGATTTAAAATCGTGGATATCAATTATAAGGATTCTAAGGGTGCTTGTTGGGCAAGAAATTTATTACAACAAAATTATGATGGGGAAGAATTTACCTTACAATTAGATTCACATCATCGATTTATTAAAAATTGGGACGAAGAATTGATTAACATGATTAAACAATTACAAGACAAGGGACACGAAAAACCTTTGTTAACTGGTTACGTTTCATCTTTTGATCCCGATAAAGACCCGGCAGGTAGAAATATGGTTCCTTGGAAAATGAATTTTGATAGATTTATTCCTGAAGGTGCGGTGTTTTTTTTACCTGCAGCAATTGACGATTTTAAAGAAAGAACGGAACCATTACCGGCAAGATTTTATTCCGCACATTTTTGTTTTACCTTAGGTCAATTTTGTTTGGAGGTTCCGCACGACCCTGAATATTATTTTCACGGAGAAGAAATTTCAATTGCAGTAAGGGCCTATACTTGGGGTTATGATTTATTTCATCCTCATAAAATAGTTGTTTGGCACGAGTATACAAGAAAAGGTAGAAAGAAACAATGGGATGATGACCCTGTATGGGTAAATCGAAACAATAGATGTCATTTAAGAAATAGAAAATTATTTGAAATGGATGGTGAAGTTAAAGATATTGATTTCGGTGTATATGATTTTGGAAAAGTTAGAACATTAGAGGATTACGAACGTTATTCAGGTCTTTCTTTTAAGAAAAGAGCAATTCAAAAATATACACAAGATAATAACTTAGCACCTAACCCACCATTGTATGGTGAAGAGTTTGAATCATCCTTCTTAAAAATTTTCAAACATTGTATTGATATTCATTATTCAAAAGTACCTGAGAAGGATTATGAGTTTTGGGTTGTTGCCTTTCATGATGAAAAAGACGAAACAATTCATAGAAAAGATGCGGATATTCATGAAATTAACAGAATAATGAACGACCCGGATGGTTACGGAAAATTATGGAGAGAATTCCAAGTGGAAAATAAACCAAAGTATTGGGTGGTATGGCCATTTAGTACATCAAAAGGATGGTGTGAAAGATTAACAGGAAATTTATAAAATGATTAAACATTGTTTTTATATTAATTTAGAAAGAAGAGAGGATAGAAAAAAATTTATAGAAGATGAATTAAAAAAAAGTAACCATTTAAAAAATATCTATAAAAGATTTGATGCCATAAATGGTTACAAAATTCATCCGAGAAGTGTTCAGAAAGGTTTATTGTCTAATAATGCTATCGATGATATTTTAATGGAGACAATAACAGCATGGGGTCTTTCATTAACTCAAGGAGGATTAGGTGTTCTGTTAAGTTATATCAAACTATTCGAATTAATAGAAACATTAGATTCACCCGCAATCACATTTGAAGACGATGTAATAATTGATGATAATTTTGATTCTCATTTAGAAAAGATATTAGAAGAATTACCAAGTGATTTCGATTTTTGTTATTTAGGTTATGGTGATACTAAAATAGAAAAGGAATCATATTCAGAAAATTTATCTATTCCAAAAGGAATGATTACATGTTTACCTTCATTAATTATTTCACCAAAAGGTGCAACAAGACTATTAGAGACTTTAAAAGACATCGATAATCAAATCGATACCGCCATTTATACAAAGTGTAAAAGTTTAAATGTTTTTGTTTCAAATCAAAAAATTGTACAAGTTAAAAATTCATTTGTAACCGATATTCAAGGAAACAATAGTTGTAAAAAAGAATACAAAAAACAGAACTATATAATTTCAACAATTGCGGTAGGTGAAAACGCGAATAAAAATGCACTTAAATTATGTTGTGATTTAAATTATTTCAAACAAAAAATTTTAGTTGTAACAGATAAAAAAGAATTATATGAACAATTACCTAATGTTATCATAAGTGAATATCCAAATAAGAGGTTTACTTATAATGACAAAATAATTTGTTTTGAAGAAGGTTTTAAAATAGAAGATTGTGTTGTTTATATTGATTCAGATAGTAGAATTTTTTATAAAGACTATAAAAACTGTTATTCGAATTTTTTAAGAATAGTTGAACCTGGATTTCATCCATCATGGGATTGGGGTAAATTAACAAGAAGGGATAGTGGTTTTTTTGAGAGTACAGATATATCCGTAAGAGTAAAAGGATATGGTGAATTGGCACTTCAAACATCAAAAGAATTAAACATACCAATTGAGGATGCATATCATTACCAAGAAGGTATTATTATAATTTGTAAAGATGAGGGTAAAGAAGAGATATTATTGGATACTTGGAAAAAACTATCATCTGTTTTAGATGAATTTGAAATAAAAAATAATTCTCAAAGAATAGGATTGGGTGAGGGTAATTTAGTTGGATTGTCCGTTGCAAAGAGTGGTATTAAAGTAAATAATAATGATGTTTCAAATTATATTGGTGATAATTTGAAGTATAATTTTTGCAGTGGTGGCCAAATAAATGATTATTTAAAAAATTATCCTGGAAGAAAGACAGTTAAGATTGGTGATGGTGTTTTATTAAAATCAAATTCATTAAACATCGAATTTAAAGAGAAAGAGGTTGATTTATCATACACAATTCATGAAATGAATGATAATTTGATAATCTTAACCTACGATTGGAACCAAAATAATAATGTTGAATTTTTAGATCACGAATTTAAAATAAATGACGTTGTTTATCATTTTAACAGTGAAAAAAACGGTGAATTGATATTTGAAAAAAAGAGAAATACTCAGATTTATCATACTTATGATTGGTATGGTGAAAGAAACTGGAAATTAATTGATACTATATGAAAAATTTTGCTTTTTGTACCCTTACATATGGTGAAAAATATGTAAACTTCGGAGACTCACTTATTGGTCAATTAAACGGTATGGGGTATCATGTATTTGTTTTAACAAATGATATGAATCATTATACACCATCAGAATTATTAACACCTATCGAATATAAAAAAGAATATTTCTCGTTTCACGAAAAAAGAGTAATTGTACAAGAATGTCTTAAACATTATGATACCGCAATATTTTTAGATGCGGATGTTCACATAAAAGACATAGATAATTTAGACAAATTCCAAGACATTGAGCCGGGATTACACATATTCTCTAATTTTGGAACCGTTGAATTAACATTTTTAAATGATGATTTATCTATTTGTGAAATAAAAGGACGTAGAAATACAAAATATGGTAAAGAAGGTTTAGAATTATTAAATAAACACGGTTACACATATAAAAGAATATTTGACAAGACGGTTGAGGGTTATTTAGAACATTTTTTAGAGGGTAGATGGATAGTTAAAAAAGATGGTGGTAAAGAACAAAGATTTTTTGAAATTTGGGAGAGTTTAGTTGATTTTTGTGAGGGTATGGATATTAAAATGAATTACCTTGACACTATTGGTGCGGGTGAAGGTTCAGTTATGTCAATTGCTGCTTATAACTCAGGAATTAAAGTTCATTCTGTAAGTAATTTGGTTGGTTTTATTACCAAACATTTTATTTCAAATTATGTAGAAAAAGTTAATAATGTAAAACCGTGGAACATTGCGGGATAAAAGTTTTTTATGGATAAGATACAAATATTTGATGGATTAGAAATACACTCTTTAATTTGTAATAGAGATGTTGTATTAGCTTTAAATAATTTTAAATCTCTTCAAAAATATGACGAGTTTAAAAATACACCCATTTATTTACATGATGATGGTTCGTTAACTGAAATGGATAAAACATTGTTATATGATATTGATAATGTAATTTTTATTGACAGAAAGTGGGCGGATAAAGAAATTGAACAATACATAAAGGATTACCCTAATTGTATGAGTTATCGACTTGGAAATAGTAAAATAAACTTATGGCATAAGATTAAAACTTTTGATTATTTCTTTTTTTCAAAAACAAAAAGAGTATTGGGATTAGATACGGATTTACTTTTTATGAGGAAACCACAAGATGTTATAGATTTTATTGAATCTAATACTCCGTTTTATTTTCCTGATGTTCAAAGTTCATATTCATTTAATGAACCAAAAAATGAAGTTCCTGTTTATAAAAATGTGAATACTGGTTTAATTTATATACCTTCTGAAAAATATTATAGTTTAGATGACTTGGAATTTGCTTTATCTAATTTAGTGAAAAACAATATTAATTATTTCCCTTCTTGGATTGAGCAGTCTGCATTTGCTCACATGTTTTATAAAAATGGTAATTATGTTAATTTATCGGTTGACAAATATAGAATACCTTATTTCCAAAGTGTGGATATTGAACTTGTAGAATGTTTACATTTTGTGAGTTATCATGCGGTTAGAGAAACGTATCAAGAATATATTGACTACTTAAAGTTTGATAACGGTTCAATAATTTATAAAAACAAATTTTTTGTTGATTATAAAGAAAATAAAGTACCATTAATAGTTGATGTCTATAAACATGAAAATTTTTATAGTGTTAAATACTATTGGGGTTTAGAGGAAACAAATCAAAATTTTTTAGACCATATTTTTAAGATAACGACATCGGAAGGAACCGTAGAAAGGAAATTTCAATCAAGTAAAAACGGGTTTTTCATATTCAAAACTAACGATGCGTCGATTGATATTGAGCACACGTATGAATGGTTTGAAGAAACTGATTGGAAACAGTTAGATTCGATATATTTATAAAATACACCATAATTATTTAAACAAGATATACATGGACCCTGATGGTGATAAGCAAAATCAAAAAATTAAAACAAAAAGAACACAGATTAATGTTCTACAGAGATACGTCTCTAATGTTAGCAATGTTCTTTCTCCCCTTTGGATACGACGCCCTATTCAAATTAATAATGGATTTGAGTGGTTCGTATTGGGTTGCAGATATCGTTTTTTATTCTATTTCAGGATGTTTCTGGTTGTCTTATATATTACTTACGAGACATTTAAATAAAAAATAAAACCTCCTATTTGGAGGTTTTTTTATTTTCTTTTGTTTCAGGTTTTTGTAAACCTTTTTTAACTTCATCCTTTTTTACATAATGACTTTTTGTTGCCTCTTTATGTTTTTCAAGGATTTTCTTTTTTTCTTCTTCAGACATTCCGAAAACTGACATAGTACTATTTTTTATTTTTATTTATTATTTCCAAACACTCATCTTTTTTTCTTTTTAGAACATAACATTTTTCATATTCTTCTAAATCTTCGTAAATAAAGATTAGTGATTCAATTATTTCAATGTATAAGATTAAATCATTCTCAAACCCCATAACATTGTAACTATTATAATACTCATTTAAAATTTCATTGTCAAGGTTAATTGCATATTTGTAAATCATTTTAACCTCGTCATCATCATAGTTGTTTATTTGTAAAACTCTAGTTGCTTGTATTAAAAAGTTAAATGACATGTCCATAATATAAATACTACTCATAAACAACCTCAAGTTTCTTCTCTAATATTTTAAAACACTCAACAAAACCATCCATCTCAATTTCTTCTCTTGTTTGTTTAGAGGTTTGACCATTACCAATTACAAATCCGTTATTTAGTGAAATGGTAAATGCCCATTGATTTGGGTTATACATTTCGATATTCAAGTATACCCCATTGTAATCAAAAAATTTATACAGTTTTCTATTATCAAAAAGGTTTAATGACGAAATGCATGGTATCCCAACATTAGGAAACATACCAGATACAAATCGATCAAAAGACTTAGGACAATATGTTTTTACATAATACCAATCCATCATATCTGTAATTATTAATCAAAATAACGAAATTATATATATGTTTAAAGTTTTTTGATATTTTGTAATATACTTATCAATGTTTAGTTTCAGAAATGAGAATACACGATTATTATTACAATGACGACACGAGAAGACTTTACATTGAATTTTCTATTAAGTCTGATTATGACAAATTTTATAGGATTTTAGATTTAGATTATTCTGAGGTAGAATATTACTCACCCGAAATAATAACTGAAGATGACTTGGTTGATGTTGACGAATCTTTTATTATTGACTTGATTAATCAATACACACAAGAAAATGATTTACCAGATGAAATAATTTTGTGATATTTATTAATATGGGTGCACTAAATGACGATAAAAAAGATAAGTTAAACCGTTTTGTTAAGTTTGTTAAAAAAGAACTAGACTTAAAAACGGTACCAACAATCTCAGTTCAAAACCATAGAGAGGGTTTAAAGACTACTGCAAATTATGACTACACTAAAGAAAATAAGGTCATAAAGGTTTGCAGTAAAAATCGTGCATTAGTTGATGTAATGAGAAGTATTGCACACGAACTCGTGCATCACAAACAATACGAACAAGGTAGATTAGAAGTAAAACCACCGGATATTGGTGGTGAAATTGAGGACGAGGCGAACGCAAAGGCTGGTCAGTTTATCAAAATGTTCGCAAAAGAAGACCCTACAATTTACGACGAGTAAATTATCTCATAAATTTCAAAAGTATTCTTACGGTCACGGCTTTATCTCTGGTACCATTTGACATATAAATGTCAGTAACAACTTCAGGACTTAGTAATGTCATTTTACTTGATGGGGTAACACCATTTGATTTATTATTAACGATTTCATAGGTGTACATGGTTCTACTACCAGTTTCAGTATTATAAACACTAAGTTTATCTGTCCTATCATAAACCTCCACGTCAAATGGGACATGAGAAGGTTGTAGAGACCCATTGAAATTTATAAAATCCGTTGATAGATAATAAAACGGTGACCCCACGGTACCGTCAAATTCCCAAGTTGTTTTACCTATTACAAATCTTCTATCTTTAGTTGTAGTGTTATAATTTTGTTTCATTAATATATCTCCACTAACAAATGTTTGATTATTCCAAGAGTTAATACAAATAGTATCATTTTTTAATACTTGATATGAAGATATTGAACTGATAGGGACTATATCATAATCATAAAAGACCCATTTACCCCCTGTTATTACAGGTGGAGTAGTAAGTTCATATTTCTCACATCCCCAAAAAAGTGGGATAAACAATAGTATAATCAGTTTTTTCATGTCTTTGCTTTAAATTGAAGACAAAAATACGTATTTTTTTGGATATCACAACTAATTTCAAAACTTTTTTTTGATATTTATATATTATGAAAATAAGCCTAACCGAAAAACAATACGATTCATTGATTAAAAAAATCAATGAAAATCAAGAAGTTACGGAGCAAGGGGAGACACCAAATCCCGAACCTACAGCAGGAACCTCACCACAACAAGGTGGTGGTCAAGGTTATCCCCAAGTTGGAAAATGGGAAAGTGGAGTGACGAGAGGACCCGCAAATCAGGTAAGTGTAACAAAATGGTCAGATATTGTTGGTTCGGTTCTTAAAAGAGGTAAAGCAAATCAACTTAAATAAAGTATTTATATAACATGGAATTCATAAAAATTAGTATCGATAATAGATACATCCAATACGAAGATAAAATTATTGATACTCAAACAGGATTTAGATTTAGTCAAAACAGTCTTCATCCTGCAATGGTTTGTGAGATGTTTAAACATCAATTCTCCTATAGTTACAAAATGAAATTGATGGAATCTTCGGAATTATTTTCCAAGATGAAACAGTTAATTTATCCCTTAATTGAACATAATAGAGATGTAGTTTTAGAATATGAAGTGAGATATGGTATGAATTTAATATACGAATCTCCTGAAAAATTTAACTTCGGTACACTACGTTTAATAGAAGAATCTTGGGATTTTGTAAAAACAAAAGTATTAATTGAGTCTCCATTAATTTTAGAAGATTGGTGGGATGACATAAAAACTGGTGTTTCTAATACTTGGAACGCAGCGAAAGGAGCTGTTAGTGGTGCAGTAGATGCTGCGAAGGGTGCTGTTAGTGGTGCAGTAGATGCTGCGAAGGGTGCTGTTGGTGGTGCGGTAGATTGGGTTGTTGATAAAGTTAAAGAAGCAGGACAATGGATTTTAAATAAAGGTCTTCCTTGGTTTTTTACGAAATTAGAACAGATTTTACTCAACCCTGTTGCAATTGGTGTTGATATTGCACTTTCAACTATCGGTGTGGGTAAAATAGCGGGAGCAATATTATGGGGTGCATTGGGTATATGGAAAATATATCAATTAGTTAGTGGACAAATCCCTAATGAATTATTTTCATACATAGATATTGGTTTGTGTTTAGTTGGTTTAGCTTTTACGGGTGGAGCAGCAAGTGGAATTAAAAGTGCAATGAAAGCTGCGGGTAGAGACGTTAGAAAACTTTTATCAAGTCCATTACTTAAACCGTTAATTACATTGTTATCTAAAGGTGTAGGTTTTATAATGAATTTAATTGTTAAACCAATTGAATGGTTAGCAAAAACAATCGGTGGCCCTAAAGTAAATGAAATGATTAAAACCGCTAAAGGTAAAATAAATAATATCTTTGAAACTTTAGATAATGCGACAAAGGCTTCACAACCAGGTTTACGTAAAACAATTGCTAAAGGAATTTCACAAGATTTTGTAAAACCAGGATTAGCGGCTTCTAGAAATCCTGCATTATTAAAAACGGCAGCTAAAAAAGGTGTCGTTGGTGGGTTAGCATTACATGGTGGTGTTAAGGCAATAGAAAAGGGTGCCGAAAAATATACGGAATATCAAACACAAAAAATGGAAAAACTAAAAGCTGATTTGGCAAATACTCTAGACGATAATTCAATAAAGCAAACTGTTAAATCGTCGTTTGATGATGCGATGGCACAAATGAATTCATTAGATAACCAATAATATAAAAAAAATAAAATGGAAAACAAGGACGCGAAATTAATAAGAAAATTTATAACACTAACCGAATCTATTGAAAAAAATGAAGAATCGATAGATGTTAATGAATTGTCTGAAATTGAACAATCAGTGGATGAACAATTGAAAACATTTCAAGAACCACTTAAAGTTATTCTTAAAGCTGCTCAAGAAGAAAAGGCCCTTTGGCAGACAATAAAAACAGATGTACCTGCAATTGGTAATAAGTTTAAAAGTTTAGAAGATTTTGCTTTAGCGGTAAAGGATAATAAATTAACTAATGTAGAAGCTGCTGGTTTGGTAAAATCAGTTGCCAAAAATTCTCCTGAGTTATTACAAAAAATTAAAGGCTTTGTAAAGACTGAACAAGGTTTCATTGATATGTCAAAACTAGTTTTTCCTAAGGGAACACTTAATCCTGCAGACCCAAGAAAAATGGAAATCGCTAAGAAAACACTTTCACAAATGGGTATTGAAGGTAAGGAAGCCGAAGAGATGATAAGACAAGCAGCACAAGCAAGCGCGTCTGGTGGTGTTGCAACGAAAGCAGTTGACCAAGCGTTGGCTAGAAGAGCGAAAGAATTAAAAGGTGTTGCACCTGAAGTTAAGGCACTTGAAACAGGTGCAAAGACAGGTACAGAAGCTGCTGCAAATGTGGTAAAAACTGCTGCTGAAGATGCTAAAAAGTTGGGACCTAGTATTGCGGATAAATTTAGAAAAGGTGGTGAATATCTAAAAAAATATAGTACAACTGCTTTTGAAAGATTGAAGGGAATTAAATCAAAACTTAATCTTAAAAACTTAGTATTATATGGTTTGGCAGGATATGGTGCTTATGAAGTACTTAAAAATTTATTTAGTGGAAGTGATGCAGAAAAAAGTGCAGTAATGCCTGATTGTGTTGTAAATATGGAAGGACTTGAATGGGGAGCAACAAGTGGTGGTGACGCAATGATTTTCAGTAAAAATGAATTCGATGAGGCATCTAAAGGTCATGGAGGTTTGAAATTTTATCCAAACATGAGAGTTTGGACAATGGATAATGCAATGAGTGGTACATACGCATGTAAAGCTGGTGGTGGTGTTGAAACTAAACCATTGTCTGAAAATGAATTAAATGAACAATCATCTAATATCACTATTACTTGGGATAAAAAGGATGGTGAAACACCTCCTCCACCTAAACCACCAAAATCAAATTTTCATGATTGTTCAAATAAAGAATTACCACATGAATTTGGTTGTCGTTCAAAACAAGTTAAAGAAGTACAGGTATGTTTAGGTTTACCTGAAAAATATCAAACTGGTAATTTTGGACCAATAACTAAAAAAGCTTTAGAAGATAAAGGTATTGATACGAGCAATGGTTTAACACAATCAATTATTGATTCTGTTTGTAATGGTGCGGATGAAGAAGTAGTTAAAAAAAGAGAACAAATTAAATTAGAACCATTAGCACCAAGAGATATTAAATTAAAACCTATTGATCTTAGTAACTTAAAACTACCTGATATTAAACCATTAGAGGTGTCGCCGGCGAAATTTTATAATGCGTTGAAAGATAATGGTAATATTGTTGGGGAAGATGATAATAATAGAATCAAATATAAGGGTCCAGATTTAGATGATACACAATTGGGTAGATTAGATACTGCATTATCTGAAATGGGTTATGTAAGAATTAAACAAAAAGATAAAGACTACGGTGTAAAATATGTTTGGCAAAAACAATAAATTAATATGAGTGAAATAAAAAACATAATATCAAATGTCCTTACTGAAGAACGAAAAAAACGTTTGGATGAGGCATATATTGAATTAGATGATATTAGAGATGAGAATTATTTAATCGAAAGATATCTTGAAATTACCACAAACTTGGTTAATGAAGGATATGATTTAGATGAAATTGATGTTCCCGACTCAATTAAAAATTCAATAAATGTGGATGCGGTAAAAAAAGGATTGACTGACTCACTCATGATATCTGCGAAAGAATACATATTTCGTTTTATTGCGAATAAAATTTTCGGATGGGGACCAACTAGTTCGACTATAATTGCACAATTATTTGCAGACTGGAATCCTCTTGATTTATTAAAAATATTCAAAAACGAACAAGAGTGTGTTGCTAAATTTCCCGATTTATCAGATAGATTAGTTACAATGATGTTAAGACGAGTATTAGGAGGAGATATGGGTGCAAATCCAAATGACTACTCAATTGGTGTTGCACAAATGGGAGGAGTTTACTTAGGTAACTTAATGGGTGAAGTTGTAAAAGAAACCAATCTTTCGGAAGTTTTGGCGGATAAATTCTGTAAAGCAATTCATTAAAAATGGAAATAACAAAAAAACAAATATTAGAAAATAGAGAATTACTTAAAGAAGATGGTTGGGAAACGGGATTAATGGTTGCAGGTTTTATACCTGTTATAGGTGAAATTGCCGATATCGCATTAATTGGTCTATATCTTTATAGAAAAGAATATATTTATGCGGGTTTAATGTTAATTGCATTAATACCAACTGTTGGTGATATTATTGCCAAACCGTTTATTAGGTTTTTAAAATCTGCTGGTCCTGTTGGTAAAGCGGCATTAAGTAGTAGTGATGACATGGCAAAATATTTAATGTCTAATCCCGCGGCTAAAGAACAATTTATTAAAATGTCAAAATATTTTGATCATCCAGGTGTAACAGGAACAGTTAAAAATTTAAATAAAGTTAATTCTAGTTGGGGTCAAAAAATGTTAGATGCTGTTAACTCATTAAAATCAACAGTGTCTAAATTGAAACCAGCCAGAATCGGTCAAAGGGTGGGTAAAGAAATTGCAGCACAAGGTGCTCCAAGTACATTAAAAATGTTAACAGGAGGGGGTCCTGTTGCAATGGGTATAAAAAACTTTTTTAGAGAAGAAAGACTTGCAAAATACATTGTAAAAAATGGACAGAAACCAAGTAACTGGATAAAAAATTGGTGGTATATTGTTAGAACTGGTAGAAAAGACAGAAGGAACTTAATAAAACAATTTATAATTGCTAATGGAATATTGGATATTTTTGGTTTACCAAATTTTGAATCTTTTCAAGAGAAACTTCAAACCGATTCTCAATTTAGAGAACAATTAGCAAATGACCCGAGATTTAGTCAAATGATAAATCAAGGTGGTGTTGTATCACAAGAAGAATTAAATTCGTTAAATGGTAATGATTCATCGGGTATTGCCGATGCGGGAAGTGCTCTTATGAATTTGGCTTGGTTAAAAACTTTAGCACGTTTATATACTTAAGAGATATTTATATTAGAACCTAATTGGTTTGGTCGCCGTTAGGTGATAACATGATTAAACGAAAGGGAGGTATTTTATCTCGGCAAAGGGGTCCTAAAGACCTCTTTGTTCGTTTACATTGTTACTCTTTTTATTTATATTTTAATATGTCGTTACCTTGTCCCATGTGTAAAACCCCATTGGGTTTAACCTTAGAGTTTATTATAAAACATCCCATATCTGCCTGTCCCAACTGTAAAACAATACTCGATTTTACGGTTAATGAAGACATTAAAAAATCATATAATGAGGCAATGAATGAAATTAAAAAAATAAAAAACCAGTACAAGGGAATGGTTAAATTTGGTTAAATCCTTTTAATTAAATGTGAGATATTTATAGTTAATAAACCAAAAATTAAATAAAAAATTATGGCGGGTATTGCAGATCAATTTGCGGGTCTTCCAATTGAGGATCTAATTGTTTCACCTATAGTCGGGATGGCTAAGGGTCAAGCAAAATTAAATGAGGTAACTTGGAGATACATCTCCGAAGTGGCTTTTGAACAAGATGAGAAAACTAAAAAGAATGTTGCTCGTTCTTTGGATGTTGAAATGAACAGAGTAGTTACCGACGGTGCGACAGGTGAACAAACTATACAGAAATTGTATAATAAGGTTCCTATGTTACCATTAGTCCCGCTTCCTTCATTAGCAATAACTTCTGCGGACATCAACTTTACTATGGAAGTTAAAACGTCTGAAACATCAAAAGAAAGTTCAGATAGTGAAACATCTTATTCGGCTTCAGCATCTGCAAGTTGGTGGGGTATGAAATTCTCAGCGACAGTTGCTGGTAAAGTTGCAACACATAAGGAAAACACAAGAAGTACAGATAATTCAGCAAAATATGAAGTAAAAGTACATGCTGAACAATTACCACCGACTGAAGGTATGTTGAAATTATCAGATTATCTAACTCAAATGTTAGAACCATCTTTAATTCCACTTACAGCAGACCCAAGTAAATAATAATTGATTTTGTCAATAATTTATGTTATATTATAATATAAATTAGTTTTATGGCAAGATTAAATATAGAAGAATTGGTTGGGGGTCTCTTAGAGGCTGCGATGGTTTCTCAAGGTATAAGTGAAAGACAGCATATTAATGCTATCAGAAACTATTTTAATGAAGACGGTACACCTATAATACAAACCTTCACAATTGGGGGTAAGGATTTAGATGTACCTCTTTATATTCTAGCAGATCACTCTTCTATTGGGTTAGATGAATTAGAGATAGAGTTTGAAGCCAGACTAATATTTGGAGAGGATCAATCTAGCGTTTCAGATCTCAAAAAATCATTATTAGGTTTATTTAAAAAAAGGGGATACAAACATAATATTAAGGGTATTGAAGTTGATTCAGGGAAAAATACTGATAGGTCAGGAATGGCTAAAATTAAAGTAAAATTCAAAGCTGACGAAAAACCTGAGGCTGTTAGTAGATTAGTGGATGCATATATTCAGAATATGTCTGACCCAAATATTAATAAATCTAAGGATTAATATTATATTTTAATACATATAATTTCACGTGAAACATCGATTTATATTTATAAACATATAAAAAACCCCTCAATAGAGGGGTTTTACTTTTGGTGGAGGTGACGGGAGTCGAACCCGTGTCTTGCTCGCAATACCATAAATGGACTACACGTTTATTACAACATTGTTTCTCAATGTTCCGAAATATTAGGTTTGATGTATGTGGGAAACCAACCTATAAACAACCTGGTCTCAGAATTATTTTAAACGAGCTCTGACCTGTGACCCGTATATTGGACTTCTGTTCCTAGGTTAATGTCCTAACCGACCCGAATGTAGTCTCGCCTTAGGCTACTGCTACGTTAGAAGTTGCAATTAATCCGCAAGCTTCCATTTTGTTGTAAACGTTGCCGTTTGAATTTTACCACCGTTGATTAAAGTCGTAGATGACATCCGACTACGTGCCCACCTATCATATTAACGCCAATCAATACCAGACACCCCCATATTTTAAAGAACTAATGTAAAGATATAAATATTTTATGATATTACCAAAGGAAAGTTTTTTTCATATAACGCCTCAAATAGAAGTTTATTCTTCTCCCATTTTTTATTAACCATTCCTATTGATTTGTGTGTTACTCTAATTCTAGTTGTAACTCCAATTTTAACCCCATCCAAATGATTATCAAGACATATTGGTAAATCGTAAAAATGAAAACCTTCAAACTGTTCGTTGAATTTATGTTTGATTCTTTTTTTATGAACCATCATAAATAATCCATCAACAACAACCACTTCTTTAGGTGTCTCAGTGAACATTTGTTTTGAATAATAATTCACATGTCTTTTTCCATTATGTTCATGACCAACAACACCATACATAGATGTTCTATCTTGCCACCACATTCCACTTAATAAATTATTTGTTCCTGCTAAACCTAAAATACCATACTCAAGATTTTTATCAAATAATTTAACAATTTTAGGTGTAATATTTGTCGTCTCAATAATTAAATCGTCATGCATAAAAACAACAATATCGTATGTCGATTCTTCTAAACCTTTATTATAAATTTGTGGTAAAGATTCTTCACCATTATTTTCATAAACAATTATTTCAGTTTTAGGATGTGAAAACATCTTACTCACATGTTTCAAATAGTCATCATCTATTTGACGTGTTGGTATTATAACACTTACAGGTTGATTATTCTTCGACATAAATTGCTTCTATATTTCCATCGAATTCTTTTAATTCAATTACAATGGGTTTATTTGATGGTATGTATTGTTCTGTACAAATTGATGCATTAACAAAAAGAGTGTCTTTAATATAAGCACCACCATAACCTCCGTGAATGTGACCAAACACATGTAACAAAGGTTTTATTTCATCTACACGATGACGTAATAATTCACACCCAACATTAATACTACCTTGTCTCCAATTATTTACAAAATCCCTCGCTTCATTAGGTGGTCCGTGGGTAATTAATACATCAGTATCATCAGGAATCATTGACCAATATCTTTTTAAATCTTCACCAAGTCTTGGTAAATTAAATGCCCAATTATAAAACTCCGGTTGCCAAGGCGATCCATAAAATTTTATTGGTCTATTAAATTCAGGTGATTCAATTATGAACTCACTATCTTCAAGATACACAACATCTGATTGTGATAAATTTTCAGGTGTCATTAAATGATGAAACCAATCGTATTCACCTTTATGATGTGGATATCTATGTTCTTCAAATGCAAAATCGTGATTACCGGCAATAAAAATTTTAGAATCAAATCCTTTTATGTTCATAAACCAATGAACAAATTCTTCTACATCACGTTTTTCTCCTTTGTTTGTACAATCACCCGCATGTATTAATACATCACCTTCGGGTAATGGTCCATATTTCTCCATATTTTTATGGAGACTATGTGTATCAGATATACAAACAATTCTCATTTTAATAATATAAAAAATATTTTTTAATATGCAAAAAAAAAGTCAGAAATATTCTGACTTGATTTGGGGCCGCACGGTTAATATTTTTGTGAGGTCTCTTCCACCATTTAGTTTATTAAAACTAAAAAACAAAACTCTGAGATTACAAGTTTTAGTAGTTGACTTTAGAAAGATTATTGTTTCCTTTCTTATCCACAGTCTTTTGAACTGTACCAACCAGTGACGGTCAATTAGATTAACCAATCCTTAAGTCATTAGATACTCTCATCTTACTCATTACTCTTCGAGGTTGCCACCCCGATTAATCCTTGCGGGACTAGAGAACTTTCTTACAATTCACATTGGGCTTGGGACCCTTTGTGGCCGTGAACCCCTCACGACTATGTAGTCACCTGTCTCTAACGACTGACGAGCACTTTTCCTTTTGTATTTAAGTTTGTTAAACCAAAATTAACAAAATGATTTTAGTTACCGATTTGGAAGGTAGTGGCTCGTCACCAGACATGTCATCTTTTGAACAACACGATACTAAACTACCCTCTGAGATATCCCTACCTCCATACTTTTGGACCCCTTCGAGATAAGAATCTTGGTAGATTCAAATCAAGGATAATAACAGCACCACCTGTACATCACCATACCTTTCGGTTTTAAGATTCCCATTGTATTGAATCACGCAATTGTATAGTTGGAGACCATACTTTTTACAATAATTCTACGAGTTATTCTTATTGGTGTTCCCACCTCAACCAAACGACCGGTATCGCTTGGTCACCAAACCACTTTCCCTAAAGTGTCACCCTCAGTACTTAAGGTTCGATGATATCCCGCTTGCCTACTCAAGTTCCATTTCTGAAACCGCAAACCTGAATAACTAATTCAGATTCACTTTATACTGCTTTCACAGTTTATTTAATGACCATAGGCGGCCAATATTTTTAGTCAAAGAACTTATCGTTTCCGATTGTTTTACAAATATACGAAGAGTTTATTTAAAAACAAAATTTTTGTCAATTATTTTTAAAATTTTTTTTCGAGATTTTATTATACGCCATTTCATATATTTCGTATAAAGGTAAAGTTTGATTATTATTTAATATCCTCATTACCTCTTCTCTCACATCATTAATAATTCCTTCTTCAAAAGAAAGAATCATAATCTCTTCCATTAAATCAGAGTTAGTGTATCCCATATTAAAAATATAAATAATTTATTATTATTTTTAAATACGTACTAAATGATTAGCAGCATATGTTGTTAACGCACCTAAGTGTTTATACCTAACTTTATATCCCATACCCTCGACTAAACCAACTGCCTGTCTTAATACGGAATTAGATTTATACTTTGGGTCAGGATTTAAATCAATATCAATCCATGTAGGTTTAGGTAATCCATTTTCTTTTAACCATTCCGCAATTTCAATAGATTTCCAAACCTCATTTAACAATCTAGATGGTGTATTATATTCCATCGAAGTTGTCTCACGAGTACATAAAACATGTGCACCTTTCCCTGGTGTATATAATGCTATTACAACACCATAAATGGTTTTCTTATTTCCATAACATTGTGAGTCAGATCCGATGAGAATTTCTACGTTCTCTCTTGTTGAGATGTATTCTCTAACATACTCAATCAAGTTAGGAATATTTGTCCCATAGAGAGTTCTAAATTGTTTCATTTCATTTCATTTACTATAATTATTTTAGCTGTAGTGGGAGGATTCGAACCATCCACGAGGCGATTCAATTGATAACACATTCCTGCAGGATGGTGGTCTACCCCATATTACCAATCTATTTCGTTATCCACACCCCCGAGACAGGAGGGCTTGTCTGCCAGATTGACACGCGTGTCAATCGTTTTTCAACACACTACAATTTGCGGAGAGTGAGGGGCTCGAACCCTCGCGGCTTTAACACCCTAACAGTTTAGCAAACTGCCCCCTTCACCAACTTGGGTAACTCTCCTAAAAAATTTTTCTTTCGTCATTTCTTCTTCTAGCTTCTTCGGCTTCTTTATACCAACGAATCCATGTTAATGATACATCAACAATTGCAAGTGCAGGAGCTAATACAATGACCATAATGGTCTCTAAACCAGGAGATACACCAATCATACCGGGATTTGATAATTTATTGTATTTTTTTATTAGTTGATACATACAATAAATGATACAGATAATGTGAAATGTTAAATACATATTTTATTTTTTTGTTTTTCTTTTATTTAAAAATTCGTAAAATTTATTTTCATAATTTACAAAGTGTGTCATTGCCCACCATTTACCAAAAACACTACCACTTATATAAACAATAATAACCGTCCAATCTTTGGCAAATAATCTATCAAGTGCAAAATAAGTTGAACCTAATGATACAAGATTTATCCATACCGAATTAAACACAAGTTGTTTAACTTTATTCTCATAAGTGTATTTTATCTCCATAGTTTTAAAAACATTGAATAAAACTTGAAAGAAAAATACTAAGACATATAACCACATAGTTTATTTTATTTTATTTTTTTATTTTATAATATAACATAACCCCAACAATAATGGTATTAAAAAGATAATTCATTATTAATGGATAACTTTTTAAATCAACCGAATATATTAACATAAACACCTCACCAAAAAACCATAATAATAAAAATGGCCACCCTAAGTGACATCGTTTATCTTTAATTGTTCTAATGACTTCAGGTATACCACAAATTGTAAGTAATATTCCACCTATGTATGCTATTAATTCCATGTTGTCCCTCAGGGATTCGAACCCCAACTAGATGGACCAAAACCACCTGTACTACCGTTATACTAAAGGACAGAATAATCATCATTGAGAATGTAGATTTTCACTAACTCGATTTAGCGGTCTCTTTGATGATTGAGCAGATGAAAGGAATCGAACCTTCGTCTCCAACTTGGAAGGATGGAGTAATAGCCATTATACGACATCTGCATTTGTAGGTGGGACTAACCTACGTCAGTTTTGTACTTCAACCATTAAAGTCCTTTTGAGCTTCCTGTCAGAATCGAACTGACGACCCCGAGATTACAAATCACGTGCTCTGGCCTGCTGAGCTAAGGAAGCTTGTGGAGCGGAAGACCAGGCTCGAACTGGCCACCTTCTGCTTGGCAAGCAGACGCTCTACCTAATGAGCTACTTCCGCATTTGTCTCGTTTTTACTTCCGAGTTTGGTAGAAGATGAGAATTTTGAAATCCCGACCCTTTGGATGTAAACCAAATGCTCTTCCTCTGAGCTAATCTTCTATTGTGGACCCGGAGGGTCACGATCCCCCGACCTTGGCATTATGAGTGCCCTGCTCTGACCAACTGAGCTACGAGTCCAATTTGTTGGGGTAGACGGACTCGAACCGCCGAACTCAATGAGAGGGGATTTACAGTCCCCCGCAATTGCCACTATGCGATACCCCATTTTATTGGTGACCAAGGAGAGATTCGAACTCTCACGTTTTTCAACATTGGTTCCTAAGACCAACGTGTCTACCATTCCACCACTCGGCCAATTTGCGTCCTCTCAAGGTTTCGAACCTTGGACCCTCTCGTTAACAGCGAGATGCTCTACCGCTGAGCTAAGAAGACAAGTGTCGGGATTGCAGGATTCGAACCTACGACCTCTTGGTCCCAAACCAAGCATACTACCGGACTGTACTAAATCCCGAATGGTAGTCCGACGTGGAATCGAACCACGAATTACTCTTTAGAAGAGAGTTGTTATATCCGTTTAACTATCAGACCAATTAACACTATCGTCTTTGAAAGTTTTTTATTTAATTGTTATGCCTTACGGCTGTTTAATTTACTTTCAAGTTTATCAAGTCGTGAATCTAGTGTTCGATATATGTCTTGAACAATTGTTTCACGCTCTCTGTTTTGTACATCAATTTCTCTTCCGATTATTTGATGAATTTCATCAATTTCTTTGTTATGTTTTCTCACCTTAACAAAGGCCATTACAGCAACTACCGCAACCGCGATAACCACCACAACGGACATTCCTAAAATAAATGATAATATATCCATATTATTTTCTCCTTTATTTCCAAAGAACGATAGTGTTTGTACCGAGAGCGGGAGTCGAACCCGCACGGGACTTTCGTCCCAACAGATTTTAAGTCTGTCATGTCTACCATTCCATCACCTCGGCAAATTTTCCCACAATGTCAAAGAACCTAATAAAATATAAGAATAAAAAATTACTAAAACAAAAAACCCGAACTTTTTTGTTGAGTTCGGGTTTCGATATCTTAGGTAGATTGAATCTTACATTTTGAAATCCGAACTTGAGTAACATAACGGTTGCACACCATACCCATTACCATTAACTGGTCTCGTACTAAGTGTTGATATGTTATTCAAATTCTTCATCTCTGTTTTATAAGTATATGTGAATATATAAAAAGTTTAAATAATAAAAAAATTTTTGTACTCGGTACGGGATTCGAACCCGTGCTACGTCCGTGAAAGGGACGCGACCTGACCACTAGTCGAACCGAGCAAGTGCGGAGAGAGTAGGATTCGAACCCACGGAACAGTTTCCCGTTCTTCAGTTTTCAAGACTGACGCAATCGGCCAACTCTGCCATCTCTCCAATCGTTGTTTCAACTTGCAAGTTTACTCTTAACATCTCTTTCTCTACAACGACTGAACCTAATCACATTTGTAGTCCGAATGTAGCGTCGGGTAATCACTCCATGCTTCTATGTAACTCTATGTACCTTGCTTTGTTACTAAGCGTGTTAAGTGTATGAAACAACTTGCGGTTCCTACGGGATTCGAACCCGTGGTCTCCTCCGTGACAGGGAGGCATGTTAGGCCACTACACCAAGAAACCAAAAATGATTCTAACCCACCTTCAATCTGCACCATCCAAGTCATGCTCTGGTTGACAAAAGCCTCGTTGAGTTAGTCTCAAGTGTTGCGAGAGAGGGAATCGAACCCCCGACCTAAAGGTTATGAGCCTTCCGAGCTACCGCTGCTCTATCTCGCGATTTGTTTTACAAAGATAAGAATAAATTGTGAAATCACAAAATATTTTTAATCTTTTTTTGGTTGCGGGGCCAGGAATCGAACCTGAATATCTGGCTTATGAGACCAAACGGGTTACCTAACCTCCCCACAATGGGGTGATAGACGGGATTCGAACCCGCTAATCCAAGAGCCACAATCTTGGGTTCTACCATACGAACATCTATCACAGAGTCAAGTATTGGATTCGAACCAATGTAGGAGGTTTTGCAGACCTCAGCCTAACCACTCGGCCAACCTGACTTATTTGTTCTTTGTTCTCGAACAATGAACAGAGGTCTCACAGGGATTCGAACCCCAATCATCTCGTCCGTAGCGAGACGTTTTTCCATTAAACTATGAGACCACATTTATTTAATTTTTGCACGGGTGGAGAGATTCGAACTCCCATCGACGGTTTTGGAGACCGGAATGCTACCATTGCACCACACCCATGTATTGTGACCCCTCGCAGACTCGAACTGCGGACTCCCTCATTAAAAGTGAGGTGCTCTAACCAACTGAGCTAAGAGGTCAATTGTGGAGATAGTTGGTTACGCTCCAACTCCTAAGGATTTTCAGTCCTTCGCTTCTACTAAGTTAGCTTCATCTCCTATTGTTCTTAGAGATGGACTCGAACCATCAACCTTCCGCGTATCAGACGGATGCTCTCACCATTGAGCTACCTAAGAATGTGTGGTAGTTTTTCAGTTATATCGAGAAACGGAGATACCAGCTCCTAAACTCGGGGGTTGGTGGACGCGTTGGGAATCGAACCCATTCACTCTGATTGCAAATCAGGTGGTCTGCCATTGACATCCGGCCCAAAAACAAAAAACCCCGAGATTTTGTCCCGAGGTTCTGAATATTTAAAGCCAATCTTTATTTAGCCCTTATTAATATCTTCAGTTCGAGACAAAAGCATAACACGCTCATCCGCCCATTTTGAACAGATTGTAAACGAGTGCATAATATGTTTTACTTGTTTCATCGAACTTTTTTATTTAAATCTCTAACAAAGATAACAATAAGTATATGAAAATACAAGAAAATTTAAAAATATTTATAAAAAAGTATTTTAATGTTGAATCAACTAGCACTTACATGGTATATGGAATCACCGATTGACTTTGAACAAAAACAATATGTTTTACTTGCCTACCTACAAAAAGTTGACAACTCGTTTCTTTTAAAAAAACTTTCACCTCATTTATTACATATGGAAAAAATGGTTTGTGAATTAATAAATTATGAAGTTTTATATGAAAAAATGAGAAAAGATTTTGATAAAAATCGTTATATATATTTCGACGATAATTCAAAATTAAAAGGAGAAAACAACGAATTAATAATTGAGATAGAAGAAATTGTAAAATTCTCAATACCTCAAGTTAAAACAAGAATTGACTTTGGATACAAAATATTTGAAAAAAATAAGCAAATTCTCTACTAAATCACATCGTTAAACAACTATTCAAATATTTATAAAATGAACAAAATAAATAAAAGTATCCTAGAAATTTAAAATTTACCCGAGTAAGGTTTTAAGTTTTTAGTGATACAACTAAAAAACTTAAAAACAATGGAGAGGGTAAAAATTATCGCACTATCGATTAGGGATAGATTCTTCCAATTTTTCTTAGTATTTGCACTTGCTTGGGTATTCTTAGCACTTGCCTTTCAAGTATCAACAATAATTTTAATGGCCACAGGTCAGGATGAAATTGTTAACACTTGGACAAATAAGATTACACATATGATTGATGGCACATTTAAAAATTCGCCAGAAAATATATGGTATGAATCTGAAGATCATGTATGGGTAGAGGGTGTGGAGAACAATGTTAAAATTGGAAAACTTGCAGGTAATAGACAATTATCATTTGGGGTTAAAAACATATTAGAAGAATATCTACAAGAAAATGGTAAAGATTTAAGTCCATCTGCTGAAAATAAAATTAAGGTGGAAATTGTTTATTTGGATATTCTGACAACAAAGAAAAACGTATCAGTTTTTCATAAAAATGAGGAAAAAGTTGTTGTTAGAATGAAAGGTATTCTTTATAAAAACGGTAAAAAAGTAAAAGAAGTTGTTGTTGAGGAAGGGTCTTCAGAAATCTCAATGTCCACATTAATCGTAGACGAGGGTGGTAAATTCAACCAAACATCCTTAAGTAATGCAATAAAAAAAGCGTGTGGTTCGCTTGTAGTTAAACTTTTTGAATAAAATGAAAAAACTAATATTTGTTTTAGGGATATTAACTATCTCTTTGGCGTCTTTTGGTCAAATGACAATCAACAGAACAATTACACCCGCAACGGGTCCATATAAGGTTGGTGATACAGTAACTGTAAAATATGTTGTGGATAAAGGAACAAATCCTGCAACAACACCACGTTATGTATGGTTAAGATATCAATATAGTAACAAATCTTTATTGTTATTACCAAACTCAATAACATACGGACAAGGTACATCCGTACAAACATATTCAACTGAGTGGGCCAACTATAAATTTACACCAAACGCAAATTCTGCATCAACATCTCTATATGCACAGTATTTGGCTTCTCCTTGGAATTTTGCTGTGAATTCAGATTGGAACGTTGGTCAATTAACTTTACAAAGAACAGATGCAACAATTAATGGGGAGTTGGCATCTCATAAATTTGTAATTAAAGATAATACATCATACACCGATATTCATAATTTAATTTTGGCGTATGCAATTGATGCTACTTCAACAAATATATCACCAATTACCACATCTGGTGCATCAATATCTTTAGGTAATGTAACAGGTGGTTCATCATCATTTAAAGTTAAAGTTGCATTCCCATCAAATTATACAACAATAACAGACCACACCGTTCAAATTATGAGATTAAAAAATGATGGTAGTGGTCAAATAGATTGGGGACAACAACCAATTACAACATCACCTTTAGATGCAAGTGGTGAAGCAACATTTACAAATTTAAAAATAGGCGATTCTGTTGGTGTGTTTGTTGCACCAGCATATCAAAGAACATGGATGAATAATGTTATTACAGTATCAGATGCTTATAAAGCATTTCTTGCTGTATCACAAGTCGATATAAATGGTAATTCAACATATTTTACTTACCCTAATTTAGAAAAGAAGGTCGGTTTAATCACAAGAAACAAAACCGTATTTAGTGAAAGTGATTCTTATTACATGTTTGCATATGTTATGGGTATAAATGTCGATTCAAATGCCATGATACCAACATCAACGTCAACATCAGTAAAATGGTATAGTGGTTTGTTGAATCAAAGTTGGTTAGATGGAACACCTACAAATAGAGTGTTAATTACTTCTAATACTCAAACCGCAAATGCGGTATTTGCTTGGGGTGGTGATTTGAACTGGTCACATTCAACTGATCCCGCTGTTATTGCACAAAACATACAAAATGGAATTTACACAAACTCAGTATCTCGAATTGGAACAATGGATATAAAATCAATGTCTGTTAATAGTTCAAATTTAGTTGTTGGTTCATATCAAACAAAAGAATACGAAAAAGCAACATTGAGTGTGTCATCAAAGTTAGAAGGTGGTAAAGTTGTTTTAACTACTAATTTAACAAAATCTGATTTAGCTGGTTTAGAAGTTATAATGCAATATGATGAATCAAAATTAACATTAGACAATGTAATTTTTGATTCTGGATCAACAGTAACAAATTTCTCAACACATAATAATGGTAGATTAACTTTCGGTTCTATTGACCAAATAAAAACAGGTAGAATTAAAGTGGGTACACCATATAAATTAATTTTCACACCTAAAGAAAATTTAACAAATACCGCTGGTTTATTTTATTTTGTGTTATCAGATGCTGTTGATGGAAACGGAAACAAAATAGATTTAACAGTAGAATAGTGGATGAAGAAACTATTAGTTATATTATTGATACTAATTACAAACTTTGGTTTTGGTCAGCAAATAATAGCACCAGACCCAAAGTCGTTTACCGTAAACACAACAGCCCAAGACGCTAGTGGATTTAATTTAAGTGGGTTTAATTCAACAGATAACCTTCTTTGTGCCATAGGATTACCAACAGCACCGTCGGGAACAACATTCTATTTAACAACAACAACGGGTTTGTTACCTGCAAGTGGATTCACAATGAGTGGTAACAAAACAAAGCTAGTTTTTACTGGAACCATGTCGAATATAAACAATGCATTGGCAACACTCAAAGTAAACACAACCGCAACCGTTGGTACTATTCAGTTATCGGTATCGGCAACAGTTAATCCAACAGGATACTATTATAATCCAACTAATGGTCATTTTTATAGACCAATGGCATCTGGAAACACATACACAGGTGCAAGAACCGCATCAGAAGCAACAACATTCAAAGGACAAACGGGATATTTGGTGACAATTACATCCTCTGATGAAGATGCATTTATTTTTGCAAATGTACCACAAACAAACATATGGTTTGCATTAACTGATGAGGTAACGGAAGGTAGATGGGTAATCGATGCGGGACCCGAAAAAGGAACCGTAATTAAAACTGCAAACGGACAATTAAACGGAAATATACAAGGACAATATAACAACTGGGCGGGTGGTGAACCAAACAATTCGGGTAATGAAGATTATGCAGTAACTAAATGGGGAGGCGGTTCTCAATGGAACGATTTACCTAACTGGTCTAATCCATATGTAATCGAATATGGAACATGGTCTAATCCCGATGACCAAACATTTACCGGATTTTATTCTAACTCAGTTTCTCACTCAAATGGACAAACATTAAGAGCACAATTCAATTTTAATTTTGGTACTAATGTCGATGAAACAATGTTTAAAAGTAGAATTTTAACATCTACTGATAATACAAATTTTTCTTCTAATTATTCATATGTTAATTTAAATGGTATTGGTAGAGTTGATATGACTAATCAAATGGACACATCACAAATTGTGGGAAATGGAAATAAGGCAACCATAGTACCTGGTCAAGTTGAGTGGTCATATACAAACCCAAATGCGAGTTGGATGGGTAATGGTGTAAGTAGGTTATTAATTGATTATAGAAAGTTTACGAACTATACTCCGCAATCAATAACAAATGTAAAAATATTAGATACATATGATGGTCCAGTAACTTATTTATCTCACGATGTAAATGGTTGGGCACAATATAGTGTCCCTTCTTCATTAACTAAGGTAACAGATGGAACGTCTATCTATAACTCTTATATAAGAAATGTAAATGGATGGAATACGGATTATGCATTTGCGTCTGAAGTAACATTTGGTCAAAATTTAATGTACAAATATCACACAATATCATTTGGTAATTTAACTACATCACAGACACAAACATTATTAGGTAATATAATCACTGTTGGTGATGTTTATTTGGCATTTAAAGAATATTCTGATAGAGGTATTATGGGTAATGAGAGTAAGTATTTTACATCCGGTATTCAATTCCACAATGCCGATGTTAACGAAGATGGTGTTTTTGATGAAAGAGATTGTTATTCTTTATTAACACATTTACAAGGTACGAATTCTTTATGGCAATCAACACCATCAATTGCAGATGCAATGAAAATAATTCCATCTACAACATATGATAATATCACAAAACAAACATGGAGTACATATACAGATATTAAAAGAATTAACTATCCATTTACTTTTACCAACGGTATTTTAAATTCATATAATTTAGATATTACATGGAAAGGTGATGTAAATCTCTCTCATTCATCTCAACCAACAGGTTTTGTTTTATCATCAAGTAGTATTACTCAACCATCTGAAATAAAATCAATGTCAGTAACAAATAATTCTATAGGTGATGTTGAAGCAGATATAATGATGGAAAAAGTTGGTGATAGTATAATTGCAACTATAGTGGTAAATCCAAATGGCAATAGTATTGGTGCAACTCAATTTGACGTATATTTTGATAATTCAATTTTAGATTTTTCAAGTGTTCAATTTAATAATACACAATCAACAAACTTTGGTAAAAATAATGGTTCATTTATAAGTTTGGGTTCGTTAAATACGTCAGGTGGATTAATTTCTAATATTGGTTATAAAATAACATTTAAACCAAAAACAACAATTACAAACATATTAGGTTTAATTTCAATTAAAAATGTTGAAACATTAAACACTAATTTAATTAAATTAAATGTAAAGGTGATATAATGAAAAAGTTATTATTATTCATATCATTAGTTTTAATTGGATTTGTATCTAACGCACAAATACAAAAACCTGATACATTACAACTATCACCGAAAGAATTATTTGGTGAAAGTGATGATTGGAATGATGTGGGTATATTACAATCCTATGTTAATTTCTCAAAAGATGTTCTTTCATCATCAAACCTTTCAATTGGTGTAATTGGTAGACAAGTATCAACTACTCTTAATTTAGGATACCATAAATCGTCTTTAAATGGACAATGGGGTCACTCATTCGCCGCATCAATTAATCCTATATGGAATTATTATGGTGTTGGTTATGGTTTAAGTAGAAATACTGAAAAGAGAACAACTACAATACAAACATTCTATTCAACCGATTTTGATTTTCAAAAAGATATTACATTATCATTCATTGATGTATTCAGAACTAAAAAGTTTGGAACATTTGGTTATAGTTTAATTGCATCAAAATCATTTTGGGGAACTTATCAGGGTGAGTGGGAAGGAAAATATACGGTAGATGCGGATGGTAATTTTTTAGATTTAATATATCCACAAATGCCAGCATCATCTGAACTTACTTATAGAGGTATGGCGATGTACACTTATACATTTAAAACTAAAAGAGTAAATATTTCACCTCAGTTATTTGCAATGAGTGATGTATATAAAGTATTCAAAGATGACACCGAATCGGATTTATCATATATAGATGATTTCAATTTGGACTTATATTATGGTGTATCTATGGATTGGAAAATAACTAAAAGATTTGTATTGAATACTAATGTTAGATATAACACAACTTGGGATAAATTAAGTGAATCGGTAGGTTATAAAAAGAGTAATCCAATAATGTTTATGATAGGAACAAACTTTCAATTCTAATGAAAAAAGTATTATTACTCACATCGTTAGTTTTAACTTTTTCATCTTGTGTTAGATATAAGATTAAAATGGTGGAATATGATGGTACAGGTTATTCATTATATCTACCGATGAAAAAATATGGAATGGGTAAATGGTATGACGATAATGTAATATACTATTCGGAAGAAATGGCTAGATTTAAAATTGAAAAATGGAAAAGTAATGAGTATTATTTAAATCCTTTTAAAACTTCAAAATATATTAAAATACAATAAATGAAAAAATTATTATATATATCATTGATTTTAATGGTTGGGTGTACAAAAATGGAAATAGAACCCATACCTCAACCTAAAGTTCAGGTTGACATATTTTCCATGTCTGAATCTTCTGTTTCAGATGGTGATGAAATTACATTTAAATTAACATCTGATAGTACATACATATTGAAATTGGTAGATTTCCAAACTGGTCAAGTTTTAACCAAAGAAAAAATAATTGGTAAAATTGGTGATAATAAGTTAAAAATATATACAAAATCGTTACCATCAAAGTATTTATATTTAGTACTTGAGGATATTAATAAAAACCAAAAAGGAAAAACAAAACTAACACTAAACTAAAATGAAAAAACTATTTTTAATAACAATTGCAGTGATTTTTATGACAGGATGTCGTAAAGATGACATGTTACCAATGCCTGAAGTTGCAGTTACACCCGAATTAAAAATGACGGCAAATTCTGGTATTAAACTTTCATCACCATTTGTAACAAGTGAGGTTAGTATGAATGTTAAATTAGAGTCATCGGGAACGGTTAGTGTAAAGATTTTAGATATTGCAAATAGAGTGGTATCGAAAGAAACAATGGAAGTAAAAGCCGGTGATAATATATTGAAAGTATACACTAACGCATTACCAAAATCAGCATACAGAATTGCATTATATGATGTAAACAATGTACTGATTGGTATTACGGATTTTAATAAACTATAATAACACAAATTAAATTTAAATTTTATGTCAGAAGAAGTAGAAAACTCAAATGATGGTACTTGGTCAGGATTAAAAAAGACAATTGTCGGAGTGGCAGGTACCGTAGTAACCGCAGGTGGTGTGTGGTTAACAACATTATTAGGTGGTGGAGATAAAGAAGCGGCGCCAGTTCAACAAGCCGCACCTGTAATTAATATTACAAACTCACAAACTCAGCAACAAGCTGCAGGTGGTGGTAAAACTGTTATCATTAAAGAAAAAAGTGCACCGGCTCAACCAGTTGCAAAACCTAAGAAAAAAGAAGGTGACGAATTTAAGGAAGAAGCTCCAAAATGGTAATTGAGTGCAATAAAGTAAAAAGAAATTGTAAAAAGAAAGATATGTCAGATGTAAACGAGGTGTCGAATGAAAAGACACCACCAAGTGGATTTAAAGATTTATTAAACGCAATGATGAAACGTAGGTGGTATATTACCGCATTGGTATTGGGTGGATTTATGTTTATTATAGGTGGAATGTTCTTCGCTATATTAAATAAATCAGCAATAGAAGGTGAATGGAAAGAACTTCTATTATTGTTATTAGGAGCGTTCATTGGTTCTTATGGTAAAATCATTGACTATTGGTTTAGTGATACTGATAAAGATAAAATGTTGGTTCAGAAAATGGATGAGGAAGATGGTACGGCAATGAGTAACACTGCTGATATGCCGGTAACTCCGCCAAACAACACACCAATCATACCAGAGGCGTTTCAAACCGCTATTGAAAACTCAAAAATAGAAAAGGTAAACGATACGTTTGAACAAGTACCAACCACACAACCTAGAACAGGAATTGAAGTGGATGAAGATGGTGATGGTACAATGGATGGTATAGATTTTGATGGTGATGGTAAAATCGATATGTACTTTGCACATAGACAATGTGAGCACGTATGGGGAGATTTAGATGGGGATGGTGACTTAGAATGTCTAAAATGCGGAAAAATAAAGGACACTGACCCCGATGACCATATAGAGGGTTAATCATAAAAACTAAACAAACACTAAAACACTTATTATGGGATTTATTAAAGAATTATTTAATGACAACAACCACATAAATGAAAAATCTGTTGTAGGTTTCTCATCATTTATATGTATGGTAATCGCTTTGGCGGTTGACTTAATTACGGGTTGGATGGGTAAACCATTAGTAATTAATGAATTTATTTTTGATGGTTTCTTAGTTATAACGTTGGGGGCATTTGGTATTGCTTCTGTTGATAAGTATATAAACAACAAACACAACAAAAAGAAAGAGACCGAAGAAATGGAAGGTTAATATTAAGGGAGTTTTAAACTCCCTTTTTTGTTGTATTTATTATAAAAAACATGTATGAAAAAATTAATCGTATTATTGGGTATATTGTTAATTACGGGTGGTGTAAATGTCCTAACTGCTCAAACAATAGGTAAAACAAAAACTGAAGAATTTAAAGCGGATTTTGAAAAGAAAAAAGACATATCTGCTTATTTGGATTATGAAGGTCCAAAGAAAAATATCCAAATCTTAAAATGTGGTATTGGTGAGGAAGTATATGAAATGTACCCTGAACTAAAAGAAAAAAGAGTTGGATTGGGTGTCGCAAATATTGTATTAGAATATTTGGATAACCTTAATAGATTTGAATTTACTGAAGATAAGACCGAGATTAAGAATAGAATGGTAAAACAATTCCAAGCATCTCAAGCAGGTATTTCTGAAAATAAATTAGATGGTAGAGGAAAAATTAAATTGGCTCATTATTTTGTTGAAATTGAAGTGTATGATTATTCGGTATCTGAAGATGAAACCATTAACTTAAAAGATGGTATCAAAGACAATATGGTGACTAGATTGGGTTTGCAAGTTAGATTTACTGATGCAGAAAATGGAACGATAATTGCAGCATCTGGTTTAGGTGAAGCAAAAACTGTTAGAGAGTTGACTTTACTTTCTGATGCAAGTGTGGATCCAATTAAGTTTAACCAATCAACAATTAGTATCTCAACAAAAAAAGCTTTAGATGTTGCTTGTGCTAATATCTTAGATAAAATGATTAAAAAAGGAATATTTCAAAAATAAATAATATGGGAACAGCAGCAAAAAAACCACGTCCTATGAGAAGTAGAAGAAGTGGTATGAAAAAAATAAAACTTATAAAACAGAATTTAGAAGTTTTAAGTAAAATAGAAAAGGGAGTTTAAACTCCCTTTTTTTGATATTTATATAATACTAAACTAATAATTATGAAAAAGTTATTATTACTATTGGTTTTAACTCCGTTGGTAACATTTTCACAAGTATCGTCTTGGAGAAACAATCCACCAACAAAAGTAGAAGTTCGTCCTTCAATTCAAGGTCAGAGAAGTGACATTAGTATGTGGAGAAACAACTCACCAAGAGAAGAAAATAGACCAAGACCAACAAAACCCGGGTCAAACGTGATTATAACACAACCTTACGCAGGATGGGGATGGAATAGATGGGATTTATGGGGGGCACCTATGTTTGGTTGGAATTACTACCAACCTATGTGGTACTTTAATGATTGGGGTTATAGACAACCCGCTAGAGTATATGTTTATGAAAATGGTAAAAGAGATACTATCAGAGGTAAAAAACCTATTATCAATTTTACATTAAACAAGACAACCAATAAACAAATTGGTGTATCTTTTACGGTCGGTAATAAAAATTATTTTATAATGGATTTCGTTTCAACGTATGAACCCGATAAATCAACATTTTTTCCTAATGGTAGAATAACACAAGTTGATTTTCCGTTAATTAATGATTTAGTAAAAGAGAAAACAATTTATTTTGGATTCGGTAAAAGACATAAAAAAATTGGTTTTCATACCATGATTGGGTTTGGAAATGAAAGAGTATTATGGAGAGGAAAAGATGCAATTGGTGAAATTACATTTCCAAAATATAACACCAATTTTACAACTATGAAAATTGGTATTATGAAAGACTTTAATAATGTAACTATAAAATTTGACCATGACCCAATTAGAAAATATTCACAATTAGGGTTGGGTCTTAATCTTTGATAAATGAAAAAATGGTTTAGTGTTTTTTGTTTGATGATATTGTTCGCACTTAAAACAAGCGGTCAAACATATACACAAACATTTATTGATAAATGTACTGGTGAGGTTAAAACTGCAACAATACAATATGTAAACGGGAACGCAGTTGTTTCTTTTTATAATCAAGTTAGAGTGTTTACACCTGTCGAGGTTCAGTCAGGTGCAATGCAATCATGGTTATTAAGTGTTTATAATACTTATGCAAATATAACATGTGCTACAAATCCTGTTGTCCAACAAGCGGTTCAGCAAGCAACACAACAAGCAACACAACAAGCGGCCGCTCAAGCAGCATCATCCGCAGCATCATCTGCAGCAAGTGCGGCCGCAAGTTCTTCCGCAAGTGCGGCGGCAAGTTCTTCTGCGTCTTCAGCCGCTAGTTCTTCTGCGTCTTCAGCCGCTAGTTCTTCAGCGGGTTCTGCAGCAAGTTCCTCAGCAAGTACTAGTACAAACAATACCTCATCAACATCAGGTAGTAGTAGTAGTAGTAGTAGTAGTAGTAGTAGTAGTAGTAGTAGTAGTAGTAGTAGTAGTAGTAGTAGTAGTAGTAGTAGTAGTAGTAGTAGTAGTAGTAGTGGTAATTCAGACAATAAAAGTAATTCATCATCTTCATCTGAGAGTAAATCTGAATCAAAAACAGAATCAAAATCTGAAAGTAAGAGTGAAGAGAAAAAAGAAGAAACTAAATCAGAATCTAAAGAAGAAAAGAAAGAGGAAAAGAAAGAAGAATCTAAAGAAGAAAAAAAAGAAGATAAGAAAGACGAAAAAAAAGAAGATAAGAAAAAGCAACAAAATTTAAATCCACTATTATTGGCATCAGATTTAACTACCGCTCAAAGTATAGATGGAAGATACAGTGCAATATTATCGATGGGTGTTAGTAGGTCATCTATGGCTGGTGATGTATCGTATGGTGCGAATGCCATGATATGGTCGACATTAGATCAGTATGCGGTATCTTCAAACTATACTAAAATGAAATTTGAAGGGGGTAAATTAAATAGTATACATTCTTATGGTGCAACTGTTGGTTATTTAAAAGGTGCATGGATGTTATTAACATCATATACATATGTCAAACCTGACCCAAAAATTGGAACTTATGGATTTAATGTTGGTAGTATTGGATTATTAACTAAAGGAATAGTAGGAGAGAGTCGTGAAATTAATTTATCATCTTCCTTTGTTGCGTTTTGGACAAAACCATATCAATATTCAAGAAAAATATCATTATCACCACAAGTTTTTATTATGTCATCACCAATATCATATGCACCGAGTAATGGGTATACCAACATCAATAGAAACATTGGGTTTTTACTTGGAAGTAGTGTGGATTATAAAATTAGTAAAAGATTCGGTTTTAGTTTTAATTATAAGGCAAATATAAATACCACTAAGGATATACCTATATTACATAATTTCTTAGTTGGTTCTCGATTAATATTATAAAAAAACCCACCGAAGAATCGGTGGGTTCTGAACAAAATAAATAAAAGTACCCTAAAAATAATTAGGCTTTTATTTATAAAATAATATAAACCTTTATATTGATTTAGTCAAGGATTTTGAAAGATTTATTATTTCGGAACATGTTTCATAATCTTCAATCTCTTCAAAATACGGCATAACATCTTTTTTAAGAATATAGGATTCACCCCTATTAAAACACAACTCAGTATTCCATTCGATATTTTCAATATCGGCACTAATTGTCATTGACAATGTTTTATTTTTAACTAAACTAAATTCCTTAAACAATTCGATTATTGTTTTATAAATTTTTTCTCTGTTTTCTGAATGAAATTGTCCATAAGATTTGTATTTTTTCTTAAAGATTAGGTCTTTGAAAATTTTAGTTTTTGGCATAGTAAGTTTGTTTAGAGTTTTGTTATGACAAAGTTATATTTTTTTTTACAAAAAGAAAATTTTTTAAGGAGATAAAAATATAATAATTATTTTTTTATACTTCTGTCCCATTTGGCCTTTCTAGCTTCGGGTGGTATTAAATGTGATTCGTGAATAGTATGGTCAATTTTAACCCTAACACATGTTTGGGGTAGTCCACAATTCATTAAATAGTTATTTATATAACCCATCATATTTGCACTACCTATAGGGTTTGCAGAATGAACATAAATTTGTGGTAGTGGTATGTATTTTGTCATACTCAGATTAACTAAAAACTTACAACAATCCATTCCTGTTTTTTCTTGGATATTATTATAATCTAAAGTAAAATTATTTTTCACATTAGTATAATATTCAACCATTGCGTCTTCACCTAAATCGTGATCTAATGAAATAACCTCAAAAGATTCTAAACCATATAAATTTATTTGATGAACAAATTCATCATAATTGCGTACAACAACCCAATCTTCCGATGTGGGGGTTCTCACATCATCCAAATAAAGTTTCTTCTTTTCTGTTTTCATCATATTAAATTAAATTTTGCCGGTTTTTTTGAAAACCATATTACTAAAACTTCTCTTTCACCCTCAATTATTTCTTTAACTTCATGTAAATCTCTCCCACCATCAAAAACTATATAATTACCCAATTCATTCATCTCTACTAATTGTTCATTAATATACATTTCACCACCTTTAAAATTATCTGATAATATTATACTAACAGTTTTGTGTGTTGTAAATCTATCTTTATGTTTTTTTGCATGACCACCAATACCATATATTAATTTATGTATTGAATAAACATTCTGTATATCTTCATTAAATTTATCGCATAATATTTTTTTTAATTTTTCATTTTTTAAACTATAAATAAAACTTCTATCGGTATATAAAGAAACGCCATTATCTCTTTTATTTTCACTTGTATAATAAAGTTGTGGGTGTGCCGATTTTATAAATTTTATTTCCTCTTCATCCATTGTTGGAGTATTATTTAATTCATTTAATAAAATTTCAAATTCTTCATTTGTTAGTTTCATAGTATTTTATTGATTTTATCAATATAATCTACCATAGTATCTTTTATTTCTAATAAATTATAAATTTTTTGATAAAATTCATAACAACCCTTCCAACCAGGGTGCCAATCATTTTCTTCACCACCTTCATCAGATATTGATGTTACTTTTATTAAATCAACAAAATCATATGTTTTTTTATAAAAGTCTTCATTCCATGTTACAAAAACAGGTTTAAAATCACCATAAAAAACTTTCACCTTTTTAAGAAATTCAATTTCTGAATTCCTTTCACCATTTAACCAACTTTCAGTTTCTTTAACTCTTAATTCCATTAATTTCTTAGCAAAATTTTTGTCTTTATACCATTCCCATGTAATATATTTTACGTCTTGATTGATTTCTCTTTCACCAAAATATCTTCTTGGAAATCTTCCTGGTGCCGTAAAAACAACAACCACTCTGTCCCCATTTAGATAATCATTAATTAATCCCATTTGATATAATATACTATGATTATCTGATCCGTATCTCCCTAATTTGATAATATTATAATGATTGGATAAATAATCTATCCAATGTGTATCAGGTTTATCCCAATCAACAAAACTATCACCACAAACATATAAATTAGGCATCATCTTTTTTAAATGGTTTTGAGTATTGTGGATATATTAATTTCCATATAATGTTATGTGTTGGTTTTCCATCGTACATCGCAAACAATATTGATGGGTATGGATAATTTTTTGCATTTTCAGCGAATTGTTTTCTGTCTATTGTATTAATTGAATTAAAAATATTGTTATAATCGTCATCAATGTTTTCAAATCTAACAGTTAAATCTCGTACTGTTTCTTTAACCCATTCATTAAATTCATCAGGAACTTTTTCAAGTAATTCATCAAATGGTTTATTATCTTTTAGATATTCCCAAATATCTCTATTTGAAACGTTAGTTATTATCCTATGAAGTCTAACATATTCATCTCCTTTGATTTTCATACGAAAACCATTTTTAAAACGAATTACATAACCTTCTTTCTCTTTAGATATTTCTTCTTTAAGTAAATCGTATCCTTCTCCCCATGTTTTATATTTTGTAACAATTTCAAATCCTGAATCTTGTGTCCAAAATAAACTACTATCGGGTATTTCTTCACCTGTTTCTGTATGGAAACCACCAAGAACAACTAACTTTTCTTCATCACCATAATCAACAACAATTCTATTTTCAGGATAAATAATTTCAAACAAATATGTATTGTCTTTTCTCCACGCACTAATGTCATGTCTATTAAGAATTTCTTTTCCTTTAATTGCTTGTGGAGAGGTGAATGAACCACGAGTTGCCATTATCCATTCTCCTTTATAGTTGAAAAGAATACCCAAAGATCCATCCATTTTTTCATAGACCACAAAATCTTCGTTTGGGATATCTTCTGGTTTATGTTCTTCGTAGTTAAAGAATTTCTTAAATGGTCTTGCGACAATCTCACCTTTTGAATTAGTAACTAATCCACGGCATTGCATGGTAACATCATCCCACAATCTTTCGTATTGAACTTTTGGAGAATAATTCCATATAGTTAAATCAAGATTTGGGTGTGTTTGTTTTTGTAACAAACCATTTTGGTAATATTTTTCTAAAGTACTTAGCAAGTTTTAATAATCCTTTTGTTCTTTTTTTTTGTGGATATGTGATATTAGTAAAAGAAAGAATAAACTTACCCATCACAACTGAATTTCGAACCTATCTTTCATTATCTGAACTTTATCATCGGGAACATCATGTATATTTTTGTTTCCGTGTCTATTCTCTACAATTATACTATGAATTCGGTATCGATATCTTTCTGCCATCTCAAAGTATGGTTTCATTTCCCATTCTTGTGTAAATGTATTTGCAACCACAATTTTTGAAAACTCCAAACGCATTCTTTCGGCACATTTTTGTTGGCAAAAATTATGTGCTTCTTTTAATTTCGTACTATCGAAATTATATTCACCTTTATCATTGATAAAAAAATTATCCGCCGATAATACATCAGGTATTTGATGTTGTGTTGTTTGGAGTATAATTTCCCCAAGAGTCGTTTTTCCTGACCCCGGTACTCCTCTCAATAATATTAAATCTCCAACATATTCCATAACAAATAAATAGAAAGGGCCGGAATTTAATCCGGCCCATATTTTTACTTAATAGGTTGAGAATCTGATCCAGATCCCCCACCTGTTTGAGTATCGACATTAGTTGAATCTACAACTGCCGCTGTAGTATCAACACTAACCGCCGTAGAGTCAGTTGTTTCAGTTGTGGTCGACCCGGAACCACAGGCCGTTAACGCAATTGTTGCGAAAATAGCCAAGATAAATGTGTATTTCTTCATAAGTGTAAATATAACAAAAAATTTTGAAAATAAAAAACCCCAACAAGGAATGTCGGGGTTTTAAGGTCTTTCAGTGGATTCAACCCCACTTACTTATGAAAAAAAACGAAAAGGTAATCGACAAAGAGAACCTCCGAGAATATAAATATATATAATTTTTGAAAAAAGTCAAGTATTTACAATATTTTTTTAGTTATTGTAAGTTTTTCGTCTTTAAACTTTAAAGTAACTTGTTCATTTTCAATAATATTACCTCTTAAAATCTCTTCACTTAAGAAATCTTCACATAGATTTTGAATTATTCTTTTTAGTGGTCTTGCACCATATTCTTCCTGTGAATTTAATTCGAAAATTCTACTTGCAACAGATTTATCAAAAATTACAAGGTAATTTTTTTCAACCAATCTCTTAATAAGTTTACCAATTTCAATGGTGATAATCTTCTTAAGTACTGTTTCATCTAAATGATTGAATAGGATAATATCATCAATACGATTCAAAAATTCAGGATTAAATTGTTGTTTTAATGATTTTTGAATCATTGTTTTCCTTACTTCATATTTTTGTTCTTCAGATGATGAGGTTGAAAATCCAACGCCATTACCAAATTCAGAAACTTTCTTAGCACCCACATTAGATGTCATGATAATGATTGTGTTTGTAAAATTAATCTTTCTACCAAACGAATCGGTTAAATGTCCTTCATCTAAAATTTGAAGTAGGATATTAAAAACATCTTTATGTGCTTTTTCAATTTCATCAAAAAGAATAACAGAGAACGGGTTGTTCTTAACTTTTTCAGTTAATTGTCCACCTTCATCATAACCAACATATCCTGGAGGAGAACCAATTAATTTGGACACATTGTGTTTTTCCATGTATTCACTCATATCAACTCGAATTATCTTATCGGGGTCACCGAACAATAACTCAGCAATTGATTTGGCTAAATAAGTTTTACCAACACCGGTTGATCCTAAAAATATAAATGAACCAATTGGTTTATTAGAATCTTTAATACCAACACGATTTCTTCTTATTGCTTTTGATATGACTTTTATTGCATCATCTTGACCAATAACTCTTGAAGTTAGAATTTCTTCCATCTTCAATAATTTATCAGTTTCTTTTTCATCCAATTTAGTTATTGGAACACCTGTCATTTCAGTAACGATTTCATAAACATCGTCAACTGTTATCAGCATTTTGTTATTCTTTAAATTATCTAACCATTTTTTCTTTTCACTTTCCAGTTTTAAATTTAATTTCTTTTCTTCATCTCTAAGTTTTGCGGCTTGTTCGTAATCTTGACTCTTAACAACTGAAATCTTTTTTTCCTTTACAACATCGATATCTTTTTTAAGTTTTTCAACCGATTCTGGCATCTTATTAGATATCTTCTTTTCAGAACCAAGTTCGTCTAATATATCAATAGCCTTATCAGGAAATTGTCTATCAGTGATAAATTTTTTAGATAATTTTACGATGGTATTAATAACATTTTCACCATATGATACTTTGTGATAATTTTCATAAGAATCTTTAAGGTTTTCTAATATTTGAGTTGTTTCTTTCTCATCAGGCTCACTTAATATGATTTTTTGAAATCTTCGTACTAATGCAGAATCTTTTTCTAAATGTTTTTTATATTCATCAAAAGTAGTTGCACCAATACATTGTATTTCACCTCTAGCCAAAGCCGGTTTTAAAATGTTTGCTGCATCCATAGAACCACTTGCATTTCCCGCTCCAACCATGGTGTGTAGTTCATCAATGAATAATACAATATTCTTTACCTCATATAACTCATTAAGAATCGCCTTAATCCTCTCCTCAAATTGACCTCTATATTTTGTTCCCGCGACTAAAGAAGTTAAATCAAGAGAAACAATTCTTTTGTCAACTAAGTTTGATGGACATTTACCTTCTTTAATTGACAATGCTAGTTTTTCAACTAACGCAGATTTACCAACACCCGCCTCACCAACTATAACTGCATTGTTTTTTTTCTTTCTTGAAAGGATTTGTGATATTCTTTTCACTTCTTTATCTCGACCAATAACGGGGTCGATTTTACCTTCTTCTGCCAACTTAGTAAGGTCTCTACTAAAATTATCTAAGATAGGTGTTTCACTGTTTTTACGTACTCTTCTTGGGTTACTTACATTCCCCTCTTCAAAAAAATCTACTGCCATTATTTTTTAAGTTTTGTTACAAACAAATATAATACTAAAATTTATAAAAACAAAATAAAGACAAAATGTCTAAAAAAATATCTAACGAATGTCTAAATGTCAGTTTTAGACATTTGGTAAAATACTTGATAACTGAATTGTAAAATTTAAAAAATATGATAACATTATTTAAAGATCCACTTTTCGATGTGTTCGATAAAGTATTCGAAACATCTTACATCGGTAGTTCGGTACCACAAACTAGTATCAGTAAAAATGAAACTGAGTACAAGTTATTAATGAGTGTTCCTGGTCTTACTAAAGAAGACATAAAAATTACCATAAAAGATGGTACAATTACAATTTCTTTTGAAAAACAAGAAAAAGTAGAGAAAACCTATTTTGTGAATAATTTTAAAAAATCTTACACATTACCTGAAGATGTTAAAGAAAAAGATATTGAAGGTAAAGTTGAGAATGGGGTATTAGAATTGAAACTGCCGATTGATAAGAAAAAAACTATTGAGAGGTTAGTATCTCTAAATTAATTGAAACCCCACATATGTGGGGTTTTTTATTTGATATTTATATGTTATATTATTCATAAAAAAGAATATGTCTATTTTATCAGAAAAAATTGAGGGTACCATTATTGAAGTTCTTATTGAATCTTCAAATTTAAAATCCGCCAAATATGATACTGAATCCAAAAATTTGGTGGTCACTTTTAATAGTGGGTCTATTTATGAATATAATAACGTTCCATGGGAAAAGTTCACAAAATTTAGAATGGCTAAGTCCCAAGGAAAATACTTCAATGAGAGTATCTCAAGAAGTTACAAATACACTAAAGTAGGATGAGTTTATTTGAAGAACTAATCGAAGATAGGGAAGAAGACGAAAAGATAGTAAAATCCTTTGAATCAAAGGATTCATTATGTTCGTTGATTTTCAATAAAAACGATGATTCTTATGAGATGAAAGATGAAATCAGAAAAAGGTTAATTGAAATATCTGATGATTTCATTGAATCTTTGGGAGTTGAGTTTTTTATTCATGATATTGTTTTAACGGGTTCGTTGGCTAACTTTAATTGGTCTGAATATTCAGATGTTGATTTACACATTTTGATTGACATGGATGAAATAGATGGAAAAAAGGAGATGGATTCAATCGCGTTTCATACAATAATGAAAGAATTTTTTGATGCAAAAAAAAATGTTTGGAATGAAAAACACAATATTAAAATTAAGGGATTTGATGTTGAACTTTATGTTCAAGATGTCAATGAGCAGCACATATCCTCAGGGGTTTATTCTGTGTTAAATGGTGAATGGATTATTGAACCCAAAAAAGAAAATCCAAGTATCGATGACAGAAAAATATTAGAGAAGGGTGAGGAATTTGCAAAAAAAATAGATTCTATCACATCTAAGGGGGTTAATCAAAACGTTTTATCTCAAATAGAGGACTTAAGAAAGAGAATAAAAAAGTTCAGACAAAGCGGTTTAGAGAGTGGTGGTGAGTATTCATACGAGAACCTAACCTTCAAATTACTTAGAAGAAACGGATACATAAAGAAATTATTAGATTTAAAAAATAATATAACGGACAAAAAATTGTCCATATCACAATAAAGAGACTTATTTTTTTCTATATATCTATGTATTTATAGGATAAGAATAAGTCAATCTTAATTTTTAAAAAATGGCAGATTTAAAACCAATTGGTAGTGAGAAGTTATCGGGAGATGACAAACTAAAGAGAATCCTCGAATTAACATACTACAAGAATTCGAATAATAAAACCTCAAAATCAACACCTGAAATGGTGTCCGAAGCTAAGACCGGTGGAATATATGGTATAGTGAAAGAAAAAGACGGTTACTATGTTAAAAGAGGATTAAACGAATCATCCCTTGATTATATCGGCGGAATGTTTATGAAAAATAAAAATAAGTTTTCATCATACGCCGAAGCCTTAAAAAGATTAGAACTTTTAAAGGGACAAGAAGAATTACAAGAAGCAACAAAATATGTTTTAAAAACTAAACCATCTCAGGAAGAAGCACCTATGGCGGAACCATCAATGGAAACTCCACCACCAGCTGCCGAAGAACCTATGGGTGAATTACCACCACCATCTGCTGAAGAACCATCAACAGATTCTGAACCATCTGATATGCCACCATCAGAGGAACCATCTATGGGACCTGATGGTAGTGAAGAAGGTGGGGAATCTAAGCGTTCAGACTATATGGCTGAAGTACAAAAATTTGCTGGTAAGTTAGGTCAAGAATTAAGAGACCAACAAGACAAGATGGAAAGTGACGATATCAAATATGTGCTTAACATGATTATTTCTGCAGTTGATTTGGATAAATTAGACGATGAGGATATTGAAGAAATAAGTAAGAAATTTGAAAGAGAAGAAGATGAAATGGGTGGTGAGGAAGAAGTACCTGCTGAAGAACCCGATATGGGTGGTGAGGAAGAAGTTCCATCTGAAGAACCATCTGCTGAAGAAGATTTAGGTGAAATAGATGGTATTGATGCTCTTGAAACTTTCATTAATACACCTATTGATTCTGTTGATGAAACAGACGAAATTGATTTATCAAAATATGCTGATATTGACGAGACAAGTCATGAAGATGATTTAAAAGAAATTGACTTAGACGAAATCAAAAATGAAATTAACAAAAGTGTTGGTGAAACATTGAGTAAATATTTTAATTAATAATGGTCCTTATCTATGTTAATGAAATTGGTTCAGATTACAAAGGTCAAAAACAGTACGAATTTATCTTCAGTAAATCAACTGATCTTGACATAGAGGAGTGGTTTGTCATACCCGCATCATCAACCCAACAATCAAAATCACCAAGTATCGAATATGTTGATTTAGTTGGGTTATTAAAAAATACAGATTTAGAACTAGAATTAATTCAAAACTCCGATTATTTCGGAGTTATTGATGCTGTAGATAATGTAATTGCATTAGCTTGGGAGAAATTCGATTTTGATAATCAATTTGATAGATTATCATTTAGATTTGGTGAAAGTGTTGAATCGGTTACCAAAAAACTAAAACAAAGAAATTATCATTTATTAAAAGAAGAAATAAAATTCAAAGAATCATGAAAAGAAATGAAATTGTGGAGAAACTAATAAACGAGGGTTTCTCTGAAAAGACATTAGTTAATTTTACCGATAAACAATTATCTGAATTGTCGTCAAGAATATTAGGTGAAGCAACACAAGTTGTTATGACTAAATTAGATAAAAATAAACCACAAGATGTTGCATTGATGAATGCAATGTTAAAAGATCCGGTTAAAAATGCTGAGGCTTTGAAAAAAACCACATTTGGTGAAGATATTAAAGAAGAAAAACCATCTGCTGGTTTATCTAAAGAAAAGAAAAGTGAAATAGTTAAAAAAGCCAAGAAGGGTGAAAATATAGGTAAAAAAGGTAAGGGATTTGAGAAAGTTGTTACAAAGGCAAAAGAGAGTGGTGCAAAAGACCCTGAAGCAGTTGCGGCAGCCGCTATGTGGAAAAATGTTAAAAGAGAGAATACCGAAGTTAAAGATTGGTTAGAAACAATTGCAGAGAGTAATTTCCATTCATTTACATCAAAGAATGAAATCATGGAATTAATTAAAGTAAAAATAAATGAGGTTGAGGTTGGTCCAAATGTTAAAAAAGGACATAACGGTATTCCTGAATTTATGAGTTATGATGCAATTTCTAATACAGAGGTAAAAGAATCATCACCCACAACAAAACCTGCACCGACAAAACCAAAAGTAGAACCAGGTACAAAACCAAAAACACCTTATCAACCAGGTCCGGGAAAAGATCCTAAACCAAAAGCATTAAAAGAAAAGGAAAATGCAAATAAATAAAAAAAATTTGTTATCTTTAATAGAAAACAATATTAAAGAAATGGCAATGGATTTTGATACTCAGGATAGGCCTGACCAAGGTTTACAGGATAAATTATCCCAAGGAGATACTCCATTGAAAAAAGTACCATTACCTTCTACAGGTGAAGAACCAAACAAAAATTTCCAAGAAGTTTTAGCATCTGAAAGATATAGACAAGTTGTGTCTAATTTAAGAAGATATTTGGGTGATAATGCACCAGTACAAAGAGGAATGGAGGGAGTTATGCAACTTCAACAAACATTAATGAATGCACACAACACAATTGTTCAAATTGAATCAAATCACAAAGAGGAATTGGAACAATTGGCGGTGGAATTGGTAATGAAAGAAATGGGTATACCTGAAGGTGCTGTTGAGTTTGATGCGAAAATTGTAGGTATGGGTGAAATTGATATGGATGATTTTGGTCACGATGAAGAAAACGAGGAAAATCCTGAACAAGTTAATATTGGAAATGAGATTGAGATATTCAATGAATTACAAAATTTAGATTTAGAAAAAGCAAAGAGAAGAATGATAAATTCTATCATTCAAGGTGCATCTAAGAAAGGACATTACATGTTTCATTTAGTTCCTGAAAGATTAGAACAAATCACAGGTAATCCTAATATTCTCAATTTATACGGAACATTAATGTCAATTAATGATTTAACTTATTGGCAAATAAGTGATGATTTAATTAAAAATTTAGGTGGTTCTGCGGCGGGTAAAGAAAGTGTAGAAAGACCAGAAGATGAAGAGGGTACAGCAAAAGTTGTTGCAAGAGGTATTAATTTTCCGGTTTTAGTTCACGAATTAATTAAAGGAACTTTAGAATTGTTTGCAATTCAAGGAAGACCTGAAGGTGATGAAGGGTTTGAAGATATTGAACAATCTGAAGATACGTTAGAAAAGGAAATGTGGGATTTAAGACTTGGTCCAGCAATTTGGGATAGAGTTAGAAGTCAATTCCCTGAAGATGTATTAACAGATGAAAATAAAGTAGAATTACAAAATTATTTACTTGTTGAAATTTTCAAATTACCGGCGAAAAAATTCTTAGTTTTCATGAAAGAAGTTTTATATGGTTCAGATAAAGGTAAAAGAATGATGAATGAATTAATGGATGGTATTAACAAAATGTTTAATGACCAAGATTATGAAAATTCAGTTGCAATGTTTAGGGACGATTTAGAAGATACATCTAATCAGACTAGTGATGATGATTTGAAAGACTTTTTAGGTAATTTAGGTGTTAGATTATCCGATGATTTTGATGGTGAGGATGAAGACGATGATGGTGGTGAATTAGTACCAAGAAGATAATAAAAGGTGGTCATACCACCTTTTTTCATATTTATTATATATGAATTCAAAAATAGAACAATTAAAAGAATATGCGAGAATTATAAAAGATACTCCATATGCTCTTAAAACTTATTTACAAACATTTGATAACACACAAAAAAAGTATGTTCCATTAGAGTTGTTTCCTGACCAAATTCAATTATTGAATGATTATGAAACATATAATGAAAACATTACAAGAAAATATAGACAGGCGGGTGTTACCACAGTAACGGCCGCGTGGATTTCTAAAAAATTACAATTAGCTAAACCGGATAACCCTGAAAGAGTTTTATTAATTGCAAATAAACGTGATACTGCAGTTGAAATGGCTAATAAAGTTAGACATTTTTTAGATCAGTGGCCGGAATGGATTAATGTAGGCTTCTCACCCGATAAAAACTCAGAAAGTAGATTTAGATTAAATAACGGTTGTGAAGTTAAGGCAGTTGCAACATCACCTGACGCTTTACGTGGTTACACACCAACAATTCTTGTATTTGACGAAGCAGCATATATTGAAGCTGGTGAAGACTTTTGGGCGGCATCTATGGCGTCCCTATCTACGGGTGGTAAAATTATTCTCATATCGACTCCAAATGGTTATGACCCAATTTATTATGGTGTTTATGACCAAGCAATTCGAGGGGTAAATGATTTCCATATTACAGACTTAAGATGGTTTAAAGACCCACGTTATACAAAAGATTTACGTTGGGTTAAGTGTCAAGATATTTGTCATTACATGTTAAATAGAGAACAATATAACGATGATGAGGTTGTTATGTATGATTTTGATATTGAAAAGTATCAAGAATATCACGAACAAGGTTATAAACCGTTTTCGTCTTGGTTTGAATCAATGTCTAAGAAATTTAAATATGATAGACGTAAGATTGCACAGGAATTGGAATGTGACTTCTTAGGTTCGGGTGACGGTGTAATTCCTGGAGAACTTCAAGAAAGTATCGCCAAGAATATGATTAGACAACCCATAGAAAAATATATGCAAGGTACTTTTTGGCAATGGAAAGAACCGGTTCAAGGACATCGTTATATTATGGGTGTGGATGTGAGTAGGGGTGATAGTGAAGATTTCTCATCAATTAATATTGTTGATTTTGATGATAGAGAACAAGTTGTTGAATATATTGGTAAAATACCTCCAGATGATTTGGCGGCAATTGCGTATAAATGGGGTGTTTTATATGATGCATTTATAGTGATTGATATTACAGGTGGTATGGGTATTGCAACATCAAGGAAATTACAAGAAATGAATTATAAACACCTTTATGTTGATGGGATTAATACACAAAATATTTGGGAATACAATAAAAAGGCAATGGAGAAAATCCCTGGTCTTAATTTCAATAATAAAAGAACTCAGATTGTTGCTGCTTTTGAAGAACAAGTGAGAAAAGGATTTGCTATACGTTCAACGAGGTTATTAAACGAACTTAATACATTTGTTTATATTAATGGAAGACCTGACCATATGAAAGGGTCACATGATGATTCTATTATGAGTCTTTCTATGGCGTTGTATGCTGGTGATATTTGTTTCAATCAATTACAAAGAAACGATTCAAAAAACAAAGCAATGTTGGAATCTTGGGTTATGTCTGAAAGAACATATGAAGCTAATAAATCATTTTATTCTTATGGTACATCGTTAGACCCTGTTGGGGCATTACAAACCGATCCATCATTTTACCACCAAAACAATCCATTAAATCAACCAAAAACTAATTATCAGGAATATTCTTGGTTATTTGGTAAAAAGAAAAACATTTCCTAATTGAAAATAAAAGTTTATATTATAAACAAAACTATTTATAGAAATGGCAGATAATAATCTTACAGTTTTTCAAAAATTAACAAGGGTGTTCGGTTATCCGGGTAAAACAAAACCCGAAGAAGCCCCTTCTTTTAATTTTTCAAAAGATGAGTTGTTGAAGACAGATAGTAGAGAAGAATACGAAAAGGCTCTATTACAAGCACAACAATCTCAATATATTGCAGATAAGTGGACTAAATTAGACCAATCTCTCTATAATCAATCGGTATACTACGAACCAAATAGACTTGCGGCATATTATGATTATGAATCTATGGAGTTTACACCAGAGATTTCCGCAGCATTAGACATATATGCAGAAGAATCAACAACATTATCTGAAAAAGGTGAAATTTTAACAATTTATTCTGAGTCAGATAGAGTTAAAGGTATACTTGAGGATTTGTTTAAAGAAAAACTTGATGTTAACACAAATTTACAAATGTGGGCAAGAGGTTTGTGTAAGTATGGTGATGATTTTGTTTATTTAAAAGTTGATCCTGAAAAGGGGGTTATCGGTTGTCAACAATTACCAAACATTGAAATTGAAAGAATAGAAGGTGCGGCATCCAAAACACCAGGACAACAAAGAGACATAAAAGTACCAAGTAGAGAATTAAGATTCCAATGGAAAAATAAAGAAATGGAATTTCAGTCTTGGGAAATTGCTCACTTTAGATTGTTGGGTGATGATAGAAAGTTACCATATGGTACTTCTATGTTAGATAAGATTAGAAGAATTTGGAAACAACTTTTACTTGCAGAAGATGCTATGTTAATTTATAGAACATCGAGAGCACCCGAAAGACGTGTGTTTAAAGTGTTTGTTGGTAACATGGATGACAAAGATATTGAACCATATGTTCAACGTGTTGCAAGTAAATTTAAGAGAGACCAAATAGCCGACCCAAGAAATGGTCAAGTGGATATGAGATATAATCAAATGGCAGTAGACCAAGATTATTTCATTCCTGTTCGTGACCCATCACAAACAAATCCAATTGAAACATTACCAGGTGCACAAAACTTAGGTGAGATTGCAGATATTGAATATATCCAAAAGAAATTATTAGCAGCTTTACGTATTCCAAAGGCTTTTTTAGGATTTGAAGAAGTTGTTGGTGAAGGTAAAACATTAGCTTTGATGGACATTCGTTTTGCCAGAACAATTAATAAAATTCAAAAGTCCTTAATTCAAGAATTAAATAAAATTGCGTTAATACATTTATACCTTTTAGGTTTAGAAGATGAATTAGGTAATTTTTCTTTATCATTAACAAATCCATCAGCACAATCTGATTTGTTAAGAATTGAACAATGGAAAGAAAAAATCACACTTTACAAAGACGCAACATCAGATCAATCCCAAATTGGTATTTTACCTGTTTCACATACATGGGCCAAAAAGAATATTCTTGGTATGAGTGATAGTGAGGTTATCCTTGATTTACAACAACAACGTCTTGAAAGAGCGATGGGATTTGAATTACAAAACACTCAAAATATTATTAAACGTTCAGGTGTGTTTGATGATGTGGATGCTAAGTATGGTATTCCTGAAGAAGAAAGAGAGGCCATGGAGGCGTCAGGACAAACCGGTGAAGCACCTGCGGGTGGAGATATGGGAGGAGGATCACCACCAATGCCGGCAGCACCAACAGGTGGAGAACCGGCAGCCGGTGGAGCAGAACCACTAAGTGAAAGTAGAAAATCTAAAATATTAGGTATGTTGGGAGAAGAAACTTTAAGTTTTGATGATTTATTTGATATGAATAAGGCCCAACAGAATATTTATGAAATAGAAAACAAAATAAAAGACATTTTAAACGATTAAAAATGAACGGATTCGGTAAAATAAAAACTAAAATATTAAAAAAGTTAGTTGAATCATATTCTTCAGACAATAAAAACGATGTAAAAGATATTATAAAAACTTTAAAATCTAATAAAGAATTTAAAGAATTATACTTGTTTTATGAAGAAATTGAAAACAAATACATTGAGGATAAAGAGATTGCAAAACTATATGTTGAGGAGTTAAACAAAGTATTAAAAGAAAAATACAATGACGTATCTGAATTTTGCAATAAATTAAACGAAAAATTAGAAGGTGTAGATTCTGAAAGCAATGAGATATATGAAACTATAGACCAATTGTGTGAAACTGATAGTTTAAGTAATATTGATAAAAAAGTAATTGCTAAGAGAAAATTAGTTGAACATTTAACAACCAAAAAGGAAATCAGTGAAACTAAAGAAATCATTCATGTTCCAAATGAAAAACTTTTACATACTGTTTTAACAAATAATTTTAATGTTTTGTATAATAACTCATTAACAAACGAACAAAAAGAAGAACTTAAAAACATATTGTCATTATCAAATGAAGATATTGAAACAAAGACAAAAGAATTAAAAGAGTCTTTAGTATCTAAAATAGATGATTTGTTAAATGAATCCGTAGATTCTGAAATGAAAACAAAATTGAATAACGTTAAAGATGAGGTTAATAATAAAGGAGCCTCGAGGATTAATTATTTTAGATTAGTAGAATTAAAAAATGGTCTTAATTAAGACCATTTTTTATTTTCTGAACATATTTCGCTTTTAAAATCGTACCTCTTTTCTTAACAGAGGGTTTTACAAATTCTTGTCTTTCTCTTAATTTTTGAATTTGTTTGGTCTTCACGACCTTGTTTTTATAGATTTTAAGTGCAGTTTCAATGTTTTTTGTTACTTCAACTATTAGCATATCATATAAGTATATTAAAAATATACATAAATTATTTTTTATTTTCAAATATTTTCTTTATTTTTTATTAACACCATAAAAATATATAATATGATATTATAATGAAAACCGGAAAGTATATCTCCTTAGGAGAATACAAAGATGTGAAAATAGGTTATGGAACAGTAGATTCTAAAAATTTAAAAACAATTTATTTAAAATTTAATTCTTGGGTTCAGCCTAAAAATGAACTATATGATTATGATTACTTAATTAATAGAACAAGAAGAATAATTAAAGAAATAGTCTATAATTTAAAAAATGAAAATTTTAAACCTCAATGTATCGTTGATTTAGATATTAAAACTAAAGGTATAAAGATTGAAAAACGATCATTCATGAATTTAGAGGTAACTTTGTATGTTGAGAAGTTTTTTGATGTTAAACAAAAATCAACAAAATTGACTGTTAAAAACATAATAGAAAAAATAATCCAAGAGGGATTATCAGATAAAAACCTGTTTAACTTTAATAAAAACAAAAAATAACTTATATATCGATGTATTTATATAGTATAATTGACTATATAAATGAAGGTATTAGGTCCAAACGAAACGGGTAAAGGAATTTTAATTGAATATGACGCAGGTCATATATCTCCTGAAGAAAATAAACAAATCTTAAAAGAGGCTAAGGATATGGACTTTTCACAAGACCTTGTCCTTTATGCTGTTTTACAAAAATACGACACTCCAAACAAGAACGGGAGAATCTATCCCGAAATTCTCTTAAAAAGAGAAAACGAAAAATATCAAAATTTAATTAAAAAAGGTGGGGCACTAAATGAATTAAATCACCCATCATCTTCTCTTATCGATTTAGATAGAGTATCACATTCAATCCTCGAAACATGGTGGGATGGTAAAATCCTTATGGGTAAAATAAAATTATTCACTTCTCCTGGTTGGAAAAAGATGGGAATAGTATCAACTAAAGGTGACCAAGCGGCTATGTTGATTATGAATGGTGCAACATTAGGCATTTCATCTCGTGGTGTCGGTTCACTTAAAAATGTAAAAGGACAAAATATTGTTCAAGAAGACTTTGAGTTGGTATGTTTTGATTTAGTATCATCACCGTCAACACCAGGTGCATATGTATTTGTAGACCCTTCTGAAAGAGAACAATATCAAGAATCGGCAGAAGAGAAACCAATTCTTGATAATAGGATGAAAAAATTAATGGGAAATTTAGATAGATTTTTATCCAAATAAACAATTTTATTTTGATTTCAATAATAACAGATAGATTTTTTTGAAAATCATAATATTTATAGAGTAATAAAACCAAAAAAATGACTGAAAAATCAATTTTAGAACAAGCGTTACTTCAAGTACAAACACTTGAAGAAGCAGTAAAGCAAAATGCAAAAGGTATACTTGCTTCAACAATGAAGGAAGAACTTAATGAATTGCTTAAAGAGTCAGAAAAAGAGGAAAAAGTAGAAGAATCAACTGAAGTATCAGAAGAAGATTCTATTGAACCTAAAGAAGGGGAAAAAGATATGTCAGAACAACCTGAAGGTGAAGAAGATGATGAGGAATCAGATGATGATTCTGAAGAAACTGATGACCAAGGTGACGATGAAAATGTAGACAACCTCGATAATGAAGATCCAATGAAAGACGTTGATTCTATGGATTCTATGGGTGGTGAAGATTTACCTGTAGATGACATGGGAGCCGATGACGAAATGCCATCAGATGATGATGTAATGGATATGACAGGTGCTTCAGATGATGAAGTTCTTAAAATATTCAAAGCAATGAAACCTGAAGATGGAATCGTAGTTAAAAAAGACGGTGATGACGTGTCTTTGGATTTAGACGGTGATGAGTACATCATCAAACTTGATGGAGAAGAAGATTCAAATGATGAAATTTCAGCAGATGAATCAATTTATGAAATTGAGTTAGATGAGGAAGACAAAGAAGTTGAAGCTTCTGAAAGTGAAGTTGAACCTAAAGAAGTTGAGGCTTCTGAAGGTCAAGATGAACCTAAAGAAGTTGAAGCAACTGAAGCTGCAAGAACATTCGCTAATGATGTTAGAAAACCAGCAAATCAAGGTAAAAAATTCAAAGCTGGTCGTCATGAAATGAATGAAGAAGTTGAGACTTTGAAAAAACAAAACAACGAATATAAAAAGGCGTTAATATTGTTCAAAGAAAAACTTAACGAAGTTGCAGTATTCAACGCAAACTTAGCTTACGCTACTCGTTTATTCACTGAACATTCAACAACAAAGCAAGAGAAATTGAATATTCTTAAGAGATTTGATTCAGTTTCAACTATGAATGAATCTAAAAATTTATTCAACACAATTAAATCTGAATTGGACACTAAAAAACCAGTTACGGAATCAGTAGTTGAAAAAATCTCTACAACTCCTCAATCATCATCATCTCAAGAGGTTTTAGCAGAAGCGAAAGCTTATGAAAATCCTCAATTCAGAAGAATGAAAGATTTGATGAGTAAAATAAAATAATAAACAAATAAAACAAAAAAATAAAATCCAAAAAAATGGGAGCATTATTAGAATCAGGTATGGTTGGTAACATCGGTCTTAAGCACCTTCGTGTTATCAAAGAAGATACCATTAAAAAATGGGATGACTTAGGCTTTTTAGAAGGTCTTGATGGTCACCAAAAAGATAACATCGCGCAATTGTATGAAAACCAAGCGTCTTATTTAATCAACGAAGCAGCAGTATCTGATGCTTCAGGTTCATTCGAGACAGTGGTATTCCCTATCATTCGTCGTGTGTTCTCTAAATTATTAGCTAACGATATCGTATCTGTACAAGCTATGAACTTACCAATCGGTAAATTGTTCTATTTTGTACCTAAGATTCAAGAAAGAGATGGTGGAGCACACTATGCACCTTTCGGATATCCTAACACAACTGATGCATCTACTGCAGGTTATAACACAGGAGCAAGAAACCTTTATGATCGTTTCTACGAAGAAGGTGATGACAGAGATCAAGGTTTATTTGATTACTCAAAAGGTGAATTTGAATTAGTTTCTTTAACTGGTTCTTCATTACATGAGTTTTCAGTTGGTAACCCTGGTAACGCCGTTACTTACGCTACAGGTGATACACTTTCAAGTGTTATCTTGAAATTAGAAGGTTTCTCTACTGATGGTCAAGGTAAAATGATTGGTGCTAACGGTAACGTTATGGACACTGAAGAATTCCTTGCTTCATTACAAGTTTCTTCTGCACAAGTTCAATCTAATGCATCATTACCATTCAACATCGTAACTCAGAAATACGGTAAAGGTATTGTTGAGTATGGTGTAAAAGGTGGTTCTGGTCTTAACCAATTTAACAACATTTGTGACCAAGAAGGAGCAGTTTACTTAAGTATCGACTTACAAACTTACTCATCTACATCAGGTTTCTCTGACCATACGGTAGCAGGTTCAACATTAGTAGGTACAGATTTCGTTGCATCTTATCGTACTTATGCAACTCTTGAGTTCGAAGAAGAAATCGGTGAAGTTTCTTTCGACTTATCTTCTGTTACAGTTTCTGTGACTGAAAGAAAGTTAAGAGCTAGCTGGTCTCCTGAATTGGCTCAAGACGTTAGTGCATTCCACAACATCGACGCTGAAGCTGAGTTAACAGCATTGTTATCTGAGCAAATCGCAGCTGAGGTTGACCGTGAAATTTTACGTGACTTACGTAAAGGTGCGGCTTGGAAAGCTAAATGGGATTACAATGAGTGGAAATACGGTAACGGTGGTAACTCTTTCGCTGGTTACACTCAAAAAGACTGGAACCAAACGTTAATCACTAAGGTTAACCAAGTTTCAGCTCAAATCCATAAAACTACTTTGAGAGGTGGTGCTAACTGGATCGTAGTTTCTTCAGAAGTTTCTGCAGTATTCGATGATTTAGAATATTTCCACGTATCAAACGCTGGTCCTGAGCAAGATCAATACAACATGGGTATTGAGAAAATCGGTACATTAGCAGGTCGTTATCAAGTTTATCGTGACCCATACTTCCCAGCTGGTAAGATTCTTATCGGACACAAAGGTAAGTCATTGTTAGACGCTGGTTACATCTACGCACCGTATGTACCATTACAATTAACTCCAACTATGTACAATCCTTTCAACTTCACTCCAGTGAAGGGTATTATGACTCGTTACGCTAAGAAAATGGTTAACAACCGTTACTTCGGTGTAATCGACGTTAAAGGTTTGACTACATTCAGTTTGGATACATTAAGATAATCTTAATTGTCTATATTAAAAAACCCTCGAGAAATCGGGGGTTTTTTATTTTCTGTTTTTAAGTTGTTCTAATTCTTTAAGAATTTTATTATTTAATTCTTGTTGTTGTAATAAGAAATTATACATAATATGTGTTTTGGCTCTATCTGACAAATCTAAAACATCATTTAGGTATTTTAAATTTGTTGGTTCTTCAGGTGTTTGTTCGAATCCAATACTATTTCCATTGTCATCTTTAAGATGTCTTTCATAAATTGGAAATTTAAAGTTTTCACTTAAATTAAAAAATTCTTTTATCTGATTTACACCATTTTGATAATATAACTTTTCATAGGAAATTGATGATAAATTATACCCTTTTATAAAATTTTGAAAATCTTTTTTGTACCATTTGAAACTACCATAATACATGTCATATAATTCATCGTCTAATACACTTTTATCCACATCTGTTTTTTTATATTCCCATTGCCAATCATTAAAATTCATAGAATAAAGAATGGATTTCAATTGACTGTACCAATTTTCTTTATATAAACAAAAAACTTTATCACTTTTATATATTAATGGGAGAAGATTTACGTCAGGATTATATATTTCTTTAATGATGATATTTTCATAATTGTCAATCCAATCAATTTTTGTAAAATCATTAGTATCCACAAATTTATTTGGTGCACCGTTCCAAGGTTCGGATGCCAATGTGTAATTGGGTAACGCATTATTTAACGCCTCTACTAAGTGTGAACCTCCTGTTCTTGCTTCTGCTATTATTGTATATACCATATTATATAATATAGATATTTTTTTTTAGATTACAAAAATATTTTGTATATTTGTGTTTATGAGTGAAAATACTGATTATAGTAAACTTAGACTTGATGTTCTTGAAAAAATGATATACCAAAGAGGTATTGAATGTAAAATGAAAAAGGACGAAATGGTTAAAATGTTAAAACTATATGATGATGGGAAATATGTAGAACCGATGAAAGAAACCATATATTATAAAGATGGTTTGGGTTTTAATGTTGGGGTTGATATTAAAAATCAAAATCACTTACAACAAGTAAGTAAATTATTAGAAAAAAAAGAAGGTAAATCCTTGAACCGATTCTCAGAAGATAGAATTTGGTATTGGGTTCCGAACAAATTAATATGAATTGGACCGAATATTTTTTAAGTATTGCCGAACAAGTTAAATTAAAATCAAAAGACCAATCAACACAGATAGGTGCGGTTATTGTTGGGCAAGACAATGAGGTACTTTCTACGGGTTATAATTCGTTTCCAAGGGGAATGGACGATTCAAAACAAGAACGTCAGGAAAGACCTGAAAAGTACTTCTGGTTTGAACATGCTGAGCGTAATGCAATATATAACGCGGCTCGTGTCGGAACCCCCCTTAAAGGTTCCACAATATATCTAACCTCAGGATTACCATGTATGGATTGTGCTAGAGGTATTGTAAATTCGGGTATTAAAATTGTATGGTGTAAAAGTGTCTGTACAACTAAAAATAAAGAAAAATGGGAAGAATCCCAATCTAAGAGTTTACAGTTACTTAATGAGTGTGGAATTGAGGTCTTTTTTTATTAGTTTTTTGACTTTTAAGGTTAAATCTCCCGTTCCTTTGATGATTCTATGGTATTGACCTTCTGGAATGAAAATAGGGGTATTTCTATTGATTTTAATGGGTAATTCGTCATCTATTTGAAATAACCAATCTGTGTCGTATTCACATATAATTATACGGTCTTCTTCATCGAAATGCCACTTAAGTTCCATTTCAGTTAAATTAGACGAAAATGTTCTAATATTAAATCCGTTTTTTAATTCTTCTTTAAATGGGAAATCCATTACCAAGGATTTGATGATTTGATTCCTAAGGCTTTACGATATCTTGAAATGTTACAACTCCAATAACCCGCTGTTGTTCTATCTTTCTTTTGTTGACATTTGTGTCTTGCTCTAAAAGATTTTGCCGCCTTTTTATTGGAACTTCTTATTTTAAGATTGGGATCACCAAAGGTAACCTTTTTAATATTTCCACCAGGAGTTTTAACATATACTGCGAATTTTTTTGGTCCACCAGGCGTTCTGAATGGTTTATTTAATTTTACATTTCTACCTCTATGTTTTGCTTCAACAAGATATTCTTCTTCATCCAATACAAATGGTATATCTAAATAAACTTCTTCTCCTTCGTAAATTCCTGTTTGACCAATGTCTGTGTTTAATATTTCACCATCTTCTTCATCAACTTCAATAAAACCTGAAGTCATGTTAATTCTAGCTTCGTTAAATAATTGAAAGAATTTCTCCGAATAAACTCTATAAATGTTTTCAATTAATGGTTTATTATTGTTTATGTGATATGATAAACCTTCACTTAAATTAATTCTGTTTTCAGATAACGTAGTTAACCTTGGTCCATTCTGAACATTTTTAATATCTTCAATTACTAAACTAATAATCTGATTTTCATCAAAATGTGTCATTGTTGGTTTATTACCTTTACCTATCTTGGGGTCTTTTTTTTCTGCACGTCTTTTTTGTGATGTCATTGCTTTCTTCTCTTTTTTATCATATGAAGATGCAACTTTTGGTGTTTCTTTTGATACTTTTTTGGATGGTCTACATTTTGGATATGATTTACTATCGGCGTCTTTTCTACCACATGGTGGGTGTTTACCATCTACTTTTTTAGATACATCAACCCATTTTTCTTTAAACCATCTTCTAAGGTCCTCTTTAAGGACATCACCATTCATAATGGATTCTTCAATGTATTTTAAATCGTCTTCGTTTACAAGTATTTTCATGACCAACTATTTTTTACATTTTCTCCATCCACCACCCTTAGATTTGTAATTTTTTGCTGCCCAACCATTTGCATATGCTGAAGGATAAACATCGAATTTTGATTTTGCCGCAGCTTTAGATGATGCCCATTTATCGGGGTCAGTAGGACAATTTTTACTTTCGTCTATTTGATATTCTTCACTAAGATAAATTTCTTCTACTTCTTTATCACCACCTTTTGTTTGATTCATAAGAAAATCAAAAACTTGGTCTAAAAGACTTTTAGCCTCAGCAATGTGATCTTGTGCCCAATCGTGTTCTTTAAGTATATTATCTATAGTACCGTGATCTTCGTTCATTAACAATTCACACTGTCTTTTCATTTGTTCTATGTTACCGAAAAACATATAGTTTTCGTGTTTCATTTCACCACCTTCTGAAATGGTTCTAAGGTGTTTTTTTATAATATCTTCTAAATTTTTCATAATATATAAATACTTTATTTTTCTGACACTATTTCAAACTTTATTTCATTTTCATAGAAAATCTCCTCAGAATGTGTTTTACCTTTTATTTCAATATAATATTCTCTTGGTATATAAATGGAAGTATCTAAAGTAAAAGAATTTTCATTTGTCACATCTAATTGAGTCCAATCATGAACAATAACATTTGTTTTACCTTCTTTTATGTATATTCTATAAAAAACTTCATCAAATAAAACAGGAAGTGGTTCGTTTATGGATTTAAATGTTATTACAATTTTTCTATATTCACCTCTAATTATTTTTTCGTTTTGTTTTACACCAAAGAATTGTATAGCATATCTATCTAAATCTTTTGGGTTATCTCCTATTGTGTATAATGAAGTTAATGGTTTAGGTATAAATCTTTGGGTTACGTCAGAAATTGAAACTCCATCAATACTTAAGTTTTTCCATTTATCGAAGTAAAATCTTTTACCATCACAAATAACACCATCTAAACCGAATGAAATTTTATAAATACCTTTTTTTATTTTGGTTGCGGTTATGTTTGATAATCCACTTATCACAGAACCCGATGAATTTAAAATATCCACAATTGGGTCATCGTCTAAATCATAAAAATTAGTCCCTTTTGTTACATATAGATACAGATTTTGTTCTGTGTTTTCAACAAAATTTAACCTATCATCATTTATTCTATCATCAAAAAATGATTCAACATATGGTTCAAAAAATGTTTGTGTATATTTTGTAAAAAACGCCACGGACTGATCAATCTCAGATTCAATATCTTGATATAAAACAGCAAACGCCAAACCTAAACCATGATTTGTATCTCCATTTAAAATTCCATTTACATAATCCGTAATATCCACATGTATATCCTCATTACCATTATCAAAATGTATTGTATCAACTATTGTTGGAGAATCTGAATAGATACCCTCAGAAGTCCAAGAATTTAAAGTTGTTCTATTAAACCAGTTTGATGGTCTTTCGTCAAAAGTCACATTACCGGTGGTAAAATCATATCCACCATCTTCGTAATCAAAACCAAGACCTTCATCCCAAAATTCAGGTACTTCAAACAATATTAAATCAAAAGAATTGGTCCTTTGTCTACCTGTACCTCTTTTGGCACCTAAAAAGGTTTCATCACCAAAAATCGTATTTGTTAAATGTAGGGTATGTTTTGTTTCAGGTGTGATTACTAAATCACCGTTATCTATTTTATTTTGTAAATCGGTAAAGTCTATTTTAAATATAAACTTAGAAAATGAACTACCATAAAAAATCTCACTTGTTGGGTTTTTTGCGGTGTTTACCTGAGAATTTTTAATAATGGTATTATTTTTTTCAAAATATGAACGAAAATATGACATCTTTTTATTTTATAAATATCAAATTAATTGATTCGAATTGATTTGTTCAATAAATCATTAACTATACCATCCTTAAGTTTTGTCAATTTTACATATTGTTCGAATTCTGAATTTAACACAGGGGGTCCAACCACATTATGTTCATGATTTTCAAAAACCTCAATTAATGTTTTCAACAACTCAACCAAGTTATCACCCCTAACAAGTGCATACGTGTTTGGTTCAATATCCTCAATATAGTTATTTTGTGTAAAATCGTATTTATCCAATTTTTCGAATTGTATTGAGGAGGGGGTTACGGGGATTTGTTCACGTAAATAACTTGTTGGATTTTCGGGTGTATTAGTATCAGTAGAAAGTATAAATAACTTATCAGATTTTAGTGTTGAAAAACATTGTTCCTCTGAATTTTTATCCAAATAAACAGTATCCTTAATTATTTTTTTGGGTGTAACTTTTGGTGAAAGGTTTCCTAATGAAAAAACTAAACCACTCTTTGGTCCAACAGTACCATATATTGTAATATCAGATAAGAAATTTTTTTTATATGTTATTTCATTTGTTGTACCTGTTATAGTTATTAATTCTTGTTTGGGTCTAAAATAAAAAGGATGTAAATCCTTTTTTTCATACAATGGATTTATCTTACTTAAATTTTTTTCATGTAAAGTGTAAATAAAATCTCTTATTTCACCCGCAACAAACGTATATCCAGTATTATTTAATATTATTTCCTGTGTCGGTGATGTTGTGTTATTTTCAATGTTTATTAATTTTTTTAAATCAGTAGGAACTGTTGTATTTTCATTGAAGACGTTTGTTTTCAAAATATCACCATATGCTTTGGTTATTTTATAAACAAAGAATTGAATAGAATGTGGATTTGAAATTGATGTGTTACCTACATTATCGACAAGATTATATTCAATCAAATAATTCAAATCTTTAACTTCACTTGTTTCAACGGTAGTTTCATTTGGTTTAATTTCCATTTTATATGGAAATTTTTTTAATATTAAAGATGAATTTTTCTTAGACATTATTGGGAAAGAGTACATGTCATTTCTATCTTTTGGATTTGCTCTTTCTTTTGACAATAATTTACCACCCCTAAGTTGTAATCCGTTTTCTGTGAATATTAAATCTGAACCATATTTTCCATAAACACCAAAATCTTCTTTTTTTGCAATAGAACCAACGGATGACTTTTTTTTGTAATTCTGATTTTTATCAAAAATATCGGGTTTTGGTTTTATTGTTCTTCCGTATGAGGTATCCGTTGTTTGGGGTGAAAAGCTTTGGTCGTTAAAATTAAATGTAGTTGTAAAAGGACCCGCAACATATTCTATATTAACATTTTCTTTATCGGTATTATAATTTAGAATCTTTACCGCTTGGTCAATTTCGGGAATAAAATTAATGTTTGTTGGTAAAAAAGGTATAGCCATGAAAATATCATTTTCAGAAAATGGCTCGTATTTGTCTGCCTTTTCTTTTTCTGAAACGTAGTCTGAAAATCTAACACATCTTATTCTACCTAAACCTTTAGGGTCTTTGTTATCAATACAAATACCTAAATCAATTATTTTCATTTTATTTTATTCTTTTACCTATTTCTTTATTTATTTTATCATACGTGTTTTCAACATTTTCAAGATGTCTTGTCAAATCTAATATCAATGTTTTTGTTTTTTCAAATTCAACCGAAAGTATTTCTAACGTTGAGAATAAATCCTTATTTGATTTGTTTTCAACATCATTTGATATTTCTATGATTTTATTTATGTCCATATATTAAAACATTTTACCTGAACTATTTAAAATTCCCGGAGGAATTACTATAGGGCCAACAGGTGATGGTATTATTATTTCTTTATTTGAAACACTTATGAATGAATTTGTATCTTGTTCTTCTGTGTGACCATCAATAATTGATTTTATTATTGATGGTAGGTTATTTGGTTCACCAAAAATAGGACCAATTGAAATTCCTAAATTTTCTAATCTTTCTACAATATTCAAGTATGCCCTGTCTTGACTGTACCCAGGTAATTTATCTGAAAGTGCAATTAATATACCAGGAATAGAAAGAGGACTTTTTAAACTTAATGCACTTTGAATTGTACTTAATATTGTATTAAAAATTGCAAAACAATTGTCTATACCATCTTCTAATATTTTAGTTAAAAGTGCAATTAATGCGGTTATTATTATTGCATATCTTTTATACTTATTTTTAAGTATTTTTTTGGCAATTAACATAACAAACGCAATTAAATCTGGTTTTATTAATTTCCAAAATTCTCTAATAAATAACCAAAATAAATCTTTTATTATAGCATAAAATAATTTGAATAAATTTTTCATGTATGATAAGACATTGGTCACCTCAACTAAAACTTCATTTATACCAGATTTTAAAATTTTATATAATAAAATAATTGGTAAAAATACTTTAGGTGAAAAAACGGACATAATTAATGCCTTGGGTAAATTTAAAATATATAAATTTAATAAGTTTAAATTAAATTGAACTTGTGGGATAGAACTGTCCGATTTAGCTTCTGCTTCTGTTGCAACTCTATTTAAAGTTGATTCAACTAAATCATTAGGTGTTTTTTTGTAACTTAAGTACACAAAATCCTCTAACATGGTTTTATTTACAGGTATTTCGAAATTATTACAGTCTGTGAATCTTAATACCTTTCTATATCTAGCGTCTTCATCATCTATATCAATACCCTCAACGTCATCAAAATTAAAATATAGTTCAACGTCTTCATCATTTTCATCAAATAAATCTACGGCATTCTGATTTTTAAGTTTATTTTTATCAGTCGGAGTTCCACATATTGCCATTAACTTATTTAAAAGTCTATTTATGTTGTTTAATCCCTTATCAAATAATGGATTTGATTCACCACTGTTAATTGTCATTAATATAGATGTTTTAACTATGTGTTGTATGTCAGGTAATTCTAAAGACGAATAATAATGATTTAAAAATTCCTCTACGTTATAAGAGTTTAAAGTTAAACCAGATATATTCCATTTTTGGTCAGATTCAACCCAATTCATGTCAAATAACGAATCACCAGATTTTGTTTTCATTTCAAACGTACTACCTGAGAACGTGTCGTACAATTCTCTATTAACTTTTGTTTTAGTACTACCTGTTGTGGGTTCATAAACAATTTGACCTGTTGCACTTGTTGGGTCAACAGTTAAAACATTTAAAAAATCAAATTCTTGAGGTTTTATATATAACGAATCGACGGTAATTGTTTGGTTTGTTCCACAAATACTTTCTCCATCAGAAGCAAAAAATACTTTTTTAACATTGTCTAATATAATCTCTTTAGATTGTTCTAATGTTTTTTCGGAGGCCCTTTCGGCGTGAAATTTTAATCTTTTCTTAGAAAATAACTTAGTGGGTATATTTTTATCTTTATTTTTATCAGTTTTACTATTTGAATTTAAAATGGAATCAACAATTTCCATTAACTCCCCAAAAATGTCTTTCTTGTTTTCGTTCTTTTTTCTTCTTTTTTCTAAAAAATCATCTAATTTTTTTCCAAATAATTTATCTGTGGATGGCAAATCTTTTAAATATTTATCATATATACTATCAGCGAGAGCCTTAGGGTCATCATTTATTTTTTTGATGGCCTCAATTTTAGACTTTAATTTATTCTTAGTATTTTTAACCTTACTCATTATAGTTTATATTTGTCCTCTTCAGAAGAAGTATCATTTAACATTTTATCCAATAGTAACCTATCTTCATCGGTTAAATCTAACTTACCTAAAGGTGTTTTACCACCCCCGCCAGATGTTTGTTTCAATAGAACACTCTGTAATTTTACTAACGATATTTTCTTCTCAGTACAATCGTTTAATATTTTTTGTTGTTCTTTAATAACCGGACCAATGACACTCATGTCTTCTGCGTCTTTCATAAAAGACATCATTTTTCTCATTATCTGAGACGCGGTATTTCTATTTTCCACCACATCATTATAGATTTCTTGCATCAATGCCAATGCCGAATCCACGTCAAGTGAAATAATATTTTTTCTTTCCCTTCCCATAACAATAAATAGAATTATTCTAAAAATCCACCAATAATACCATCATATAGTTTTCTATATTTTTTGATTGATATCCTGATTTCTTTAGTACTTAGTGAGGTCATCTCTCTTAATGAGAGTAATATTAAATTTTTATTGAATTTGTTTCCGTCACCAACCTGAAATATTTTGTCAAAATTTGAGAATATTTCTAATAGGGCATAACCTAATTTTTGTTCGTTTTCGGTTAATTCTTCAGATTCAATAAACTCTTCCAAGTCTACGGTTAGTTTAATAATGACATCTCTATAATCTACAACATATTCATCCATTGTATATGAATATTCCGTACTTTCCTCAATGGAGGATGAAATATCATCATACGACACCTGTCTATTTTGTTCTTTAGTGTCCTTTTGAATTGCCCCCATAAGGTAATTCTTACAAATAGTACCGAAATAGGAATATGCTTTATGATTTTTTGTATGGTCAAATTTATTGATTTTGGTCAATAAAAAAGACATCGTATCATCATGAATTTCTTGGAATTCAAGATCTTTTCTGTATAGTTTATAACGTCGAATAATTGATTCGACCATTATAATTAGGGGTTCACGTAAATATTCGTTGAATATCTTATTTCTTTCTGTTTCATCAGTACTCTCTAAATAACTGACTACCGCCTTCTCTTGATCCTCCCCAAAATAAATTTTTTGGGTTCTTTTTCTTGGCATTTACGATTCAACATATTTTATATCGCGTTTATTTTTAAAGAAAAATTCTTTTTTGGCCGAATCTAACCAAAACTTAACTTCATTTTCAGTTAACTTAGTTTCTTCATTATTTTTGTATTTCCAAAATAATGAGTCTTCTCTAAAGTTAACATGTTGGTATCCTATTTTTGGAACAACCATAATTTTAACACCGTTATGTGTTAATCTTAGTAAAAATTCATAACTAAATGTGAGTTTCATGTTTTCTTTAAACATTCCATTTTCTTTGATAACTTCTGTTTTATATAAACCACCACTTGTTTGATAGTTTTGATAATCTAATAAAACCTCATTATCAATCAATCCTTGTTTTTCTGTAAATCCATATGCCCAAGCAGATTCATTTGTAAAACTAATAAACGAACCCTCAACGTTAACATCTTTTACTATCGGTAAAAAAACATCAACATCTGAATTTTCATTCACATATGAATTAATATTTTTTATCCAATTTGATTTATATTCATCATCGATTTCTAAAATAGAAAACCATTCAGTTTTACAATTGGTAATACCTAAATTTATTTGTGAACAAAAATCAGTGTCACCTGAATTAATGAGATATTCTACTTCTAATTTTTGTGAAATATTTGAAATTTCATTTTTAACACTTGGGGGACAAACAACTAATAATACAACATCATTATGAAAGTCTTCTATTGAAGAAACTGCGTTATTTAACATAACTTTATATTCTTCATTGATTTCATGTATTGGTAAAATTATTGAATATTTTTTCATACTGTTTCTTCTACTTTTAATTTTTCTAATGCATTTTTTATTGCATCAATTCTTTTATTTGTAAATGAATTGAAAATTGATAATATATTATTTTCAGTTAATGTTTTATCATATGGTAATAATGTCTCAATCATTTTTTGTTTTACTTCATCTTGTAATTCAACACCTTCTAACCAAGCTAATGTGTATGTTCCTAAAATATCAACAATTTTACTTGTATCATATGACCACATTCCGTTTTCCGATAACCAATCAGGTTCCATGTTCGGTATTTTACCAACAACAGGAACACCACACTTCATTGATTCTAATGGAAATGTACCAAATGTTGATTCATCATCTACCCAAATAGAAACAAAACATTCTTTAAGTGCATCTGAAAATTCACTATAAGACATTTGTACCATGTCTCTAAATGTAATCCATCTTAATTGTGGATATTTTAAATAAAATTCAGAAATCACTCTTCTATGTATTACTCTATCTCTACAACTAATTGCAATAAAAGGTTTTTGATTTTTTTCTGTTATTGAAAAATTATCTTCGATAATTGGTGGAATAATATGTACTAATGCTTCAGGAAAAATTTCTGAAATGTATTTTTTACAACCTTCAGTTGTTGTGATAACTTTATCAAATCCATAATCTCTCCATCTACTACCTACCGGTAAAGTTTCGAATATGTAATCTTTTTGTTGTACCAACATAACTTTAGTACACTTAATATTTCCAAGTTGTTGGAGTACATTTGAATAATATTCAGGTACAACTAAAACATCATCAATTTTAATTTCAATTTTATCTTCTTTAATAGATGCAACTTCTATCTCGTTATACTTGTCCTCTAGCCAATGAGAAACACCACCATAATTTTTATCTTCAACCAAAATTTTAGTGTTTGTTCCATTTTCTTTCAATATTAACGCCAAATCATAAATGTATTTAACTGACGCTCTTGGGTTGTTTTTAGTATCGTAGGTAAGAAAATAAATTGTATTTTGTTGATTTTCTAATCTACCTAATGCTTGTTCTAATTTTTCTATATTCTCGTTATTTTTACTCATCATCTTCAATTAAAATGTTATTTTTTATTAATGTGTTAAATGCAAGTCTGAATGATATTGTGGTTTCTTTTTGTCCAAAAACTCCTATACCTTCATCGTTTTCATCAAATTCATTTAAAATTCTTTCTATACACATTTTTAAAATTTCATATTTAAAAATGTTTATTTCTGTTGTTTCTGTACCATCATCGTTTTTTATTGTGTTTCCTGTTCTGCACTTTGCTGTAATTGCTTCGAGGTCGATGTAATAGTATTTTCCGAAAATTTCAACCATGGTTCGTTTATTTCTGTTAATTTAGATATTTCTTTTGTATGTGTAAAGTGTTGATTATAACTTGTATTAAACTTTATTACACTTTTATTTTCCGGACATAAGTTTATGATTTCTTTAGAATCTGTAATCCATACATCACATTTTTCCCACTCATTTGAGATATCTTTTGATTTAATAAATTTTATATTATTTCCTAAAAATCCGTTTTTAGATAAAAAGAATAATGTTGCGGGTTTAGATTTACCTAATTCATTCAAACCAACTATTGTAAAATTATGATCTTGATTATCATAAATAAGTTTGTTTAAATCGGTAAAGGTTGTGGAATAACTTAATCCCGCGTGACCAAAAATTTCTATTGGATATTCGATATACAAAAAATATTCAAATTCATCAACAGATTGAAATTGATACGATGATAAGATATTATCATTATGAATTGGTTCTATAACATTATATTCAAAATTATTTTCAGATTCATGTTCAGAATCTAAATACAAATCTTTATAATGATAATCAAATTTTTGAATTGTGTTTCTTATGACTCCGTCTACACTTAAAAATATTTCCATTTAAAAAATATAATATGATTAATTTTATAAGTAAAGATTAATCATATCTTTTTAAAATATGTGTGATAATTGGATTTCTAACAATATCTTGGTCGCCGAATTCAAATATACCTACACCTTTTACATCATGTAGTCTTTGTTTTGCATCATATAAACCACTTTTTGTTTTGTCTTTGAATTTATCCGATTGTTCTAAGTCACCAGATAAAAAGAATTTAGAATTAAATCCAATACGAGTCAATAATAATTTTATTTGTGCTGGTGTTGCATTCTGAGCCTCTTCAAATACTAAAATTGTATTATCCACATTCCAACCTCTCATATAAGCCAAAGCCGCAATCTCAATAAAACCTTCATCTTTTAATCTTTCTCTCGACTCTTTACCAATTATCTTGTTTAATAAATAATAAGAGGGGTAAATGTATGGGTCTAATTTTTCTTCTAAACCACCAGGTAATGAACCCAATTTTTCTTCGGCTTCAACCGCTGGTCTAACAATTATAATTTTTTCATATTTGTTAGAATCGTCCCATAATAAATCAACAGCTTTTTTCATTGCTATATATGATTTACCAACACCCGCAGGACCAAAACATAAAGTTATTTCGGAATTACCTAAAATGTTCCAATATTCTTCTTGTGATTTGGTTAGAAACTTTTCTTTTGGTTTTTTCACTAACTCTCTAATTCTCCTCTTGTTAGGTGTAACACCTTCTATTGTTGTTGTAGTAGTACCCAAATTTTGGGGTTTACTCGTTTTTGAACTCTTTCCTCTCAATGCTTTTAATTTTAATAATTGTTGTTATATGAATAAATACTTTCTATTTACCAGTTGATCCAAACCCACCATCGCCTCTATCTGTATTAGATAAGTTGTCTGATTCAACAAAATCGATTTCGGGATATGCTAAAATCATTATTTGTGCACCTCTATCACCTATTTCATATTTCTCTGAATTTTCCCCCTTTAACCAACTCGTTTTTTTAAATGTGGCTTGTAATTCACCTCGATATCCACTATCAATTACCCCAACACAATTAGTTAAACTCAAATCATATTTTCTTACTGATGATCTTGGGAATACTAATCCCACAAATCCTCTTGGTATCTCCATTGCAACACCAAACCCGTAAGTCACATCGGTTGTTGTTTCTGAAATGATTGAAGTTATTGTTAAATCCATGCCAGCATCACCTGGTTTAGAGTATTTTGGTATAACCGCTTTTTCATGAAGTTTTTTGATTTTTACAACCATTCCTTTAGTTGAAAAAAAATCACTTTTAACATCTTCATCTAATTTACTTAGAATAGTGTTTAATTCTTCCATAAAATTTAAATCTGTATCATCATCGTCATCACTTAAAATACTTTTTTCTAAATTTTTAAGTTGATTGATATAATTTTTTATTTCATCATTCTCCATTTGATTTGAGTTTTTTATCTAAAATCCATTTATCTAATTTTTTAAGTCTATCTCTTAAATCATTATCAATAGGTCTTAAACAACATTCTACAAATACGTCAGTTACTCTTTGTAATTCTTCTACTGTTACTAACACACCCTGTTGTGAAAGATATTCCAATGCTAATTTACTTTGGGATTGTCTTAAAATTTGTACATCTCTACTGTTGAAATCCATTTAGTTTTTGTTTATGAATATTACTTATAATATTCGGGTGTATTTTTGTGATCAATAATACATTCAATTGCCATTTTTGCAACTGAAATACTCTCACTTGAACGAACGTCTCCCGCTCTATACTTTGCGGCAACAATTGTTGCTTCTTCTACTGTTTCAGCTTCAACAATATACTTTAATTTTTGTAAACGAGGATTACCGTTTCTGTCCATTTGTTCGGTTTCATAACCGATTGTTACTAAATAATGCATGATTTTTTCTTTTTTATTTGTTAATTATTGTTTTAAAAAATTCTACTCTATTTTTTGATACGTTTTTAAGTGAATATTTGTCTTTAACTGTTTCGTATAGTCTATTACCCAAATCCTCAATCATGTTGGGGTTTTCAATTAGACGTTTCATTTGTTTCGCCCAATCTTTATGATTTTTAGATGGTTGAACAATTAGTGCATTTCCTTTATCATTAAAAACACCTTGGTCTACTGCGGAAATTAAATCTAATGAATATGGATTAACACCACTAGCAATTACCGCTTTTTTATGAAAACCCGCTTCAATAATTTTTAGTTGTGATTTATTAGAATTAAATTCATTTTCAACTAAAGGAGCCAAAGAAACATCAAATAAATTATAATTTGTTGCATACTTTGTTATGTCCTTTGTCCACCTTCTTCGATATGGTTTATCTTCATCATTAAATGGTGTTTCCATAAAATTAAGAAGATATTTCCTATAATCTTCGTCTATTACTTTGTATTTGTCTGTAAAAATGTTTTCATATTTAAACCACACAGTTTCATGTGGTAAAATTTGTCTCCTTCTTTCTTGATTTGTTGTTTTATCAATTTCAGTTACAGAACCTCTGGTATCAAAACCACAAAGAACAAATTGAACTTTATTTTTAAACGCATTGTGTGTTGAGGATATACCATTTTCCAATAATTGAATGTCTGGTAAATGTGATGACCCTCCTAACCAACCAAACCTTACTTTTTCAGATTTTTCGGGTTTTGAAATAAATTGTGGTTCATTTTCATCTATTGCATTAGGAAAAACCATTACATTTTTTACACCTAATCTTTGTGTAATGGTATTTGCAAATATGGGAGTGGTTGTTGATACATAATCAGAAAGTTTTAACATCTCAACTTTTTTTTGTGGGATATTATTCTTTTTAATTTGTATGTACATTGGATGTTTTGGGTCAACATTCCACATATCATCTATATCAATAATGGTTTTTATTCCTTTAGATTTTAACCATTTTATTCTTTCAATATTATCCTCGTGAGATGTTTTATGAATAAAACTATGAAAAACGACAATATCATAGTTTTCGAAAAATTTATCTTGGTTTGGTACCTCAAACGCAATATCCACATGAAATTCATTATCGTAGTTTTCACCAATGTATTTGTATGGATCCAACATTCTATATTTACCAACTCCGTGATTATCGGATGGTATTGCAAGTATTCTAATCTTAGACATTATCATATCATTATATGTCTAAAAAATACATAAAAAAAACCGAAAAACAAAACTATAAATGTTTTTTTATGAATTCATTTATGTCGGTAGACCACATATTCATTGCTTCTTCTTTTATTTTCTGTTCTTCCCATTCCCACCATTTTATTTTTAAAAGAGAATCTATTTGTTCTTCTGTGAATCTATATTTGATAATTTTTGCGGGATTACCACCCACAATTGCATAAGGTGGAACATCTTTTGTTACGACAGAACACGCAGCAACAACTGCACCATCGTTTATTTTGACGCCTGACATTACAGTTGCCTTAGCACCAATCCAAACGTCATTACCAACATGAATATCGCCATTACAAGTAGGGTGTCCTATTCTCATATGCATATCAGCAACATCATCTGACACCGGTCCCCATAATTGTGAACTTGTTGTAATCCAATCTGTTCTATGATTGGCATGTAAAAAAAAGTTACAATCTCTACCAATAGATACGTAACTTCCTAAATAGATGTGAAATTTGTCACTCCAAGAAAAAATGTTGATTGTTCTATCAAAATATGTACCTCTACCCGCGTGTAGTAGGTGTATATTCTCAATACTCATTACTTGCTTTTATTTACACCTGTGATTTTCCCTTTAAAAATGGAATCACCAACCTTTAATACTAAATTTTCATTTATAGATTGTGTTTGTTGTGCTGTAAGTATTTGATTTAATTTTTCGTCTAAAACTTTTCTAACTGTGTTTTCAATTAAAACCGCAATTGCATTCATATCAACACCTTGTGTTGGTATTGTTTGAATTTTTGGTTGTGTTGTTTGTTTTTTTGATTGTACACCCTCTTGTTCCATTAATCTTTTCGCCCCTTTAACAAAATCCATATCCAATGTTTCACTTAATGAAATTTGTGGAATTGGACTATCTATCATGGCTTGTTTTATTGCGTCGGGTAATTTTGAATTTTTTATTTTGTCAACAGTAACCGGACCACCAACAGGTCTTGTTGATGGTGGTTGAGTTGCTTGGGTGTTGGCTAATTGTTCAGGATCACTTCTTAATATTGTTTCGTTTATATTACCTGTTTCATAATTTCCGGTATCAACCTTACTCATAACTTTTTTTGCTTGAACTAATTTTGACATTAAACTGTCTGCTGATATTGGTCCGTTTATAAATTGCTGTTGTGACATCTTATCTTCTTTTTTAAAAAATATAATTAATTAATTAACAACATTAAAGATTTTATTCTTGATATTGATTCCTGTAATGGTTCATTTTCAGGATTTTGTTCAGGAGTAGGTTCGGGTGTTGGTTCAGGTGTTTTATCAGAAACTGCAACATTATTTTTATTTAACATGTTTGAAAGTTCTTTGTTTGAATCCAACTCAAATCTTTTTCTTGTACCCTCACCAGGTTTTTCATTTTTACCTAATTCTCTTTGAGATAGTTTCCAGTCATTTTCTTTTTTCTTATATAAGTCTGTTACTGCTTTTTGATAGTCTTGGGTTGTGATAACTTTGTTACCATCAATATCTAAAGGTTTTAATGTTTTAAAAATATCACCAACATGATCTTTTGGTTGTTGTGGAGTAGGCGTTGGTTTATCACCAACTTTTGGTTGTGGTAAAGGTTCTTTACTTGGTTTAGTAATTGGTTTTGGTTCAGGTGTTGGTGGTGTTTCTTTTGGTTTTACATCCGGTGTTTTACTCCAATCTGATGTTACATATGTTGTGACCATTGGTCCTCTATTAGATTCCGCACCTTCTTTATAACCTGGTCTTTTTATATCAAATGTTTCGTCAGTTAAAACATTTATATTTGACATTTTATCAATAATAAATGTTCTCCAATTTGTTTTGTCATAACCTTTTTTAGAAACTGAAGGTGGTTGAATATAAGCTCTAACAATTTCATTACCCTTTTTACTCAATCCATATGCAACAATTTCTGCTCTAACCCTTACACCCCTTTTAACACTATCTTTTTCAGATGATGACTTACCCGAATAATAAAATGTAACTGGATTCCTATTTTTTATTGCACTAATAATTGGTTTGGATTTTTTGCCAGACGGTTGTTCTAATAATATGTTTGTTATTTTAAATGACATTAAAAATCTGGATATCTTTTTGTTTCTCCGTATTTGTTTCTTGATATACTTTCAATTCTCGTGTTTATATCGAAAGATGAGCCAACACTATTATCTAATTCTCCTTTACCTTTATCATCACCATTTGAAAGTGCATTTGGATGTGTGGAATTATATAAATTATTCTTATTATAAATGTTTCTACCTGTATTGTCAATTCTGGCATTGATGTCGGTTAACCCACCAACATTATTATTATTTTCACCTTTACCTGGTTCATCACCACTAGATAGTGCATTGGGATGATTTATTCCATATCCATTATTTGGATTGTATCCGTTTCTTGCAATTAATTCGTTTCTACTTGATATATCTACAGAACTACCGATTTCATTTTTTCCTTTTTCATCACCATCCGAATTTGCATTACGATGATTTACACCATAACTGTTATTTTCATCATACGTATTTCTTGTCAAGTTTGATATTCTATTTTGAATGTCTACAGAGCTACCGATTTCATTTTTTCCTTTTTCATCACCATCCGAATTTGCATTACGATGATTTGAACTATATGCACCATCGGTATCATATATGTTTTTAGATATATGTTCTTTTCTAAATTGTTCCGCTAATATTTCTAATTGTGTTGCCATATTATAACATTAATTTTTTTATTCTTTCTACTTCTTCAAACAATTTCAAAGATGTTATTGGTGAAATTGATGTTTTATCTGAATTACTTTTAATTAAATTGATGGGTATTTTAAAACTGAAATTCTTTGTGTGTTTTTTAAGATGTGAGTTTTTTCTTTCTCCGGTTATCCCACCAATCTCATCCGCTTGTTTTTTTGAATCTTTTCTATTACTTATTAAATCTCTTTCACCTTTCAAATGTTGTTTTGACCATTTTTCCATTCTTTCTCCACCACATAAATTATATTTTAATAAATCTTTTTGTTTATCCATGTTACTAATATCATGAATAATCTTTTTTAATTGACCATATTTTACCTTCTTATCATTTAAAAGTTTTTTTGCACGATGAACACCATCAACATGTTGACCATTTAAATTTTGTAAACTTGAATTTATTTGATCTAATATGTTTTGAGGAATATCAAAAAAACTATTTTTTAAGTCTTTATTCATCGTTTTTTAAATGTTTTAAAACATCATCTACATTCAAATTATTCTTTTTTAAAGAGTTTTTTAGTGAGGATAATTGTTTTAATAATATTGGATTAATTTCTTTTTCTTCTGTTGGTTCACTTTCTTTTGTCACGATATCATTACTAACGTTCTTTTTTGATAAAACACTTTCGATGTATTCTTCCATAAATTTTTTAGGATTTTCAACCAATCTCACTTTATCATCTGGTAATTTTTCATCGTAACCCATTTGACCCATTCTTTCTTTTGCTTCATCATCAGGTAAACCTAATTCCTTTTCAAAATGTTTTTCGGCATCATCAAAGTCTTCGTCTTTACCCATTGTGTCTTTAAAACCTAATGCTTTACTCATATCAGATTCCGCCCAATACCTTAAAGAAGTATGTGTACCGTGAACACCATGTATACCCATACTACCTGCACCTGTTTTTATAACATCGTCACTTGTTTTTCTTTGGGTTACACCTTTAGAACTTAAATTAGATGGTTTTTTACTTCTACTGATGTTTCCTTTCTTATCTACAATTTCTTCTATATCTTCCTCTTTTTCTACTTTATCAGGAATTTCATCGAAATCAGTCTTATTTGAAAATTCTTTAGCCCATTTGGACCATTTTTTACCCTTTTTACCACCTTTTCCGGCTTGTGCATAGAAGAATCTTTGTTGTGCTTTAGAAGCAAATTTTTCTTCTATAATCCCTTTAATTAAATTATTCATCTAAATGGTTTTTTATATAAATATCAAATAGAAAGAAAGATATTTATAGAAATATGTCAGGACAGAATATTTTAAAATTTTATGGGTCAAAATTAGATTTAAAATTAGATAATTCAGAAACTTATGATTTTATCATAGATAAAACAGGTTGGGTTGATGTTGTGTTGGATTATTCTGAGTATTTTGATGTGGAATTGGATTATAGTACTGATTTGAAAGATTATATATTACCAAATATTAATGAGATTGTTATAACTTCTTATTGTGATTATACCATTTTAACACAAGACGAATTTTCAATACTAACACAAAACGAAGAGTGTATACAATATCAACATTAAAAAAATATTTATCTTAAATGAACAATAAAAAAGTAAACGAATTACCATTATTCACTGGAGACACAACAGGAGCATATTTTATTATGAATAATAGTGGTGAAACAACCACTTATAAAGTAACTCGTGAAACCATATTGGGAAATTCACAAACTTCAGGTACTTCCGGTTCATCCGGAACGTCAGGTACTTCAGGGTCAAACGGAAGTAGTGGAACATCAGGTTCTAATGGTAGTTCTGGTTCTTCGGGAGTATCAGGTAGTAATGGCTCGTCAGGAACTAGTGGTTTTAGTGGAACAAATGGTAGTTCGGGAACCAGTGGTATAAACGGTAGTTCAGGAACATCGGGTAATAATGGTTCTTCAGGTACCAGCGGTATAGATGGTACGTCAGGAACTAGTGGTATAAACGGTAGTTCAGGAACATCGGGATTAAATGGTATAGACGGAACGTCAGGAAGTAATGGTAGTTCAGGAACAAGTGGTATAAATGGTTCTAACGGTTCTTCAGGTACTAGTGGAAGTGACGGTAGTTCAGGAACATCAGGTACAAGTGGTAATTCGGGATCAAGTGGAACATCTGGTACCTCAGGAGCCGATGCATTATGGAACTTTTTAGGTCCGTGGTCTGGTGGTCAAATTTATGATATAGGTGCCGTTGTAACTCACGGTGGTGAAACTTGGTATTGTATTCGATATGCACCATCTGGTTATGGTCCATTTGGTGGTTACATTGATGGTGGTGGGGATGATTATTGGACTTTAATTGCAGCATCGGGAACTGCTGGTACATCAGGTACAAGTGGTAATGATGGTTCATCAGGAACATCAGGTTTAGATGGAACATCAGGAACAAGTGGTTTAGACGGATCAAGTGGAACATCAGGTGATAACGGCAGTTCAGGTACAAGTGGGTCAAATGGTAGTTCAGGAACTAGTGGTTCATCAGGTACTAGTGGTACTGCAGGAACAAGTGGTACTTCGGGTTACGTAGACAATGATTGGCTATATTTCAAGCCAACAACCGCAACAATACCTTCAACTGGAAATAATTTTGTATTATCTGGTACAGTAACATCTAATGGTTCGGTATCATATAATGACACTAATGGTATTATAACCTTAGCAGCAAATAAGACGTATAAATTATCAGCTTCGTTCGCACTTGCCAATTCTATAAATAACGCTGAAGTACAATATCAATGGATAAATGTAACCGCAAGTAATACTTTAATAGGAAACACAGGAGCTGTAATAGTCGTTAATAGCAGTGCCTCAGCTGCTTGGCAATCATCGGCGGAGGCAATTATTGTCACAACAGGAACAACACAAGTAACCCTAAGAAGTACTTTTGCTAATTCAACTGGTGATTTTGCTACGAGTCAGTGTTTTATGATGGTAACCCAAATAAATGGTTGGTCAGGTACAAGTGGTACTAGTGGAGAATCTGGTACTTCAGGTACTTCAGGTACTAGTGGAGAATCTGGTACTTCAGGTACTAGTGGAGAATCTGGTACTTCAGGTACTAGTGGTATTGATGGGACCTCAGGTACAGATGGAAGTTCAGGTACAAGTGGTACATCAGGTACTAGTGGGGGTACTGGTTCATCCGGTACAAGTGGTAGTTCGGGTTCATCAGGAAGTAGTGGAAATGTTGCATATGATTTACCCGATAGTGGCTCTGCAACATGGATTAAATTAGGTACTTGGTCAACAGCACAAAATGGGTCAACATTACATATGACAATTGTTGGTCATGCAGGGTTTAATGCGGGATTTGTTCAAAATCAATTAACAGAATTATTCTTTGCAACATCAAATGGTTCATCAAATAACGGGGGATTTTATGGTAATGGTGGTGCAACAAGAGATACTAATTTGGGTACAAGTTCAACATCTCCGTCATCAATAAGAGTTGTTCAAGTTAGTACCACATCATATGAATTTTATGGATATTTTGCATCTTGGCCGAATAATTCAACATATTCTGTACAAATAACAACAACAACCACATGGACAAATAGTTCTACCGTAGTTGGTGTTCCAGGTGGAACATACATTGATATAACACCAAATGCAATTTCGGGTGGTGGTTCAGGTACTTCAGGTACTAGTGGTATTGATGGTACATCAGGAACATCTGGTTCATCAGGTACAAGTGGAACATCAGGTTCTTCAGGAAGTAATGGAACATCAGGTTCTAATGGTTCTTCGGGAACTAGTGGTTTAGACGGATCAAGTGGAACATCAGGTAATTCGGGTTCTTCTGGTACATCAGGAACGAGTGGTTCTAATGGTTCCTCAGGAACAAGTGGAACGTCAGGAACGAGCGGAAGTTCAGGTTCTAACGGTTCTTCGGGAACATCGGGTTCAAGTGGTACTAGCGGAACATCAGGAACATCAGGTTCTAGCGGATCAAGCGGAACTAGTGGTTCATCGGGAACGGCGGGAACAAGTGGTACTAGCGGAACATCAGGAACATCAGGTTCTAGCGGATCAAGCGGAACTAGTGGTTCATCGGGAACGGCGGGAACAAGTGGTACTAGCGGAACATCAGGAACATCAGGTTCTAGCGGATC